GGAACGTAGAGTTTCTACGTCTGATGCTTGAGGTTTCAGGTATGCATCAACCTGTCTTCGATATAGAGTATAGATCTTGTTTGCTATCTCTATTCACTATAATTATATATAAGTAAATATATATAGTTTTACAGGCTGAAACATATCTATAAAGTAAGGAGGTAATACAAGATGACAGCACAAAGAAAAAAGGCAGAAGCTTTAATCTATAAATTTTTTGATGCAATTGACCCATCTAAAGCCAATACAAATTTCTATAAAGAAATGTTTTCTAAGATGTCTGACCAACAGTTTATGGAATTCTGTAAAAGAAGATTACCATTTAGATTACAAACTACGGCATTTGAAAGAGAACTAAATCCAGACAAATGTATCAAAGCTTTAAAAGCAATTAATGTTCCTGTACTAGAAAAGATATCATTACCTAGTATCTATACCAATTCAGATGGTGTACCAGTAAACTCTAATAATGAAGCACTTGTAGGATATTTGAACTTAAAGAAACTGAAACAGATTATAACTAAGAAATCTGGTTATAATACAAACATCGATGTTCGTAATCCTAAAACCGGTCAAATTGTCGGAAATGCAAAAGGTGTTGAATCTGACCGTGAATTGGAATCTCTAGTGTTACAGAATATGGATGCTACGATTAAAGAATTTACTCGTGCTAAAGCAGATGATATGGAAGCCAAGAATAAGATGTATAACCAAATTAATACAACTGGTCAGGTATCATTAAAAGATTTAACTTCTGACAAGTCAAGTCAAGTTGCTAGAAATACAGTAGATGTATATTTGATTGGTTCTGGTATTATGACAAACTTATTAGAAGAAGATTATATGACTCCATATACATTAAGTATGAAGAAAAAGAGAATTGAGAAATAATTTTTAAAAGTATTATAACATATAAGTAAATTACAATTATTATATATTTCTCATAAAGACTCCTGTTAAATAAGTAATTCTCCGAGTATCCACATACGTTAATTCGTATGTGGATATTCACTGTCTTACTAACTAATATATAAATATTTAAAAAGGAGGTATATACTATGTCTGATGCAAAGTTTGGTGTAATCAACGAACAAGGCTATCCAGCTGGTAAATTCGGGTTTACTCCAGTAAATGAAAGTGAACAAAAGAAAATTGAAGAAGACGAAGAAAAGAAAAAAACCGATAAGGAAAAGGAGTAAATTAATATGAACAACTCTTATACGTTTGCTTGTGGTCAGGGTGCTACAAAAGCTATGATTCATTGTATCGAAGAAGGTACTATTCTAAAAGAAGACTGCTGTATCGTAAATTCAACTCAGAAAGATATCCCTTATGAATATCGTAATGGTAGTGTAAGTACAATCATTATCAATCCAGATCCAAATGCTGGTTGTGGTAAAGACAGAGGATATGCAAAGAGTCTTATGCTTGATTATCTTAGAAATAATCCGAATGTTATTTCTAATATGCTTCCTGAAGGGAAATATCAGTATGTAAATATTATTGCTACAACAGAAGGTGCATCTGGTAGTGGTGCTTCTGTAATTCTAGCAAAGTTTATTAAATCTGCTATTCCTAAGCATTTAAGAGTACCTGTAGTAATTACACTGATTACTGGATTTGAAACTGATACAAGAGGATTGCAGAATACCATTGAGTATTTCAAAGATCTTAATGGAGGCGATTTTGTAATTAGAACTGTATCAAATAAGAAATATCTTGATAAGACCAATAATACTTTCATGGCTGAAAAGATGGCAAATGAAGATATCTCTAAGTCATTTAAGATTATTAGTGCTTTTGATGTAGTTGATTCTGAACAGAATATCGACGACGAAGATCATTACAAACTTATCACAAACCCAGGTATGATGTTTGTTACAGAAGTTGAAATTGATAAGAGATTAAAGAATGCTTCTCAATTTGAACAGATTGTTTCTGATGCAATTGACTATAATACATCTTTGGACTTCGAACCATCTGCAACTAAGATTGGTGTTTATATGAATATCTCTGACGATAATCTGTCTGTAGTAGATACAAACTTTACTGCAATTAAGAAAAAGCTTTGTGGTAATACAGATATTGAAGAGTTCTTCATTCATAGACAGTATGTTGCAACACAGCCTGAATTTGTAAGAATCATTGCATCTGGTATCAATCTACCAAAAGACGAACTGAATGATATTTATAACAAATATCAGAATCGTAAAGAAATTGAAAAACAGGATGACTTTTTTGATTCTATCTCTGGAATGGTAACTGAATCAAATTCTAGACATTCCGAAGAAGATGATATTGATGATTCTAGTGCTGATGATTTCTTTGCTAATTTCGAAGGTGAAGTATCTCATGGTTCTGGAAGAAGAAGATCTTCCTCTGCAAGATTCTCATCTAACAACACTGTGAAGACTACAGATGTTTCTGGTGGATATGAAAAGAAAAAGAGTAGTTTCACCGCAAAAAAATCATCCGATGAAAAGAAACCTTATTCTGAAGATGATATAAAAGGATTCTAATTTATACATATAAAGATTACACACATTTATCCCAACACATCTCATGGTGTGTTGGGATTATTATTTTACAATCACAAAAACTATTTAATAAAAGTACCCAATAGGTACAATTAGGAGGTATTATAATGGTAAAACAAGATAATTTTGAATCAGCAGATGAACTAATGCTAGAAATTCAATCAACTCTAGCAAAATCAAAAGACAGCTCTGTAAACAGAATGGCAGAAAGCGACGTATTATATTCTACTGGATTTCTTCCTCTAGACTATAAAAACGGATATCGGAAGAATATGGTTCTTCCAAATGGACAAACTGTTAGATATGATATTGCAGGCATTCTTGATGGAACTTCGAATATGTTTATTGGTCGTTCCGGTTGCGGTAAATCTACATTAGTATATCAAATTGCTGCAAATATCATTAGAAACTTCGACCACGGTCTTATGTTTGTAGATTTGCTTGAAGGTGGTATGTTAGAAGAGCGTGGTATTGCACTAACAGGACTATCGAGAGATGACTATTTTTCTAAAGTAAAGATTAGAAATTCTGGTATTACAATTGAATCCGTGTATCTTCAAATTAAGGCAATTCATGATGTAAAAGTTGCAAATGAAGAGAAGTTTCGCTATGATACTAGGATGGTCAACAGCTATGGTAGACCGATTACAAAGTTCCAACCTACAGTTTATGTAATCGATTCTATTCCATTATTAACTTCAGCGAAGTTATCAGAAGAAGAACAGCTTAGTGGACAGATGTCAACTACAGCAACAGCAAAACAATTAGCACAGTTGTTTAGACGTATCAACCAAATTATCAAAGAAGCAAATATCATTATTTTATCTGTAAATCATATTACTGATAAAATAGAAACTAATGTTTTTAAACATACTAAATCTCAAACTGCTTTCTTGAAACCAGATGAAACAATCCCAGGTGGTAAAACACCATTATATCTTGCTAATATGGTATTTAGACTTGATGATAGTGATAAGCTTACATCCGATAAGGAATTTGGTATTGATGGAATTCATGTAATTGTATCGAATGTAAAGTCTAGAGCTGGTCTAAGTGGATTAAATTCTGCAGTTGATTTAGTCTTTAACTATAGAACAGGATTTGACCCAGATTTGTCTCTTTATATGATGCTAAAAAATGCAGGAAGAGTAAAGGGTGCAGGTGCTTATTTGTATTTCGGTGATAGAGATGATAAGAAATTCTCTCAGAAACAGTTTAAAACTAAACTGATTAATGACCCAGAATTCCTTAATATCTTTGAAACAGAATGTGTTACATTCCTGTATAACGAATTAACGCAACTTGAAGAAGCAACCAAATTACAATCTTCTCCGGCAACAATGTCTATTATGGATAAGATTCGTCAGATGAATTCTAATCAAAATTAAGATAAAGTGTATATTATAAGTATGAAGATGAGAAATCATCTTCATACAATCTATTATTTAAAGGAGTTGGAAATAATGAAGTACGAAAAATTGTATGACGACCCTAGCATAGACAAGCACATTACTGCTGCTTCTGAAATCTATGACGAAGGTAACATGGAAAAAATGTTAGGTGTTGGATTAAACATGCCTTTCGAAAGTGCAAACTCTGCATCAAGAAAGAATATGTTTTCCAGCCAATATCAACAACATGTTTGTCTAGAAGATGCTGAAATCCCATATATTAGTACTGGATACGAAAATCTATTCGGACAACATTCGTCCTCATTTATCAAAGCTGATAGAAATTGGACAGTAATTGGAAAGGTTGAGAAATTCTCTAACCGTCCAGGACATCACTATTTTCTGTTTGTTATCGACGAGCAGAATAATATGGATGTAATCGAACGTGTTTCTTATTGTCATAATACAGAATCTTATGGATTCTTGTATAACAATGATTATCTGGATTCACTTCAAATAAATAGTGTTATTCCAAAATCTAAGACAATCAAGAAATCTAAATCTTTTGATATTGCTGATAACTATATGGCAGGTAGAAACTTAAGAGTAGCTTATATTGCAGATGCAAGAACAACAGAAGATGCTATTGAGATTTCTAGATCTGCTTCATTAGCATTATCTAGACCCGAAATCAAACAAGTAAATATCCTTATCAATGATAATGATATTCCATTAAATCTCTATGGAGATGATAATGAATATAAGATATTACCGGATATTGGTGAGGAGATTAAAAAAGGAATTGTTTGTGGAGTAAGAACAGAAAAGAATGATGAAATATTCTTTACACAATCTGCTGAAAGATTGAAGTCTACATTGATTAATGATACTACTTTCAAAACAAAAGGTAGAATCATCGATATCAATATATACTGTAATAAAGATATTTCAGAAACACCAAACGGAATCTATGAAGGACAATTGGATTTTTATATGAAAGACAATGTCAGATTCTGTAATGAAGTTTGTAATCTTCTTAAGAACTATATTGACAATTCTAGTTATAAGAAGAGTCATGAACTCAGTAGACTCTATACAAGATGTGAAGATGTATTATCAGGAAAGCAATACTTTAAAGATAATCTGTTTTCTAATATCTATATAGAACTTATTGTATACCGTAGTGTTCCAGCAGATGATGGTGATAAAATCACATCTAGATATGGTGGTAAAGGTGTTATCTCTAAAGTAATAGATGATGAACTTATGCCAAGAATATCAGGAACTGATGAAATAGTTGACCTAATTTGGAATCAATCTACTTGTGTAAATAGATTGAATGTTGGACAGCTGTTTGAAACTTCGCTCAATTTCATCTCATCGAATATTGTAAATTATATATTGACAGTTCAACAAGACACAGAAATGTGTATAGATATGCTGTATCGATATTTCAGTATTTTATCAGATGATTGGGCAAGATATTTCATGGATAATATTGAAAGTAGCATTGATGACGATGAAGCAATGTTTAATGTTGCTAGTTGTATAACAGAAAATTGGGATGGTTTATATATACCACTTGAACCAATATCTGAAGCAATCACATTTGATACTTTACTAGAAATCTATAAAGAATTTCCATGGATAAAACCAGTCTTTATAGATGTTCCGATTAAAGGTTCTAGAGGTCAGATAAGATGGGTACAGAGTAATAAACCGAGTATCATTGCAAAGCAATATATCTATAGAATGAAACAGAATGCAGAAGAAAAACATTCTGCGACATCTATGTCTGCTACAAATATCAAAGGACTTAATTCTAAGTCCAAAGCAGCAAAGATGTTTATGCGTGTTCATTCCAATACTCCAATTAGAAATGGTGAAATGGAAAGTAATATCTTTTCTATTATGGGTATGGAAGTTCAAATCAAGCAACTTATGCTTTATAGCACTTCTCCACAAGCAAGAAGAAATGCTAAGCAAATGTTGAAATCGTTTGAGTTCAATGTTACATTGGATGAAGACGGTAAGTCTAGAAGTGCTGAAATTCTCAATGCTAGCATTAAAGCAATGGGAGTTAGAGTAGAATTCAAGAAAGTACCAATTCGATATGTAAATGTAGCAAATGAACAAACAGAATGTGCATTATTCAGATTCTTGGATTGGGATAAGAATCAGTTATTCGTTGAATGTGGGAAGAATGCTGACAAACTATTCCAAGAATGTGGGAAGAATTCCGAGCAACTCTTTATAGAGTGTGGGAAGAATGCTGACAAACTATTTAAATATATGGGAGACGATTAATATGATTTCATCACCAATGCATTATATTGTCGAGAAACTTTTGAAAGGTGATGCATCCTGTTTAACACAGGATGTCATCGCCAATATCAATTATATCACAGTGTCCTTATTAAATAAGGATCCACTGGATAAAGTTGAGCAAGAAACAGTAAATGATATTCTTCATATTTCTAATATCATTTATAACAACACAGATAGAAGTATTTTAGTTCTTGAAGATGGGGTATATGATTTACTTCTCGAGAAGTATAAAAGATATAATCCAAACTTTCAAGTTGGTGCAGAACCTGTAACTCTGACAAATTTCTCAACTTCAGATGTAGCATTTGAAGACGAAGCTGAGAAAGAATCTTTGTTTGTTTATCAACCGTATATCAATACAAATGGATTCTTGTTTGGAGATGAGCTTACAAGATACAATGTATATGGTCAAACAAAGTTCAGCGATAATCAAAAGAAAGAAATTTCTAAAAGATTAAGAAACACAAGTCATAAATATCCACAACTGGTAGGGACATTGCATAAAGCAAAGTTTGTACTAGATAATGATGCAATTGTACGTGGAGTATATGAAGACCCTAATGTGCGAATATTTGAACGTGACTTTTTAAGAAAACATGTTCAAGCAGGTATTGTTAATCCGAACTATATTGAACTCGTATTAGAGTTAAAATATGATGGGGTTAGTGTTGAAGCTGAAGTAACTGATAAGGTGTTAAGTGCTAGAACAAGAGGAGAAACTCAGATGGATAAAGCATCTGACTTAACTCCGATTCTTCGTGGTTATACTTTTACCAAAGCCACTGGATATGATATTAAACCATTCGGTATGAAATTTGAAGCGGTTGTATCTTACAATGCAATCAGACAATTGAATATTGAATGTGGAAAAACTTATGTAAATGCTAGAAATGCAATTATCGGAATTCTTGGTAATTCCGAAGCTACCAGATTTGCAAAGTATATCACATTAGTTCCACTTCAAACTAGTCATGATAATATGACTAGAGAACAGGAATTGGAATTTATGAATCGTTATTATGCAACTGGTGAGCCTTGTCGTTATGCAGTTGTAAGAGGAAACTATAACGAAGTTTTGTTCCAAGTAAAGAAATTTGTAGAAGAAGCTCAAGCAACAAGAGATATCTTGCCATTCATGTATGATGGTGTAGTTGTATCTTATCTTAATCCTCACATTAGAAAAACTCTTGGTCGTTCAAATTCTATCAATGAGTATTCTATTGCAATTAAATTTCAAACTAAGAAGAAACTAACACGTTGTAGAGGGGTTAGTTATACTGTAGGTGCTACAGGTGATATTACTCCGATGATTCATTATGACCCTGTGGAATTTTATGGTATGATTAATACGAAAAGTTCCGGTCATAGTTACGCAAGATTCATGAAGTTGAATCTAAGACCAAATGACATTTTAGAGATTGAATTCACGAATGATGTCATGGCATATGTTCACAAAGCGAATGTTCCAGAGAATATGTATAATCCAATGAAACCATTTGGATTTATTACAAACTGTCCAGAGTGTGGACAACCTTTATTTGTATCAGAAACAAGTAAAAGTGTATTCTGTAATAATATTGCTTGTCCAGGAAGAACAAGAGCGAGACTTGTCAATATGGTAAGCAAGTTAGGATTTAAAGGATTCTCTGAAGAAACAATCAAAACTTTAGGACTCACTTCATTCAATGATTTAATGACAATCACTGAAGAACGTGCTAAAGTATTAGGTCCGACCAATGCAGAAAACTTGCTTAAAGCAGTAGATTATCTGTATGAATCAAAAGTACCTGATTATATTCTATTAGGTTCTCTTGGATTTTCTGATATTGGTGATAAGAAATGGAAAATCATTCTCAAGTCTATCACTCTTCATGATATTGTAACAGATAGTAATAGTACTTTATTCTTTAAACTTAGAAATAGCGGTAAGGGTATTGGTCCTAAAACAACAGATACAATTGTTAATGAACGTGAATTCTTTCTCAAAGATTTAGCATATATCTGTAACAATATGCCAAATGTAATTACGAGTAAAGGCATCTCTAATGATAAGGTTGCTCTTAGTAAGACAATCCGATTCTCCGGAGTTAGAGATAAAGAGCTTGAGAATAAACTTAATATGTCAGGTCATGATTGTTCTGATGGCTCTGTGACAAAGACGACAGACTTCTTATTAATTCCATTTGCTGGGTATACTTCTTCTAAGGTAGACAAAGCAAACAAATATGGTGTAAAGATTATTACACTGGATGAGTTCAAACTTAATGAGTCCTCATACCTTAGCGAAGTTTAAAAATTAATACGAGTCAAACTAAGATATAAATGTATATAATATAAACGATAAGAGAGTAATCTCTATCATATATCTAATTATTTTAAGGAGGTACTTGTTATGAGTACAACAGTATTAAGAAATTCGACTATCCCGCAGAGCTACAAATGTGGTGTGGAAGCAAGCATGCCAACATTCAAAAGCAAGATTACAGGTGATGATATCTCTGTAGAAATCACACTGAATCCGAATCCGAGAACTCACTTCAACAGCAGTGTTGATATGTTCCCGAATGTAATTAAGACTTGTGCTGACATTATGTCAACACCGTTCTTCAAGTGCAAAACAAAGGCAGCACTTGTGTTCCAGAAAGATTCTGGAGAATTCATTGCAGCGTGTGTATCTGATTATGACGCTGAAGGTGAAAACTATTTCTTCAATATCACTTTCGATCAGAATGATATTAAGAATATTTCTAAGGACAAGTTGGTAAACTATACTGACTTCTCCGACCCAGACAGAAACATGAAGTACTGGGAATTATTCAATGCAAATTTGTGCATCGCACATAACTATGCGATTGCAGATGATCAGATGATTTATGTCTTGACCATGCAGGTATTTGAAGTACTGTATCATTGGTTTGACGTAAATGCAAAAGCCGATGAAATCGTTGAACTTGTAATTGACGATTATATCGGTAAGTATTCTAATACTATGTCCGAAGAAGAATACAATAATGCTTTGACAGTCGTTGCAACAGGTTCTGTAGAAGTTGTAAAGGATGTCAAGAAAATCTCCATCCAATTTGGGGAAGAAATGAAGGCTATCGCAAAGGGTAGCAATGATATGAATTCCTAATCTATTGTAATAGTCTTCATATAAATTTGGCACCTGTCGACCGCATGTCGGCAGGTGCTTTATTTTTAATATCTTAAGAGGGGTTGAAAATATGTTAACAACAAACAAAGCATTCATTAACGGCAAAATCTATGACGTTATTGAATTGAACCAAATCAACCAAATAGGACTGAACACAATTATTGATAGTTTGGCTATTCATATAAATGGTTTCGTCCTTCCAGTATATACTTGTGGTATTGTTTACGATAGACCTGGGTTCTATTTAAACGATTGTATCACTAGTTATATCGTATATCCGAATGAGGAAGAAAGAGAAATGTATTCTGATTCTCATTTAGCGTATTTTGGTTCAGCATCTACGTTCCAGGATGTAGTAGATGCAAAGGAAAAGATATACAAAGATGAATACAATCATCTTATTTCTAACGATGAAGTATTCACTCCTAATATCGACCAAGTTAATGACACAGCATTAATGTTTGCAGTGAAGTCTGCAATTGCAGCAAAGCATTGTAATATTAATAATTATGCTGAAAGATTTGGTTCTGACTTTAATAATGATAAGAGAAAGTTTAACGGTAATAGTATTACTGCCGGTAAAGCTGAATCTATCTTATCAAATACAGATGTCAGAGTTACATTAGTCATTCAAGATATGAATCCTAATGTAGCAAATCCAATTGGAAAAACGTTAGTGTTCCCTTGGATTGGAGATGGTGTTAATGATGAAGAATATACAAATTATATCAATAATGCCATCTCTGCATTTGGACCAATAAAGTTAGGGGGAAATGAAAATGATTAATATACGACAGATGCTCGCAGACTATTCTAATAAATTTCGTGAACCATTCAACGAAAAGTTATTTATTAGAAGCGAGTACGATATTATTGACGCAGTTGAAAAGGTAATTATGTCTGTAGCAGAACCTACGAATGTAAATACCGAAGGCAAACAGCTTTTCATTGGTATTAATTACTTTAGAGTAATTGATGACTATAGAGAAGTCAGAGATGTTATATACGAACTCGAATCAGACGGAAATAGAAGAAACAAGAGAATTGAATATAATATTCATGATTATATTAATCTTAAGGATAGTGATATCATTCTTCTTGAAGTAAACTATCATGTTGAAATCAATGGAGAAATTGCTGATAAATCAGTATTCATCGACATTCCTAAAGTAGTAAATAAATACTACTTTAGAATAGATGGTACAATCTATAGTACTCTCTATCAGATTGCAGATGCTTCGACTTATAACAACAATTCTAACAAAAAGAAGATGCGTTGTGTGAATTTCAGACAAGTATTTCAAAAACATACTGTATCTGAAAAAAGATATAAGATTAATCAACTCTGGTTTAACGAAGATGGTACAACAAAATCCATTGAAGTATCGAGTATTAATTATACAACAAATCTTTTCGGTGTAGATGTACCTGTTTGTAAATATTTCTTAGCAAAGTATGGGATTGTTCAAGCAATGAACTATCTTAGATTAGCTGAGATTTATATTACAGATAAACCATATCATCCGAACGATGAATTCGTTGTTCTTTTCAATGAAAAGGATAATGTATATGTATCAGTACCATTTATGATTTGGAATAGTTCTCCTGTTACTCAATCTTTCATCACTACAATTCTTATGAATTGTCCTAAGAAAGGTTTAAATCTTGAGAAACTGTTTTCTAAAGATTATTGGCTTTGTATGCTTGGACAGGACTTTAAGAATAAAAGTGTTGAAAAGGGTCAAGCAATGCTTGAATCTACAACAAAGAATTATTCTATCATGATGAAAGAAACTCTTAGATTACCAGAAGAAGACAAACGAACATTGTTAGATATTCTTCGATGGATGATGTATGAGTTTGATGCATTGTGGGTAAAGGACAATTATGATATGTCTTATAAGAAACTAAAGATAGCTGTTTATATCGCAGGATTCTATGCAAATAAGTTATCAAAAGTTCTTATCAATGCTGCGAATGGAATCAACAGTTTAACGATTAATAAGTTCTTTAAGACCTTTAACATTGACCATAAGTTTATTCTTGATTGTCTTAAGAATAGTAACTTAGTAAGTTATAAAAACAATGTTAATGATGATGACATTTTCTCGGTCTTGAAATATACTTTCAAAGGGGCTTCCGGTATTGGTGAAAACAAGGCTAGTGCAGTTCCTGTAAAGTATCGATTAGCAAATCCAAGTCATATCGGAAAAGTGGATTGCGATACTTCACCAGCAGGTGACCCTGGTATGACAGGATTACTTTGTCCATATGCGAAAGTATATGACGGTATGTACTTGAGTGATTATAAGGAACCTTGTAATTGGAGGGAAACTCAAGATAAACTTATTGATGAGTACCGAAAAGTTTATAGCATGGCTTCTATATTCCAGACAAAAGAAGAACTTCTTGGAACTGATTATGGAAGAGAGATGCTCGATACAATTATAGGGAAACTGAATAAGCTCATGGACTATACGATTAAAACAGACCCTGAGTATAACAAGGAGGTATAATATGATGTCAAACAATCTGTATATTCGTTACTTCATGTTTTCAAATGAGCACCTTAATAAGATTAAGGAACTTGCTATTAAGAATGGAAACATGAATCCTAAACTAGGAAAGGTTCTGGTATCAGGAAACTTTAAAAAGTATACAATGCTTACAAATGACCCTGAGAGTTATAGTAAGCGTTACTCTGATGCCAGAATTGTAATGTCTGGTGATATCAGAAAAATAAAATATGAACCGGAGGAATAAAAATGAATATGTTCGTAGAATTTGATGGGACTTGCCCTTATTGTGGGGGAGAAATCAATATTACAGAAGGTATGAGATATGATTACTCAATTGACAGTGATGGGGTTCCGAATATTCTTAAGCAAGAACAATATATGACATATGCATATTGCTCAGGATGTGGTAAAACATCAATAGCAATTGCAGAATCCGATGGAGATACTATTAAATATAAAGTATATCCTGACGGAATAGGTCAGTATATTTATGATTATGAACGAAAGCATAATTATTCCAATGATTCTAAATCTTCATTATTATCCCATTTGATAATGGATAAGAAAGTTACACCTTTCTCAAATGTAAAACTTTCTGAACATCAACCTTTGGAATATATCGAAGGCTTAGATAAAGAAGACGACGTTCCGTGGTAAAAGAATGGGTGCATATGGACGAAAGTCCATATGTGCCTTTATTTTTTCTAACTTAAAGGTAAAGGAGGGTATTAACATGGAAGATATTCTAACTAACTTTTCTGATTTGTTTTTAGGAAATGGGGTAATCATTATTATTGGATGCTTTGTGATTGGTACAATCATTAAAGGTACAATCAGTAAGATTCCAAATAAGTTTATTCCATATATTAACTCTATTGTTTCAGTAATTCTAGGATTTGCTATCCCAGGTACTTATGACGATGAAAGCTTAGTATCTAAAATTATTCTATTAATCTTCTTAGGTTTATCATCTACAGGTATGTATGAAGCAATCTGTATTATTGTAAAAGATAGATTTAGTATTGATCTTAAACAAATATACAACAATATATTAAATAAAAGTAATAGCGGATCTTCTAGTCAAACAGAGGAGACTGAATCTCAAGAAAATAGTGAAAGTGATATAGAAGAATAATGTGATTTACTTTTCCAATTTCTTATCTTTGCTTATGCCTAAACCTTAACTGAAATAAGTCACTAGATTCGTTTCTAGTGACTTATCTCTCTCTTTTTGTTAAAAATTAATATCGAATAACATATATGTAAAAAATCAATTGAGATATTAGCTCAGTTGGTAGAGCATTACACTTTTAATGTAAGGGTCGAGAGTTCGAACCTCTCATATCTCACCATTCCAAAATAAAACAAGAAAGGAATATTACTATGATTAAACTGTTAGAGAAAGCAAAAAAGATTACCGTTGAAGATGGTAAGATTACTGCATCTGCAAATGTAGATGGATTCGAATTTGTTGGTATTGCTAGACTTAAAGATGGTGATGCTAGTAATGAACTAGAAGCTACTAGAATTGCAGAAGCTAAAATGGAACGGAAATATCATAAATTTGAGAAAAGAGGCTTAATGTTCAAGAAAGAAATGCTCGAAGATATGCTTGAACAAGTTAATGCTGAAATCGCTAAAACCGAAAACAGAATCTATAATTGTGACAAACACATTAAAGATATCTGTGACAGATTATAATAACTTCGTAAATGAAAATTTGCGTTATCATAGTTAGTTTGTAACGAACTAACGACCTCCTATTTACTTACGGGATATAAGCTATAATACTTCTCTTATATCCCGATATATGCTCAGAGAAGGTTTGATTGCCCTTTGATGAGCTTTCCAAAATTGTTGTGAATTTTATATTCACACATAGTTTGTACTTGTACAGAACCCAAGTTTTTCTCTTCTTGCTCTTGGGTTCTGTACCTCCTATGTACAAAAAGAGGTAACTCCTCCGATTGTACTCTATTCTTTTCCGACATCTACCGTGGCTTAGTATTGTTAATATATCTTCTTACTTCTATTTATAATGAATTAGAGATTTAGCCAGAATATGTGATAAACAATACTAAACCATAGAATGTAGATAAAAACAGTTTTGGTGTATTCAAATTCATATCATATTCTTAGGGGATGTACGGGGCACTCCTGGCATTCTCCGAATAGAATTTGAGATCATTCTAACCGAAAGTGAGGGCTCGTGTTGTAAATTTGTTATCTTACTTCTACGTTGAATAATATGGGTTTATTATATAGATAACGAGATATACACGCCCTCATTTTACTTTTAATCATGAAGGAGAGAAATGAAATGAACAATTATTATTCAAACAGCGAAATGTACGTACTTTCAGAAATTCTTATGAGAAGAAAAGGAAGGATTCTAGCCCCGTGGTATTACGATGGTTTCTATAATGAAATCTTAGAATCGGTTACTTCTAAAACAATCAATGAGACTATTGAAGATTGTAAGGATACTGAAAAAATCTATATGGTATTTACCGTTTATAAAAATATGAAAGATTGTGGCTTTAGATTGTCGTCAAAGACAATCAATTTTTTGTTGTCAATTGACAAGGGAGCAATTAGTAAATGGTATACTGAAGTACTTCGTCCAGTAATAGAACATTATACAGGTTCAGATGTTACTCATAAGGTTATGTATCCAAATTTTCCTACTCAAGTAATTGAAACAGATCAATTAAACCTGTTATATAATGCATTAGTTCAATACTATAGTAATCCTCCTGAATCTACTGTAGAATGTGAGAAAGAGGAAAGACCTGAACTAGACAGACTCGATAAATTAGAAGTTCTTGATATTGCAGATTTCGATGAGTTAATCGATTTATTCTATAATATCGTTACTGCTAAAGTCACAATGTCACCAACTGATTATACAGATATTGAAAATATAGCAAAAATTCTTGGTGGTGGAGAAGAGTTTTTAAATAGATTTCGTAAATACGGATTTGAAATTCCTAATAAAGCAAATCTAGTTTATGCGACTTCTGTTCTGAAAGACATTGTAGGTTTTGAAAAACTTTCAAAATTCTATAAAACAATAACAGATATTTTACGATTTGCTTATGAAAATGATCCTACTCTTAAAAGTAATGTAAAACTTCATATTTCTAGACCAAAGAGCAGACTTATTTTAAGACTTCTTAATTCTCATATTAGTGATGATAATGCTCTTGAAGATATATATCGATATAGAGAACGTTGGTTAAGGGTAGCTGAACGGCTTCATTTAAATGAAAAGTTTGCTAATAGAAGATATCCAGATGTTTGTACAACATTTAACCGTCTTAGAAATAACAAGCATAAGACAGATGTTAATGTATACTGTTATGCATATCGAATTAATGAGATGTGCAAAAGGTATAAAACGATTCCAACAAGTCAATTTATCAGAGATTTGGTGAATATTGCTAAAGAACGTCCAGGTGAATTCGCAAGAAATCTTGATAGATTCTTAACAATGACTCACAATAGTGAAGTAGATAGTGAAATTATCATTTCTGGATTTGAAGAGATAGCTGATAAAGTTGCTACTAATATTCTGGTTCAAATGTATCGACATTTTACTAATCGAGTAGAAGAAGCAAACAAAGAATTTAGAACATTCATTCCTAATTGCAACACAGCAAAAGTTAAAATCGTAGATAACAAAAAACCAGCTTTAACAAAAAAAGTTTGTAGTTATGTTTGTTTGATTTGTGTCAAAGCACTTAGAACTATTCTTATAAAAAAGCCAAAGTTAGGTAAAGTATATATCGATAGCGATTTTAAGAATTTCATTGTTCCATTCTCTTTAAAGAATGCTTCTAAAACAACTAAGAACATTGTTAGAGGAAGTCGTATTAGTATTCCAGAGGAAGTTAATTATATTCGTTCATTTATTTGGTGGACAAATAATATTAACGATAGAGTTGATATTGATTTATCATTGTCGTTATATAATGAAAACTTTGAATTTGTAAGAAAAATATCATTCACATCATTAAAAGATTCATTTGGTTGTCATTCAGGTGATATCACAAACGGTGGTGATATTTCAGGTGATGGTGTATCTGAATTTATCGATCTTAATATTGACAAAGTATTGGAAGTCGGTGCTAGATATGCAGCATTCACGATTCATAGTTATACAGGACAAAAATTCTCTGAATTAAAAAACTGTAGATTCGGATGGATGAATCGAAAAGGCTGTAATGATGGTGAAATATTTGAACCGTCCACTGTGGAAATGTTATTTGATATCGATACCAACACAACTCAATGTATTCCGGTTATGTTTGACTGTAAAGAAAAACAATTTATTTGGACAGACATGACATATAGTTCTAGCTTTGCGTATAGCACTGTAGAAGGTGGAGTAAACAAGATTAGTGAACTCATAAAAGCAATTGTTAATATGTATAAAGAAAGACCAAATCTTTATGATTTAATCTTCTTCAATACAATTGCTAGAGGAGAATTAGTTTTTACTCCAGAAGAAGCTGATATCGTATTTTCAAATAATCAACTTCCTTTTGACAATAGTAACAATCATGTTAAAGTAATCACTGCATTTGAAACAGATTACTATATCTCTAATATGATATAACTATTTAACCATAGATTTCTCTCCTGAAAATACCCCCTCTCTTCATTTCAGAAAAGACTATCACTTCAGGAGAGACCTATCGGGATATAACTCAGCTTGGTAGAGTGCTTGGTTTGGGACCAAGATGCCGCAGGTTCGAATCCTGTTATCCCGACCATCGGATTTTAATATCCGACATTTTCTTATTCCTTCATAAAAACTTTTCTGCACTGTCTGTAGGTAGTTCATTCTACCTACAGATATCTTTTGTTTTTTATACTAATCAAAACTTATATATAAATACATGCGTCAGCGTACGCATTAAGGAGGAATTATGATGTTATTAAAACGGTTAAAGCTTGTGAATTATGGTGGTATATACAATGGTATGGGATTATATGAAATCGAAATAGATTTCACTAGATGTAGAAATAAGATTGTTCTTATAAAAGGTGATAATGGTTCCGGCAAAAGCACAATAGAAAGTGCGTTGAAACCTTTACCAGACGATAATAGTTCTTTCATCTCTGGTGTAAGTGCTTGTAAAGAAATAGAATATATCGATGAAACGAATAGTATAGTCTATAGTATAACTTATATCCATGAATGTAAAAATCAATCTAGAATCAGTAAGGGGTATTTCAAAAAGATATTTCCAAATGGTAATGTAATAGATTTGAATCCTTCTGGTAATATTTCTAGTTGTAAGGAAATGATAAATGAAGAGTTAGAATTAGATGCTAATTATATCACATTAACACAGTTATCTAGTACAAAAAGAGGAATAGCAGATTTAAGACCAGCTGAAAGAAAACGATATGTAAACTCTATTCTTTCATCAACAGATGTTTATAATACAATGTATAAGACTCTATCTAAAAAAGCATCAACTTATAAAGCTCTAATGGGTAGTATTTCGTCTAAGATTGATAATGTCGGTAATACTGTTCAATTACAAGAAGAACTAAAATCTATTGAAAGTAAAATATCTGAAACAGAGAAACTAATGGAACAGCATAATGAAGTAATTAATAAAGAGAAAGGTATGTTATTATCAATAGATCCTAATAACGAAATATCTAATCGAATCGAAACTTATACAGAAAGCACTAAAACATATTCAAGTAAAAGAGATGAATTTAGTAAACAACTCAATAAGATATATTCTACCGATCCAAATCTTTCTACAATCGTAATCAATAAAGAAATTCTTGACAAACTTAATCAAGATATCATAGATACCAAGTATCTGATTGAATCTACAAAAGAAAGAATTAATAATCTTATAAAAGAAAGAGAACAAGAAGCTTCTAGATTAGAGGAAGAGACAGCTAAGTTAAAGTCAATCAATTCAGGAATGAATCTAATCGAAGTTCAACGAATTAAAGATGACCTTACTTCTAGAAAAGAAAAAATAAGAGAAAGATGGGGAGATATCGTTGATCTTAATACAATCACTCATGATGAATTTATGATTGCATATGAAGCAATCAAACAAATGATAGAGATACTGAATCAACCAATTGAATTGATTCCATCTGATGATATAGAAATAGAATATCTTGATATATTAAGAAATATTGAAAGACTCGACAACGAGATAGAAGATACTGCAGTGTTTAGAAACAAAATTGAGATGAATGAGTACAAGCTTGATATTCTAGAACAACGCCCTTCCGATTGTAATAATAACTCTTGTCCTTTCATTGCAGATGCTTTAAAAGCTAAAAAAATCATTGATGAGTTGATGAAGCAACGTAAAGGATTTACAACGATTAGTGAATTAAACAAACAAAAAGAATCATATGAACAAAAACTCTCAAACGTTGAGCGTAACAAAAGATTACTCGAAATATATAATACCAATCGAATTATCTTATCAAAACTTCAATTGAATTTGGACACTTATGAAAACTGTGTTGTTTCTCTTTCAAGAAATAGACTCATGATACTACCAACATTGGCAGGATTCATTGAATATTCTAATGACTTGATTGAATACAAGTCAATCGATAAAGACCTTAATGATATAACTGTAAAGTACAATGCTTTATATACTCAAAAGGACTTAATCAATATGATAACAGATAGTATTGATAGACTGAATGTTAATATCAATGAAGACACTATCAAGATTAATGCAATGAATGAAGAGATTACCTCATTAACAAAAAAATATAATGACATGTGTAAACTTTGTATAAGTCTAGAAGATATATTCAATCTAAGAGCAAGTCTAAATGAATGTGAAGAATCATTAAGGATTCTTAATGAAGAGATTGAGAAAGACCGTTCTAATATAGATAGAATCGAAAAGCTAAACTCAGACATTGAAAAACTAAATGTGAACATTTCTGAATTGAAATCACAATTAGAACCTTTGAGAAAAACCGCAGAATCTCTACGATACAGAATTACACTTAGTGCGGAATATTCAAAAGAATATGAGCAGTATAATATGATGTATACTAAGATTGAAACACTTAAGTATTATTGTTCTCCTACTACAGGTATTCAATTACTATTTGCTAATATGTATCTCAATAAGATTATGGATAATGCTAATAAGATTCTAAGTAGATTATTTGGTGGAACATTTGCTTTACTACCATTGATTATTACAGAATCTGAATTTAGAATTCCTGTTGCAGTAAGAGGTGGTATTAATCATGATGATATTACAAGTATGTCTTCTGCACAGATATCATTAATCTCAATGATTATATCTATTTCATTACTAAGCCAAACATCTACAAAACTGAATATAATTGTTGGTGATGAAATAGATGCCCCGTTTGATTCAGAAAACAGAAGAGAGTTTATGAATATCCTTACTCAACTTATGGGATTAGTAAATTCATCACAATGTGTTCTAATTAGTCACAACTCAGAAATCTCATTGAATGACTGTGATGTAATTCTTCTAAAGAATGAGAATGATGTTATTACCGAAGGAAATATTATCTGGTCTTACAAATAAAAAAATAAGAGGGAGCTATAATAGCTCCCTCCACTCTTTTACCAGATATGTAATTATTCTACGTAATCAATTACCCAGCAATGTACTGGATTTCCATAAGCATCTTTCATTCCTGTATCTTCCCAGCCAGAAAATCTTAAATGAGAAATTGTTCCTGTAGTTGCATCTTCAGTTTCAATGAAATATCCGGAAACTTCATTTTGAGTTGAAGTTCCTGAATGGAACGTTTCTGCATATTGAACTCCATAAAGGTCAATCTTCTTCTGTTTGATTGCCTTTATCAGTTCTGGCGTAAACCGACAAGAATTGAATGATGGTTCATAACTATAATGTTCACTTCCTTTCACCAACTGAACAATTACAGTTGTTTCCCCTTTATGTTGAACAAATGAATTGTATGAAAACAGTGTAGTTAGCAATAATGCTAACGCTACTAAAACAAATGCAATCATTCTGATCACATTTTTGATGGAAAACAGATTGAAGGGTTTGTCTTCCGTTTCTTCTTCCGGTTCAAAGCTGGTTTCGACATCCAGCATTTTCAGTTTCGCAGTTTTTTCTGCGACTGTGGTTGCGGTTTCCTGTGCGGTTGCGGTTGTTCTTTCGATTGTTGTTGTCATTTTTATGACCTCCTAAAAATTTTGAAATTCCCCGTATTCTGTACGGGACTGGAATAACATATCTCTGTTATTCACTACTATAATATATATGTATAGTTTTTAACTATTTCAATTCAAACAGCTGTCGGAAAACATTCTTATAATGAATGAGAAAGGAGCGAATGCGTATGTCTATACATATTAAAGATATGAAAGATTTAAAGATGTACAATAGAAACAATAAGTTATTCATCCCTTTAAATCCAGATGATAATACACATGGTAGCTTGATATATTTGCTTACTTCTGATATTTCGTCATCTATTGATATGATTAATAGTGATATGGTAATAAACAATAAGAAATGGTTTAAGTCATATTATATTGATAAGTCGATCAATGCTATTATCAAATCGAATGAAATTGAAGAGTTTGTTCATTATGAAGATGAAACAGTAAGAGCTTATATTAATGAAGCTAAGCTATCTAGTAAAGATAGGAAAAAGTTATCCGATAAAGATTTCGGAATTCCTCAAACTAGATCTTATCCGATTAATGATGAAGAACATGTAAGAGCTGCAATCAGAATGTTCAATCATTGTCCAAAAGAATATGAAGCTACTCTCGCTAAGAATATTATCAAAAAGCTAAAGTCATTCAATATTACAGATATTGAAGTTAGTGAGGATAATAGATTCTATAAATATTATAAACCACTGAAAGAAACATCTATCAATACTTCAGGTGGTATTCCTATAAACTTAATGACAGATTATAGATTCGAATACTATACTGGGTCGAATATTCAAAAACATAGAAAAGAATGTGAAAAGCTAGTTAAAGACCTCAGAGATTATAAATACATTGGAGAGATGTTTTCGAATGCGAATTATCTTGTAATGTGTTATGACACAAATGATAATCTAGCAGGATTCGGAGTAGCATATAAACACTCTGCACATGGTAATGAATTCGGTGTTTATCTTGAAGATAGTTATTTCGATGATGATATAGAGAAAGAGGAAATTACTAAATTTCTTATCTACTCATATAGAGATAAAATGTATAATAGGGATTTACAGAAACAGATTCTTTCTAAGAAAGGAAGAGTTGTTCCAGTATACTCTCTCAACAGAGATAAGGTACTAATTAAGAATCTTAAAACTTCCATTGTTCAAGATGGTAACTATCTTGACAGAATAACTGCATTGAATCTGGTAGGAAAATCATGTGATTATACTGATAGATTTCCAGTAATCTATGTAGATATGAGTGCGAAAGATAAAAAGGAAGAGAAACCTAAAATTCCAGATAGAGAAGTTAACTCTGAAGGATTTAGATTTGGTGATAGAGCTTTCTTTTTTGGAAATGAAATCTTTACTGAAGATGCAATTGATAATAAGCTACGGTCATATATGTATGATGAAAGAATTAGAACTCAAAAAGAATTGTTCGATGTATATAAAATCGTAAAGAGTCAATGTCCTACTATCAAGTATACAAAGGTGAACATTTCTGATTATAAAGGTTTAAATTTATTCTTTGATATATCTTACTACAACAGACTATTCATTGAGAATAATACGAAGATGGGTGAACAAGGCCTAAAGTTATACTCAGAAACATTAAGACGTTTTCTTAACAATTCTTCTATTGATAAAGAATACAAGGTTAAATCAATTTTTATCCCTGTATTAGACTACTATAGTGAAGACACTGATATAGTTGATTATACAAAAACAATGAATCCTGTAAGCCTCATAGTACGTCTAATTAAGAAGAACGACTTCACTCAATTAAAAAAGATATTTGGTGATAGTAACATTTTTTTCTTTGGTTTAAATTCATACTTCAAGATCAATTTCTCTACATTTAAAAAGACAGATTTGCAAAGATTCACTTCTAATATCAATAATATTTTTAACAAGATTATACCTCAAGATGATGACATGGCAAAGGATTCTCCAAATGCAATTGTAAATGATATTGTAGAAAAAATAGAGACTTCTAAGAGAGTTGAATTGTATGGTGCAGTTGGTAAAGCTTCTAAGGAGGCTAAAAAGGTTTCCACTAAAGATAAAAACGATATTCCGAAGACTGAGAAAGAAGTTTCAAAAGAAGTTACAGAAAAGAAAAAAGAAGAACTTGTAGAAAATATCAAGACTGCTGCAGAGAATTCATCTTCAACAGAAGAAGCATTAGATAAACTAGATAACGATTATATTGCTAATCTTATCAAAGATATTTCTGATGAAGAATCTTCTGAAATAAAAGCATCTGCTACTCGTAAAGCAAGAATCAATTCTCTTAGTGATGATATTAAAAAGAAGAAGGTTAAGGGTGAATCTGTTAAAGATATGCTAGAATCATCTGAAGATGTTGGTGATGAACCATTACAGGTATCATCTGTTCATATCAACAGTATTAACAATGACCAATGGGATAATCTACAATATATCAATTTCAATGAGGAATATAATGTAGATGAAGATATTATGGCTGTATTAAACTTCTTCTCAACTAGAACAGTTCCAGTTGCAATTAGAAATGTAGAAGTTGAAGATACAACTACATCCGAAGATTTAAAAGAAACATGGACTGTTCAATGTGAAGATATCGGAGGTACTAGATTCCAATTAAAATTTGATATTCCATTGTTAAAGAATAATAGATTCATGCGTTTGAAAGGTAATGATAAGACAATCAATGCTCAGTTGATGAATCTACCAATCATTAAAACAGAATTCAGTACTGCTCAAATTACGACAAACTATAACAAAATCTTCTTCTATATATTTGGTAGTGCAGTTGGTAAATCTAATGTAATCTCTGGTAAGATTGTAAAAGCAATGAATGGTTATAGTGGTAAGTCTATTACTTCAATGTCTGGTAATAATACAATTACAGCAATGAAATACGAAATTCCACTAGACTATATGGACTTGGGTAAGTCTTATTCATATATCAAATATAAGAATACTACTTTCTATTTTGATCAAGATGATATTAGAGATAAGTATCCTGATAAGATTGACTTGTCAAAAGGACTTCCAATTGGATATGATGCCGGAGAAAAGAAAATCATTTATAGCAATGGTGAAAGATTTTGTTCAGCTATTATTGCTGAAGTATTATGTCAAGATTCTGAATTTGCTAAGTTATATGATGAAGCAAAACCTTCTGTAAAATATGCATATTCTCAAGCATCTATTCTTAATACAAAAATTCCAGTAGTCGTTATTTGTGCATATTGTGAAGGACTTATTAAGACACTTAATAAAGCTGCTATTTCATATGAAATCCTAGATAAACGTCCTAGAGTCGATTATACAACACATGATATCATTAAATTTAATGATGCTTATATTGTATATAAGATTGATTACAATTCTTCTATCCTTATGAATGGATTAAAAGAATGTAACACAGAAGACTATTCAATTAAAGATGTAAACTCTAAAACAATGTGGACTGAAATGTTAGATAACTTTGGTGGTAGAATCAAAGCTGATGGTCTTGACAACTTCTATGATTTAATGTTTGACCCTATCAGTAAACGTATTTGTAAGATGTATGACTTACCAGATGAATTCTGTGAAGGATTAATTTATTCATCTAATCTATTGTCTGATACAAAGTTTAATAAACACACTGATATCTCTGGTAATAGATTTAGAACAAATGAAATCATTGCAGGGTATGCTTATAAAGTTTTATCAAAGTCATATGCAGATTACAGAACAAAATTAAAGAAAACTGGTAAAGCTACAATGACTGTAAAACAATCAGCAATTATCGATGCAATTATGGCTGATAGTACAGCGTCTGATGCATCTACAATTAATGATTTGTGGTATGCTGAAGCAAATAATACAGTATCATTTAAAGGATTATCCGGTCTTAATAGTGACCGTTCTTACTCACTTGAAAAACGTACTTATGATGAATCTATGACAAATGTAATTGGTATGTCTACTGGTTTCGCAGGTACTGTTGGTGTAACTCGTGTTGTAACAACAAATGCAAATATCAATAGTAAACGTGGATATATTTCTGATGCTTCTAATGATAAGAGCAAAATGAATGATGTAAATACAATGACAACAGCAGAAAATTTGACACCAATGTGTACAACCCATGATGACCCATTCCGTTTGGCAATGTCATATGTACAGAGAACAAAGCATGATATGAGAGTTGCGGGTGGTGACCCGTTGTTAATCACAAATGGTATGGATGATGCTCTTACATCATTTACACCAGATGTATTCTCATTTAATGCAAAAGATGATGGTACTGTTATAGAACGAAATGAAGACCATATTACAATTCAATATAAAGATGGATCAATTGATTTTGTAGATTTGAATAATAAGGTGTATAAAAACTCCGATGGCGGTTTCTATACTTCAATCAAATTAATAGCAGATAAAGGCTTAGGAACAAAAGTTAAGAAAGGACAGTTAATTGCCTATGATCCTATGTCTTATACAGTGAATTGTGGTTATGATAATAGTGCTACTTATAATCAAGGTACTCTAGCAAAGATTGCAATTATTACTTCTGATAAAGGATTCGAAGACTCTTGTGTTGTTTCTAGTTATATTTCAGACGCTTTGTCTTCAAACGTAATTATGGAAGTTCCGGTAACCTTATCTAAGAATACGAATGTATTTAACATGATTAAAGTTGGAGATTCTGTTCAAGAAGGTGACCCATTGTTAATCATTCAAAATACATTCGAAGATAATGATGTAAACGTATTATTAAAGAATCTTGTAGATGATGAGGATACTGTAACTTCTCTTGGTCGTATTCCAATTAAATCTCCTAATACTGGTGTTATCGAAGATATCAAAATCTATCGAACTTGTGAACTAGATGAGATGTCACCATCATTAAAGAAAATTGTATCTGAATACGAAAGAAAAAATAATGCTCGTGCTAAACAAGTTGCTAAATACAATGAAAACTTAGCAAAACAATATACTTGTCAAAAGCTACCTCAAGAAGGGAAACTAAAAAATATAGAAGATGGTGTGCTAATCGAAATCTTTGTATCATATAAAGATGACTTCTCTGTTGGTGATAAGTTAATCTTCTTAGGTGCACAAAAAGGTGTAGCAAAAGAAGTAATAGCAGAAGGTCAAGAACCAAGGTCTTCATATAGACCAGAAGAACCAATTGATGCAATTGCTTCTATGGTATCATTTGATAAACGTATGTGTTGTGCTCCATTACAATATACAATGGCTGGTAAAGGATTAGTAGAACTTGACCGTCAGGTTAAAGATATTATGGGAATCAAACAAGATTATACAATACGTCATAAATTTTAAAAAAATAAAGGGCTTGGAATTATCCAAGCCCCTATTTTTTTCTACTGTTAATAAAGTTGATATTTAAGAATTTCTTGCTGCTATGAATTTATTATATTCATCGATGAATTCTTCTACAGTTTTACCTTCATAGGAAAGGATTATATCATTCCTATCCTTAATTTCAACTTCAATTCTATTATTATCGAAATTGTCTAATTCAATCAAGCAATTCTTAATTACAAAATCAGTTTCACCCAAATGGTTTGTACAATGAGATTTAAAAGTCTCCTGCATTTCTTTTGTCAGATCTTTCAATCTGATTTCTCCAGCAATATACAAAATCTTATCGTAATTTCTGTTATCAACGAATATAATTTTTGTCATTACCTCATCTTCTTCAAATGTATTACTCTTTGTCAGAATTTCAACTTTGGAACGAAGCTTCGCATTTTCTTTTGATAGTTCCTCGTTCTTGCATGCCAATTCTATTAGTTTTTTGTTTAAGAGATTTACGATGTCAGTTTGGTCTGACAGAATTCTGCTCAGATTTAAAGCAGTTTCTTTCCAAGTTGTGACATCTGTCAACAAATTATTAGCAGCTGTGGTGGTTGCAGATGCGATTGTGTTGTTAATGTTTGTATTCATGTTCATAATTGTATCCTTTTCCTTTACCCTGGAACGTAGAGTTTCTACGTCTGATGCTTGAGGTTTCAGGTTTGCATCAACCTGTATTTGATATAGAGTATATTGCTATCTCTATTCACTATAATTATATACAAGTGAATATACATTTGTAAAAAGAAAACTCTACAGAAATTAATCTGTAGAGTAAAGATAAAGAATATAGGAGATTATTAAATTAGAGACAGTGGTGGGCCATGCAAGAATCGAACTCGCAACCAACCGGTTATGAGCCGGTAGCTCTGACCATTTGAGCTAATGGCCCATAATCCAGAGTAATATGAACTCTGGATTATATCAAATTTGAAGGTAGTAAAATACAAGCATACTTCAGAGTATGCTCATGGTGCTACTGGCGGGACTTGAACCCGCACTCAATTAAGAAAGGGATTTTCGTACTACTATAGTTTTCACTACCTACAATTTAATAAATTGTAGTTTAGTAGTCTGGAATCAATCTTCATCTGTTCTAGATGGTGGATGTATATTCTCTACACACATAACAATTACTTGTTATTTGGCACGGTATTACCATTGGGGGAGGATTCACCGTTTAGTCCACATTCAGCCAAGGGATCCCTCCCAAGCTGCTCCTGTCTACCATAATAACTACTACATTTTCTAGAGCAAGAAATAATTCTGTTTTTACCTCTTCGTAAATCAGCATAATATAAACGTTGTCTTTCGGAAGTCCAAATAAATGTTTTATGACAAATTTCACAAACAGCAGGTTTATCGAAATACTTAGAAGAATGTAGTTTTTGATGAACTCCATGATTAATAATTTGAAGGTTATTGATATTATTGTTATCAGTATCTTCATCTACATGATGTACATCTTCATATGGCTCTAATGGTCTACCCAAACTCTCTTCCATTAAAATTCGAGGATAAGAAATTACCTTAGGTTTATTATATTCATCTCTACAATATGCTCTAATTCTTCCATCTTTGCATTTGTATATACTAATAACTTTAAGCAAAATCAAATCACCTCTTATAGAATTTTTGTTAAAGTCCCTCGTGTATGCCTATTTCACCACAGTAGCATAGAGTTTGGTGCGGATGACAGGACTCGAACCTGCATGCTATAAAGCAATAGTTCCTAAGACTATCGTGTATACCTGGTTTCACCACATCCGCACGATTTATTTCTAAATTACTTTTATGTTAATCAAATTGTAAAAGATTAACTTCTACAAAAAAATAAAAATCGAAAAAGCTGGAATTGGGGATTTTTGCACAATCCCCTAATATATATTAGGGGATTGTGCATTTTTCCCCATGATTTCGGTTTTATCTATATCAAGATTCCAGCTTTTCTTCAGATTTCAAAATAACTTAGTCTAAAAGATTTACATTTAATATAAGCCGAGTTATTGTTTCAACCATATATCTAAATTTTTCTTTTAGTTCGTTTTCAGAAAGTTCTGTATACTCTTTTGTTGTTCTAGTAGGAAAACGGATATCATTATATTCATCTACTTGTACTTGATATAAAAATAATTTCGGTAGAATGTTGCAAACACGTTTCTTATTTTCATCATCCCACCATTCTTTTTTACATATTTCCGCATAGTAACGATAAAGATCAGTATTTGATTCATATGATTTAATTGACTTGAATAATCCTATATCATGTTTTGTCAACTCAAATCTACATTCATTAAAATCTCTTGATTCAGGTAGAACTATATGGATGTAATGTTCAAATAAAACATTACATTTCGTACAAAGATCCTTCAAAGCTTTTCGCTTCTCATCTGTTAAATCACTGCATTTGAATCTTATATAGAATCCTTCAAAGCAATCCTCCAGATGTCCTGAACAGGAAAATGAAGTTGGAAATCCTTTTTGATTAAAAGCTTCTACTAGTTGACAAATATAAGAGTCAACTAAAACCTTCTCTCCTTTAACAGTTGTTTCCAACTGTATCTTAGTAATATCCATTTTACTATTTTCTTCATAGTATTCTCTCAGACGTTGAACTTTAGGATCATTAATACCAAAGCTTGGTGTTAGCATGATTTGATTATAGAGCTTCCACCAAATGTAAGGATAGATAAACCCATCGTTCGAAAAGATATTCTTGTTCATTTTAAATTCCTCCAATAAATTAAAATTTTAGATAAAGCAATTGGATTCTTCTTTATCATTATTATTATATATAACACAAGGAGACATTGTTCGATAGAACATGTACTTGTCCTTGTAAGGGTCATAGTGTTTATGTGTTATTATGCCTGTCAAAGCATCATATGTAACTTCAGATAATAGTCTTCCACTCTTATTATATTCTTTATATGTAGTAAGATGAGTTGGTAAAAATATACTTTCTACAGTCATACCGGTATTTGTATACTTGATACTCTCTTCATATATTGTATCTAGAACTTCTTTTCGATAGTAGATTCTGCGATTTTCTTTATCATATTTGTAAAAATGACGCACTGTCGCTCCTTCCAGACCTACCGATTCTGAATATACAACATTCCCATTCCTATCATACCTACTAAAATCTTTCATAATCTTAACTCCTTTTAATAAAACTTTTTTAATTTAAATCTAAAAAACATTAATAAACTTAAGATAACCAACCTGAAAGGTTGGTTGTTCAGTCCTGTCGGTCTTCCAGTTCTCTATTTCCCGAGGATGTTTTATATAAACGTTGCCCCGTTTGTAAATAATTATTCAAGGTTTATAAATCACTATATCAAAAACTTCTAAATAATAATTTAAAGGAGGTACAATATATGAATTATATTCAAGGTCAAAAGACATTCTTTATTGAAGGAGGGGATAATGTAGGTAAAACTACTACTATCAAAGAAATCAATAGAATTCTATCGTCAGATAAATCTATTAAAGAAATTATTACTACAGCATATAAAGATTTGGAATTCTATAAATACCCATCATCAGAAATGACAAAATTTATGGATGCTTATATGAAGTTATTAAACATCGTCAATACAGAAATGACAAGACTTGTAAGTGAATCATTTAATTTTGGTAATACAAGCATTCAACTTATAGAGCTAGCTATGCATTATCTAATTAGAGATATGGAAACTACGTTATCAAGTCCTTACAGTAGCAAAATAAATATTTGTGATAGAGGTGTCTTATCGACATACTTATATCAATTCTTAAGCTATGCTAAGCTAAAGTATGATATTAATAATACTAAGACACAGAATGAAACTATTCTTCTCAAACTATTTGTCAACGAAGTTCTAAACAAAGTCGTTCCAATTGAACATAGATTCAATACAGATATCAATGTTATTATTCTATATAATAACTCTGATAGTAAACTTAATATTGATGAATCTGAAACGATTGAATATAAGAAGAATTTTGATCATAATCAAACACTTCAAGATAATATTAATCGTTCACTTAATAACATTATATTTGATATAACTGAAAGTGAAACTATTAAACTTAAGCCTTTTAAAATCTATGATATTACATTTTATCGAATTAATATTTTCAAATATATCAAAGAAGCAAATACTCCTAGATATGTACCTATAAGAAAAACTGATAGTCAACTCGCAGATGAAATTATAAAAATTATAATTGATTCTATCTATAGATATTAAGGAGGATAAAAATGAAGAGTGAAATTATCTATAAGAATGACCATGTAAGTAATATCTATGGTGCTTGTACTTGTTGTTATAACAACATCAAAGATATCTCTTATCTTGAAAAAGAAAACTACATTGCAAAGAGAGTAAATGCAGGTCACGACTCTATTCTAGAACATGGTAAACTTGCAATCAAGATTACTGACATTACAAATCTTGAAGAGATTATTGAATTAACTACATCAGAATTCTCCAGATATCTTGAATTCTATACTGAGAACTATTATAAGACTAAGTCTAAACTGTTCAAGAAGAATGAACTAGCGTACAACCTTATTATCAACGGAAATATGCGTTCATATAAGTACTTCCTACATAATATCTCAAGCTACGATGTAATGAGTAATCAATTAATTCGTTCAATCTGTTATTTACTGTCTGATAATACAGTAAAGGAATTATATGGTAAAGATTTTACAATTGATGATATTGAATTACCATTTACAAAGGTTGAAAACTTCTTCAATGAAAAATTAGAAGATGGATTTGATGCAGATGAGAAATCAGATTCAGACATGCATTACACAAATATCTCTAGAGATAACATTGTGAATGTACCAGTCGCTGATAATAAAGTAAACAAGACTGTAGATATTGGTATTGATTTGAATATGTTTAAGAAACTTTACAAAGATGAAAAAGTGAAATTCGACCTTATTCCATATATCATTCCTGTAACTATAGTATTTAAAAACGTGTCTAGAACGGCAACTCATCAAATTGTAAGACATAGAAATGCAATCACTCAAGAATCTCAAAGATATGTAGATTCTTCAAATGCATCCTTCACTATTCCAATGCAAGGATACGCACCCAAAGAAGAATACGGTATTAAGTTATGCGACGCATTTAAATACTATACACTAGATGAATTGGCAAATGAATTAATTTCTGTATACTCTCAACTTCTTGCAGATGATAAATCAATCAAGAAAGAAGAAGCAAGAGGATATTTACCTGCTAATGTAAACTGTAGAAAACTATATATGACTTTCTCATTGTTTTCCTTATCTCAGTTTATCAAATTAAGAACTGACCCTCATGCTCAATATGAAATCAGACAGTATGCAATCACAATCAGAGATACTTTGGGTAATATGATTAATGATGAATTCTATTCCAATCAAGAAGAAATCGGAACTGACCCAATCGCTGAATATATCAAAGGTCTACTTGGTATTTCAAAAGATGTATAAATATAAAATAAAAAGTTCATAACTATATAGTAAAGATAAATGTTGGTTCGTCGTTTATCTTTTGTTGTTCATTTTTTCATAACTCCGATTTAATAACACATTCCTTTGGTCACATCTGTAATGGATGTGACCAAAACTTTGCTGTTTAACTTTATAATAATATTCTATGAAAGGAGATAGTTCTATGCTTGAAACTTATAAAAACATACTGGCTAATAAGTTTATGAGAGATACAAACTATATCATTATTAAAGACACCGATGATATAGAAGAATTACAACGTGAATGGGATTTATTCCAAACTCAAATGACAAAAAAACAACAAGAGAAAAGTGACGAACGTTCTATAGAAATTTGGAGAATGACAAATCAAGAACATTATGAAACTCTTAGAGATTCTTTAATAGATGAATTTGAACAAACGCATTCAGTTAATGATGATACACTAGAACAACAAAATGATTATGAAGAAGAAGAGGAAAAACCTGAAGAAGATGATACTCCTGAAAACCTAGTTAATACCAGTCTGGATAATTTAGAAATCCCAGATGATGAAAATGATATTACAGAACCTATGAAAGAAGATGTATCAAACACTCAAAAAGATAATATAGCGGATCAATTTGAAATTGATACAGGTATTAATATTATATCTACAATTCATGGAAAAGATACCGATGAAATGCTTGATAGTCTTGAAAAACAATTTACAGAATATAATTCCCAATCAAAAGATCATAAGCTTCGCTCAGATGACGAATCAATTGCAATCTATAATAAAACAAATGTAGATCGATATAATGATATAAAAGGATTTTTATTAAAAAGTAGACAGATAGAAAATTCAGAGAGAGTAACTTCTACTGATGGAAAAACTTTAAAAGCAGACACAACTCATTATTTTGGAGAATTCGTGTCCCAAGTCTACCAGAACATGCAAGCTGTGAATGAAGCAGAATCGCTCAAATCAAAGCAACACAGAAGGTTTAATGATTGTCCTTACTTTACTCCTTCAGAGATGATAGATATGGGTGTCTATACAAATGGTAATTTTTATTCACCCTTTGCAGATAATGATGGACTTATTACAGGTGTACGAATTCCATTATGGTTTGATTCTTACAAGAATATGTGCATGGATCATATATTCGAAGATTATAGAAGTGATTGGATTGATACACTAGATAAACTGTATTCTGATTTTGAGGATATTAAGGCTTCTGGGAATGAAGAAAAGATCCTAGCAAGAAAACAATCAATACTAGATTTAGGATGGAATCCAGAGATTGCTTTTAACAGAAAGAATCGTTTAAAAGCATCCAAACGAGTATCTGATATATTAGATAAAACTATTCCGAAAGATGTCTTTATTAATTTGGATGATATTCCTGAAAGTGATGATGAAATATTAAGCGAATCTGTAAGCAAAAGTACCCATAAACCTGTATTTCTAATCTTCACCCAAGGATCAACACCAATTGTATCTCAAGGAATTAAATTATTTACTGGTAGTGAATATTCTCATGCTAGTATTTCATTTGATCCTGAATTGAATGAAGTGTATAGTTTTAATATCAGAGAAAAATCTGGATTCATTCGCGAAAATCTAAGTTCCTTTGGAGAAAATGTTATATCAGTAATGACATTCTTTGCTCCAAATAAGATTGTTCAACAATTGAAAGATAAGGTAAAAGACTTTGAAGATAATAAAACTACATTTGACTTAAGAATCTTTCTTAATAAGATTCTTCATATAGACCATAAAGTAAGCAAAAATGAATATCATCAAGTTTGCTCTACTTTCGTAGATACTGTATTAAAATCTGGTAGTATTAATCTTACAGGAGATATTAATATTCCAGACCCTGGTCAGTTATACGATCATGCCAAGTCAATGCCAAATAAAATCATTGAAGTGTTTAATGACAAAGCTCCAAAGTATGACGGTAAAAAGACAAAACGAAAACTGACTACATTATTAAAATCTTCTGATATTGAAGGAATTGAAGAAAGTTACAAAAATGATTCGATTCAATCACAAGTTGATTCAATAATCAATGATACCATTACTTATTTAAAACACTATACATCAACGCCTCAATATAAATCCAAATATAGTAAATATAGATTCTTTAAACTTATTAATATTCATAAAGTAGAATATGGAACATACGGTGGTATTATGGTAGTTAATGATTCCCCTTATCAAAATTCTTCAGAATTATATGATATAGATTATGATTCTGATAAAATCGATAAAAATGCAATAGATTGGTATAATGATCTTTTAAAAAAAGGAAAAAGTTATGCTAAATCAAAATGTAATGATTCTTTATTACGAAAAATTGATATCGATAGTGGGGATGGTGATGAAGGCGTTATATATTTTAATAAGAAGAAAAATTTATCATTATATGATAAGATGCCTAAACATCATAAAAATGAAAATGTACCATCGGATAATCCTTATAAAAATTTAAAAACGTCGGAACAAATAGCATTAGGTGTAGGTATGGGTATTGGTGATGTTATAAGTAAAGCACTTTTTAAAGAATCAACATCTATTCTTAATGAAGCTTGTAAAGATATAAAAAGTGCTAGAGAATTTGTATCTAAAGTTGGTGAATTGGCTAAAAAATATGATGCTAATTATTTTATAGTAACTGATGGAGCATCTGGAATACATAATAATGGAAATCCTGCTGTTAAAAATGCTAGAGATTCACAAATAAAATGGGAAAAAAAACATGGATTTGACCCAGATGAAGATTGGTCTAAAAAATCTATAAAAGAATCATCTTTTATTAATGATAAAGGACAGACTGTTCCTAAAAAATGTCCAGAATGTGGTTCTGATGTTGGAGTATTTATAGAAGGTGAACCAATTTATAGATGTACGAATAAAGAATGTAAAAAATATTTTGGTGTTGTAAAACCTCCAACACATAAATCTATAAGAGAACAAACTTCTATTTTTAATGAAGTAAAACAATTTCCTATAGAATTTGATAAGGAAGGAAATCTTATTATATATAAAGCTCGTACTGGAACATTAGCATTTGGAGATGAAATTGATGATTCTGTACAGTTATTAGAATCGTACAGAAATCAATCGAATATTGAAGGGATGAAATATGAAATTGCAAAGTTATGGTATATTAATGATTGTATAGAAAAGAAGTTAAAGAAACGACTTAGTAATGACCAATATAAAGAACTGATTGATAATCGGTCTGTATGTTTAAATTCATTTAAGTATAACTTAGAATATATCATGAAGTATGAAAAAGGATTTAACTTCTCAGACTACTACAATTCAACACCATTCTCTGATAATTCAGTTAAAATAACTTCTAGTACAATCGATTATACAATCAAAACGATTAAAGGAATCTTATAAAGTATCACGGATGGCTAATTGTCATCCGTGTTATTTTTGTAATATAATACTTCGCAAACATTCCTATAAATACCCAATAAGGAGGTTGATGAATAAATGCTTACAGCAAACAAGATTTTAAAAGAATTGGATAACAAGAACATTACAATCGAACCATTTGATATCAAATGTTTAAATCCTAATTCTTATAATGTACACTTATCTAATATACTTAAAGAATACGATAATAGACATGTTCTTGATGTAAAACAAGATAATAGTAGATTCTGTATTACCACTATTATTCCTAAGGAAGGATATGTTTTAAAACCAGGCATTCTTTATATTGGTTCTACAGTAGAAACTATTGCATCCGATAAATTTATCTCTGCAATTGATGGAAGAAGTTCTATTGGTAGACTTGGAATGCAGGTTCATCTTACAGCAGGATTTGGTGATATTGGTTTCAATGGAACTTATACACTAGAGATTACTGTAGTGCAACCTGTTAGAATCTATCCAAATCTTGAGATTGCACAAGTGTATTTTGAGAAGCCAGATGGCAAAGTAGATTTCTTATATAAAGGTAGATATCAAGGACAACAAGAACCAACTGAATCTAAATTCTATTCGAATTCTAATGATATTAAAGGATATCATTATAGTAAGTAAGGAGAATGTGTTATGAAAATGAACAAATTGGAACTGGGTACAAAATTTTATATTTTTGAATCTGAAGATGAATATAGAATTTTATATTTGGTAAAGAAGAACGAACACGATGGAATCTTCATGGATGAAGAAACCTTCGAAACTAAAACAATCGACGAGAATCAGCTTGGTGTAGATTATACGTTGATGCTTGATTCTAAAAACTTTTTCTTTGCTAGGTTCAAACATTGTTTTGATAAGAAACTAGCATTATGGTATAGTAATAACAATATTATTACTTTCGCCAAAGAAGACCCAAACTTTAAAATGTTTGATTTAGATTGTTGTGTCAGAATAACTTTGTATAAGTATATGAAGAAATCAGTTTTAAACCATCTTATTAACAATATTATTAAACTTAACCATTCCGATGTTACAGTAGATGATTCTGATATTAATACTATTTGGAATGAGTATTTTATTAATTATCTTAACAATGATACAATTGTTGTTGATTATAATCCATATCTTGAAGAAGTAGATATGGATAAGGTAGCTGAAGAAAAAGCTCAAATTCCAGATAGTATTATTGATGACGCAGAAAAGTTATTAAATACTTTCATCGCATATTATCAAGTATATGAGTATGATAATAGTATTGACTTAGACAAAATAAATATGCATTATTATATGGTATATCAGAATGACACATATTATCTTGTATTGTATGGCATTGATAAAGTCCGCCAAGCTGCATATGATGCAGAAGTCATAAGAATCAATTCTGATGTAGCAGCGTTTATGCTTAAGTAAACTAACTATTATTTGTATACAATAATAGTGATAAGCAGAGACAATCTGCTATCAAATATAAATTATATAGGAGGAAATTATCATGAGTAATTTCAACAACAACCAGAAGAAATACGCAAACGTGGCAGACTGCCCAGAGCTGGCAGCAATCAAGGCTTTGAATGAAAGTCTTATCGGCAACCATAATTATAATCTTGGTGAAGCTGATGAAGAAACTGAAAAGCTGAATCTGAAGGAATTGTCTATTCCAGCTGAAGACATCATTCTCAAGGAATCTTATTCTGAAGACTTTTTGATTGAACAGTCTGAATTGGAGAATTCTGTATTTGGTGTATTCAGTGAAATCTTCGCAGATATCTTTTCTGTAAAGCTGATGTTCACATTGGAAAAGGGTTATTATTTCATGTGCTCTTTCCGTTATATGACAGAAGAACAGTTCAAGCAGAAGCAGGCAGATTGTCAAGATACTATGGTACGTTGCATCAATAGTTCTGTAGAACCGGATGCAGCTACAAAGACATCTGTTGCAGCAAACATTATGATGTTGGTTCAGCATCAGACAACTAATGCATATGACGCAACAAAGTATGCAAAGGTAACTAAGGAAGCTAAGGAACTCCTTACAAATCTTTTGTATTTCAGTAAGCAGAATCAGAAGAAGAAGTGGATCAAAGGTGAAAACTATTTGATTACAAATCAGACTGGTTCGAGTTTTGATGGTAGAACTTATTCTAACATCATTGGTAGTGTTTATCTTGATGCAAAGAAGGTAATTGCTATGCTCGGTTCTCCAGCAGGAGAATCTAAGAAGTATGAATATAACATCATTCCGATTACGTCGAATGTTACGAATACGAATGCTATGATTAAGATTGAGAAGATCAATACTAAGACCAAGAATTATATTCGTAACAAGTATGGAGTAATGTTTGGTTAATTACTGAATTCATAAGATATGCACGCAAGAGACACATGTGGGATTTTTCCACATGTGTCTTTTTTTATATTAAGGAGGAAAACAAAATGGCTTTTTCATATACAATTGTAGAAAACATCGACCATACTTTTGAAGAGAAAGGAAACCTCTTCGGAGCAGTTAGAAAAATCAGATGGGGTGATAATCCTACTGAGAGACTTGAGGTTAGAAAATGGATTTCTAATCCAGATGGTACAGAAACCTGTAATAAAGGTTATACTTTTATGACAGAAGATGGACCTTCTGAACTGACAAAAACACTTCTTGGAATGGGCTATGGTAATACAAAAGAAGTACTTGACATTCTTCAAGAAAGAAATGATTTTAGAAAATCTCTGAATTCAGTTCTTGGTAAGGGTGATGAATTATTCGATGAATCAACTGGAACTCTTGAAGATGATTACTATGATCCAAAGAGTTTGATTGGTGATTAAGATGGACAAAGCACTTTATGGTATCTTTGATTCTATAAGCAATAAACGATATAACGATGCTATTCCAAATTATGATAATGATGATGGAGTAGACATTGTTGAATGTACACAAGAATGTAAAGATTGTTCTTATAAGGATTGTGTACAAGATAGATGTTTATTTGAAACTTGTATGAAGAAAATAACACCATTCTCAATTCCATTTCATACAACGTTTTACACAAAATGTAAAATTTGTGATAAAGAGATAGAAGTGATCTTTAAAGAAGGACAGCATCCATTTAATGATATGCCAGTACTTTGTGAAGATTGTCTTAACAAGTTAAAGAAACTGATTATGGGTGATGAAAATTGAACAAAGCTTTAATGTTCCAAAAATTTGTTAAGTATAATATACTTGACCAATTTGTTAACGGCCATTCTGGTAGTGTTTTAAAACGAACTCCTATTGATATCTTCATTGATATTCAATCAGTGTATAAAAGAATCCTATCAGAAACATTATTAATAAATGATGTCAAAGTGTTATCTGTGAATATATTAAATCTTGCAGGTCACTATAGACATTTTTTTAAATCAAGGTATAACGTAAATACAAGAATCTATATTGTAAATGCGTTTGCCGCAAGTGAGAATATATTTGAACAGTTGAATGCTATGAATAGCGATATGTTTACAATCGTTAAAAAGATAGCACCATACTTTCCAGAGGTTTATTATATTGAGAGGTCAAATCATTATAGTAAAGCTTCATCAGTGATATTTAGTCTAATCAAGAGTGAATCAATTCCGATGAATCATTCTTCTTTAGTAATATCCAATGATGTGTATTCTTACCAAATCCCAGCATTTATTCCATCTTCATTTGTCATTCGACCAAGTATCAATACGAAATTCATTACATTTACTAATGTAATTGATATGATGTATCCGAGAAAAGGTTCTACTGTAACCTCAGATCTTAATCCTGGTTTATTACCATTGATCATGGCACATCACAAGTGTTTAGATCTCGGTATGACCATGATTGATAATTTCAAGAATACAATCAAACTGATAAGAGAGATGATCAGTAAAGGACAAATCCTTAATGGTTATAACTCTCCAGTAGTATTGAAGTTAATAGAGTCTGAAGATATATTCAAGAGAATTTGTATTTGTGATCTTATATTCAACACTACGATGTATGAAAACTCATATGAAGCTCTTGTTAATAATTGGACTGTGCACAAACAGTGTGATTATAACAGCTTAGCGAATATATTGGATAAGGCTTTTAATGTAGATGAAGAGAACATTCTTAACTACCTATTCTTACTTGAAGTTGATGGATAAATCATAATACAGCAGTCTATGGAAAGAGATGCAGATAGCTTGACGCTATCTGTGTTTCTTTTTTGTTTTGTAACTTTTTTATAAAGAAAGGGGAGATTATAATGGCAAAAAAGGGAGAACAATATAATTATAAAGTTGTAATGAAATACATTGATTCTACAAATACTGAAGTTGTGATAGATTCTGATCAATTACAGTATATTCTTATTGATAAAGATTTTGACAATACGAATATGCCTGTGATTACAATATTTGGTTCTATTGAAAAGAATATACTTGATGATATGATTAGACATGTTAATGACAATCTAGTCACACTAGGTATCTATAAATATGATAGTACAAATCAGATGGATAATATTACTGAAAAATACTTCAATGATAAATTCATATATATATTAAATGAAGACTTATCTAGAACGGATAAAATTGACAATCCAAATGGTATCGATTCTAAAACTGGTAATCGACAATATAGAGAAGTTACATTATTCTTAATACAACAAGATGCAATTAATAACAATCGAAATACGATTAATGGTGTATATCATAATGCTAGTATGAACTCATTAATTTTACAATCTACTAACTATTTAGGAAATATGCTATTAGAACCAATTCGATATGATACAAAGTATGACCAAGTAATCATTCCACCAATTGATTCAATTTCTCGGTATATAAAGTATCTGAATGATAATCTTGGGACATTTTATGATACTTCATATAGATTCTTTATTGATTTTGATACTACATATATTATATCATCATCAGGTAACCCAATACGTGCTCGTAATCAATATATTTATACAATTGTCTTAGATATAAAAGAAATTGATAAAGATGTTTCTGAAGAACCAGGTGCATATGTAGATTTAAGAGCAGGGAAATATACAATCGGAATTGATGCTTCGAAAGTAGAATATTCAAAGAACAATGTTTCGAATAAGATTGTAAATAAAGTTACCGTAATCAATTCTAAGGGAGATGTATTTGAACAGGATATAACTGATAATAAAGCTAACGTAACCAATACGATTAATCAAGTTATGAATGTATCAAACAATGACCAAAATACAATCAATCCAATCGTGTATAATATTGAATCTGCTAATGTAACGATTAGTATTGTAAAGAATGATTTAGATGCATCTTTGTTTACTCTTAATAAAGAATATATTATAAATGACCCTGTACATGAATCCTATTCTGGGAAGTATATACTATTACAATCTCAGCAGTTATTCATAAAACAGAATGGTGATTTTATAATGAGTACTGTATTAAAATTCAAAAAAGCAAATATTACTTCAGAATAAAAATCCAGAGCACATAAAAGTGCTCTGGATTTATTTTTATGGAGTATTCATCCAATCATCCATCCAATTTCCAGAATCATTATTATTAGAATTATTATTGTCGGTATTAGGGGAATCAGCAAACTGATCGATAGTGAAAGGGTCTACATTGGATGGTCACTGCCAGGAATTATCATTTGTTGTTTCAGTTTCTTCTGCAGGTTGACTTTCAGGTTCAGGTTTATTTTCCGGTGCAGGTTTATTTGGTGCAGGTTTATTTTCCGGTGTTTCTTCAGATTTATTAGAAAGTTTTTCTACATTTTCACCTGCATTCATATTAAGAACTCTAGTTCTAGTAGCTTTGTTCTCATCTAATTTTTCAGCACCAGGATTAGAAAGGTACCATTGAACGTGTGCTTTTATTAATGTAAAGAAATCAGAATTTGCATTTTGAAAAGCAGTAAATGCTTTTCTTACAATAGTAGATGCGACATTTGTCATTTCATTCAATACAACTTGTCTATTCCATATTTCATTTTCAAGTAATGTAGCAGCTTTTTTCTTAACTTCATCAGTTACATTACCTGTAGTCTGATTATTAGCATTAACATCTTTAGCAGTACCGTTTACTTTAGGTGCAGTTTGTTGATGAAGCTTATTATTTGCTTCGACAGCTTTTTTACTTTCAACTGAACCTGTGTTGTTCAAATTAGTTTTGGATTGTTTGCTAGTAGGTGATGAATCATTATTAGAAGACCCACTAGATGCATTTTTTAATTGCATTTCGTTTAAAAAACTATTATACCCAGACCAAAGATTTGCACTTTCATCACTAGCAGTTTCACCTTGTTGATTTGTGGGTTGTGTTGCTCCTTGGGCTGCATTTGTCTGAGATGCATTAGTTGTTCCTTCGGACGCTGCATCTTCAACCTTTTGAGCTGCTTGTTGTTCTTCTTGTTTTGCGTTTTGTTTTGTTTTTTCAGCACCACTATTGACAGCTTTTGTTACTTTATCTTGTTGTGTTTTTACATATGTTTCCATGGATTTATCAAGATCATCCATTTTTTTAGTAACGTTATTTACAATCTTTTGTAGTTTGTTTAAATAAGATTGTCCTGCATAAGAAACGTTTATAACTGTTTGGAAGTTGTTATCAATATATGTATCATCCCAAGATACTTCATCAATAGAACCGCTAAACCAAGCTGACATTGTAGCTGGCATATCAGCATTACCATTAGAGTCAGTCTGTTTATATGAGTCAAAATTTTTCAATGTTGACCAGTATTGTGATTTAGAGAACACTTCATAAACTTTATCTTTAGCTTTAGCATTATCGATTTTTTCTGGTACAGTTGCTTTTTCAATACTTTCTGCACTATCAAATACTTTTACATCGATATATGCAGATTTACCATCAATCTGACCTTGTTCTCCTCCTTGTGCTTTTTCATCAGCATAATTAGTCATATCCTGGAGCATACAAGCAGAATCTACATTATCTACCATGTCAAAGATTCTAGGAATACCTTTAAATCTATCTTTTACATCAGAAGCTTCACCGGCGTTCCATTTACATTTTGTAATAATGAAGTTATATTTATCAATATACTTCTTTTGTTCAGCGAATACACCAGATAATGCTGCAGAAAACTTAGTAAAGATTTTCTTAAAGAAATTTTTAATCTTATTAAAGAAATTCTTAACTTTATCAAAAAATGTACCTTCATTAAGAACAGTCATTTCATTGATTGCTTGTTTGTTGCCACTGGCTTTAATCAAACATTCATTAACATATCGTTCCATATCTCGATCTTGTTCATAGATTGCATTGAGAAATTCCATATTTCTCCATTGTCTATCTAATGAAGATTCTGTATCGAGAATTGTATTTTCAAAACAAAATTCCATTTATTTCACCTCCAATATTAATAATTATCTTTATTAGAACGTCCTACAATCTTGTTCAATGCTTTATATAGAATCTTCTTGTCTTGCTTAAAACAATCCTTAGCTGCTTCTAGTTTAGCAGTAAATGCTTGTGTATGAATTGTACACATTTCATTTACTTTCGCAGATTGTACCTTCATATAGTTATTCAGTTTATCAAAAGTAGATGAATCATAAACTTTTCTATTATTCATCGTACTTATATTACCTGTAATCATTGTTCCAATTTGATTAGCACCAAAAGTATTCGGCATTGCATCATAAATACCTAAAGTCATTTGCTTATCAGCCTTATTAAGCTTAACCAACTTATCTAGATATTTTTCTAATGCTTCATAATCTTTAATCATTTCTTTTTGAGTTTTTTCAATTGCCTTAACAGTATCTTTGTACTTATCAAAACGTCTATAAGCTTCTGTAACAAAACCACTATCAATCGTAATACTGGATGGTTCATTATCATCGTTTCTGAAAACTCTAAACAATTCTTCTGGAAATTCAGACGAATCAAACTTTTCATTACTTTTATTGATAACCAATCCTCTAAATTTATCATAGAAATCCTCAAGATTGTCTTGAAGATCAGTTAGTTTAGTATCTAACTTTGCATTTAATTTATCTGTTTGATTTCTTCTTTCAGATTCTGTTCCAGTAGACATATCTAGATTATTTTTATTGTTATCACTATCATACCAAGTGTCAAAATAATTTTGTCCTTGAGTTGTGCTAGTAAATGCAGACAAAGCATTTGCAGCAGGCATTGTTGAATCTTCGATATATGTAAATTCATATCCCTTGAATTCAAACTCATCATTATAACCAAACTTCGATAACAGTTTGTGATGTTTCTTGATATACTTTTCATTAGAGAACAGAGAGTTCATTTTAAGAACGAATTGCTTAAATATCTTCTTAATCCATTCGATAAATTTATGAATGATTTCTTTAATCTTATCAAAGAATCCACTAAAGGATTCTGTGATAATTTCATCATCTCCATAAGAACCAAGTACATTCTCATAGAATGTCTTTTCAGCATCGATATAATTTTGTCTCATATCCAGAATAAAGTTATATCCTTCTTGAACAAAAGAGAAGTTCTTAACACTATCATCAAGACATTGCATATGATCAAAATTAATCATATCTGCTGGAGAAGATGTACCATCTGTAGATTCATTCAAAAGAATATTATCTAAAGAGAATAATGACATTTAATTACCTCCTTTATAGAATAAAGGCTGGGACACCCAATGGTATCCCAGCCCTGATTTATAATCATCTGATATAATCAGAACTTCTGATTTTATACAAGCTTTACAGAGCTAATGAAGTCATAACCACCATCATAGCTACGATCATCATCATAACTGTAATCATAAGATTCAGTCATCTTCTTAGAAAGATTGATAACCTTAACAGCGATTTCCTTAGCTTGAGTACAAGCATCCTTTGTTGCAGTCATCCATGCAGCAAATGCTTCTGTAATACATTCGGATACACCACTATAGATTGATTGATAAAGAGAAGAAAGTTGAATAATAAGTTCATTTCCATTAATTTCAGTACCTTTATCTTTTTCTTTGAATAAATCTTTATTCTTTTTGATAAGATCGTTTTCTTCTTTATCCATTTTCTTAATAAGACTATCGTAACCTTTAGTAATTTTTCTTTCAGAAGCAGAAATATCATTTGTAATCTTCTTATAATCTTTCAAGAAATTCATCATACCCGAAATACTACCATAACAGTTTTCAATATCCTTCTTTTCTAAAGTATCTTTAGAATCTTCATCATTTCTGAAAACTTTAAACAATTCTTCAGTGAATTCCTTAGCATCAATACCAGAAGGATTTTCAAAATTAACTGGAATGATTTGAGTGAAAGAGCCGTCTTTCAATCCAATAATAACACTCTTACGTATGTTATCTTTAATATCTTCCAGCTTTTCTCTAATTGAATGAATATAATCTTTGTTCAATTTATCTGGTCCTTCTCCAACATCAACTGCTCCGGCACTAGTAGTTGGTACTACTCCAGCTGGACCAATTTTAACAACAATTGTATCATTTGTTGCAATTGTACCTCCGGTATCAGCTATTTTGGATCTTTCTACGTCAATTTTATTATTGTTTTTAGCTGTATTTGCTGGTGTTGGCTTAATTTTTTTTGGAGTTGTTGTCTGAGCTAATGCATCATCGAGTGAGTCTGCACCGTCATCGGTAACTTTAATTGATTCATATGATGTAACGCCCATCTTATTCAAAGTTTCAACTAGCTTTCCTTGTTCTACAAAGTCTTTAAGATTTTGATTACCGGAAGTACATTGTACTTTAATTTCATCAGCTTTAGCTTTAACTAAAGTTACATTTTTAAAGTTATATCCCTTGAAATCCCAGTTGTTAGAAACCTGAGACCAATTCTTGATAACTTCCTTTTCATACTTTGTTGCGAAGTCCTTTGTATCACCAAACCAAGACTGCAGTTTAGCCATGAAAGTATGGAAAATCTTATGAATCTTTTCGATAACCTTCTTAAAGAACATCTTAATCTTTTCAAAGATACCTTTAATATTTACAGATTCATATAATACATCGGTATCGCCGGTTTGTTCAATTGCAGCCAATTCAGATAATGCAATGCTCTTCATAAATGCATTATGATTTGCATTGATTTCAGAAGCAGCAATAATACCAAGCTGATGATAGTTAAAACTTTCACCAACAAATGGTTCTACCTGAGTATAATTACCAACGAAGCTAGTGCCATAACCGCCGGTATAATTAGTATAAATACCCATTATTTATTATCTCCTTCCTATATTAATAACCTACAGATTCCATTACTGTATAGAGTTGTTCTGCAGCAACATCACCCATAGCATTCGCATATTCTACAGATTCCTTATGAACACCAGAAGACCAAGCAGCTGCTGCTGTCCATACCTTACGAGCCTGAGCAAGTACAAACTTATTTACTTCCATGTATTCAGAAGTGACCTTAGCAATAACTTCCTGGTCATTACCTGCGATTTTCTGGAGAGCATGAATTGTCTTTTGAAGATCTTCAGTGGTTGCAGAATTAGCGGCACCGTAAGCAGCATCATTAGCGTGACTAGTATCAGTTTCAATACCATTTTCATAATCTGTACCACTGCGTTTAGAAATTCTTTTAGTAGAATTCGAATCAGCGAATTTTACTTCTAAATCATTTGTTTTACCTTTAATATTTTTAATAGTAGGATTCTTAGACATATACTTAGCTAATGTATCATCATCCTTATTAAGATTATCAATAATGCTATTGATATTCTTCTCAGCATTGTCATTAAACTTCTTAATATTCTTGGTCCATTTTTCACCTTCATTGAGGACTTGTTTAATCCATGCTGCAGAGAAATAAGAACCAGATTTTACATCATCGTCGTCAATATCATCTTCATCATCAAATAGATGATCCATTACATCTGTATGTAATTCTGTAAGATCTGTACAACAAGAAACATATTTTGTTATAATGGCATTCTTTAGATCTTCTGCATCTGCATCATCGATTTTTTTAGGTGTATCGTAATCGGAACCATCAATGGGATTAGTAAAAACAATTTTAGCATCAGAATTTGTAATATTAAAAGTATATGCAAGCTTCATACCGGTTTTATCTGTTCCATATCCAAACAATGTATCGACGGCACCCATGATGCCTTCTTTACCAGACTTTGGTACTCTGATCTTTTTACATTTAAAGCCCTTCCAGTTAGAATACTTGATAATTTGTTTTTCATATTTCTTTACCAAGTCCTTGCCATCTTTAAATGCACCAGTAATCTTTGCAATAAACGCAGCGAAGATACCCTTGATCTTAGCAATTAGCTTTTTAAAGGTTTCGATAATCTTCTTGATCAAATCTGTAAATGCATTTTCATTTACATATCCATATCCTTCTTGGATAGAACGGACTTCAGCAATATCTCCTAAAATCGAACTTTCGAAAATAGCCATATCATTACGCTGACAATCAGCTAAGATATGTGCACAACCGAATGCAGCATCATATGCTTCATTCATTGGAATTTCGGAAGCATAATCATATGCTTCACCAAAATATCTATTAGAAGTATAAATACCCAATTGTTTTACCTCCTTATATGTAATTTGATTTAAATATCAAAAGATTTACACACATTTTATCTATATGTTTGTAATTATAAATTTAAAGGGAATCTGTGCAATTGGGATGTATAATTGTTACCCAACGGATTCCATTACTGTATAGAGTTGTTCTGCAGCAACATCACCCATAGCATTCGCATATTCTACAGATTCCTTATGAACACCAGAAGACCAAGCAGCTGCTGCTGTCCATACCTTACGAGCCTGAGCAAGTACAAACTTATTTACTTCCATGTATTCAGAAGTGACCTTAGCAATAACTTCTTGTTCATTTCCAGCAAGCTTTTGGAGAGCATGAATTAACTTCTGAATATTTTCAGTTGTTCCAAAAGCATTACTTTTTTTATCGGTATTAATTTCAATATCATTGTTATTTTCGAAATCAGTTCCAGAACTTTTTGAAATTCTACCATTACCGGAATTATTATCATATGATAATTTAGCTATCGCTGATTTACCTTTAAGTCTAACTTCTCCTGGATGTTTAGACATAAATTTTGCAAGATTATCGTCATCTTTATTAAGATTGTCAACGATAGTATTGATATTCTTCTCTACTCTATCATTAAATTTCTTAATGTCTTTTGTCCACTTTTCACCTTCATTAAGTACTTGTTTAATCCATGCTGTAGAGAAATAAGAACCAGACTTTACATCATCATCGTCAATATCATCTTCATCATCGAATAGATGATCCATTACGTTTTCATGAAGTTCAGTAAGATCTTTACAAATACCACCTTCTAGATAATTTTCTACAATAGCATTTTTTAGATCTTCTGCATCTGCATCATCGATGGCTTTTACACCTTTGGTAGCGTTATATTCAGTATGACCAGGAATTGGATTAAATGAATTCAAACCACTCCCAGTTCCAAGAGTAAAAGAATAGTTCACTTGAATACCAGTACCATTTTCATCATACTTAAATAAGGTATTAACAGCAGATTTAATATTCACATTAGTACTCTTCGGAATTCTGATCTTCTTACACTTAAAGCCCTTCCAGTTAGAATACTTGATAATTTGTTTTTCATATTTCTTTACCAAGTCCTTGCCATCTTTAAATGCACCAGTAATCTTTGCAATAAACGCAGCGAAGATACCCTTGATCTTAGCAATTAGCTTTTTAAAGGTTTCGATAATCTTCTTGATCAAATCTGTAAATGCATTTTCATTTACATATCCATATCCTTCTTGGATAGAACGGACTTCAGCAATATCTCCTAAAATCGAACTTTCGAAAATAGCCATATCATTACGCTGACAATCAGCTAAGATATGTGCACAACCGAATGCAGCATCATATGCTTCATTCATTGGAATTTCGGAAGCATAATCATATGCTTCACCAAAATATCTATTAGAAGTATAAATACCCAATTGTTTTACCTCCTCTGTTTAAAATAGAGATGAACTTGATGCAGCAGAATCTGGCAATTCATCCACAATATCACTTACTTTGTATTTCTTGTTATCTTCTTTTTTAATATCTTTCGCAGCTTTTGGTTCAGCTCCGGAAGTTTCTACTGCAACAAATCTAGAAACTTTTCTAAACTTTTCAGCAGTTTTCATTTGTTTAGAAGAAATATTCTTTCTTTCTTCTTTCGTCAAGTCAAGTCTGTTATTCTGTACATTATATGCATTTACTTGTAGTAAGTCAGCTTGTACTTCAAAGAAGTCAGCAACCCGTACTCTATTATAATAAAAAAGAAAGATAAGTTCTCTGATTACTGGAATAATGCAGAATAATAAACCTGCAATTCCGATAACTGCAGCACCGACACCAATTCCGCCATAAATACCAAATCCAACAAAGTTTTTCTTCTTTGCAGTTTCGTCAAGAATATGCATCATAGTTTTTTCAACTTGACCCTTATTATAAGCACTATTGAATGATTCAATATTCTTGAAAATCATATGACCTTTTGATTTTGTTAAAGCAGATTTATCAATCATTACTTTCATTGTATCTTCAGATGGTGCTTTAACAAATTCTACACACATAGATACCATATAGGATGTAGCTTCAATTACGGCTAACACCATTGTATTATATGTAATCATTGGAAGTTCAGCATTTACTGCATATGCTTTTATCCAGATATCTTGACTATCAATCAAATTGTCAATACATTCATTGATTGTATCTACAGGATATGTATCTTGTTTAAATTCGATAAGAAGTTGATGCATTGTCTGTAGACAATTTATAAGTGTATTATAATTGGACAGTTTTGTAATAGAACCCTTGGTCATTTCAATTTCACCAAAGTCAATATCATCTACTTTATCTACGACATTATCGTATAATTTAGATGTCAGAGAAACAAGAATCTTATTCTGATCAGCTTCATTAACAGCAAGAAGAACTTTACGAGTTTCTCTATCGGTAAAATCAAAGAATTCATTAATTGCATGTGTATATTCTGGAGACCGATAGATTACTTCTGCATCTTCTTTTAGTTTTTGTCTTTCTTTCTTCTTTCTATGAATAATATCATCTACTTTAGATCCGATACCTTTTCCTATCTTTTTACCAGCAGCATTAACAAAATTACCACCGGTAATAGCATTACCGATAGCTTCACCAGTTTTAGCACCAGGCTCTGATTCCCATTCTTGTTTTTGTTTTTCAATATTAACCGCAGTCTTATTAGTAAGATCTCTAGTGATTTGTTCAGGATCAGCTTTCTTAGCTTCCTCCAAAGCTTCATCATCTTCAAGTTTAATATACTTTCTATCATAGGAATCTTTTACTCGTCTATTACCAAGACCAAATTCAAAATCGTAATGTCGATGACCAGTAACTTTTTCTTTTTTCTTTTGACTTCCTTTATCCCCAATTTTTACTTCAAATCTAGATTCTTTATGTTTTTGTTTGCTAATTCCTTCTTCTAGAGAACAACCAACAATATTACCATCAGCATCTTCTTTGAATGTAACCGTTTGAGTACCGGATTTTTTATCAGCCATCTTTTTACCAATCCATGTATTGTTTTTGGCACGTTTACCTAATTCACTAGATTTATCTTTAAGGTCTCTAGCGTTCTTTTTTACAGTATCTTTATAACTGTCTTCATCATCTGCTTCATTCATGATCCCCATTAATTCTAAATCAGAAAAAATAGCCATTTCATAAACCTCCTTTCTTATCTACTTACTTTAGATAGAAGATTTACCATCTTCTTATAGCTATTATCACTAGCTTCTCGTTCAAGACCAGAGAAAGGAATCATTTCGTATGTATCATCTCCAGTATCATAGAGAATAGAAGCAACTTCTGTAGATTGGTTAAGAATACAAATACACATGAAGTTATAAGAATCTAGAATCTTACGAGCATTTCTAACTTCAAGAATATCTACATTGTTAACCTTCTTTAGATAATCAGCATCGTTTTCAGATAATACTAATGTAGTGATTGCAGTAGCATCATTATACATTCTAAGAGAACGTCTAAATTTACTCTTAGCAGAACGTCTTTCTAATACTTTCCACAGTTTATTAGAAGTAGCTCTCTTACTATAAGATAAAGCATCCATCTTAGCATTATCAATTGCAAATAAGAAATCACGGAAAAATGCAATTTCATTAGTAGTCGCTCTTATAAAGTTTGTAAGAATATTCTTATCATCAAGCTTACCACTAATTCTATTGCAAATATCAGCAGAAGAAATAGGATAGATTTTAGCTTTAATACCAATTACAGCGGTGTTAATATTATCACCGTGTTCTCCATGACGCATGAAGTTAATAACCATCATTGTTGGCTGTAATTCATTTGCTTTCTTATATTCGGTATTAAGCATAACACTGGAATGATAAGAAGCCATATTCTTCATATAATCTGCATAATCTTTATCATTAGAGAATCCAGATTTATAAATATTTCTTCCACCATATCCACCACCGCTAGTGTTCTGTACTTTGTTAACACCATTTCTTTGATCCATTCTAGCTTTGGCTAGTTTATATTCTTTGTCTTCATCAGGTGTATGAGTAGTTTTGGATTCATAATCTGCTATAATTGTAGCATCTATCATTTCAATATCTTTTGTATCATCATGGTTGTATGTATGATTAATATATCCACCACTACTATTATTTCCACTATTATTCTTTTTCTTTTTTCCTTCGTTGATGATCATATCATTCATACCAGTGCGATATCCAGGAATAATCTTGAAAGATTCAAGACTACTTTCCTTTGTGTCATCGGGTAAAGTATAGTTGGATTCTCGCAAATCTTCTAATACAGTATTTAGTACTTCATGATCGATTTTAAGAGTCTGGTCATATGATTCACCAAATGTAGTTGCTAACTTATCAAGAGAATCTACATAAGAGTCCAAAGTCCCATCCATACTTCCTACATTAGAATGGAATTTTCTAACATAGTCGAAGACATCTTCATTGTTTCCGACACTAATTGAAGTAAAAAGAATATGAAGTAAAGATGCCATTTTCTTTTCATGGGCTTTAGCAATCATGATTGCATTATCTGGTTCAATATCAGTACTTACTAAAACAGGAAAAGTAAGAATCAAATCTTTTGTGGCTGAAGTAATAGACTTGAAACTTCTATTCGCTTTAGCATTATTGATGAATTGTACTTCGTCGTAGTCTTTCAGAGAAGTAAGAACATCGACAATATCACGAACAACAGATTCATGAAAATACTCTCTTCCGTACATATTTCTACCTCCTTTTCAAATTTTATAGAAATGTTCAAAAAAATAAAGTGTATCATTCAACGAACGTATATAATTATTTCACAATACGATTTACTAAATCATTGAACTGAGCTTCTGTAAGTGTAAATGAAATTCCTGCATTGACATTCTGCTTCGGTGCAAATACAAATAGATTATTTTGATCAGATACAATCATATCCTGAAGTTTGTTTAATCTATTTTCAATATCTGTTAATCTAGACTCGATTGCATTGAGTCTAGCAGTATCCTGATTATTACAATTCATTTGATTTGTCTGTCTTTTATATTCTCTATCATATATAGCATCCAATCTAGCATCGTTTCTAGCTTGAAATTCCATATTTCTCATCATTCCATCATAAATATCAGCCGTATTCATAATTAGCCTCCTATAACATTAACTAAAATTTAGTACAAAGTACAACATAATCTTTGAAGTTATGGGAGTGTTTCTTAGAATGATACACTCTATTCACATTTATAGTATATAAATGTGTATTACTTTACCCAGTTTAACATCATAATAAATCCTGAACATAGGAGGAAGGAGGTACTTATGGCTACGACAGATGAAAAGTTTTCTTTTATGAATACTTATCATAAAGGGAAAGATTTAAAATATGCTTCTGAATTAGCTGGTTGGAATGAGCACGTTCATTCAAGTGATTTATATGAAGCAGGTGAAAATTCAGGTATGTTGTTTTCTCCAATTACAAATAAGAAAGAAGAAAGAGGTGCTTTTAAAGAAGAAGACCTAGAAATACATGATGAAGATTATGAAAATATGCTTCATGATACAACATTATCTTCTCCAGAAGATATGCTTCATAATCGATTTAATAAGTTTAGTCGTTATGGATATCTTGACCCTGCTCATGAATTGGTCACTGGTAATAGAGAATACATATTCTTCTCAAAACCGGATTTACATTTAGTAGATACTGGAAATCCTGCAGATATGTATGATAAACTTAAAGTATTCCCGTTCTTTAAAGAAGCATTCTCTAGATACAAGTTAAGTTATTATTCATTACAACAGTATTTTGGGACTAGTACTGGAATATTAGAATCAAAAGGATTAAATATAGATTTGAATAATAAGTATATTAATTTACTTTCTAATATGGTTACAAGTTCTTTTGATTTACCTGATATTACAGCAACTGATGTTTTGAATAACCAAAACCTATATCAAACAAATACAAGTTATAGAGAAGGTTCTATTTCATCAGACCTTCAATATGATTTTAGCCTTGAATTCAAAGATACAAAATATCTAGATGTATACATGCTATTCAAAATCTATGATGAGTATTTTAGAAGTAAGTATATGACTGAGATAATGCCAACAAGATATGCTTATATTATGAATAAGATATATCCTGAAGCACTATCTATTTGGAAGATTATTGTAGATGATACCGGTAGAATTATGTATTGGGCAAAAGCAACTGGATGCACACCAATGTCTGTTCCGAGAGGCACGATCTCTAATATTGAAAATACAATTAAGTTTACTGTAAACTGGAAAGCTCAATTTATTAGAGATATGGATCCAATCAATCTAGCAGAATTGAATTGGTTAACAGCACGTTCATTGGGATTTAGTGGTCCAGGTGCAACTATGCATTTCTTCTTAAGTGAACGAAATATTAGCCCACTTGTAGATGGGAAGACTTGGGTAGGATATCCATATGTAATGAGTACTACAGGTTCTTCTTTAAGAACTGGACATCATACCACAGCCTCTTCTAATAGTACAGGTTTTCATAGATTGGTATGGATAAATTAAGTAAGAAGGAGGTAAAATATGTCTGTTAAAAAAACGGAAGAAACTACAGCTCAAAAGATTCTAAATTCTGATATATATGATATTACTAGATTCGTAGATGATATCAAAAAGAAGAATATAGATGGTATTGATAATGAAAAGGAAACTTTACTTGTAGGTATGTATGGATACATGGGATATCAATTTGCATCTTTATTACAAAATGCAATCGTAACCGCTTCTGAGTTATCAAATGAAGCGATCCCAACAAGAGCAAAGTTTGATAGAAATGTAATTACACATGCATTATCATTGGGTGTAGAAAAAGTAGCAGCAACCGCTGCAAATATGAAAGTTCTTTTAATGTTTCCTGAGAAAGCATTAAGAGCAAATATGATTGATGGTAAGTTTACGCTTACAGCAGATACTCCATTACGATTTGATGAATTCGAATTTCATACTGACTATGACATTACAATTAATTATGTAAAACTAGATGATAGCACTAACGGTAGTCAACGGAATTATGTTTATACTGCTTCTTATGATATGACTCATAAGAATCCTATTTCTGATTTAGATAACCCGTTCTTACCACCAATCGCAATTTTTAACTATGAAGAAGATAATATGGTTGTATTATCTACAAATCTTCATCAAGTTTACTACAAAGAAATCTATCAGAAAGTTTTGGACTCTGATGTAATTGCTAATAAGACTTTTAGTTTCTCATTTGATAAGCAGATGAGTCACTTTAATATTATTGTAAAAGAACCAGCTGATGGCACAACCGGTTCTAATGGTAATACTGTCTATCTAAATGCTGTTTATGATGGGTTATATAACCAAGAGATTGCAGAACAGAAGTATTGTTATTATCAGTATATTAATAGTAATACAATTCGAATTCGATTTGACCCATCTAATTATCAACCGCCTGCAAACTCTGACATAACAATACAATTATACACTTCAGATGGTGCCGGTGGTAACTTTGAATATTCTGAAGAAAAGACCATCCGATTGACTTCTGATAGATATACAAATCTTTATGTAATTGTCGCTCAGAGAGGTGATGATGGCTCATCTGGAGGATTGGATAGACAGAGTATTGAACAACTACAACATATCATTCCAAAAGAAGCATTATCTAGGGGAAGTATTACTACACTGACCGATTTAAGAAACTTCTTCAATAGTCTTAATAATGAAAATTCTGTTCTTCATGTATTTAGAAAAGAAGATAATATATTAGACAGAGTCTACTATGTTTATAATCTTATGAAAGATGCACAATTAAATGTGGTACCAACAAATACGATTCCAATTTACTTGGAAAGTACAAGACGAGATTCCAATAACGGTAATATCTATCTAGAAAGTGGTACTCCAGTATTCTATTATAAATTTGGTAAAGGTGCTAACTTACCGTTACTTAGAGATAACTATATTGGATACTTACAGCAGAAAGTAACAAATGTAGAGACAAATTATTCGTTTTATGATGGCACAGGTTTAACCACTTATCAAGGCACTCCAACCGATGAAGAAATGGAAATTTGGAATAGAGATTATTCCGGCTCATTTGAACATGAAAAAGTAATTCCTAATTTTGAATATAAGATTAAGAAACCAGAAACATCTTATGATTTCCATGAAAATGCGAATATCTATTTCAAACCGTTTTATAGTATCTGGGCAAATAATTACTATACTCAAATTCCAGAGGAAAAAGAATATTATGATAATTGGTTTTATGGAACTTGTAGAAGATGTAGACTAGCTAGAGCACAAGTTCCGTTAATTTCATATGTTATTCCTAAACTTTTTGGTCTCAATGAAATCGTTAAGAAAGATTATAATGATACCGTTTTTGATTTAGAATTAGAATATCAGGAAGTAAATGGTAGTGTAACCACAACAACATATTTCCCGAAAAGATATAAATATGATATGTCTGCAGCTACTGTTAAGGTATATGAGGCTGGTACAGGTAAGTATTTACCAGATGATCAAATGAATGAAACTGGTAAATATCTTACTATGACATTAATGCGACGTCATAATCCAGACGATACTTATATTTATGAAATTGCAAATATTGAATTAGATAGAGACTGTTTAAAATATCTTAAAACTGTAAGATTCTATTGTAATCGTATTTTTGATTCTCATAATCTTGTATTAGGTAGTGATAATAAATGTGAAATTGAGATTCCATTCTCTTTAACTAACAATCAACAAGAAGTGTATCTAGATATTTATGCATGGCTAATTAATATTTCTTTCTATGATCATACATTAGCGTTTAATAATTCACCGGTAACTTTAGACCAACCTTCTAATATTAATCGTACTTTTTGGGTTCCTGATTATTTTACTGATTTAAGTATGCTAAGTGATGAAAATAAAAAGATGTATGCTGTATTATTTATGAATACTTTTATGCGTCCATATATTGATAGCGATAATTCAGTATTAATTCTAGATACGATTAATACAATTGATGTATATTCTTACGATGGTCAAGGAAAGTATAGTTTTGATAATATGAGATTAACTGAAGGAGATTTGATTCGTTTTAGTACATATACAGAATCACAACATACCAGTGACTTTGCATACAAAGACCCATCAACTTGGACACTTGGGGAAGTACTGTCGATTGAAAGAAATGATGGTAGAATTATTAGCCTAGAATTATTAGTTAAGAACGAAGAATTAGGTACATTTGATACGATTCGTTATCGATTACCAAAAGTAGTTTCTAGCGATTATGGTAAAGAAACTTTTGATGATACTTGTATTGTATTAATATCTAAGATTACGAAGTTCTTATATACAAACCCATTGAATATCATTCTTAAAGACGATCCAACAATAGATTCTCATAGAATCACTGCTTCCTATTATCTTGATATTATTGATGAAACCCGTTATCAAGAATTTGAATGTGTAAATAGCAAATCACCAATTCAATTTATCTTACCGAGTATTAAAACTTATAGAAGCTCCTATCTATCTGACAATCGTTATAAGTATACAATTAAGATTAATATCAAACCGAATACTGGTTCAATTGATGAGAATATGATTAATCGTACACAAGTTATTGCTGTATTCTATAAGAAAGGAACAGATGAAACATCTGTATCTACACCTGTAATGTATGCGATTGCTACATATGTTGGTGGGGATGATTTATCTGCAATAGATGAAACATCTGGTATTCCATATGAAATCACCCTATATACAAGACCGTTTACTACATCTACTGTTGATGATAAAGATAGAGATATTACCGATATCATCGATAAGAATAATAATGTATACTTTGGTATAAAAGAACTCTTGAATGAAATAGCAGAAGAAGTTGGTGGAAAAGACCCATTGAAATCAGAAGAAGCAAAGAAAGCATTTTATGAAAGATATAAATGTTTCTTTGCATCTGCTAATGATGCTAGACCAATGAATTATGAACAAGCAGTTGATAAAGGCTTCTTGGATGATTTGAATGCTCCATCGGCATATGCTACACATTTATATTTAAATCTTAATACTGAAATGAAGATATTCACTCTTTATAAGTATGACATTGGCTCTGTAAAACAATATACAGATGGATTGACCAGTGAATACATCTCTATTAATAATACAAATGTACAGTCTTTGTATAACTCAGTTCCACAAAGTACTGAATTTGGTATGACAATTAAAGTCGATAAAGATGACCCAGGATATTTACCTCATAATTATACATTAAAAGAAATGGTATTGACCAATGTATATAGCACTTATCAAGGAATCAATTTATTATATGATTATTCTAATATCATGAATTCATATGTAACTTCCATTCGGACAAATGATATCTTTAATCCGGATAATGAACAAATAGAATCTTATATCATCAATCGTGTTCCTTGTGTAAGATATTTCTATTGGAATACAGAAGAAAGAGTTCTTACTTTCATTAAAGAAATGAAGAAGAAGATTAATTATGTATTAGATGCAATCGCTCCGTTGGAATGTACATTTGGCTTGGATTATAAGTTCTTTAATACATATGGTCCATCTAATATGTATCACTTAACGGATGATGACGGTGATGTCACTACAGAATTAATTGATAATGTAGCATTAACAATGACATTTAGAGCAAAGTTCTATAATGAAGATAGTGATGCTGACAGTGTTACTCAACAAATCAAAGATACAATTAAGAATTATTTGGAACAATTAGATCAATTGGATGACATTCATTTCCCGAATATCACAACACTTGTTGAATCAGAATTCTCTGAGTTCTTAATCTATTTTGAATTCGTATCATTTAATATTTATGATGCGAACTATCAGCATATCATTACAAATGAGAACATGGAAATGTTATCAACTGTACCTGAATTCTTACATGTAGATACAAATGACGTAAGTGGATTACCATATATAAATATAAGAATCGTGACTTCTTAAACATAATAATAAAATAAAGGAGGTTGTCCTATGCACTATGAAGAAACTTTATTAAAGATTAAAGAAAATGAAGAGAAAGCCGTAAAAGAAGCTTATAAATATAAAAAAGAACGTCTAGCAGCAATGAATGAAGCAGCAGATAAAGCTGCTATCTGGGAAAAGCTTAGTTCTCGCAATAGAGTAGATCATACTTTTCTTGAATATAAACAGAAGATTACGGATGCATTTGTTACAGAAGGGCTAGTAGCAATTGTAGATAACTGTTTAAATCCAGTTCTTATTAGAGAAGAGTATCATCAGAAGCTTGTTAGACAATTGGTTACAAATTTTGTAAATGAACAGGGCTCTATGAAGTTGTTAAGTAAGTTTAGAGGTATGTCTTATATTATGTCTGAAATGGCATATGCAATTGATACAACTATAGAATCTATTCTAGAACGTGCTGACAAATCTAACTCTGAATCTTTCAAACCAAATAAGAAAGATAAAGAAAAGTTTTATGATAAACTTGATAAGATTGAAGTTGGTGATGCTGTGGATAAAATTACAAATAGAGTAAGAGAACAAACAGCAGACTTCGTAAATAACAATATGAGAGATAAAGCTGCATTAGCAGAATCCTTATCTAAGACACAACAGAAAGTTGAAGATAATAAGGATAAGTTAGCAGAAAAAGCAAATAATGCTAGAGCACAAGAATCTGCAGCAAAGATTGAAGAATCTTATATTGCTCTTGGAAAGAGAAGAGCCACTGATATTAGAAACAGTCGTTCTAAAAATGTATTGGAACAGATGGTTTATAATATGTCCAAAGTATCAATGGTTAATGAAAACGCTTCTAAAGCATTTGTTAAAGATTCTAGATTAGATATTGAAAAGATTGTTGAACATTGTGAAACAATCTGTACTTTCGTTACTGCATTAGATTCTTTAAAGATTATTAATGTAAATGAAGCTTATATTCAACAGATGTTGAAAGATATGAAACAATAAAATATGACAGGTAACCATAATTGGTTACCTGTCTTCTTTATAAATTGATAATAACTTCTCTTGTTCCAGTAAATGATAAGAAGAAAAATTCATATGGATTAGATGTTACAAAATTATAAACTTCTTCAGGAATAGCATCTTTGCATTCTTTTAGAAACTCACTATATCCCTGTGTTATGATTTCCTCAATTGTATCATCTATATTTTCTGTAAATATAATATCAATAATCATTTTATTAAAGTCTATACTAGAAGATTCGATTCTTTTGAGAATATTAATCTTCTCGATAATCTTATGAAGATAGATATATTTACTATATACTGATTTCCATAATTCTTCTCTACATTTTGCAAAGTTTGTAACGCATGTTGATCTAACAAAAGTATTCATTTTGATTTCCTTTCTTTATACAAATGATAAATTCATATTGTTTTGATAGTCTTTTCTTTTTATAATATTGTCGTACTGCTGTTTACAATATACAGCATTAAGATAATTAAGATCAATTTCTACTCTCGGTAATATAGAATAATACTTATCAATAGTAGCTGATACTGTTAAAGCGTCATCTATCCAGATATTACTATTATACATATCAGCATATAGTTTTTCTATATTATCGAAATCAGGTTTTACGATAGGTCTATTAAGACCTATCTCTGCCATAAAAGTTTCAATTTTATTGTATGACTTAGGTGTTGGAAAATAAGCTTTATAATGTACATCACATGGTGTACATATTAAATGATTTAATTGAATAAGTTCTTTTTCATCTACAATACGTTTCATATATTGATGATTACTGGCAGCGTCTGGAGAATATACATGAATATATCCAGGATTTGTAATTGCTGATGTGATAAGATTCTTTCGATTCACCGTAAATCTGTATCTTGGTCTTTTTGCACCTTGAGGCACTTGATATAATATCACTTTTAGATTCGTATAATATAAAGAGTTCATTCGTCTCTCTTTTTCAAATAGAATGAAATCCATATCTTCTACATTCAATCTATATTTATCACACATCCAATCTAAACGTTCTTTGTAATTTAGCGGTATATCTCCGTACTTATTTTGATAATCATTCATCTTTTTCTTTAGGTTACTCACGCACAAGCACCTCCTTTTATCTAATTGTTTAAGATGTGTTAATTTTGCGACAAGACCGCCTGTCGAGTATAAACCCGACAGGCACATCTTGTTGTAATCAGAAATTCCAAAACACAAATAGAAAGGTGAATCTCAAATGAACAGTTAACCACGCCATTCATTTATCATATAGTTATACACTTGTTAAAAATAAATTCCTGGTAGATTTCTCCACCAGGAATTCTAGGAGACACAAATACCGACAAAGTCAAGAAACTCACTATTGAGCTAAGATATAATCTCTGGATTACATCTTTACTATATAGTTATATATTTAAAACCAGAAATTGTTATAAACATTCAAGATTCTATTATGAAGATACTTTTCAACACCTAATTCGAGATTAGGAATAAAGTCATATACTCTATTTTCGATATTGAATGCACACCATAAACGAATCATTCTAAAGATATCAGGTTCATTTATATTAATACCACATAAGTTTGCAATGTAGTCCATTTCTGAAACATTCTGAAGTGTCTTTCCTTTAAACATACTTTCAGTAGATGTCATACCCATAGCACTATATAAATCTTGAATTGAGAAAGTTACATCAACAACGGTTGGTAAACCATCTTTTGTCCAGGAACCTTCTTTACCTTTATTAAATGTCATTTCTGTAATAATACCCATATCAATATTAAACATTCCTTTATAAAATGCCTTTACTAAGAATGGTGTTGTATATGAGTTTACATATTCTGACCGAGGTAATACAAATGCCATAAGGTGACATAATGGCACATAGATATTATACCACCAAGATACTTTGTCTGTATTTGGAGTAGTTAGTTTAATAGAAATACTATATGATTTAGAAAATGTACTATTTGACCAAATCTGTGGGAATAGCATACGACCACCTGAAACAATAGTCTTTACACTATTTGCAATAGTAGTGAAGATAGAATTACCGCCTGCTACTTTCTCTACAATAGAATTGATTTGATCTTTAATTGCACTTAGTGTACCATCTACTTTATCAAAGGCTTCACCAACTGCTTGACGAGATGTACCTAATAGGAATTGAATTTCTCTAGCTTTATCAGATAAAGTATTAATTGTAGTAGATAATGAAGATTCTGTTGTTTCATTACCAAATGAGTCTGTGAAAGAAGAATCTGAATTTATATAAAATGCAATAGCATTACCATAATACAATCTACTTTCAAAGTCAGATATAGTTTCACTAAGTTTAGAGAAGGATGATGTAAAAAATTCTGAATAATCTTCTTCAAATTTAGCTTTCTTAGGTTCAGTTTTTTCCTCATCTTCTTTTTTATCTTCATCGGTTGAATCAGTTTTATCTTCATCAGATTTTTCATCTTTATCTGCTTTTTTGTCATTTTGTTCTTTGTTATCTGAATCTTTTTCACCATCTTCTACTTCTTCATCTTCTGTATCTTCTTCATCTTCCCAGATTTCATATGCAATACCTTCATTAATACCCCAGTTAAAATTTCCGAATTTATCACTACCACCACCATTTTCACTATCAAATGACTTTTCACTAATATCTAAGAAGATTGCACCAGCTCTACATAAAGGATTTACATATTTAAAATATTCTGTATAAGCCGGCATGATAGTATATAGTTTACCATTATACTCCCCAAGCATTGTTTCTAGAGATGTTTCTGTTAATGCATCTTCACCAGATGCAGCACCAGGTGCTCTATCTCCAAGTGAACCTAGCAAAGCAGTTCTATAGTTTTCAGTTGTACCACCCATGAATGATGTATTACCTGGAGTAATATACAATAATGGCATTCTAGAAACAATCTTTTCAGCAAATTCATATCCTGTTTGTTCAAGTGAAGTTGAATAGTTATTTCCAACTCTACAGTCTGTAGTAGGAAGATATTGATATGGAATTCCGAATACAAATCTTAACTTACTATAATCAATACCTTTTTGAATTGTATTAGACTTAGCATAGTTTTCGTAACTGTTGTTCTTTGTATAATCTGCCATATTATAGATATAAGTATATGGACTAACTTTTACAGCATATTCGTAAGTAACATTTATTTCACCACTATTAGCACTATCATTACTAGAAGATATACTACTAGCAGTTGCTTCATCTTTAGCTTCTGTTGTATCTTCTGCAGCAGCAACAGCACTATCATTAATTTTTACAGTTGCTTTTTTATTTATTGATGATCCTGTGGCATTTAATGATTCATACATTTTAGCAGGATCATACCAAACTCCATTATAATCCTTAAGATGATTTTCTGTTATACCCATTGCAATATATGGACCAGCTTTCCATTTAAATGAAGTTCCTGAACTGCTACCTGTAGCTTCGACTTTTCCAATATATACCCAACCATATTTATTGCCACATCTGATTTGTACAGCAATTTCATCAGATACCATACTTTTTCCAACAACAGCTGCTGTGTAATTTTGTTTTATAATTAACATTGCACTTGAATTTTCTACAGATACAGAATTATTCCTAGCAGTTTTAGAATCAGAAAATACATTAGTTGGAGATGTTGTTAATATATATATCCCACCATTATCAAGATTTTTTTGATATGCAAATCTGGCATAATTATCGCCATTAATTCGTCTCATACTTGTTCCCATGATATCTTCTCCTTTCTTGTTATTTTATCCTAATGTTCTAGATGCAAAAAATATGAGGACTGAAATTATCCAGTCCTCATAACTTTTAATTTTGTGCAATTTGATATACAGCTTTAGCAATATCTATACCAGAACTATTTGAATCGAGAGCATTTCTCAATGCAGATAATCCATTTCCTCCAGTATTAGATGATTTATTGTTTTTGTTCGTAACAGCTGTAGTTGTGTTTTCAGTATTAGTTGCGATAGCACCTAACAACTGTAACACTGTGTCTATTTTATCACTATTATTTGCTATAATACCTATTAGATTTATCAATTGTCCTAAATCTATTGATGTATTGGTTGTTAATGTGTTTTCACCGATATATGACGATTTTGATAGATGATTATTTCTTGTATTATTATTTGTGGAACTAATATTAGACGATGATAAGTTATTAGATGATGTTGAGAATAATTTTCTATTTATGCTATTTTGTTTAACATCATCTAATGATTTCAATATACCTCTACCAGTTTGATTTTTATATGCTTTTAATCCTTCTCTGCCGATTCTATCTATATTTTGTTGTACCGACCATGGAACTTTTTTAATATGTTCTCCACTGCCAATACTTGCTTTTTTATATCCATTTGTAGATGTATTTGAAATATTTTTCTTGTTTTGATCTTTACCTCTACCAGATCCGCCATTACCTTTATATCTTACTACATACAATGCTTCACTATCTTTAATAGTACGAGCACCAAAACTACCATCATCTGTAGGAAGTTGGTTTCCGTGTTCAAGATAATATTTAGCCAATTTATATGAATCTTCAATACCACTACCTTCAGAATCACAATGTCCGTCAGGGAAAAAACCACCTGAACCAGCATTAAATCCTCTAACTTGGCCAGTGGTATCAGTAAACACATACATATCAATATGACCTACGTCATTTCTAATGATCATATCACCAGGTTGTCTATCATTTGGATCGAAATTCTTATATTCCCAATCCGGACTTACATTACCGTCTTTATCACATATACGTTGTGCCCAGAAATTAGTTACATTATAACCTAAACCATGGAATGTATCAGTATATGAAGATCTATCAGAAGGATATGTATAATAACCCATATACTGTGCTACAGCTGACATCATACCTGAACAGTCCGGTCTAACCTTATCAATTTTTTTACCATCTCTACATTCAAGATCGAATAATCTATTACAGCATGAACAGTATCCGAATGTTGGGTTTGCACGACCCATAGCTTCAAATACCATTGCTGCAGCATATATTACACCGCTACCATCGGTATAACCACCATTATTATCTCCGGAACCCTCTTCTACTTCGCTACCATATAATGCATCATAGAAATTACCATATACACCCTTGATAGTAGCTTTTGTGTAAGAAGCAAGTTTACTTAATAGAGTTTTAGCACCAGTTGTGCTGCCAGACGAAGAAGATGAGCTACTTGTAGAAGTATCTTCTGATTCTTCGTCATCTTTTGATTCTTCATCTTCTGTATCTGTTGATGATGAGTCATCATCGGAACTGTCAGAGCTTGATGAAGAGGATGAACTACTAGGTTTTACTGCAGTATTAACTGCCGATGTTATTGCATTTGAAATATTAGTAGCAGGATTTGTTATAGAACTATATAATTTAGCTCTACCCGATCCTAATTTATTATTTCTAGAAGTCGCTTTTCTAATAATTTCTTTACCACGTCCAGAACCACTATCTGAATCCGAGTCACTACTACCAGTACAAGCAGCTAGTATTTCTTTTGCATATCCAACTCTTAATGAAAGAGCAGCTCCTATGTTTTCAGGTCTTTCTGCACATTCTAGCCAAAGTTTAGTAGCTTCTTCTAATGAGTATGAATTAAATGTATTAAATGAACCTCTAGCTTTAAATAATTGCCAGTTATATGTCATTGTGCCAGCACCAGTTTGACCATTAAACTTAGATGCATTTGCATCATTTTTTTCAGAATCAAGGTTAATTCCTTTAATCTGTGCAACTATACATTTTGTTTGACCATCAAGTGTATCAGGATCACAGTTATTTGCAGTACACCAGTTATATAGACAAGCTCTTGCTGCGGAACCACACCATTGAATAAGTCCATATGCATGACTTTGGTCATCCATTACAGTACCGGTAGCACCACCATATAGAATATGAGGATTAAATCCGGATTCAGCTCTAACATTAGCAAGAATACCTGCAGCAAGATTATCACTAAATCCTTGAGATTTCATATATTTAAACATATTCTTCATATTTTCTTCAGCAGTACCTTCGGTCAAACTACCAGTAATTCCTTGATTATTATTAACACCTTGAACCTGTGTATCACCATATAATGCATCATAGAAGTCACCAAATACACCTCTAGTTAGAGCATTTGAATATTGGCCTAATAAACTTATTAATCCGGTTGCTTGAGAATTAGAAGAAGAATTTGATGAGGTATCTGTAGTTGTTTCATCAGTAGTTTCTTCATCTGTAGTAGTATTTTCATCTGTTGTCTCTGACGATGAATCATTAGTATCATTACTAGATGTTATATCATCTTTAGAAATGACCATGTTATCGTTTTTACTTGCTTCTTTAGCATTGTCAATTAAGTCACCAATCCCTCTACCAGAACGTAGTACAGTATTGCTATTTGTTGGTTTTTTCTTAATTCTACCAATTTTAATATATTTTTTAAATTTATCCCACCAAGGTGCTTTTCTAATTGCCTGTAAATTGGCAATTGTATCACCGATTTCCATACCGTTATTACCGATAAATGGCTTTTGAAGATTTTCACCATATCCTTTACCAGTAACCAATATTTTTCTAGATTTCTTACTACCTAGAATGATATTTTTATTTATATTTCCTTTTAATTCCTTAATTCTATCTACAATAGCACGACCACGTCCGGAACCAGATTCTTCGGTAGTTGAATCATCAGATTCTGATTTGGAAGTAGCAGATACACTGCTATTACCATTTGTATGAGCTTTAATGATTTCATATAGTTTTTGATAGTCTGCTGGGTGAACGTTACCTGCTTCATGAGGAACATTTTTAGAATCTTCATAGATATCAATTAGAGTATAACCTTTACTTTGAGCAAATGGTTTGATATAAGTTTCATTAAATTTCTCTACAGCGGTAGCATTAAAACTGCCTCCATATCCTGAATTATCAGGTACCCAGATTACCGTTAAGATATAAACATTTGTATTACTTGTATTTCTTCCACCATATCCTAAGATGGTATCAATAGATTCTTGATATCTTTTAAAGTAACTTTCTGTATCCATATTAGCAAATACTTCATTCATACCCCAGAAGAAGATAGCATCTTTTGCATTTTTAATAATATCACTATGAGCTTTAAATTGTGATTGATATGTTTGTCCCATACTACCTTGACAATTGATATCGGTTGTACCAGATACAACGCCCATAGCTCTATCAGCTAGACTTGTTCTTTCACTCAAACCCCATGTGATAGAGTCACCACAAATAATTGTAGTTTCAGCATCAATATCAACATTTGCACTACCACTAGAAACAGTTCCTGAATTATTAGAACTAGAAGAACTGTTAGAAGTTGCACCTAATCTAGATAATACATTATTTGTATAGTAACTAATTGTACTAGTAACGTTATTTAAGAATTTTTTAGTAAATGTAGGACGAATAATATTATCATTCTTACCACGACCGGAACCAGAAATATGATCAGCAATAATAGCTGCAACTTTACAAACTGCTTCACCCCATGGTCCATATCCTGCATTTTCACCACCAGGAGGACAATATCTACCACCAATTTTTTCAGGTGTAGTTAAACCATTTCCATAATATCCATCACCCATAATCAAATCACCGAAAGCTCCAAAAGCATCAGTTAAATCATTATAATCTTTCCAACGACCATTGGAAGAATTAGGGCTACCTTCAATATTAAATACGTTCCAGTTACCATAGTTTCCACCAGTTGTGTTAACACCGACTGGACCATCCCAGCCATGTTCTTGAACTGCCACTGCAATTGTAAATAATGCGTTAACACCTTTAGATTGTTCAACTGCGATTGCAGCTTCAGGGAATTGCAATGCAGAGCATCCTGGATTAATACTACTAATTGCTGCTTTAAGTTGATCAACTGTATATCCACAAGATGTATTGACATCGTCATCTTTAGCAATTTTACCATTAACGCCTTTAGTACCAGCAACTTTATTTGCAGCATTATTACCAGTAGATTTATTAGAACTGTTACCAAGAGTTATACTGCCGGCTACATTACCAATAATATTAGAAATAGCAGCTGATATTACAGAGTTAACTCCACCAACATAACTATCCATAACATTATCTTTTGCTCTACCGTATCGACCTTTACCAGTAGTAATTCGAACTGAAGAATTATTAAGTGTATCAGCAAGACTATATCTTGTAGAACCGTTTTTGTCTTCAGAGTCTTCTACAATTACATTACCATTCTTATCTAATCCTCTTGCTACAACGTAATGAGAATATTTAGAGCCATAAGGCGTTTTACCGCTATTGGTCGAATCTCTACCCATAAGGATTACAGGTTTATTATGGATTAGACTATCAACAACATCATTGTTATTGGCATCGGAGTTTGTACTGATACCATTCTTATTTAAATAATCATTAAAGTATTGAGGATATGTACCACCATCTACTTCTTTGTATTTATTATTCAATGCATAATTGACGGCATTATTCATATCACCATCTTTACCATACATTCTTAATAATGATGCTGCTGCAGCTGGCCCACATCCTGAATCAGCAATTGTTTGACTTTCTGAGTCACCAGTTGTATGGAAAGAACCTTTATAATCTCTTTGATAAATATGATATGGGTCATCACCATAACCAGATTCATCATCTCGACCTTTACCAAATAAACCTTTAAACGCACTTACTACTTTTTTACCAATAGATTTACTAGCTTTTGCCAGTTTACTTAACATTCCACCAGATTTATTTCCAGAAGAAGAAGTCGAATTTGTACTAGTATTATCAGAACCACCGTTAGAACCAGAATTGGAATTATTACTTGTATTGGAATTACCTGATGACTCAGATACATTACTAGAGATCGTATCCAAACCAGAACCTAATGAAGCTGCTGCTAATGCGAATGGTGCTTTAACAACTCTGTTCATAGATTCCATAAAGTTAAAGATTGAACTTAAGAACGGATTCTTTTTATCCAAACTAATCTTCCAATATTTCTTATCAATTGGGAGTAATGATAAAGTATCAATAGATTCATTAGTACTCTTATTTTTACTAGATAGATTCTTAAACATATCTTCTACATTTTCAAATCCACCAGTTATTGAACTAATTGCATTATCGATAATTTCAGATAATTTCATTCCAATCTTTCCGAATGGAGTATCTTTTACTTTATCACCGATATTAGATACTAGATTCTTACCTTTTCCAAAGATAGCTGCTAATTTTCCTTTGATAGGAGATAATTTACTATTAGCATTTGCGTTAGTTGTAACTCCTTCTATACCAGATGCTGTTTCAGAGCCTACAGCTTGTGCACCGATATAGTTAGATTCTTCAGCATCATACTGAGTCATATTTAAATTATAAACACTATTGTCTACATTTTCATTAGCCCAGTCGATTACATCACTATCACTACCCTTAGAAGTAAAGTAAGCAGGAATCATTTTAGATACAATAATTCCGGTTACAGTTGCTTTGTCGTTTAATGGTTCAAAGATTTCATTGATAATTGCACATACACCGGCAATCGCCTTAATACGCTTCCAACTTGCGTGTTCTTCATCTATATTAAATTGTGTTGTTGGATCCTCTTTACCTTTCTTAAATACTTTCCTCAATCTATTTTTAGAATCTATAAATCCTACAAAGTCATGAGAATTACTATATACATCGCTAATTACATCTGGATCGGCTTGGTCTAATAAAGTAACCAAACTTGTTATGATTTCAGATGCAAGATTTTCAAACTTTAATTGATTTGCATTAAGCTTTTCTTTACCAGATAATTCATTACCATCTTCATCTTCAGCATAGTAATTAAAATCAGATTTACCAAATGATTGCCAAATAGATGAGAATATTGTAGCAAGTTTTTTTCTAGTTTTATTAGATTTTTTATTATCTAATTTAACTTCAGATGTTTTATCTTTAATATCATTTTTTGTTCCAGAGTCATAACCCCAAGCTGCTGACCAGGCGTTAGCAACTCCTTCTTTTCCTTTTTGTTGCACTGATTTATATCCCATTATATTATTATATTCTTCAATAGATATATTAGTATTATTCTTTTCATTATAAGCAGCTACTGCGTCTTTAGCATCTTGTCTCTTCTTTTTAATACCAGAAACATCGACGCCAACTGATTCTAATAATTTAAGGATAAGGTCAATAATAGCCGATCTAATAGAATCTATGGAAATAATAACTGTTGCAATAACACTTACTACATACATTGCTATTCCTACGCCAGCTGCTGCACCAAATGATGCTCCAGTTATTACCTCAGCAAGAGAAGCAATAATAGAAGGGATACTGTTAATAAGACCACCAGTAATTCTTTCTGTAATAGATGGTTTTTGTTCTACTATTCCTAATATATTTCTGCAATCATCAGCACCTAGAATAAAATCAGCTACAATAGAAATAATACTAAAACTCTTTGCGGCTTGTTTAGCTGTAATACTACCTGCCTTTTTAGCAATCGTTTCTGCATTCTTTTCTATTGTTTCTGTAACAGCTTCTTCTGCTCCTTTAGCAATTGTATCTGTATTTTTTCTTAAAACTTTTCCTAAAAGTTTTTGAATTTTTTCATGTTCTAATACTTTTTTAAGCTTATCACTAATTTTTCCTTTAAGAGCTTTTACACATTCTTTAATTTTAGTTGCTAGTTTACTATTACCAAGTTTTTCACCTAAATTTTTAGCTTTCTTACCAGCATTAAGAATTTTATCTTTAAGTGAAGTTACTTTTTCATTTTGCATTAAGCGTTTAAATGCATTTGTAGCTTTTTGCCCGAGACCCTTTGCTTTTCCACCTATCCATTTACCGGCTTTAGCTGCTTTTCCTCCTATCCATTTACCGGCTTTAGTTGCTTTGCCTGCTAGTCCTTTTGCTTTTCCACCTATCCATTTACCAACTTTAGCTGCTTTTCCACCTATCCATTTACCGGCTTTAGTTGCTTTACCTCTAACCCATTTACCTGCTTTAGTGTTTGCTGCCCATTTTCCGAATCCTTTTATTTTTCTTCCAAGACTTTTTATTTTTCCAGGTATATTCTTTGCTTTTTTATAAAGAGCTGTTTGAAGTTTTTCTTGTAAACCTTTGGTCATTTTAGAACCGGCTCTAATTCCAAATGCTCCAAGTTTAGGGATAGCTGACAAAAGGGTAAAACCTTTTTTAAATAAACTGAGTATACCACCAGGAGATAGCAAATCTACTGCTGTTTTAGCTGCTTTCTTTGCTCCACCTTTTTTGAATACCTTAAACGCATCTTCAATTGCTTTTCCACCAAATATTTTCAAGTTGTTAAGATTAAAGATACTCTTTCCCATTATCTTTCCAATAGTTCCAGCACTCTTAGAACTATCTTCAACTGCATAACCAGCTTGTTGTTGATTATTAGCTTCTTTTTTCTGATAATCTTTTATAACATCGTTATTTGTAGCAGCTTCGTTCATAGCCATCTGATATTCAGTAAGAGGAATATAAGTACCAGTTTCTTCATCTTTGATGTAAGATTTATTTGTACCATTCTTAGTATAAATATTAACATCGTCTTTATTTTTACCAGATAGGTACATATCCTTATCATTAATCTTTTCACTTGTAATAGATTGACCGGTCTTATCATTTTTAAATGTTGCTGTACCATCAGTATTTGTTATACGTTTAATATTTGTATCAAAATTAAACTTATATTTATTTTTATTTGCGGGTACAGTTAGATTTATTGTTTTACCGAAACCAGTATTTAGTGTAACAGTTTTACCTTGAGAAGAAGTTTCACCACCTGCTTCAGCAACAGTTAAATCAGTTCCGAAATCTCCTTTGCTTTTACCATTAAATATATCACCAAGACCTTTAAATAATCCTTTGAAATAATTACCAAGCATAGGTAAGAAGTTTCTACCAGCATTTTCAACAATTTTAGGAAGCCACTCACCGTAAATTGTAGAAGCACCAGATTTCCAAAGCTCAATAATATATTCACCGATGCCTTTAATATTGTTTAATAAACCAATCATACCTTTATCATGAGATTCATATTTACCGTCATTAGTAAACCAGTCATGAATATTTTTGAATTTGTCTTTAAAGAAGTTTCTAATTGGATTTACAATACCAGATACGATACCACCTTCATATTCACCTGTAGTTTCATTCTTAACACCGATAACTTTCTGTCCGACTTTCTTTAAGAATGGAGCAATTTTTTCTTGAACGGCTGGAACTATTTTATTTTTTACGAAACCTACGATAATTGGAGCAGCAATACCACCAACAAATAACCATTTCAGAATCTTTGCTAGTTTACTGTCTTTCTTACCATCTACAAGTTTTCTTTCTCTCTTTAAGTTCCATTTATCAAGTCTATCAAAAAACTTTCCAAGGAATGTTTCTTCTTGCTGAGCTTTTTCTTTCTTAGCTTTAACGAATTTCAAACTACCAGCAACTGCATTTTTAACACCAGACTTAATGTTTCGACCAGCAGCTTTTATATTACCAACAAGTCCGTGACCACTTAATTGTTTAGAACGCTTACCAGATACATAGTTTTCAATGAATTGATGATTAACTTCCTTCTTTTCATCTTCACTTAGGTCTTGATAATCAGAACCATACATTTCATTTGATAAATCATTCAATGCTGGATCATCATTGTCAATAGCTTTTAATAGTTCTTTTCTAGCTTTGCTTCTATATTTTTCATCTTTCTTTTGTTGATGTTTTGAATCCATATCTAGTTCATGAGAACCTAGTTTATGTTTAATACCACGAACTAATTTATTTTTAGCACGCTTTATTTTTCCTTTAACATCGAATTTCTTAGCTGCCCATTTACCAACTTTGAGAGCACCTAATGCAGGAAGTCCAACCACTGCACCAAGAGGGAACAAACTAGCAATACCTAATACACCAGCAGCTTTAATAGAACTCTTAATAATATTTCCGAATGTAAGACTAGGAATCTTATCAAATGCTCTATCGATAGCGGTTTCTTTTGGCATAAAGCGTTCCATATAATCACTTACAAATTGATCTCTGTTTTGTTCAAAATCTTCTTCTTGATCAGTTGGAACTTTAATATCACCTTTATTCGTGCATATATAAGAAACTGTGAAAGTATAAGTTTTCTCAAACTTTTCAATAGTCATTTCTCTTTTAATTGCTTTTGCAGGAGAGTATTCGTCTTTACCTTCTCCAAATTGTTCTTCAATATCAACCTTTACTTTCTCAGGATCATTAAGTTCTGCAATGATAGCGTTGTTAAACATTCTAACACCTCTATCAGCAATCTCACGAAGATGTTTAATCTTTTCTTGGTCTTTTACAGCTTTCATTTTTTGATACAGATTCGTCTGTGGATTAACATGAACAGCATCTGCTAAATTACCAGCTTTACCGATATTTGTTTTTTCGACAGATTCAGATTCAGGCTCAGCTGCCAGTTTTGCTTTATTCTTATTAATATAATCATCTTTACTATTATATTCTGCTTTCTCAGAATTTGATAGTTTGTCATATTCATTTCCTAATTTAATTTCAGCATAAATACCTTTTAATTGATCAAGAATTCCAGATACACCAGTATTTACATTCTTCAAAGGAGATTTATCTGGGTCAGCCCAAATTTCTCTAACCTTATCATATTCGATTTCTTCATCTGTTAAACCAGCATTGTTATGAGCAATTTCTCTTTGCAATTGCTTCTGCATATATCTTACAGAAGAAGCATCACTTGTATCTACATTTAAGCCAATTTCGTTTAATAACTCTTGAGCTGTTTTACCAGAATTATTAATTCTGTCACTAGCTTTCTTATACTGTTCAAGTTTATTCTGATGCCTAGCTATCATAGATGCTACATTTGATTTTGCTTCATCAGATGCTTTTCTAGTTCTAGCAAATCTTTGAGCACCAGCAATATCTCCTTCTTTGATCATCTTGACAATCTTTTTAGAATCAGATCTATTTAGATTTTCTCTTAAAGTTTGTCCAAGAACTCTATAATCTTCATCTCTAGCTTTATCAATATTGTCTCTACTATCACCAAATTGTAATAGAGTCTGAGCTACCATTAAGTCATCTTGAGACATATTAGACATCGCTTTATCAGAGTTATAGAATTTATCATCTTGACCTAACTTATGTTTTGTTCTGAAAATCATTCTTTCTCTAGCGGTCTTACCGATTTCTGTACCTTTTCTAATTCTACCGGCAGTAAGTGCACCACCAATACCATCTTCACCGAGAAGTCTAAATGGTTTTGTCATTGCTCTACCAATACTACCAGCACCTTTAATAAGACCACCTGATAGAGAATCAAGCTTTTCAATTGCTCCACCAAAGAAATCATTTCCAACCCATCTTGCCCTAAGTTTCTTATATGTATCACCAAGTAAATGAGCCATATCAGAAACACTATTTGATAAAGATTGGAATACAGATTTACTACCTTCAATAAGTGGTGTAACCATATTATCTCTGATAGCACCAAATAATCCACCTTTACGTCCTTCACCTTCATCTTTACCGAATATTTCATCCATAATATTATCACGAAGATGCATTCCGAAATCCTTTAATGGAACCATTTCCATTTTGATTCTACCAACAATACCACCTTTACGTTTACTATTAGGATCATTAGGGTCAATCTTTTCACCAAGTAAAGCATCTTTAAATTTATCAGTAGAAGTAATATAGCCTGCAGTAGCACCAATAAGAGCGTTACCTAAAATACCAAATGGACCAGGTAATGCAAGAGCACCAATGATTGCACCAGCACCAATATTCTTAGCACCTTTCTTAATCTTATTGATATTTTTATCTGAGAATACACCACCGTCACCAAACAGAGAACCTTGGAACATTTCAGAATTCTTAGCGAAACCTAATGCAGAACCAGCAATAATACCACCGATTGGACCAAGAGGAGTTATCAATCCAGCAAGTGCACCGCCAAGACTAAATTTCTTTACATCTGGCATTGCCTTCATAATTTCTTTACTAATAAGTCCATTATCTTCTCTTTCGATATTTCCTTTTTCATCTACTTTTACATTTCCATCTTTATCCTTGATTGCTTTACCGAATAATAGACTAGAGAAAGCATCAGTAGATTTTGTCAATGAAGATGCTGCACCAACAGCTGCACCTAATAAAGGACCACCAACGAGAAGACCTAATCCACCACCAATAAGACCTCTAGAAGCAACATTTCCTAAGAATTCTGCTCTTTGTTCTTTACTGGTTAATGTAGTCCAGTCTCTATTTGTCATTAGCTCTGCCATTTTATTAGCATCTTTTTCAGTGTTTTTATCATCTTTCTTTGATGCTTCTTCTGGAGCTGCAGTTAATTTATCATTTGCTTCTGCATTTCTTCTAATATTATTAAGATAATTTTTTTCTGCCGTTGCTTGTTTCATTCTAGTAGAACTATTGGCTGGGTTAACAATAACATCACCAGGATTAACAGTATAAATACCCATAGATGGAACAGGCACACCGTTATGTAATTCACCAGCAGATAATACAGATTGGAATGGTCGTCCAGTTTTATTAATACCACCAACGGCCATTCTCTTTATTCTAGTTACAGAATTTTGAATCTTTTGTAACTTATTTTTATTTGCTTCCAGATTATTTTTAGTTTTGACTATATTGCTTTTTTGTTTACTTATCCATCCAGTTGTACTATTGAGTTGACTGATAACATCACTTTTTTCTTTTTCAAGTTTATGTCTAGTTACAACATCAGTTGGATCAGTATCTGCCAATTCTTCACGTATTTCTTCTAATCTATTTTCTAATTCTTCTTTTCTTTCTTGCATTTTATTATATTGAGTAATAGCATTTTCTTGATTTTGAATCTTAGCAGATAATTCGTTAATTAAATTTTGTTTTGATTTTGCTCTTTCTGCATCTGAAGTAATTTTTACATATTCATCTCCTTGACGTATTACTTCATATTGATTTTTTTGGTGATTACGCATTTTTTGATAATTTGCCAACGAATTGGTTGCTTGGACCTCACCCCAAGTCCATCTATCTCTAGTTTGTCTATATTTAAAATGATTTATAAAATTTTCTCGTTTAGTTGCATATTGTTCTGAAGTAGTTGCTGTGTCGGGGTTATATCTTAAATTAGTATTTTCATTATAAATATATTGTCTTGTATCAGAATCTATAAATCTTCTCGGTTTTGACCGATGAGTTGGGCTACTGGAAGAACCACTATTACTAGAAGAACTGGTATCATCGTCGTCTTCACGGTCTTCTGGCTTAAGAGAGGACTTTAGTTTTCTTGCTTTTTCAGCAGCTTGTTCTTTTACATATTTTGCTACATCTTCAGCATTCTTTCGAAGACCTTTTTGCATTCCTCCAATGAATCCACCGAATACACCGCCTTCTCGAATTCCTTCAGAATTTGGTTTACCAAATAAGAAGTTCATTGGTTTTTCAAGATAAGGTTTTATCTTATCTCTTACTTTTTCAAAGGTTTCAGAAATCTTATCAGATACTAAAGTAAAGCCATCTCTGATTTCTTTTTTGATATGTCCGAAGAAAGACGTTTTTTGATCTTCTGGTCGTAAGTCTTCACCATAAATTACTTTCTGTAACCAATAATCTATTTTGAGAATATTATCTGCCATCAGATCTCCAGGCTTACCTACTTTATCGCTTGCCCACTTAGTAAACATTACTAAGTTTGCACCAAAGCCTTGGTCTTTTACTTTCTCCATATTCTTACTTAAAGTTTGTTCTTTATTGAATTTTTCTGATGCTTCTCTAAATTTCTTAGCACGATCTGAACCAAAGATATCTTCTAACTTCTTCCATCTTTCATCAGATTCCTTTTTCTTTCTCTTTTCTTCTTCTACAATTGCACCAGCGACAATATCGCTTTCTGCACCCATCATGATTCTTGCTAATCCGATTTCATCATCAGAACTACGAAAATCAGTACTAGTAGCAGTTTCGAAGCTTTTTCCTTTTTCAGCAGCTCTCTTTTTAGCATTCTGAATATTTTTCTTATAAGATACCTCTGAATTATCAACACTCTTTTTATATTGATCTTGATAATAAGTATGAGAATACTTTTCATCTTTCTTATTATCATATTTTACATCTTGATTAGAAGATGCATTAAATAGTCTATCCCAATTTTCTTGAGATGGACTTGAATTAGATTTTCTTCTTTTTTTACCACGTTTTGAGCTATTACCTGCAGCTACTAGATTTCCAAGAGCTTCAATACCAGCAAGATAGATAGAATTGGCTTTAATGAATCTAAGACTTCCACCCATATCTCTTAAATAGTTATAGATTGTATAACCATATTCATCCTTTGCACGAAGTAAAGATTGAGACATTGGTAATTCTTGAACATATCTATCTGTCATATCACCATGTTGATTATATTGCATTGCTTTTCCTATGAAGTTCTTAGGATCAACGCCTGCTAATCCTTCAGCATCAATTTGATATAAGATAGAGTTACCAGCATTAATACTCTTAATAGTAGAATTTTGAGATTTGATTTGTTCTCTGACAGTAGTACTTAAAGTACTAATTGCACTTCTTCCTAGACCAGATTCAACTCTTTTTCCATTTCTTTCTACATATCTTCTATCACCGTTATAAGCTGCATTATTATATCCACCATAAGATATTTGAAGAACATGTCGTAACGCATTATGAACTTCTCTTTCAGCACCTCTAAGATCTGATTCTTTAATAGAACCAACATCACCACCAGCATTTTGAACACGACTAGCATACTGTCTTAGAGCATTCATGAAACTATCATAATCTTTTTTATTTTCAAAAGAATTACTTAGTCTACGTCCATTCATATTACTTTCAAGAATACTAAGTAATGTTGAAGTAGTGCTATTTAATGCAGACTCATTGACATTCTTATGTTCTGCTAATAATGAACGTACAGTCATCCATCTACCAGATTCATAGTTATATGTCATTTCTTGTCCACCAGTTAATGCAGACGTCATCTTTCTTAAATAGTATGGGATTACATCTGTAATCGCACGTTTAGTTATTCCATCAAACGGAATAGCACCCTTATTATATGCTCCTGGATTAATAGTTTCATTAGATTTATCTTTGATACCAAAAATCTTACCTAAGAAACCCATAATACCATTATCACTTTTCTTACCAGCATTATTCATCTTTGCAATTAATGATGGAATAATTCCTGCTAATGTAGTATTTAATTCAGCAGCTGCTTTATCGAATCTAGCACCAAGTGCTTTATTCATTAACGTAGCCATTGTACTTCTAAATGGTGTAGCAGCAAACTGTGCTAACAAGTTAGAATTTTCACCTGTTGTATCACCAAGTAACATACTAAGACCATTACCTGTCAAACTATTTAACGTATTAAAAGCTTGTCTTTTAACATGCTTCGCATACTCTCTGATATTCAATACACCACCACGACTAATAAGATCGTCGTATCCAGCTCTTTTATTTTGTTCTTCTTGTTTCTGAGGATTATACATGTTTCTCTGCATCTTAAGAAGTTCATCCATTTGTGCAGTTAATTTCGCTACATTATTATCCACATTGGTCATAAACTTATTAAGATTCTCATTCATTTGATTTTGAATCTTGGCAGTTTGTTCACCATTCTGCTTAAGAAAACCTAATACATTCTCAAACCCAGTATCTAACTTATTTAGCATACGTTCGTTTTGAGTATATAACAGCATAGTGTTTTCTTTTGCAACATCCATTTGTGCTTTACCAGTTTTTGCAATTGCTTCAACTGTTAGAGCAGTATTAATCTTACTATTCTTTTTAACAGCCGTAGCAATAACCTTTTCACCAGTAGAAATATCTTCATTATCCCAGTTGAAATCGTCATCATCGATATCAAGATCTGCCATTATGGAACCGCCATATTTTTCAGATATTTCATTTTCTCTATTCTTTGCATAGAAATCACCGGTAGTAATACTATATAGAACAGAATCATACCCTACTCTGGCAGCGTCTATTATTTTATTATTTGTAATAGCTTTTTTCACTCTGGCAAATGTAGTTCTATAATCATGTACAGAATGATAAACTTCTTTAAAGACTTCTTTATTCTCGTCTTTAAATTCTTTAACATATTCAAACTTAGTTTGTAATACATCTGAAGTTGTATAAGCTACAGATTTTGCCATATTTTTAATATATTTCTGAACTGAAACAGCCATATATAATATCCTCCTTTCATTTACACAATTATAGATATGTTAAAGATAGTAGAATATATCGGACTTTGTAAAACTACCTATATTCACTTATATATAATTATAATGAATAGAAGATAGTATTATAGTATTATCCTTAGAAAGGTCTATTTAGTCTGGACGCTTGGATGACTTAAAACTGAGCCGTACAACAATGTACAATATCATTATATGGTTATTGGAACAAACCTATATTGATAGTTCACTATGTTCCGGAAACTTTGGAGGCTTATTATGATGAACGCTAAAATGATGAACAATATTGCAATCGCAACCGCTAACAACGCACAGGAAGTTATCTCTTACTTGAATGACTACATTTATCTGTGTGAAATTTCCGAAAAGCTGTTTGGCTTCGGAATGGATACAGCTAATCTGGAAGACATGAATGGTGCATTCGTATCTTGGATGAATGAACACGATTCTGAAACAATCGGAATTGAACCTTACGCAGAACGTCAGCTGAATATTAGCCTGGTTGAAGATTTGATCGGCATGTTCGGTGGCATGTCTGCTGAAGATGCATCTCAGGTAATGCAGTATATTAGCGATTGGGTTTATTTACATGAAATTCTTGAAAAGTTATTTGAGATGGAAATCGTAGAACGTGACGATGCGTCTGAAGCTTTAATAGAATTCTGTAATAATCATAATTGTGAAACAATCGGAATTGAACCTTATGCAGAACGTCAGCTGAATGTTAGCTGGGCATTAGATTTAATCGGAATGTTTGGTCTTGACTGCAAAGCTTGCTAAAAGACAGAATAAGAAGAATGGACTCTACATCCATTCTTCTTTTTTGTTTAGAACTTCAAAATATTCGTATAGTTTATATACTTATTTTCAATACGGTCTATACCTAATGCTTCACATGGGAATGAACGAAGATTATCATTTACAATTGTTGCATAATCAATATAATCTTTTACCCATTCCGGAACTTGCATATTATCAAGAATTGCAATACCTGTAATTCCCTTAGCGAATTCTTTTTTTGTAGTCATCAGCTCTACCGCTTTTTCATAAATCTGTGGATACTTTTCTTTCAACCCATCAACATTCTTTTTGTCAATGTTTACTTTGATATTTAGAATACTGTTTCTTTGGTCTAGGTCAATTGCTTCCATATTATCATCTTTCAAGAAATTAAATGCAACAGATGCTTTAATACCAGATTCTCTCATCGGAGTATCATATGCACTGAATGCTTTAATTCTTTCAGGCTTGAAATAATCCTTACTACCATTTTCGATTGCTTCAATGATTTGTTTTTCCAACACAGCTAGTTGCTTTACAATTTCTACTTGAGAGATTTCTCCAGGATTATCAAGTACTTGGTCGAGTAAAATTCTCTGTAATCTAATCTTAGTAGATTCCGGAACACCAACTTTTTTAATCGGCATACCTGTAATTGATAATGCTTTTTCTTTTGGGATGATATTAGATTCTTGTCTTTCTTGATATGCACAATAGTTCTTTTTACCATCCGTAATAAGAGCACGTTTAAGTTGAAACTCATTCTTAAGAATGAAGAAACTCTTACGCTTTGAACCGTCATAACAAGTTGTAGAATTAGAGTTATCAGAATACTTACCCATATAGTCAATTGCAAGTTTCCCCATAATACTAGCAAGAATATTGATAATACTACAACGGAATCCTACTTGAGGTGTGATAACGTCAGGTCTAATAATGTTCTGACTTTCAATAATTTCATCTGTATAGAAATCATAGTCATATGAAATATCAAAAGCTTCTTTTATTTCACCAGTTTTTTCTTCGATTTCAAGTTCTTTAATCTTCATTGGAATATTGAATGTTTTATCTAGAATATAACGATACCATCCATCAAATGAAATGAAACAACTATCTGTATCTGTAAGCATAGATACGCAACGATACATATTCTCAGTTCTATCGATTCTATCCATATACTGTTTATCATAATAAACCCATTCAAATATCATATCATATAATTCATCCATCATTCCTTTGATAGATTCCGGTGGTTCATTCGGGTCAATAAATGGTGCATCAAGAGTAGACAAAATACTTAAAATTTTATTCATTACGACGCTATTATCTACAAACCAGAATAGATTGTTTTTATAAAACAATTTGTTCAACTCATGCTGACTACATTGATTAATAATATCCCAAATCAGAGTCATTTCTTTTTCAGTTGGAATCCAATAGAATCCACAACTGTATAAGATTTTAAAGAAACATTCTTCTGCTGTCACATACTTATCTTTATCAAGAATAATCTCATCAGGATATTTTCCAATTGGTTCTCTTCTTACATTATTGATAAATGTAACAACATCGTTTAAACTGAGAAGTTTTACATTATTTGCCATTGTAGCTTCAAACAGCATAATAGCAGCTGCAATACAACTTCTACCTTGCATTGTAATGCTTCTTGCTACATAAAGATTATAGAAGACACTTGTATGATTACCAGATGCACCATACATTGCATTACCAGAAACTTTTTCCGAAAGTTGAAGAATATTATACTTTTCAAATTCTTCTGAACCTTTCGGATACTTGAACATTGTTTTTTTATAGATTCCTCTTTGTTCCAAGAACTCTTGAATTAATCTTACGAATGGGTTTGGACAAGAACCATGTTTCTTAAACATAACACCAGATACTGTAATAATCGGTTCTCTTTGAATGATATAATCTGTAATCTCAAACAGAGTTCTCTTTTCCCTTACTTTTTTGTAGTTATTATCTAGATATGCTTTACTATCCTTACCTCTCTTTACAATAGAATAATCGATTGCTTCTCTCAAATCAAATTCTGTCAAACCAGGAAATGATAGTTTCAGAGCATCCAACATCTCATTCTTATATATATCTACTGTCGGACTGTTAACCATTTGTGTGATATCCATTTTTAATTACCTCCAATATTCTCTCAGACTACGTAATACGTAATCTTATTAATTATTTATCAGATTGTTATTCATGCTTTAAAAACATAACAATTATATAAAAGACTGGGATTAGTATGCAAAATATAATAAACTTTAATTGCAATTAAATTTTATTTTTTTTAAAGGAGGATATATCCTATGGGACTTTATACAAATGAAAGACTCTCTCAGGATTTGAGAGAAACACAAGTTTCTTTAAACATGGATGAATTGCAAGAAGCATTCTTCTATGATGATCATTACGCAGATTCTGATTCTGAAAAGCGTGAACTTTTGGAAGAAGCAGATGTACTTATGGAAGCAAAGAAGATTAGTCGTAGAACAATTGTAAAGTTGAATAAGAATGATGATTTGACTCGTCGTACTGGTATGGCTGCTTTACAGTTAGCTAAAGACAATCATGATGCTCTTTGGAATAAGCTTGTAAAGAATCGTATTCAAGAACGTAAGTTACTTGCTGCTATTAAGAAGAAGTATGCAAATAAGGCTCAGATCGTTGCTAGACAGGGTCAGCGTATGTATGTTTCTGGACAGGGTCAGAAACATGTAAACACCCCTAAACTGCAGCCTAGAGAAATGAGTAAAACTCGTCACTAAGTTAACAAAAGTTGGTCAGTAGATTGTTCTACTGACCAATTTCTTTTTCTTCTGTATACTATTAAGATAGTAATAGGATTTGACTCGCCCGAAAACTATTACTATAAAGAATGTATTTTATAGGAGGTAGAAAATTATGAACGCACTCGCAGTGTACGACTATGGTGTGTTTACACCAGTCATTAATGGCAATCCCATTTCAATCAATACGATTGATATTAATGAAGAAACCATTGATGATTATGTGAAAGATTTGAAGGATGTATTCTTGGATTACATTGAGGTTCCGAGAGTACAAAATACAAAGATACAATTTGTATTTGAGAACAATATGATAGTTATTTTACCACTAGCATATGCTCTCATAAACATTATTGTGTGGCAGTTTGTTATTAAGACCGGTCAAAGAATTAAACCATATCATGTTTTCTTCAATAAGGCTGGTATTACTAACAGCTATATCAAAAAGTATATTGATAATTTTGCGATTATCCCAACAAGAGAACGTTGTGGTAAAGACAATAACATTATGATTATTCATAATTTGAATCGCATTATCTATGATACTTTGAGAAATCTTAAGTTTGTAGATGGATTTGCGTGGTTCTTCAACAACTCCATTAACAATGAAGATTTCATTCTTATGTATAACAATTGTCCAGGATTTAAAGAAATCATGGATAGACATAAGAATCATTATTATTCTCAGTTTCCACCAGAACAGATGAACGCAGAAGCATTAAAAGATATGAATCGATTAATTGATTATATCGTTAATGCGAAACAGTATATCGGTAGAGACCATTGTCTATCAGATGCCTTTAGAGCAAAAGAAGGCGTCAAACCAAAACAAGCTCGTGAAATGTATATTAATATTGGTGTCAAACCGAATGGGGAAGGTAGTATTTTCCCATATGTAGTAGACACGAATTATATTAGCGGTGGTGCTAATAATGTTGCATTTCATATTCTTGAATCTTTGATTGCTAGAATTGCACAGATTCTGTCAAAGAAAAATACTGCTCGTTCTGGACAGTTTAGTAGAATTATGATATTGAATTGTTCTAGAACAAAGAAGTATACAAAACCGTATACGAATACAATCGACCCGTATTTTGATTGTGGAACTCGTAACTTCTTGAAATATAAAGTTACGGATGAAACTGCATTGAGAAAGATTGCAGATAGATACTATCGTACCAACCCAAGAGGAATGGAATATCGGACAAGCGATGTATATAATATCGTAAAGAAGAATTCTGATCTTATTGGACAAGAGATATATCTTAGAAGCCCAATCAAGTGTAAATCAGCAGCAATGGGACTTGGTATTTGTAGAAAATGTATGGGCGAGTTATACAATATTATACCAGCTGTAAACATTGGTATTTATAGTGTAACGAATCTTACTGAACCATTGACTCAGATGATGCTATCTGCAAAACATCTTCTTGAAGCTAAGATTAATGAAGTGACCTTTGATACAACTGTACTTCCGAAGGAACAAATTGAACGTCTTATCACATTAGATGACGGTACAATTTATATTAATCCGGAATTCAGAGATGGAAAGAAATGGAAGTTTGTCATCAGAGAAGGAGACATTCAGGAAGAAATATTCGCTTCTGTAGAAAACGACGAAAACGATGATGACGTAGATACAAGTTTTGAAGATGTGATAAAGTATGTAAATGTATTTTATCTTAGAAATGAATCTACTGGAGAAGATTATCCAATTCGTTCATCAAACCTTGATAACTTCCAGTTGAGTGATTGGCTTTTGGAATATCTGAAACTTAAGAATATTAATACAGTAGATGAAGATATCATTATTCCAGTAAACAATATTATTGGTTCTGATTATCCTTTGTTCGACTTGAATAATATTCATAATGATGATATGTCTGAAAGACTTCAAGCTGTTATCAATATTATCAATCTCAAGGCAAATACAGATAATTATACAGCTGAAACATTCTTGGAAACATTGAGTAATAAGCTGAATGATATTGGTCTTGATAATATCATGAGTGTTCATCTGGAAGTAATTATTATGAATCAGCTTCGTTCGATTGATAATATTATTGAAGTTCCAGATTGGTCAATTCCTGATAATCAGAAATATAAGATTCTCACATTGAAGAAAGCAGTTGCTACCCACCCAAGTATTTCTATATCTCTTCAATCTGAGGATATTGCTAGAATGTTATATTCACCATTGAGTTTCAAGAAGCATGAACCTTCAGGATATGATTTGCTGTATATGGTACAGCCACAGAAGTTCCTTGCGAATGAACCAGTTGTTCAATCTCAGGGAACATCAGATGAGTTGTTTAAGTATATGGGTGATTAAAAATTTCGGGACTACTCTCTATTTGGGAGTAGTCCTGTTTTATATAGGAGCGTGATATTATATGGATAACCGTAAGATTGTTGTTTATCATAACAAAATCGTGATTAACAACTATAAGCAAAATGATATCCCAGAGTTAGAGAAAATGTTTGATTTATGGGATAAAGCTTATTTCAGGTTTAAAACAATCGGAAGTGTATATAACCGTCAAGAAAAGACTTATACAATTCCGAGAGGAATCGATATCAAAAAGGTTGAAAGACTTGTTGGTAGTTATGCTTTTTATGATAACAAATATAACAAACCAGCAACAAATTCTAATCAGATATTGATTAAGTTCCCACCAAAAGATGAGAAACAAGAGTTAGCACTTAAGTTCTTATCTGGTAAGGGAGAATATAGTTATACGAAAAAATATAATCAATTGTTTTTGGCATTGAATACAGGTGCAGGTAAAACATATTTAGGAATTGTTTACTCTGCATTGTTGAATGTAAAGACAGTTATTATAACAAATTCAGTCGGATGGTTGAATCAATGGAAAGATAGTTATCTTTATCACACCAATGTAATATCTTCTGAGATATTATTTATATCTGGTTCTAAGATGATTGATAAAATACTATCTCAAAGATTTAATCAAGATAAGTATAAAGTGTATATGGTAACTCATGATACACTATTATCTTATGCAAGCAATAATAGCTGGGAACGTATCGATGAGTTATTTCAGACTTTGGGAATTGGACTTAAGATTATAGATGAAGCACATCTAAATTTTGAGAATATCTGTAATATAGATTATGCTTCTCCAGTCTATAAGACTCTGTACCTGTCAGCAACTCCGTCAAGAGGTGATGATGCACAGAATCGAATCTATAAGAATTACTTCTGCAATGTCCCAATGCTATCTTTATTTGACCCAGAATCAGACCCACATACGCATTATATTGCAATGTTGTATAAAAGTGGCATCTCGAACAATGAATTATCAAGTTGTTTAACAACACATGGGTTTAATAAGATGACTTATTGTGACTTCCTTGTTATGAAAGAAAACTTTGACTATATTGCTAGAATCGTACTTGATATGATTAGTAAGATTCCAGGAAAGAAGCTATTCTTCTTTTCTACAAACAATTCTATTGTATTCTTTTATAATTGGTTGCGATATAATTATTCTGAGTATGCAGATGATATTGGCATATATACCTCTATCAATCCTGATAAAGAATCTGCTAAGAATAATACAATCATTTTAACCACTTCTAAGTCTGCTGGAGCATGCTTAGATATTAGTGATCTTATGGTTTGTGTTAATATGGCAGAACCAACAAAGTCATTACCACAGAATCAACAACGATTTGGTAGAACGAGACAATACAATTCTTTCTATATAGATTTGGTTGATACTTCTGTAAAACCAATCTATAATTACTACAAGAAGTCTCTACCAATGTTTGACAAGTATGCATTAGATACGAAAGAGATTGTATTCACAGTGAGACAATTGAAGAATACAGCTTTTAACGTGATGTATAACAGATTAATAAATCATGGTGGAATGCCATTTGAAAGGATGGATGAAAATGGAAATAAAGTCTGGTGGTAATACCAGACTTTACATTTATGAAAAGGTGGTGGTAATATGCAATCAGATTATATGTATATGAATGATATTATTTATACAATCAATGAAGATATCAAGATTGTATTTCATGTAATCGCATCTTTTCGAGTTAATAATAAAGTCTATTCGAATTGTTCTGAATTTAAAATAAAATCAGAACCTAGTTGTAATACTATGATACGACGTAGTTTGAGCTATTACCTTTTCATAGATGATAGACGAACTGGTAAAACAGAAAAGATTTGTATTTATCCAGAAAACATGTTTGATTTGTTGGACATGTTTGATCGAGCGAAAAAGACTTGGTTTGAATCCGGTTCATCACATATTTATGCTTATTTGAATAATGGTCTTTATATTACAAATGAAGAAAGTTTTGTAATAAAATTACCGTTAGATAAAGTTATAAAGATATCTCCAGGAATCTTTAAGAAAGAATCTGGAGATTGTATGTGTCTGAATATGTATTTGAATACACCAGAACCTGTACAAATATCAGTAGAAACTTTTAAAGGAATGTATTATGTATTATCAACACTAGATATGTTGAATTATGCAAATACATCTTTAACATTTATGATGCTTAGAGATACTCCGGTGAATCGAACTGATTATAGTTCTCCATCGGAAACTGTCCAAACTCAATCAATTCAAGAAGACCAGAGTAAAGCATCAGGTTCTACTGGAAGAACTTTTAATGGAAAACCGAACAAGTCTATTTTAGATTGACCAAATAATATTTGTATTGTATATTATTGATGTGTACGAAGAGGATAACGTGAGTTATCCTCTAAATTTTTGTTTGACCTACAGGAGGGTTTTATTATGTTTACTGAAAAAGAAGGACTTTATTACACTGCTAGTGCAATCGACAGTATTTTTATCTGCTATAATAAGGGTATTAACTTACCCGATATTCTTAAACATTTGGAGAAAATAAAAAACGAACATGGAATATGTTATCTCAATTCATATGTAGATAATAATTCTAAAATATATGTTAATTATGACATTTTTCTAGATAGAATTTCTAAGTTTAAGAAAATCATTGCTGATTTTGCTGGAATTAATTCCCAGCAAAATGACAAAGATCCAACAGATCAAGTAGTTTATCTGGCAGTGGAAGCATTGGTGAAAGCCTATGGCTTAAAGAGTCCGGAGGAACTCTTGGAGAAGGTTAAAGAATTAACTAGAAATTCTTCTAACGGTGGTCAACCAGATGTAAATCAAGCATTCATTAATGTGAATGATTTGATTACAGCGAACACAGTTTTAAATAGTCAAGTTGAAAGTTTAAGGGCACAAATCTCAGCTCTTGGAATCAAACCAATTGTTTAAAATTGTAAAGGTATAAGGATACTGGATTCCAGTATCCTTTACCGAAAAGCAACTATGTTCTCAGAATGTAGTTGTTTTTTTTGTTACATACGTCCAGGTTTAATCTCTGGATACTTAACAACAATAAGACTATTACTATAATCGTAACGATAAGTAGTCACATCTGCTAGTTCATCACGCAGTGAATAATACTTTTCTAGTAATGCCCACCAGCGTTTATGTTCTGTTTCTGTTAATCGTTCATGATCTAGAAAATCTTCAATTACAGAAATACGAGTATTAATCATTCTCATAAGATAATAAGCATCATCTTCGTCTGATACATGGCGAATACGCATTTTATATTCATATAAGTCTTGTTCAAATTTTTTTATATTTTTTATAGCAGCATTCTTTCTCAATCGAGCATACTTACTTTGTTTGACTTCAGACTTAGATTCATTGAAAACAAAGTAATTATCATGATTCGTGTAATCACAACTCTCTTCAATATTCGAGTCATCAATTGTATTGATTGCATTTGTCATGATTTCCATTTCACGTTTTTCTAATTGTGAACCAGAAATCTTATACATCTTATCTAGTAACCGTAATGCTGGGATTCTCTTAATCTTAATCTGTCTGTATACAGATAATGTCCATGCTAAAGAAGTTAGTTTATTTACAGAAGTATCATTAATTTTCATACCAGATTTACAAATCTTATTGAAAATAGAATTAAGTTCTTCTCCATATCCACACATATGAACAAATTCATCAGCAAGTACTTCACTATCTTTATATACATATAACATCGAAGTTAATTTTCTTACAGTATCTTTAATACCATAGCTTAAAATTGTATAATACTGTGCAGTCTTTGGAATATTCAAAGAATCACCATTTTTTGTAAGTTGTAAAGCAATTACTTTTCTTACTTCATCAACTGGTGTAGTATCATTAACAATATGACCAACTTCATGTAATACCATCGCTGTCATTTCTCTAGGAGAAATCTGTAATGCCGGATGAAGAATCTTAGAGTCAATTTCAATACTGAATTCATGGAATCTTACAGGCTTATCATCTTGTAGAATTTCTGTAACAAGTTCTTTTGTAACATGAGGGTATACACACATACCAAAGAACATTTTATCAGAACGAGTAAACAATACTTCTCGACATCTACTGTCCTTAAAGAATTTATTAAGTTCTTTCTTTAATTTATCTAAGCCCTTTTTACCATCTGTATCAATAATTTCGGCACATGCTAGTTCAAGGTCACTAAAGTCATAAGAAATTTGTCTAATCATGTTATCCTCCTTTCTCACTTATAAAAACGCCTAGTGCCTAATCAAGACACTAGGCGAATATAAAGACTGAATTAATATGAATTAAAAATCACTTAGATAGCATCGATATTGAAATCGTTCTTACCAATGCTTCTTACACCATCACCACGACCAGTCGGGTCATTGTTAAATGCATAATCTGTACCATAGTTACGCAGGCCAGTCGGGTTCAAGATGCGGATACGTCCCTGAACCGGCTGATATTCCTTAACAACCCAACGTTCAAATGCATGTACAGCTGGCAGTGCTGGGTTAGAAATATTTCTGATTTCATTGCTCAAATACATCTGATAATCATAAATACGATAAATGAATCTTTCAGAGTTTCTCGGGCAAACAATAATCATCAGGTTGTTACAATCACGGAGCTTATCAGAACTAATGAACTGGTAAGTTCTCTTATCAGATGTAACGATTGTCTTAACAAAGTCAAGCTGAACTGGACCAATAGAAGACGGAGACTGATATGTATAATCAGTAGGAGTAATCTTTCTAATCAAGTCATCACGACCAATGATATTGAATGTAACGTTCGGGTCATTCAATACATGGAGCAACTGAGTAGCATGAGTATCAAGACTATCCATAAAGGTCTTATGACGCCATTCAATCGGATCCAAAGCATAGTTGTTAGACGGAGCAAAGTCAAACTGACGTGCAATCTTAGAATCATCTGGCATTTCCAAGAAGCTCTTATCCAGATATCTTCTAATCTTATCATCTTTATAGTTAGCCAAAGAAATCTTCATCAAAGACATAACCTTAGTCAACTGGTTAATCTGATACAGAGCTGCAATATCCTTAACTTCTTCAGGGCTGATAGTTACATTCATTGGAACTGCATTCGGAATTTCGATGATATCAGTACGAACACTCCAAGTAGCAGATGCAGTTTTCAGCATTGCAGAAGAAGTATCAATTCTAGAAGTTAGGATAACACCTGCAACCTTAGCATTAGAAGATGTCATACCAAATCTATTATCCTTAGCAAAACCAGAAACGAAACCTACAGTTCTGTACTGACCTGGAATTGCATTTTCATCAGTGGTATTATCAATTTCTTGAGTAGTACCATCTGCCAATTCTACAGTCAACTTCCAAGTACCTGGAAGAGTACCAGCAGCTACAGTCTTTACAATCGGAAGAGCATACTGTTCACAAATCTGACGGTCATAACCACCGTAAGCTGGAGCGAACGGACCTCTCCAATTAAAGATAGCACCAGTTACAGTCTGTGTTACTGTAGCTTCTACCTTAGGAAGCTGAGCCTTTAAATCAGTTGGAGAATCAGTAGGAATTACATATGCTTGTGCTGTAGTGTTTGTGTAATTCTGGATTGTGTAAGTAACAGTTGCAGGAGCAGTAGCAGCATCAGAATTCTTAACAACGATTTGAACGGTCTGACCTGGATATACAACTCTTGCACCAACTAGACCAGAAACATGAGATTCGATAGAAAGATTGTTATTCTGATCTTCCGGTACGCCGAACATAGTTTCCAGAATATTAGTGTTTTCTGCTTCAGGAAGTGGCAAATACATAGACTTCAACGGTGCTGCTTTATCAATAGCATCGGTCATCTTGTATTGTTCTCTCCACATATCGATCTTTTCACCAGTTTCAGGATCAATCATCCATCTTGTTTCCATAGAAACGGTGAATCTTGGTGCTTCAGCAACAAACTTCGGAATAGCACCCTTATCAAAGATATTATTAAGCATAATGTTCTTATGAATTGGGAAAGTCATACCGATAACTGGGTTATACTGACCCATACCACAGTGTTCAAGAACAGCTATCTTATCATTTTCATACATCTGTTCCATCATAAGCATGTGGTCTTCATATTCTTCAGTTGTCATGCCACGAGGGTCAGCAGAATTTTCCATAAAGAAATTCTTTACAGTTTCATCTGTCAACGGAGTTCTAAAAACCTTAAAAGGTTCTTGATATAAATCCAATCTTGCTTCTTCAAGGAAAGATTGGGTAAGATTCAAAAATTCTTTAGCATAAGCCGCCATTGGGTCGTGCGAATAACCGGACGAACCAGGTTTACGGCTTGTTGTATTACCGATTACTGGCATATTTAGTATCCTCCTTTTGGAATATTAATTTTATAAATGTTTAGAGATGATAATTGCTGTTATTAAAAAATAATAGTGTAAGCAACATATTTTCTTCACTATTTTATTATATTGTTATGATATTCCATTAATAAATTTAAAATAAGGAATTGAACGCAGATTCTTCCTGATAAGTACTACCAGATGTTGTGTCAGATATATTTAAGGTATGAGTTTCTTCCTCATCTTCATTATCTACTGGGATACCATTCTTATCTTCTTCAGATTCTTCTTCTGAATCGTCTCTTCCATCTAATTTTGGAATATTATCGATGATTTCTGCAATTGCATTTAACGTAGCAATACACTGTTGATAGATGATGTTATTCTCAATGTACGTTCTAGTTTGATATGCTGTTGTAATATTAAAGTCAATCATTTCTCTTAATTCCAATAATTTTTCTGTAATAAATTTTAGTACATTGATATTTTCATTTGTTTTAGAAATGTCATTGATTCGGACCAATGTACTTCCAATAATAGAATATAATTCGATAAATTGATTCTTTAATTCATGATTCTTGATTGCAATTTGCTCAGGGGTTAGACTAGAGAAAAGTTCCTCTTCAATTTTATTAATATCATATCCATTTTCATCAGAGCCTTCTTCGGATTCTTCACTATTTTCTCCTTCAGAATCATCAGTGGTTTCTTCTCCTCCATCACCACCTGAAGCATCGTCTCCTCCACCTTCTCCAGTGTCTCCTCCACTACCGTCGTCCATGAAGTTTTGGCCAGCATCATCATCTCCGGAATCATCTGTGGTTTCTTCGGAAGCATCTGCTGTATCATTTGTAGTAGTATCGTCTCCACCACCGTCATCCATAAAATTCTGATCTCCATCATCTTCATCTGCAGTGTTGTCAGCTGGAGGTGTTGTATCTTCTCCAGTATCTTCTCCACCACCGTCGTCCATGAAGTTTTGGTCACCATCATCTTCGGAATCATCTGTGGTTTCTTCTGGAGCATCTGTAGTAGTATCGTCCCCACCACCATCGTCCATGAAATTCTGATCTCCATCATCTTCGGAATCGTCGGTTGTATTATCAGCAGATGGTTGATCAGAACCGACATTAATTTCGTTTAAGATACTTCTCAATCCTTCTAGATAATCCATTCTTATCACCTCCATCAATCATCATCATTGTTCTTTTTTCTAGACTTATCTGGCATATCATACTGCTTCTTTCCTTTAAAGATATAATTCTTGTTATAAAGAATTCTAGCACGTTGTCTTTCTAAGTCACGTTTTGTTTTCATAATTTCTCTTACTGCAACTAAGTCATCTTTATCTTCGGCAGCTTTAAGATATTTATCACACATTTTGATTTCTATATCAATATCATCTAGTATAAGATTACGTTCTTTTTCAGTTAATACTTTAGATGAACCAATAAAGCCAATCAATGCAACTACAGCTGCAACAGGACTAAACAATGCAACTACTCCACTTGCAAGTGCAAGGTGGATACATTTAGAAGCAGAAGGTAAAAAAGAACCTCGAATAATGCTTTCTCTACTATCACTAATCATTGCTTTCTTAGCAGATTTCATTGTTCGATTCAATTCACTATCTAACTTCATACTAAGTTGCTTATCTTTATCCTTTGCTTTTAGCATAGAACGTCTTAAGTTTTCCCCTGCAATTTTTACTTTACTTAAGAATGACATCCCAGATTTTTCGTCTTTTGATTCTGCTATATAATCAATTATATCATCAATAATATCATATTTATATTTCATTGTTTCATATACAGTTTCTATATCCGGTAAGTCAGTATCATTAGATATATATGCTGTTTCTAATAGGCTATTGTACTTTACACTATTGATATCAGAGATACAAGTTTTGATTGTATCAATTTTTTGGAGAGATGCTATGAAAGAGGATTGTTTATTATTTCTTACTCGTTCTAATTCATTTTCAAGAATTGTGATATATCTTGGACAATCTACTATATCATTACAAACTTTTATAGCTTCAGTTATATTATAGATATCATCACTATCCATATCCTTGATATTATTAGAAATCGCTACCATTAAATCTCCTCTTGTATAAGACAATTGTTCATATAAAGTGGAGAGTAATTCGGTATAATTAATAGCAGCTTGTTCATCGAAATTAAAATCTATATCAAAGTTGAAATCATCACTACTTGCTTCAGCTTCTTTTGCATATTTCTCTTCCATACGTTTATCATTTTCTGCCTCTGTATATAGATCATCTCTATAACTTTCTAATTTATATAAATCATTCTTATATTGATTATATAGAGCCTTGTATTTTTCTTTCTTCTTTTCATCATCAGTTTCATTCATTTTCTTCTTATAACGATCACGTTCTTTTTCGTATTGTTCACATACTTTTTCCATTCTTTCTCTTGCTACTTTCATTCTTAAAAAGAATCCAGTAATTAATGTAATAATACCTAGAATAGGATTAATAGCAAATCCACCTAGAACAATACCAAGTCTTACAAATTCAAAGATATCAGGAAGTTCATTGATAATTCCTTCTGGACTATTTACAAAGATTCTAGAAATTGCAATCTTAAACTTTTCAATCGATTTATTGTGTTCTTTCTTAAAGTCATGAATAATCTTTTTGATTTTTAATGATTCTAACTTGTTCTTTTTCTTGATTGTAACTATTTTCTTTTTCTTATATTTCATGAACATATCATGAACTTTGTTTTCTTCCAAAGGAATCTGTTCAATATCTTCTTCATTCTCTACTGCTTCGATAATGGCTTGTTCATCTTCATAAAGATAAGATACAATACTTAATTCTTCTGGACTAAAGAATTTAGAATTTTCTATAATATAAATCATATCATGAAGTTTTGCATCTGCAGTTTCTTCATTAAGCTCAGTCATTAAAAAATAATCTGTAACCGTTTCAAGAATAAATTTGTTGTCCACAGGAACACAGTTTTTTGACATTAAATACATGATATTTTCTAATGCAATATCATATCTTACACCAAAAGCAGATTCATATGTATTGATTAAATCACAGATATTATACACGCAATCCTTTAATGCTGCTTCTGTTAATGGGCATTTTCTAACCATATTATCAAGGTTAAATCGTTTTGTGAGTTTAGAATGGTTAGTTAAAACTCTGTCACATTGTTCATTTACAAATGCAATATGAATGAATCTATCGAAACACTCGGTAGCAACATCTTTTTTCTCAGTATCTGATTCAGACTGCTTATTCTCATCTCCATTTGATTTTTTGACTTCTCCCATCTTACGACCATAAATATCCCGTTTATATTTTCTATTTGGGTGTAGAGAATTTCCAAGATATCCACCATTTGCTTTCGCTTTTGAAACTGCATTTTCATTATCTTTTGTATCATTAAGCATAGCTGTATGTCTATGTTTAATCCAACCACGTTTATAATGATTCAGTTTGTTTGTCTGCTTAGCATTACGTAATTTTGGGATAATTTTACCTTCAATAATATTAGAAGCATTTCTGATGTTTGAATCATTGTCATTATCTGCAATGATTGTGAATACTTCTAATACTTTGTCAATAGCAATATCTTCATTCTTAAATCCAGTCCAATTTTCTAATACAAGTTTAGCTTTTTGGTATGAATAGTTTTCTTTTAATGATTCATATACTTGATTAACATTGATATTACATTTTGGTTCTCCGGATAGAAGATTTCTTTGACGTGTAATTATATCACCATATGTAAGCATTATACCGACCTCCTTTTAGTAATTTATAATAAAGTTCTTAGTAAGACCTATTAGGGTCGCTGGGCATAACTTTACTAGACTTATTACCGTAACTTTCTACTCTTACACTATTTAGATATTCAAGGTCAATATAAATTGCTAAGGTTGATACAAGTTTTTCAGTAGGATTAAATGCAGAGAGTTTCATACTTCCCCAATCAATATTAACATCTTTTAGTTTTATTCCATTACTGTATATCTGTACATCTATAAAGGTACTAGGAGAAATAAATTTAGATGTAAGATAATTCGCAATCTGAGATAACTCCCCATCAAATAATTCATTCAAATCAATATTGATTTCTCCAGGTTTATCTTCTTCCCATTGGGCATTAATTGTTAACTTCCAACCACGATCATTTACAGCAGGTGGGTCATCATAATAATGCAATGACATCATTAATGTATTATCGATATTATAAGCTTCTTTACCAACAGAAATACTTGTAAATTCTTCTTTTGTAAAGTATACGTATAATTGCATAGATGGGAATCGAACCTCTACTTGCATTTCAATATTGAAGTCATCAGCAATATGACCGTATTTATTTCCATCATCTTTTGTAACGTCTTTAATTAATAAACGTACTGGTAAATGGTCTACTCTAACAAAGTATTCTTCTCGAGCATTGACATTCGAACGCTTATAAGTAATTGGAATATAAGACCGACTATTCAAATAAGTTAGAAATTTTATTGGCTCACAGATTCTATCATCTTTAATTTTAAATCCTAAATCTCTTGCCATAAATAGCATCATTGGATATGGCATTACATAGTCCAAATCAACATCTTGTGATTCAGATAGATTTGTTCGAAATGCTAACTTCATGTATTTCTGTAAATCTAGTTGCATTGCTCTGGATGGAACTTTTACTCTGTAAGTGAAATTTAATAACATCATATCCATTTGCATCATAATATATTTTTTATTAACTGGATCTTGAAAGAAAGCTTTATCAATCTTTGTTGTGTTAATAAATTGGTCAAGTCCGAATAGATTTTGGTCAAGTCGGTCTCTATTATAATCATCGTCAATCGTTGGTATAATTGTTAGAGCAGCTTTATCGTCACTAAGATGAGACATGATTGCCTTCTTATCATATTTCATAATCTCACCAAAGACATGGCTACCGTCAATATGAATCCAAGAAAAGAAATCTTTTTCAAACTTTTTAAGAAACCAATGCTTCATATATTCTACACACAATGCATAGCTTTGATGTAATGGTGCTACTGTGATATTTCGATTCAATTGCGTATCTACAGTAACATCTTGAATCTTAATTTCTCTATAAGCCATAGTTACCTCCTTTTCTTACAAAAAAGAATGAGCCTTTCGACTCATCCTTCTTTTTCTTTAAATTATAGATAATACATTTATCTATCTTCTACATGATTAATCTTATAAAGATAAGGAGATGTATTCTCCAAATATTTATAAAATCTTATACCTGCATCATAGTTCGAGTTAAGTTGTTCGTCATTTACACTGTCCTTAGCCTGTAATACATAATACCATCTACCAGGTATACTAGATTGGTCTATCCTTACAACAATACAAGGAATAAATGTGTAAGTTTCATTAACCTCATCAAAGATGTCAAGGTCAAGTACATAACACTCTTCACCCATTGATAACATTACTGGTTCTTTTCTGCAAAGATTCTCATCTTCAAAGAACCATTGTCCAATTTTGTCAATTCCGTTCATTTTTCAAAACTCCTTTATTTTTATTTGATTACATTGTAATCATTATAATAGTATATAATTAGAACTTATTTATCATATCTCCGAGAACAACAACTTTCCAACTCTGACCAATATTTGTATTAGATGCAATACCAGTAGATATATCAACACTTGTATCGTCTAATAATGAATTACTTGGTCTAGGATAGTTTGGTACAGATAGACCTGTACTAGAATCAATTACTTCAAAAGCCTTTTCTCCTGTATTTGGATCATACACTACAACAGTTTCAATATTAGGATTATCACCCAAAATCATTCTGTTTTGTTCAGGAGATAGATTGCTCATATAGTTTTGAAAATTTTGTTCCTCATTAACTTGAGAAGTATTTACTCCATTCATATATGCATTCATATTTCCACCAATGTTAGAAGATGTATATTGCATCATTGGATTAGAGCCAGCATTTACAGGAGTATTAATATAAGCATTGTACATATCAGTAATAAATTTATCATCATCTTGTTGGTTTGCTGCAGAGTTCTTAATGTCCTTAACTCGCTGTAATTCGAGCTTATGACAATTTGTCTTAACAGCATTAATCTCCTTTATTGCAGAAATTTTAGAACTTACTAAGTTACTTGCAGTAGAACATAAATCAGAAATGAACTGATATTTTCCCTTAAGTGTCTTAGATTTTCTAATTGTATCAAGTTCATTCTTAATATCATTTGCTAATACATCCAATTGCATAATAGAGTATTTAAGCATATTATTTGTTTCATCATAAGTGTTTTCATATGGTTCGGATGATTGACACATAGGAATGTCAGATTGTTGTTTATGATGACTTGGTGTTATTTCAATAACTTCGGTTGATTGTTGTTCACTTTTTCTAGGTCTTCCTCTTTTTCTTTTCGGTGGAGTAGATTCTGATGGAGTTTCATCAGAAGTAGTAGATTGAGTAGATAAAGTAGTATTATTAGAAGAGCCTCGTTTAAGAACATCATCGTTTAAGATAGCCATGTTATTTCCTCCTTTGTGATTTTATAGAGATGTTTTTCTTATAAATCGTTAATATTTGTTAACATTTAAATAAGGTTGGAAGACCTTAAATCTGGTTGACATGATTTTCCTCTTGTGAAGTTTGTTTGTTTTCCTCTTGTTAATTTTATTTGGATATCTCCACAGTTCATTCTGTGGAGATAATTTTTTCTTTTACATCAGAGAAAACAAATATATAAATAGATTGAAAGAACGTATTACGTTCGTTGATGATTAGGAGGCTAAATATGAAATATTACGAAGATGATTTTTTGATAGGTCAATATCCAAAAGGATATCCGTTATCTTTATTAAACACGATTTACCATTACCCAAAGAAAGATCCGAATGGGAAATGGTTATCACCGGCAATTGATTTGATTATCAAAGATATTCGGTCAGGTGAAAAGTTTTTGGAAACAATAATTAATCCTGAGTATGAATATTATATGCTACTTGATGGAAAAGAAGTTCCAAGATATACTTTGGAATATGCAATGAAAGAAGATTGTAAACGAATCATCACGCCGTTTATATCTCTTCAAAAAGACATTGCAGACCGATTAGGAAAAACAAATGAGTTCTTTGAAAACATTCGTAATCGGAATCGAGCTGCAAATAAAGTGTTATGTAATTATAACCCAGCGATCCTGATGTCTGATATGGATATTGAAGATAACATCAGGTTTCAATTTGCGAACTCATATGAGAATAGTTATACCAAACCATCGAAATCATTTCTTGATATTGAAGCTGATACAATTGATTGTAAGGGTGAATTCGTAGAACTTGGTGAATGTCCAATCAATGCAGTATCATTTATTGATGATCAGTCCTTGGTTGTTCATTCATTCTTATTACGAAATAAAGAGAATCCATTGATTGAGAAATTTGAAAAAGAATGTAATAAACCATCATTGAATATGCGATTACGACAATTCTTAATCGATGCGGTTGGTGGAGAGAAACAAGCTTGTAAGTATAAGATTGATAAGATGACTGTTCAATTTCATTTCTATGATGAAGAAGATGAGATTGTTTTATTAAAACACCTATTCAATTATATTAACAATATCAAACCAGATACTGTGCTAGCATGGAACATGGCATTCGATATTCCGTATATCATCCAACGAATTATCAATCTTGGATATAATCCAAAGGATATTATGTGTCATCCAGATTTCAGATATAAAGAAGTAAATTACTTTATTGATGAGAAGAATAAGTTTAATTATGAAGAAAGAAATGACTTCGCAAAGATTAGTTCATATTCGGTGTATCTTGATCAGATGATTCATTTTGCGTCTAGACGAAAGGGACAAAAAGCGATTGAGAATTATAAGTTGGATTATATCGGACAGATTACTTGTGGTGTAAAGAAACTTGATTATAGTCATATTACAACGAAACTTGCAGAATTACCATATAAAGATTATGAAACATTCGTATTCTATAATATTATGGATACAATTGTACAGTATTGTATAGAGTTTAAAGTAAATGATATTGACTCTGCATATAATAATGTATTGTTAGACAATACTCGTTGGTCAAAAATATATCGTCAAACTGTATATCTTAAGAATCGAGCAGCAAAGTCATATTATAGATATGGAATGATTATGGGTAATAATACAAATCAGAATACACCGAAAGAAAAATTCCCAGGTGCATTTGTTGCAGACCCGAAATATAATAGTGATTATTCTAAGATGAGAATTAATGGTATTCCAGTATCTATCTTTAATAATCTGGATGACTTTGATTATAAGTCTTTGTATCCATCAATCACATCTGAATTTAACATGTCGCAGACGACATTGATTGGGCATGTTAATATCCCAGAAAAGGTATATGAATTTGAAAATAGATTTCATAGAGATGAAATCAAATGGAGAAGAGAAGCTCAATTCATGGATGATTTACAGTCACATAACTGGATTGAATTCTTTAGTCGTTGGTTCCATTTTGCTGGTTATGAAGAAATGTATGATGACATCATTGAGTATTTCACAACAGTAAGACGACCGAATGGTATATTGACGTATCATGATTTTGACGATGTATCCAGAAAACCAGAAGTTGATAATCGTGGATTGTTTATTAATTGTAAAAATAAACGAGATTTGAAGATTGTTAATGCAATGGCTTGTGGAGATAAGTCTGTATTTGAACAACCTAAATTTGATTTCGATAAGTCTGATTTTAATAACTTTACTGAAATCTATAATAGTCTTAAGGATGGTTATTTGTATAGTAAGCCTAAGGAGATTGGAGCATAATAAATGGATAACATATTTGGAGAAGAACTGAAAAATAGTGGGAAGATTTTTATACCATATATAAAAGATATGAAACTAAAATCTACCAACGAATATTTCTATATCATAAGAGATAATACACTTGGAGATGTTTTGTTTGTTAATAATCCTGGAAGTGTGATTTTGATTAATTGTGATAACATTCATGAGAAGTATCTAAACAAGATGTATTCAGTTAATGCAATCTTAGGAAAGACAGTTGGATATGAAACAGAAGTTGGGGTTCTTGAGAATATGGATTATATCACAAAGTTTAATGCAATCCAGTTATTCGAGAAAGCTTTGAATTCTTTAAAATCGATTGTTATGGACATCGCAACTGCTAATGATATAAAAAATATATCTGGTCTTAATAATGACGAAATGTTTTACAACAATGTATTATTAAACAAAGCTGCTGATGGAGTATCAAAATATATTTTAGATAATCGAGCTATCTACTTGGCTCCGAATATGCTTCCTGGAACTAAGAAGACAGACTTAGATGCTAAGATATATTATACAAATGGTAATTCGTATTTTCTAGTAGAATTCATATCCCACAAATCTAAAGACGTAAGAACCTTTATGAAATTTTTATGTTTATAACAAAAAAAGAACGCACTTGGCAATAGTGCGTTCTTATCTTTTTCAGTTGAAATTCTTATTCGACGATAATTAAATCTTTTTCAGAATTCTGAGATTCATCATAGCAGATAAATCCTTCTTCTGTATTTTCGTCAAATGTGATTCTTTCTTTCTTTAATAATGCAATCAAGCTGATTGCATTTTCTTCCCATTCATCTTTGTCTGCTTCAAAGATGAATGTTTTTTCATCAAATGTTCTGTCAAGATCGATATCCGACTTGACATATTTGATTTTGGTTGCTTTTAAAAACTTTTCGAACGTTTCGTTCATTCTTTTGAGATAGTTTTCGGTAACATGTACCCCCTTTCTTACTGTGTTGGTGACAACAATGTTGAACATTGTTTCTACCATTGTAGCGTGCATTGTATCAGTAACTGATACTTCATTCAGCACAGCTTCAAAGGTAAAGCCGTTTGTCGTAGCGGAAGCGATTGCATTGTTTGTTGCAGTAGTTGTGTTGGTCATGATAATAGCCTTTTCCCTTCACCCTGGGAACGTAGAGTTTCTACGTCTGATGCTTGAGGTTTCAGGTATGCATCAACCTGTTTTCGATATAGAATATAGCTTATATTACTATCTCTATTCACTATAATTATATATAAGTGAATATACGCAGTTTTACAAAGTCATTACAATTTACTCATTTCAACAATTTAGTAAATATTAAAAGGAGGTATACTATATGGCTAAAAAGGATGAAAAGAAAAGATCATCTACTAGTATTATCAATAGACTTTCTAATACAATTCAAAATAGTCTAGATAATCTATATAGTAAAACATACTATTCACAAGCATCTAATAAACAAGACCTTGAATCGATTAAGAATAAACTAGACTCTTCTATAGATAATATTGTATCGGTTAATATGGATAATACTGGTAGAGGTACAATGAGTACACTCTATTCTAGAATGCAACAACAAGGAAGTTCTATTAAACCTGGAAATAAAGAAGGTGGACAAAGTCTTGAATCTCTTATTAACGACAGTCAAGTTATTGAAGCTGGATTAATGGGCTTTATTAATGATACAACTACTGTATTTGATTATGATAATAAGATTGATACGATTCTTAAATATATGCCAAGATTACAAGAAGCGTTGGATACTAGAAAAGATAATGTATTATCTGCTGACCATTTTTCTAAAGACTTTATCAATGTGACTTCTTCAAGTATTACAAATGATTCTGAAACTTATAATGAACATATTAAGTTTATTAAGGAAACATATAAATTCCAGGATTTAACTGATGAAATCTATGACCAGGCTTCTAAGTATGGAGAAGCATTTGTATATATTGTTCCATATAAGAAAGCCGTAGCAAGATTATTAAAGCAAAAGAATAATACTCGTGCTGAATTGGATATTAAAGAGCACACAATTATTACAGAATCTGGTAATATTGAAATGGATAAATTACCAAAAGAAATTACACCAGAAATGTTTGAACAAGCTGGATTAAACAATATACAACTTGAATGTTATACAGGTGCAATTAATTCTGTTGTAGAAAATATTATGCGATTTGAAAAAGCATCTCGTTCATTAAACGAGATGTCGTTAAATTACGAAGGTGCAGATTTTTCTGAGGAAACAATCGAAGAATCAGCTAATAATATACGAGATGTCGTAAAGGGAAGATTCCAGAAGACAATTAAAGACGATTTGTCTTTTGAAGGATTTGATGACAGAGGTCAAGAAGGATTAGTAGATAAGAATAAAGCAAAGAAGAAATCAAAAGACGATAGATATATTAATGTCCCAGGTACAATTGTAAAGATTTTGGAAAGAAAACATGTTATTCCAATTTATATTGAAAATTATTGTTTTGGATATTATTATATTGAAGTAGATGGTCCATATAATCCGGTAGGTGATTATGATAAGATGCAAGACCCTACAATGTCTTTAAAAGGTTCTAATTCTATTTTGTCTACAAATAGTATGCTTGACCAGTCTACAAAACAAAACAATATTATTCGTTATATTGCAAACCAAATTTCTAATTTCATCGATGCAAAATTTATCAATGCAAATCAAGACTTAAGAAACGAAATTTATACAGTTCTTAAGTTTAATTATGATAATAATAGTTCCCATATGAATAAGGTTCGAGTTACATTTATCCCACCAGATGATATGGAACATGTCTATTTCAAAATGAATGAAGATACCCATAGAGGTATTTCCGATTTAGATAAAGCAATGTTCCCAGCTACATTATATTGTGCAAATTATATTACTCATGCAATTTGGAATATGACTAGAGCACAGGATAAAAGAGTATACTATGTAAATCAGACTGTTGATACAAATATATCTAAAACACTTCTTAATACCATTAATCAAATTAAAAAAGGTAACTTTGGTATCAGACAAATTGAAAATATTAACCATATCTTGAATATCACAGGTATGTTTAATGACTATATTATTCCTAGAGGTCCTAGTGGTAATTCTCCAATTGATTTTGAAGTTATGCAAGGACAATCGGTAGAATATCAAACTGAATTTATGACAATGCTAGAAGAAATGTCTGTAAATAGTACAGATGTTCCGATGGAAATGATTCAGATGAGAAATACTGTAGACTATTCTTCTCAGTTAACAATGTCATCTAGTAAGTTCTTGAGAAAAGTATATAATAGACAGAGTAAGTTTCAGATGAATCTTACTCGTATTTTCAATAAAATTTATAATAATGAATTTGATGATAATATTCAAACTTCTGTAATTTTACCACCTCCAATGTTCTTGAACATTACAAATACAAACCAAATGATGACAAACGTAAATGAATATTCTCAGAGTGTCGCACAGTTAATTCTTGACCCTGATGAAGAAGAACCGGTAAAGAATGAAGTAATTCGTGAGATTAATAAATTTAATCTCGGTTCTTATCTTAATATCCCTGAACTTGAAGATATTGCACATAAAGCAAAGCAACGAGTTGCAGCTGAGTCAAATGAAGATAGTGGTGAAGAATAAAAATATCCCAGATGGATTTCTCCATCTGGGAATTTATTTTAATTATTATCACCACTAGTTTTATAAGTATCGTCAGTTAAATGTTCTTTGCTTTGCATCGAAGATACGACGTTCTTATAAACATCCAAATCACCGGTAGGTTTACCATTAGAAGTACCAGGAGCATCAGTTGAGTCTACATATGCAGCAGTCGGATCCGAAATTACGGTCTTCATGTCGTCGCTAGAAACAACACGACCTTCACTTTCACTCCAATAATTCGGAGTAGCGAACTTATCAGTTTCATTACCTGCATCAACACCAGCTTTAGCAATTGCAGAATATCTAAAGTTGTTGCTATCAACGATAATTCTAGAATCGGTGAGGTTCTTAGGATTACGCATAGCTAACAACATATCTTCAGCCTTCTGATATACATAGTCGTTGTTGATGAAGAATCCGTTAAACGACAAGGAGATTTCAGCGAATGTAATATCACCCTTATTACCACTATACAAATCACCATAGTTTGCAGTTGTAGGTTGACAAGCAGCAATCAAGAATGCACGTTCAATCTTAGTCATTGTATTATCAGTGATGAAATACATGAATGTGAAGCATTCTCTATGTGGACCTGGGTCACTACCACTACGGTTTGGACCATCAATGCCCTTGAAAACCCAGTCGTCGATAAGACCATGATAATGCTTAACCTGAGTGTCTGGGTCTTTAATACCAGTTAGATATAGTTCGTGTGCCTTAGTAAGGATAGAACCAGAACGTTCATAGTACTGTAACGAGAAGTTAGAGTTAGAAGCTTTGGTAACCTTATTAATCAATTGAATCGATCTAATACCGTTGGTAATTTCACCACCAGATTCACCAGTGATATTATCAATGTTATCGATACCACGGAAGTCATTTTCAAGAATATGGACATAGTTGTTGACGATAGTTTTTACATTATCATCTCTAGCAGCTAAGTCTTTCAAGAAGTCAGGAATAGAAACAACTACTAAGAATGGATAACCTTTTTCATACAAATCCCATTGTTTCAGGTTACTGAAGTCTGTAACGCCTCTCATAAGGTTGTAGTTCAAAAGTTCTCTAGGAGTCTTCAATCCCTTAAATGCACCACTATTTGCTACAGAAGTGGCTGTGTTATGAGTTGCCATAGACTATTCCTCCTTTCTTATACATTTGTAATAGTGCTAGACAAAGTAGAGTAATTAAGTGCAGTTAGTTCAAAGATTTCAGCTTGAGCAAATGGCTTAAATACAACTTCGATAGCAGCATAGAAAATCTTACTTTCGACAGCGTTTTCATCTTGTACATACTTGAACTTGACATCAGCAAACTTGTTCTTCCAAGGTTCCATTGCAGCTTCAACAGCGTTCTTATATACAGACAAATCATTTGCTGTAATAAACTGATATCTTGCAGATGGACAAGCCTTTCTAATAGCCTGCATCATCAAGCATACAAGAGCAACGTTATTCCAATAAGAGAATTCGCTTTCAGTCGGATTCATGGTATATTCAGTTTCGATAGAGAATCTATCATCATAATAACAGCCATAGTTAACCTTAAGGTCACACATAAGCTGCTTTTCATTAATAATAGTTTCGTCTTCAGACGGATATACACCACCGATGTTATTCAGAGATGTCATTTCACTAGTTGGATAAATCTTAGGAATATAGTTGATACTACCTTCGATAGCATTATTAATTGTGATACCGTTAGAAATACCAGCGAATACCTTACTTACGTCATTAGCAAAATGATTGATATACAAGTTCGATAGACCATAAGTTGCTGTTACAGAAATAACCTTGTTATCATATGGGTTACGAATCTTATAATATAAGCAAGTCAATGCGATATGCATATCTCTTACATAGCTATAACTATTGTTTTCTTCAGTCAATTCCAAACCACCAGAAGTAGATGGAATCATATCATAACAATCAGCATAGCTACTTACATTACCGATACCCATATCCATATAGCACATAAAGTCACCTCTATATGCAGCAAGTCTCTGAATAGCAAGCTTTGTTCTAGTAGAATAGTTTGCATCGAAAACTGCATTAGGGAAGTATACGTCAAGATTGAAGATATCCTTATCAAATTCACCAGAGAAGAATCTTCTATAATGTTCTTGATACATAAAGTCCTTAGAATATGGAACATATACTGTTACTGGAGTAATATCAGTGGATGCTGTGAATACATAACCAGTAAATGTAGTCGGAATATTTGCACCATTTTCTAGAACATTTGCTTTATGTAAAGTATTTTCATTATGAGATAACAGATACTTCTTACCATCAGTAGATTTTGTACCATTCTCATAATATTCAACTTCACGCAAACCAAGAATAACTTCAATAAAGTTACTAGCTACTACAGGTGCTAAACCAATGTCACCTTCTGTTGCAGAAATAACAGTACCATTCTTCTGACCAGTAAGCATAATCAAAGTTGAGATTGCTTCATATTCATCCTGACTATACACATTATCAGATTCGTCAATTACGATGAATGGAACAATTTTTTCAGTCTTTGCAGCATCTGCTGTTCTAGACAGACAATAACCATCAGTACCCATTTCAAGTCTTTCAAGAAGTCCTTTTTGTTGTCTGATATAGTTATAAAAGTAGTACTTAACCTTTGGCACGTAATCCTTAGTTGGGAGAAGTGTCATATTATCGCTATCACAATATGCATTTACAGTAATAACATCACTATCAAATACATCCAAATGTGCATAGTCATAAATATAAGTATTTCTCTTCAGGATTGTAGAAACCTGATAAGAATTGAATGCAGGATAAGAACCATTCAACTTATGACCAAACAGAATATCGTTGCTTTCGATAATTGTATTGTCATTAGAACCCATAATCAATTGCAATGTTTCCAGCAATGCATCATAAGATTCATAATAAGTCTTTACAGAAATCTGTTTGGATACATAATTAACAGCAGATTCAATGTCAAAAGAATAACCAGTATTATTGTTTCTTGCATATGGATTCAAAGAGAAAGAGAACTTCTCCAATTTCTTAGCAGTTGCATAGTTATATACAGACAATGAATACAAAGCCTTCTTAAGTGTCATAGAAGATGCTGCATCATAATCGATAGAAATCGACTTAATAGATTGACCACGACCATTATCAAAGATAGTGAACATCGGGAATACATATTCACATTCTACATACCCACTATTCTGAACCATAAGGTCATTCATAAGACGAATTGTAGAAGTATAACCGTGTGTCTTAACTTCTGTTGTAGCTACATCCGAATCAATGATAACAGCAAAGATATTAGCATTATCAGCATCGAAATCAGCATCTAACCAATCTTGATGTACATCAACAATTTCTTTTAACTTAGCTTCTGCTTCATTGGCCTTACAATAAATAATTCTTTCAATCGGAATATTCTTTTCGACCGGCATTTTATAAGTAACTTGAGTTATAACAGATTCAAACTTTATTTTAGCAGCAGTAGCATCTTCTTCTTTTGATTTCTTAAGTTGATAAATAGTCCATCCGTTGATATGATTAGTAGAATCGATTCCAGTTCCTTTAACACCTTTACCAGCATCAATGATATCCATTTCTGCATCAAAGTTACTAGAGAAAGTCTTTTGAACTTGATAGTTCAAACCAGTTGTAATGGAACTTACTTTGCGAACATCGCCTTTACCATCAGCTTCAACATCAACTAGCTTACCGTCTTTATTATAATAAACAGACTGAGTAAAACCACTAAGGATTACATCGTTTTCTGTTTTACCATAAAGCTTATTTAAGAATTCAGCATTTGGTGTATTTTCATTGGCAATAACGTCTTCAATATAATTCTTATATAAGTCATATCTTTCTTTATATTCAGAAACTTCAGACTTAGCATACTTATATTCATTTACATTGTCAATGCTAAATACCATAGGAGCGATCGAATATTTAGAAGTCTTATTATCATCAAATGTAATCGACTTAATAAGTTCTGGATATGTTTCGTCTACAGTAATCTTAGCATTCTTATACTTAGTTAATACAACACCAAGTGTAGCATTACCAAGAGAAGCATCATCTAACACTGCTCTTTTTGCAAGTAAAGCTGCACCATTATTTACATTCATAGATGCTTGGAATAACGGTTGACCATACTTTTTAAAATCAATGTTGTCCTGAGTACCATATCTAGTGTAAAAGTCTTCACCAGAGGTAAGAGTAATTCCTTCAGGTCCCTTTACAGATGCAAAGGTAGTTAAATATTGCACTGCATCAGCGGTATTGGCATTAGATACAGGAACAACAGCTGTAGCCTGAGAATTATCATGCACTTTAAATTGAGTGCCAGGATATCTACTCATGTTTTATCCTCCTTTATAAAATAAATTAAAAATGTGTGTGTTAATCTTATATGTTATTTAATGTGGTATTTATGGCTATAGCGTTAGCTATGACCTTTATCAATATGTTAAAATATAACCACCTTAATCCATCATAATTTTCTCTAGAGGAGAATCCTTTTGAGAATCTACTGTAATCGAAGAGATAACAGCTTTATCCCACTCTTCTGCTTGTAACGCTGTAAATGGAGATGTACTTCTAGGAATATCCTTAATTGACATCCATTGATAAGCGTTCATATCATTCGAATCTTCCAATCTAAATGGTTTATCAATGTCTTTTCTAGAGCGACATAGTTCACTAACAACGACACCGATTAATTGTAACGAAACACTGTACTTATTTCCAGTTAACTGTATATTTCTAATGAAATAGTTTTGTAATTCATTATACGGCAAGTTATTTGGTAAAGCACCAGTGTCCAATGCAGAATACCAACGCTGAATATTTTCAGCATCTTCTGCAATATTATAATTTACAACAATAACACCATCTTTATGATATTTTAAAATTCTATAATCATCAGGTTTGTTATTAGTTGTAAGCTTAATTTGTTTTGCAATTTCAATTTCATCTGGTTTTGTTAGAAATGAGATTGGGAATTTAAAAGTTCTTAATTTTCCAATCGGTTTGTCATTCTTATCAAAGATAGCATAAGATAACATTCCGAATAAATTAATGCATTCTCCTTCAAATACAGCAAGTTTGTTGGAGAAATACTTTTCAGGTACATAGAATTTGAATGTACCATCATTAGCAAATAAGTATGAATCACCTTTTACTTTAATGAAGCTAGGCGTATCCATTAATACCATCTCCTTACATTTATAATTATTGAAATGTTAAAGAAGTAAAAATGGAAGGAGGGATTATAAAAATCCCTCCTAATGTTTTATCTTCTTACTAAAACAACAGCAATTGCTGTAGTGATTTCTGTATCTGTATGAAGTGTAATCTTCTTACTTTCAGGATTATAACTCCATTTCAAGTCAGCTGGAACTCCTTCAATTGATACATTAGTTTTTTGGTCTTTATTATAAATATTTGCTATTAATTCATTATAAACAAATTTGTCTTCGGATTCTTTATCTTCATTCTTACAAACCACTAACAATTCATAAGTATGACGCCAATCATAATCTTCTACAAGCTTAGGGAATAATGCTTCGGCATCTAATGTAGTAGTACCTGCTTCAACAGACGTTACATCAGACTTCCATAAATAAGTACCCCATTTATTCTTACCACATAACATAGCTTCTAGAATTTGAGAGACTGTCATTCCTTTTAAAGAATCTCCTACTTTTAAATCACCAATAGCAGTTTTAACTGTAGAGTTTAATACAGTTCTACCACTATCAGTTTCACAAGCATATTCTTCATCATCCATATTGAGGTCTGGATACATCATTAGCTTTACAAATCTGGCAAATGTCATAGAGTCTAATTTAGTGCCCTTTTTAATACCACCTACAGAAACAGTAGTACCTTCTTCTGATAAATCTCTGAAGATATCTGCATCTGCGATATGAGCAAGAATATGATTTAATTCATGCTTTGTTACATATGGACCATCATCATGACATTCAAATGGGTGAATGTTATGGTCTGGGTGACAATGACATTCTGGTTTATGATGATTATGACAATGATGACCAGGAGCTAAGTATGTATTTGGTACTGGAATTGGAGATGCTGGTTCAGCACCAAGAGTCTCATAATCAGGAACATATGGACCAGGAACTGGCATATCAGAATACGGTCTATTAATTACAGTAGGATGTTGATGATATTTCTTAGGTTCTGGTGGTTGCGGTTTTGGACAATCACAAGTTTTAATTCCACAAACTAATTCAGGTTTATCAGAATCAATGAATACAGTCGGAATTTGATTATTCATAATTAATACCTCCTTTAATATATAATAATAGCATGATACGTTCCAGAAGATATTCTAGTAATACCATTGAATGTAATTGTAATTTTATTCGTTTCATCTTTTATATTAGCAAATATCATCTCATTTGAATTATTATAAACTTGTACAACAACTGCTGGTGTTGTATGTTCTAGTTCAATTTCCCATACACATTTGTTATCTGTTCCAGTAATAGTAGGGCAAGAATAATCTGCTTTTGTAACAGTACCAGCAATTGTTTTAATTGCACTATAAACCGCTGCTGATGTAACTAAATTGTTTGAAGATTCTGTTACTTCGGAATCAATCTTAACTCCAACAATTGTTCCATCAGACATAATTTTAAGTACAGAATTTCCTTGTATCTTTTTAATCGAAGATACAATACCACTGAATTCAGATACAGCTAGAGTCACATAATCTACTACAGCTTTAGAACCAGCAGCATTATCATTTGTAGATTGGTCATTAATAACACTATCAATCTTAATTGTAGTTCCTCCACTACCTGTTCCAATGACAATCCATTCTTTCCCATTGAAGTATTTTAATTTTTCTTCAATTCGATTATAAATCATCATGCCTTCATCTTTAGAAGACACAGAAGGATCGGAATCCACTTTATGAATAACCACATTTAAAATTTGGTTTTTAGTCATGTCAAGTTTTGTTAATACTTGCATAATATCACCTCTTTCTAAAGATAGAGATATAATGAGGCTTTTCTTCATCAAACATAATATAGCGTATCCAATCATCTAATACAATTGCGAGAATACTAATAAAGAACCAGAGTATTGTAAATGGTAAACAAATTTGTCCTAGAATATTAAACGGCATATTAGAATAATCCCATATATTCCAGTCTAAATATAAATTTACAATACATCCGGTTATGAATTCACATATTGTAATACATCCTGCACCTAATAGGGCTTGAAGTTCGATTGGTGTTTTCCAAGGTAATATCTCATTAATTAATCCAATCAGAATAAAACAAATCGCTCCTAAGATAAACATTGTCCAATGACTTCTACCTCTAAATAAAACTTCTAGTGCTACATAAGTAGACCCGCCAATCCAAGATAATACAATATATTCAAATATTTTATTCATTACTTTCATTTGTATCACCACCTGTAGTAGTTGCTTTACTATTACTAGATACAATTGTATTTATAATTTTTTGATACTCGTCTTTTAATTCAATTCCATAATATACTTTATTGACATCATCTATATTATCATATTCTAGAATCTGATGCTTTAAAAGATTAAAGTATGTTGTATGATAAACAACCCAACTAGTTGCAGTCTTGGTTAATGCTAGCATCTCTTCAGGCTCAAAGATTCTACAAATTTCACCATCAGCATGATAAGGAACTTTATTACCTAATTGTGCCATAGCACTTAATGCAGATATATTAATTTGATCAGTTGTATTTAAGCGATATCGTTTACCACCATATTCTACACCATTAATAATCATAGACTGAGAAATAAGACTAACTTCATTAATTTTTCTTTGTTTTGCCTGTGTTAGCAAATCATTATCATCAGAAATATCCTGTTGAATATTATTAATCGAATCTCTCATCAATTGTCTATTTGCACAGATTGAAGATAGATCGCTTTCAAATGGAATACCAATCATAAAGTTTTCTAGATTCTTTAATACTTTATAATCAGTATTAGCAAGACTAGTTTGCATATCTTCAATTTTATTTTGATTCTCTTTAATTTTATCTTGTGTAATAGCAGATTCTAATAGAATTTCTTTATTAGTTTCTACAAATTTATTAATTGTTTCTTCAGTAGAGTTTTCTGTAAAAATTTCATATTCATCACAACTAACTTTACTTGTAGTAATAGCAGTGATGTTTTCTCTAAATGAAATTTTATAAATTGTTTCTGTTACTTTAGTAATCTCTATAGGAGATATATCATTATTATAGATTCTTTTCATATTATACCTCCTTATTTGTTTATAATTACAATCTTATTTATTATTGCTTCATTACCACCTGTATGTGGTGTATTAATATATAGATAATAATTTCCAGACAATGCAATATTTTCTAAGTTGAAATATAGAATTAGTTTAGTTAAATTATTATGTGTAGAATTGATTGTATTTGGAAATTGTATCTGATACGAGTATACAAAATCATTATTATTAATTTTGGTTTCAATATCATCAACTGAATCAGCTTGAATAAAATTAATATTCAATGTTGTGTTAATCCATGAAGACACATATCCTCTAATATATAATAATACTGTACTAGAAGTGATATTAATTGGTGTTGTAAAGTAGAATCCGTAGTTATCATCACTATTATCGTTTTTATATGATATACCACTAATTAGATCACTATTATTAGTATTATATGCCATTGCTGATATAGTATTATAGACATAAGTTCCAATATCAGCATAAGCCGTTCCCATTTTTGTTTTAATTAAACCTTTCCAATTAGAAACAATTGTTTCTTCTGATGCCTCAACATCGCATTCAAATACTACTTGTTCACTAGAAGAACTTCCGCCACTACCTTCATATATACCAGTAATACCAAATATTTCTACACCTTTTCTAATATTTCCAGGAACGAGTTCAGTATCTCCTGAAATAGAAATACCATTATAAAATCCAGCTTGTAAGAATTGATCTTTTAAGCCAGGTGTAATACCGGTTTCATTTTCTACAGTATATGCATTACCAGTTACTTTTTCTCCACCATTTATATAGGCAATCTTACCTGATTTAATATCAGTTTCTGTTGCGGTTGCTTCAGTTAATTCATCAGCACCTGCATGAGTACCTGTAACACCAAATATTGTAATATCAGTTTTAATATTTTCTGGAAGTAAATTACTATCTCCAAGAACAGTTTGTGTTCCAGAAAGATATTGTCCAGAAGATATAATCTGATTTTCAGTAGATGGAGTAAAAGTTTGTTTATCTTTAGATGGAATTATACCAGTTACCTTTTCTCCATTCACATAAGCGGTTTTATTTAATAAGATATCACTAGATGCAGCGGTAGCATCTGAAGTAAAAGTACCAACTTTTTCAAATAAAGTTACACCTGTTTTAATATTCTCATCTAAAAGATTTTCATCACCTTTTATAGTTTGATTACCGGAAAGATATTGACCAGAAGATATAATCTGATCCTCTGTTGATGGAACATATGTAGCAGTTGCTTTTAACTTGATTGAACCTGTAACTTTACTACCTTTTACATAAGCAGTTTTATCTAATAAAATATCATTAGATGTAGCAGTAGCATCTGATGTATCTAATCCACTACCAGAATTTATTTGTAATACTTTAGGAACTAAAGTATTGAGTTTTTCACTTCTTGATGCAGTTACACCCTTTGTGTTTAAATTATCAACTAGATTATTCTTTTGAACAATCAATGTTGTCAATTGATCTGAAATAGTAGGCATAAATTACACCTCCACAACAGATGCGAGAACATCAGAAATATTACCGATAGTATCATTAAATACTTTAGAATCTATAATAGAAACCCAGTCAGTTCCATTATAATAATAATGTGTATTGTCAGTACTATTAAATACTAATCTTCCTACAAATAGATTAGAAGTTGGTAATGAACTAACCAATTCGAATCTACTGTCAATAAATTGGTTTGAATTCATTTTGACATTATCAAAAAATTCCATAACGCAACTCCTTTCATAAATAATGGTGAAAGTAAAAACTTTCACCATTTATTAGATATCTTCGAATGGATCATAAATGTGTTCAGGATGATGTGGTGGGGGAGGACAAGGTCTCTCATGACAATCACAATCTTTCTGAGTCGGATAATCCATTCTTCCATCAAAGCATACAATTGGTTTAATAGAGATAATGTTATTTACATATAATCTCAGTAGTTTACTTTCATATGCATCGGAATAATCTACGATAAGAGCAGAGATTGTGATTTCATGTGGTTTATCGATTAACTTTTCGATTCCTTTATTACATTCAAAATCCACAATTCTACCGGCAAATGTACAAATCCCTCTTGTAGAAGATACTGCTTTGATTTCATATGTTTCACCATCTCTAATATCAAATGTTTGGTAATGTCCATGACAATCAATATATTTAACTGTAAGTACAGTACGTCCAACAACACTTACTTTACCGTGATAATGTGGAACTGGTGGCTTCGGTGGTGGACAAGGTGGGCACGGTGGATATGGTGGAGGACAAGGTGGTCCTACATGATACCCATCAAACCGAGGTGTTTCTTCTGCGTAATAATAAATAGGCTTTTTCATATTATTACCTCCTTATAAAATTTTAGTATGAATCAGATAATAGTGATGAAGACTTTTTTAACCAATCTTCTGATCCAATTGAATCATCGAAACACTGAGTTTCTTCTAATGATTTTCGATAAGTACAACCTCTACAAAATTCATGTTCTCCACATTCTCTTTTGCAACAGAAAGCGTAAGGTGCACCTTTCATACATTCTTCACATACTAAAGCCATATATCAAAACTCCAATCTTTTATATTAAAATTTTATAGTTATGTTGTGGGTTATATAAGGCGTATATATTTGTAAAACTATGTATATTCATTTATATATAATTATAGTGAATAGAGATAGTAATATTACTCTATATCGAAAACAGGTTGATGCATACCTGAAACCTCAAGCATCAGACGTAGAAATTCTATGTTCCCAGGGTGAAGGGAAAAGGCTATTACCATGAACGCAAATACAACTTTTTATGCTTACACAACTGAAGATTTCGACGATGAAATTTGCATCTCTAGTATTCTTCCAGAAGATTATTTTATTCTTATTGGAGAATACAACTCCAAAGAAGCAGCTGAAAAGGCTGTTTCTGATTATAAAGAATATATCGAAAGGGAGGTTGAGAAAGCAACTGGTAACTTCTATGAAGAAGATTACTATGACGATGATGAAGATTATTATGATGAACCCTAATCAAAAGCATCATCTGTAAGGATTAAAGAAAGACTGACGTGAGTTAGGCTTTCTTTTTTTGTCTCTTTAACAATCTTATAAATTAATATGGAAGGAGAAACATATATGATTATAGATGAAGCAGTTAATATCGTTAAAAACGATACTGATTTTTTTACAGAAGCAAGTACACAACACTTAAAAACTTCTCTTTTGGATATGGAAAAGTTTGTTAAAGTGAATATGCTAAAAGAAGTTACTAACCCAGTATTTTTCAATGGTCCAACACCAACAGAAGATGGTTTATTATCAAATGAAATCTTTGGTATTACAAAAGCAGAACGTTCTGGTATCTTTGCTTATATTGATTTAGGAGGTTCTTTTTTCCATCCAATTGTATATAAGACTTTATGTAAGTTAAATAATAAAATTGAAAGTATTGTAAATGGTACTGAGTATTTTATCATTGATAGTAACGGAGAATTAGTGAAGTCTGATGATGGTAATACAGGTATTGATTGGTTAAGAAAGAACTTTAGTAAAATAAAATTTAAGAAGAATGATTCATCTTCTCGTAATAAAAGAATCGATTTTATTCAAAAGAGCAAAGACCAATTATGGATTACAAAGTACATTGTAATTCCACCATATTATCGTGACGTTGAATCTAGAGATAACGGTATTGGTGTGGGTGAAATTAATAAGTTATATAGTAGTCTGATTATGGCTACAAAATCATTGAAAGAGACTGCTGGTTTTGGCTTGACTTTAAGTGAAGTTACTAAAGCGAGAGTACAGAATATCTTACTTCAAATCTTTGACTGGTTTGGTAACGGTACTACAATTAATGGACAGGAAACCCCAGCAAATCTTCCTGGTAAAATGGGTCTAATTAAACGTGGTACATTGTATAAAACAGTAGACTATTCCGCACGTTTGGTAATGTCTGCACCAGATGTATCAGGAGAAGAAATAGATGATTTAATGATTGATATGAATCATGCTGCATTACCGTTAGCAGCAGCATTGTGTTGTTTCAAACCATTTATTGTATTCTGGTTAAGACGTTTCTTCGAAAATAGATTTGCTGGTAAAATGGAATATCCAATTGCGATTAATGAAAATGAATTTGTCTATGTTCCCTTGGTCGATTATCAGATAGCATTCTCTGATGTAGAACTAGAGAAACAGATTGAACGTTTTATTCATGGTTATTCTAATCGTTTTATTCCAATAGAACTTCCTGTAGATAAAGAAGAATTTGCAAGGCGAGTTAAAAATAACGAAGTAAAAACTTCTACTGGAAAGAAAGCTGATTTAAAGTCATTAAAATTTGGTATGTTTTTTGGTGGATATAGATTAAACAATGCTAAAGATTATAATAAAACAAAAAAGGAATACTCAGCTGATTTAAAAATAGAAAGAGGACTTACGTGGTGTGATTTGTTTTATATGGCAGCATGTGATGTTACTGAAGATAAGATGGTATTAATTACACGTTTCCCTATTGACTCATTCTTAAATCAGTATCCATCTAAAGTTAGAATCAAATCTACTGTAAAAACTTGTCCTATGGTTGTTCAATCTGGATTCGAAGATAATATGAAACTCTACAAATGGTATCCTGTTATCGAAGCAAAAGATTTAAATTCAAATACATCTCCTCTGTTTGAAGATACTCTTTCTATTTGTAACGGATTAATAGGTGCAATGGGGATGGACTATGATGGGGACACTGCTATTGTAAAACCAGTCTATACAATAGAAGCAAATCAAGAATGTGAAAAGCAAGCAAATGCTAAAATTCAAGTATTGGGTATGAATGGTTATGCAGTAAGAGATATTTCTAAAGAAAATATTCTTTGTCTATATGAATTAACTGTACAACCTGATGACTCAGTTAAATTTGTAAATCCAGAATTTTAAAATTACATATTATAAAAGTGATAGAATAAAAAATTCTATCAGTCAGAAAGGAGGAAGGGAAATGATAAACAAAGTAGGTGAAACTCATGGGTGACGGATTCATCGGCGGAATTCTAGATTAATGAAAAATTAAAAAATCTAGAATTAGATTTAAGAAAATAATTCCGGTAGGTTTGATAACCTACCGGCGTTATTTTTTATTCTTCAGTGTCGATGTAAGAATAATCTTCAATCTCAGGATTTTCAGGGTCTTCCTGGAATTCTTCTAGAGATTCAGAAAGAACAGTTTCTTGATCAACTTTTTCTTCAGTAGTAGGTTCTTTGATTGTAACCGTTTCTTTTTTCATTTCTTCAATTGCTTCTTTATTTTCTTCAACCTGTTGATTGAACTTTGCTCTCAGTTCATATCCTTCTAGTTCATTCTTATATGCTAGTAAGATAGACTTAAAGTTATCTCTTGTCAGTCTTACATTAGCACCACTCTTCTTATGTAAAGTTACTGTGGCATAAGCTGCTAAGCAATTTGCAATTTCAGAAGCATTATATTTTTTCTTACAAGAAGAATATCTTTGAATCATTGGAGCAATTGTCGTAACTGGATAATTCTTAGTTTCTACTGTACACATATATTTTGTAATCATTATATTACCTCCTTAATCAATAGATTCTCCATCAATCAATGCATCTAAATCATCATAAGGACAAAGAATATCTTCGATATCTTCAATCATATCTTCGTCTTCATTTAGTTCATCGATTGTATCTTGGAAAATATCTTCTTCACCATCAATATCTTCAATAATTTCTTCATCAAGCAAAGCATTGATTTCTTCATCATCTTCGAGATATTGAGATTCATCATCATAGCCTGCATCAACAGAAAGATCAACCATTTTATCGGCAGTTGTAGTAGCTTCAGTCATAATATCTCTTTCGGCTAATAGATACTCATCGACAGCATTTTCAACCATCAAATCTCTACCAGCATCCATAACATCTGTAATGATTTCATCAACAGTTACATCACGGAACATGTATATACCTCCTTACGCATTGAATATAGAATCTTCAAAAGTTTGATCATAATCAAAATATCTTTCTAATGAAGCTTCTTGTTCATCAGAATGATTTTCATAATCGCCATCGTGCTCAATTTTCGGAATATAAACTTGGAAATCTTCTGGTGTGATTTCCGATAAATCTACACCATCACAATAATCGGGGTCATCTGTATTCTTATCATCATCTGGGTTATTAAATTGCTTATTAATTACAGAAAGATAAGAATCTGATTGAATTTGATCAATTGTATCTACTTTTTCCATTACTTTATCTAAGATGTATGTAAATGGTGTATCTACATCTGTATCAGTTTCAAATACACTCTTTTCATCATTCATTATTTCGATGCAGAGGTCATCAATATAATTATCAACACAAGTAAAAATAGAATCGGATAGTTCATCATCAGCAACAACCATGTCTGTAACAAACTCTTCCATTAAATCATCTGGTGTAACTATATTTTTAAGTTCTTCAGACATATACATACCCTCCTTTATAGACTTTATTGGTATGTTAACTCATCAATTTTTTGATGCTATTCTCTAAACAAAAAATAATCATAGGGATACAGTAGAATAAATCTACTGTAGGTTTGAAGTTAATAGACTCTAATAATGGTATAATAGAAGAATCTATCTTAGAGTCATTCATATATCTTATAATAATATTCATATACGCATTCTCATCATATTCATCAAATTCTTCGTTTGTCTTGACTCTAGAAATTAGTTCAGAATTAATTGGATTGAATTTATATAATCCATTTCCATTATAATTAATCATAAAGTAACTTTCCAAAACAGATGCAAATAAAGAGTATTGATTATCAATCTCATTTGCAATACAAGCATTAGAAGAGAACTTTGTAATGCAATGCGTTTCTAATGCTCTGAACAAAGTATCAGCATAATCAATAGAGAATGTTCTTGGAACTGGAACTTCATGATGTACATAAATATATTCATTTGAACCATTTAGGATATCATTTCGTATCAAGAACTCAATCATGTAAGGATCATACAAATTACCATAATATCCTTCATAAGTAAATGTCTGAACTGCATCATTATAGAATAGAGCAATAAAGTTATTTTTCAATTGTACTAGGATATTATCCAAAGTATCAATACAATCATAACTAGTTTCCTTTATAATTGGTTTGAAACTTGTACCTACATTATTGATAATCATTCTATATGTTTCTGTTACTTGATTGTCAATATAATTTTTACCAGCTTGATCAATTGCTGCATCAAAACTATATATGTTATTGTCATTATCTATTGTGTCATAGTTTACTGTAGTAATTCTATATAGATAATCTTTTCCTGCCTGTTTTAATGAAAAATGGTCTCCAGGATAAGGAATCCAAGTGTTTGGAAGAATAATACCACTGATTGTTGGTGGCGATGTAGATAAACCTTCCTCATCATAATCAAGGTTAATTTCCATTTGAATCCCTTGGGAATAAAAGACTGCGTCTTTAATCAATTTATATCTCAATGGACTTGTCTTACCAACACTTGAATATTCTAATCCACTACCCTCATCTAATGTAGTGGCATCTTTATCAATATTATACCAATCACATAAAACAGGAGGTTTATTGTTGAATACATAGTTAGCAGTTTTTATCTTCTGTATCATACCAGAAGTAAGAGAATCAATTGTTTTTGTATACGATTTATTAATAAACTTACCAGCCATTGTATATACCTCCTTTATTATACTAATGTTGAAGAGCAAAAAATAAAGAGGCTGGATGTAAATCCAGCCCCCAATCATACGAGATTATTGTTTATTTTTTCTTCCCACATGAAATCAGATATTTTCCATTCAGGAACACCATAGTCTTTTTCATGACCATATTGATTATTGTGAATGAAGAATCGATACATTGGAAAGACTGTCTTATACTTTAGTATGATATTTCTAATATAAGAGTTTGATACATCCTTATCTGGAAATAGATGAATCTCTAAATAAGGAGTCACAAGATTTTTAATTGCCCACAAGATTGCATTATCATAAGCTTTACCTCTACCTGCAATATATAGACAGTTATCTGTACTCTTAATTAGATTATACTTAATACCAAGTACATCCATTGGTCCTTCTGCAATATAAACACTTATTTTTCTTGTAGTATCAATATTACATGGAAGAATATAGAAGTCGTTTTCAGCTGTATTCTTAAACACCTTATAATTGACATACTTACATCTCATTGATTCATGAAATGAATTGTTTATCTCAGGTTTATTGAATACAAGGTTTCTCATATTGACCTCCGAACAACTACGAGTCAAGAATCCAATGAAATAAGAATTCAATTGTTGCATGGCTTGTTCTGGTCTTGAGTAATATGAAATTCCATTTGCATTTAAAAGGTCAAAGATATTCAATACAATCTTATTATCAGCACAATCTTTATAAGTTAACTTTGTCCCTAACCGTTGATTGATATAAGCCAACTTAAAGTCAGTTAACTCATTCTGTGTGATATAATGATAGTTTAAATTGTATTGTCTATCTCTATCAGAAATTGTCTTCGTAGCATATCCTGGACCTCTATTTGCTTTCAATACACTATTATCAATAGCAGATGATATTCCACAAGTATCTAGAAAATACTGGTCTACAAAACCGTGTGCTTTACAGATAAAACAATTAAATCGAATAGGTTCATCTGATGAATCAAATGGACCTATATAAAGTTTTCTTCTTCTTTCTCCACATATCGGACAAGGTGCAGCTATTTCTGTACCACCAGATACCATAGTTGCATCATCAAGTGATTGTAAGAGAAACTCCTTGATTTGTTGTTTCGGTATCATTATCTTCACCGACTTTCTTATCAATATTTATTTCATATCCAAGTGCTTCTGCAATTCTGATAAGACTTCTTAAAGTATAAGAATTATCACCAGATTCGATATTGCTGATTGTCGCTTGAGATAATCCAGTCATATCTGATAGTTGCTTTTGTGTTAGTTTTTTAGACTTGCGAATATTAGCAAGTCTAGTACGGATAAACTTGTCTTGAATATATACATCTGTATTATTCATCTTCTTTGTCTTCCTTTCCAATTTCAACCTCATTAATTGTAATGACATTGTATTTGTATGTAGGAATATAATTGTCTTCAAGAATATCAGGAAATCCGCTATGAATGAAATCAGAAATATCCTCTTCAGACATACTAGACATATTGTATGGATTATTAGATAGCATACTAGGCATATCGTATGGGTCATTAAAATAAGCATGTACGTCAATTTTTTCTTTTTCATCCTCTTTCGGAATAATAATTAACACAATCTTCCCAAGCTGCACAATAGAATTTATCGTATGTGACACTTCAGAAATTTCTTCTTCCGTTAATGGTTCATTCTCACGATTTTTTAACAAATCGATCGGATAATATTTTTTGACACAAGCGATTGCTCTATGAATAAAGATTATTTTAGTTTCCTTTCCATTGCAATAGTCGTTTACAATTTTATCAAACTTCTCTTTAAACTGACTGTTGTTAAGGATTTGATCTCGAGTGGTTATATCTTTTTCAATTTTACCCGCTAAGTTTTGATTATATTTCTCTGTAACCTCCTGCATAAATTCTTTGTATGACTTAATCACTTCTAGATTTTTCATATTCTCTGAGATTTCGGCATACGGTTTGAGCTTGTCTTCTAGTTCTTCAACACGAAGACAAATCTTTTCAATATCGTTAGAGATTTTTTCGTTATAGATTGGGTCATCTGTTGTGCAAATCTCATCAGATATCGTAGATAAGATTGATCGAATATGATTTAAAAGAGAAACATCATCAGATGTAATATCAGTTGTACCATACTTACAACGAATAACAACTGCTTCTTCTTTGTTAACATACGGTGTTAAATACTTTGATTTTGCTTTAAATATACTATTGTTGTTAACACTAATAACAGCATATTCATCATGTCCCACTTTCTTTACAACGGTGACAAGTGTAGCAACATTTGCCATGTCTGTTTCATTCAGGACATCGAATAAATAGGTTTCTCCGATAACGATTCTTTTCTTATTAAACATAATAAGACCTCCATAAAATTTTTCTTTATAAAATAGAAGGGGATATCGAAATCCCCTCCTAAGTTATATTGCAATGATAAATCTTATCATCTCATCGATGATAATATCGTTTTCCATTACTACATCTTTACCATTATACTTACCAGCTTTTTCATTATCTTCATCATAATCGATGATTTTAAAGCTGCTAGATAGTGTTGTAGCAATCAGTGAGAAAATCTGTTTCATAATCTTCTCATTACCATTATACTTTCGTTTCAAAGCAGAGTAATATTCTGACTGTTCGATTTTCATAAGTTCTTTCTTACAAACACCGGTTCTCGTAGAAATCTTTACAACTGCACTCGAAACAATATACGGTAATAGTTTCATTCCACTTCTAAGAAGTATTCTCTTTCCAATTACAATAAGTGTAATATAGTCATCTGCGTTAATACTATTGATCGAAACAGTATCTCCAAAATACTTATAAAAGATATTGTTTACGAGATTCTGTTGAAACTTATTAACTAAGAATTGTCCATTCTTTATCAGAGCTTTTCGATAGAAATCGATTTCTTTCTTAGATACCCCACCTTCGAGTTTTGTTATCTTATCCATGATAACTTCTGCTCTAAAGTCATTTTGAAGTGCTAATCCTTCATCAGTCTTTTGAAGATGTGCTTCGAACTTATCAAATTGAGATGTGTTATCTTCACCATCTCTTTTTGATGAAGATAAGGAAACAAAATCATATTCAAATCCAATATCAGAAATATTATACTTGATATTATTTCTAATAGAAGAAATGTTATATGAAATGACGTTTCCTTTAAAGGTATATTTCGGGATTACCTGCATGATGACAATATCAATTGCATCATTTGCATTGATTGTTGGACAAAATCCTCGGATACTAGACATTTCCCATAAGATTTTGTTTGTCTTATAATGTGCATTCATTGTTGTGATAGCAGTTTCATACAACTTCTGAAAAATATCAGCAGGTTGTAATCCACGCTTTGCCATCACATTATAATCTTTATAGACATCAAACAACCAATTATACACAGTGAATATAATTTTGTTCACTGTATCTGTAGATGTGCTCAGTTTGTTCTTATAAACAAAGTGCATCAACAATGGAATCAATATATTCTGGAATATACTAATTTCCATAAGATACTTACCATGTCTATCACAATACTGAAGAGCTTCATTTGCTTTGTTCTTGTAGTTCAATTCAAGACTATAGTTATCTTCTACCATCTTCCAAGTTTTCTTGTAAATACTATCAGATAAGATATATGTCTTGATATCATTCAAGAAATTTTCTAGACTATATTCAGCGTGAACTTTATTACCATTTGCATCCTTGTAATCAATACCCATGTCAATTAAGATTTTGATACGATAGATGTAAAATAGTAGTTCGTGCTCTATGTCATAAAATCTCTCAAAGTAATTCAGATACTTAACAATGTGTCCTCTGACTTCATCTGAATTATAGCATCTTTTTGGTATCAATATAAAATTATCGAGAAGAATTGAATCTTCTTTTAAACCATAAAACTTTGATACCGGAAGAATTATGGCATTCTTTGTTTCGTTAAAAATTCTATCTTCTAGAAGTGGTGTCCATTTATCTACTTCTACCCAATAGTTTGTGCTGTGACAAATTTCTGCTATATCCATTATCTCTTAGCCTCCTATTAAATTTTATATGAAGAAATCTTCATACACAAATATAATATACAACCTTATCGCTTTTTAACCTTTTTGGCAGTTGAAGATCTAGAAGTTGTTTTTACATTCGAAACAGTTTTAGAAACTTTAGCTGGTTCTTGTTTTTTATCAGGTCCTAGAAGATTTTTAGACTTCACAATCTTACTAGATCTTTGTTTTTGCTCTTTGCCAGCTTTCTTCAATTCTTCTTCAATTTTTCTACGTTCCTGAAGCTTTTTATCGAAGGGAAGAATTGTATTTCTAATAGCAGTTATATTCGCATACTTACAATTTCTATTGAGAGTTTCTTTGTTGAACAGTCCATCTCTAACCATTATAAGATATGCATATATAATTCCTTTATTATATCCCATTGCATTATCTGGATTTCGCATCACAGGTTTTTGAGAGATACATCTAAAAGGAAGTAACTTTTCTAGTTCTGTAATAAGAACACCGTGAGATTTAAATGAATAAGCATATGTATAAACAAAGTTACTATCATTTGAAAAGAATTTTACATAATAAGCTTTGATAGTCTTTGTAACTGTATTGTCGTCAGGATTAGAATTTAATTCTATAACGACATCATTAAAGAATCCTTTTGTAGAAGAAGGAATGAGAAAATGAATATAATATGTAAACTTTCCTCCAGATTTGTTTTGCTTGTAAATTTTATATGTAGCCTTAGCATTGTTCGCTTCTAATGTCATAAGTTCTTTTTCGAACTGATCTTTATTGATAGAAGCTAAAACAGCACTGCCTTTACCAGATGGATTATTAATATAATCATCGAAAGTATACTTAAGTTTACCCATAATTTTCCTCCTATGAATAAGAATATGTTTATAGTTTAGTTTTTACATTGGTAAAAACTAATTTATACATATATTATAGAGGTGATTATGAGTACATTATAATCAGGATTTTTAAAAAGGAGGTCATTTAAAATGATGGCAACAATGAATGTACGGCGGAGATTTAATGCAACCAGAAACTGGGAAAGAAATCGGATTGATACGGCAAAGAACCATGCCTTGGAATCCAATGGAGGTTTCTATGCATTTTGCAATTTGGGGTATAGACCCGAACTCCTCTATTTCTGTATGGAGTTTGGTATACCCTTTTATATTTACAAGAACAGTAGACATGGTTATTGTATCATGTCTGTTCCGTCGATTAATAATTCCTTTGACTTCGATGATACCATGAAGTTTGAAGGGGTTACAATTGAAAACGGAATCGGATATGCTGATTCGAAAGAATCCGCTATTAACGCAGTGGTTGATATATGCTATAAGTAATACTTATAGCATTTCAATCGCCTGAAGAAGGGACCCTGGAATTTTCCAGGGTTTCTTTTTTGGTTTATTTTTTATATCAGAAACAATATTATAAAAATATTTAAAGGAGGTCAATTATAGTGGCAGCATCTATTGAAGTAGATAATACAGAACCTTTATTATCTGTAGACAAATATTATAAGCCTCTTGTTGCAAAAGGTGAAAACTATGCTACATTGATGCTTATTAGATTGATTCTCTTAGAACCTGGTACATTTCAAACACATCCAGGAATGGGTGTTGGTTTGGTTTCCAGATTTCGATATTCAACAGGTGTAGATATGGTAAAACTAGCTGCTTCTATTAAAGAACAGATTATGACTTATCTACCACAGTTTACATTAACTGATGTAAGATGTATTCTAGGTGATGAAGAAGACCAAAAGGTTATTAAGATTTATATTACTTCAGAAGAGCTAAATGCATACTTACCAATTAATGTAGAAACAGGTGAAGTATTACAAAAAACAGCAACCCTAGCTGATTTCAAATAAGGAGGAAACAAACATGAATGAAAATGTAACTTTGTCTGATCTTGCAAATGGAGCAATCCCTACTGCTACTCCGGTAGGAATGCCAGTCAGACCAAAAATGGATGCATCTTCTGTAAAGGAAGCTAATTTAAATGAGGTTGTACAACCATCTAAGCCGAAGGTTGTAGAAGGAACTGGTAATCCAATGTTAGACCAGGCTTTTCTTGGTGTAGAAGAATCTATTAATCGAATTCAGAATGAAACGAATGACACTTATCAAAAGGGTGTAGAACAAAGAATTGAAGAAGCAATTAATTCCGATACAACAAATGTTGATGATATGGATTTAGATGCAAGCACATCTAATACTGTCGTTGTTCATAAGTTTGATGACTATGTAGAACAGCCGAAACAAGATGTTGTTGTAGAACGTCAGGTTGAAGAAAAACCTGTTGTTATTGAAAAGACTGTAGAAGTTTCTGCACCAGCTGCTGGTACTAAGAAAGAAAACATTGTAATGGTACAAGATGATTCTGTATATGATGAAGAAGATGAACATTTGTTTGATGGTATTGATGATGAAGACCTCAAATATTTAGATGAGGATTCTTCTGATGAAGACACTGATTCAAAGGAAGATGAAGATGAGAAGGCTAAGACTGAAGCAATCAAGAGTATTATCCGCGAAGAAGTGAATAAGAACTTTGTTCCTGTGGATAAGAAGATTAACTTTGGTAAGTTTACAATTTCTAAGAAGCCAATCAATGCAGCTAAGGTTATTAATGATATTAAGGCAAAGGCAATTGAATGTGCTGATGGTGTTCTATATGCTCAAAAGCGTGCAGTAAGAATGTCTGCATGGAAGCCGATGGAAATCCAATCGATTGACCCATCTAGATTGAGATCTGGAAACTATAATAAGTATATTGAAAATAAGTTGAAGCTTATTTATGAGCACATTGTAGATGCCAATAAACCAAAGACATTTGAAGCATGGGCAATGATTACTCCAAATACAGTTATCGATGATTATATGTTTACTGCATATAAGGCTACATTCGGATTGACAAATATTATTACATTCTCTTGCTCCGATGATAAGTGTAATAATGTATTCATGGAATCTGTACCGATTCATTCTATGATTAAATTCAGAAATGATGAAATCAAGGAAGAATATATGAAGATTCTACATGAAGGTAGCACCGACTCTACAAATTCTGATTACCAAGTATCCCTATATCAGGCATCTGATGACTATGTATTTGCTCTTAAAGTTCCATCTTTGTATAACACATACATTGAACCTACTTTAGTAAATAAAGAGTTTAATTCCAAATATGAAGATCGTCTGCTATTGTTGTCTTATATCGATGCAATCTATAAGATTGATTATAATAAGAATGAACTGGTTCCGATTGATACTAAGCCGGTAGCAACAGATAAGTCTTTGACTTATAAGCGTCGTATTAAGACATTTGATACCATTCTAAAGTCTTTGACTTCTGACCAATTGATGGCACTGTCTGTAGAAACAGATAAGTATGATGGTGGTAAGTTGAATGATGATGGTGATTTGATTAGAGATGTAACTTATGTTTATCCTGAACGTAGATGTACGAAATGTGGTAAGAAGATTGACGAGCAAGAAATTAATCCTGACAACATGCTTTTTACACGTCATCAACTGGGTCTTATGAAAAAGATATAAGGAGATTAGAACAAATTTCAACCTATTATAAAGGTAGAATTACTCTAATGGAATTATATGAAATGCCTTGTGCGATGCTTCAGGTTTTATATACAATTGCATATGAAAAGATGAAATCTGAAGAAGGCAAACAACAGATTCAGGCTGAAGAGATGGAAGATGCATTAGAAGAAGGAGGATTAATACCATAATGGAAGATATACTGAGTTTTACAAAGAATATATCTGGTATTAACCTCGTCGATTATGTCATTAATTATATTAATCAAAATATGATTCTATATTCATTACTAAAGAATTCATCATATTCAGTTAGTGCATGTACAGATGGTACTTGTGTTGTATATGATATTTCTGGAGTATCGAAAGAAGATATAATTAATACATTACCAAAAGAACAGGATGTAATTATTTATGGTTATGCTTATAAAGTATTAACCGTAATGCCAGATAATGATAAACTGATTATTAAGATTACGCAATAAGATAATAGGGTAGATTAAATTCTACCCTATTAATCTTTTAAAAAATTATATACTATTTATATGAATAGCAGAAGAAAATGTTATTCGAAACACAAAACAAAGGAGAGGTTAAAATGAAAATTTTTGACAAGAACTATGACCTAGAAAGCATGATAGAACACAGTAATTTGATTACCGGTACTATGAAAGTGTTTGATTATGACTTAGAAAGCGTGATAGGACGCAGTAATTTGATTACCGACGCTATGAAAGTGTTTGGTGATGAAGAAGTTTTTATGAAATGTAGCGATTCTTTATCATACATTTTCAAAAATTCGACAGAAGCTATTTCCTTTATCATTTATCGGGTAAAGGAAATGGAACCAGAACTTGCAGGAATCTTTACAAAATGTAATTTGTACTATGTTCCTTGTAGTGGTCATAAAATCCTTCATATTCATACAAATGTTGAATCTTATTGGATTAACCCTTTAGAATCATTCTATTACAATAAGAAGCTCAAAAAACATCATTTGAATCTGAAATGAAAGAGATGAAACCGACAGGTAAAGTATTCATTGATGATGAGGACGATGCTGATAAATTTTAATCACATGTCGGGTGGTAAGGACGTTAAAACACAGATTGGAGAATTATTATGAAAACAGCAAAGAGAAACGCAAGAACCGTAACCATCTTTAACAATGTTATGCACGCAGTAACTTCTATGTATGGTATTTATAGAAAAAGAAAATTGCGTTCGGTGTACGACATCTTGGAAGAAAAGGATGATTTTATATTCCATTTCCTTGATGCAGACGGAAAGGTTATATATAATACCTTTGGACCAAATAAGGACTTGATTAACAAGGGAAGAAGAGTATCTTTGGTTGATTCTGATAACTATATCAAAGTTATAAATCCTGAAACTAGACAGTTCTTTATTGACATCCACAAATTTGATATCAATCAATTTGATAATGATACATTCATTTCATATCTGATTGATAGAATTGATAACTTATCTGAATCTTACTTTATTCGAGACTTGTGTAAGGATTATATTCGGAGAGCACATCAGGAAAAGAATTACAGAGCATTGATTCTTTTCGAAACAATCTTTGGATATCAGTTCCTTACTCGTAAGCAAATTGATCGAATCCGTTATATCACTTTTAGTGATGATGTAATATATGACGTAATGAATGGTTATATGATTCCAGGACATGTTATCTGCCTTTTAAAGCAAAAGTATTTTGTACACAGTATTCCAACAAATGATGATGGTAAAATCGCATCTAGATATGGTGATAAGGGAGTTATCTCTAAAGTAATAGATGATGAACTTATACCAAAAACATCAGGAACTGTTTCAACAGTTAATTATGTAAAGATTCTGAATGGCATAGTCTTTAAGAAAATTAAGAACATGCTTTTATCTTTTGGAAGGGGACTTTCACAAGAAGAAATATATGATATTTGTGGATCATTTGTGTATATACTCAATCCATCGCTAAAACATCTTGTGTCCGATTATTATTCGGTATTAAAGGGTAGAGACTTGTTCAAAGATGAGATATAAAGAAAAGGTTAAATAAATAATATGTCAGGTGATAAAGACGTTAAAACACAGATTGGAGAATTATTATGAAAACAACAAAGAGAAACGCAAGAACAACAACCATCTTTAATGGAATCATGACGGCAATAATAAGACGTTATGGTATTAAGGAAGATATGTCTTTAAAGGAGATGTATGATGCTGCAGCTTTAGCTATTATTGATCATCTCAATTTCATTGATAAAAATGGAAAGACTATTTTGAACACTATTGGTAAGAATAAGGAATTAACTAACACTATAAGGAGGTTATCATTTCCTAAACTGGCTGAGTATTCACTTGGAGATGAAACAATCAAAGAAAATATTATTAAAGAGCTTTCTGTATTTTCGTTCAATGATTATAATCCAGAATTGGTAAAAGATTATGATATCATCGATATCAGAAGGGAATACAGTAAGTGTAGAATCGATTATGGTGTTTTTAGTTCTGATACAAATAGTACCTTTCTTCAGAAATTACTCGATCAATATAGATTGGATAAATTCCATAAGGAAAGTTATTTATTCTTGATAGAATTTGAAGATATTTTTGGATACCAGTGTATTACTCGTAAAGAGTTTGATCGGATTCGTTATATCATTTTCGGAGATTTGTCTATATATGATGTAATGAATGGTTATATGATTCCAGGATTTACTACCTGTCTTTTAAATCAAAAGTATTCTGTACGCAGTATTCCAACAGATGATGAACTCATACCAAGAACATCAGGAACTGTTGAAACAGTTAATTGTACGTATTCCGCGTATGACTATGAAAAGATTTTGGATAGCATAGTCTTTAAGAAAATTAGGAATATGCTTTTATCTTTTGGAAGAGGAGTTTCACAAGAAGAAATATATGAAATTTGTGGAACACTTGTAATGGATTCGTTTAGACAATCATTTAAGTATCTTATACCTGATCATTATTCAGCAGATGACGTTAAGCATAGGATTTCTATTATTCTTAAGAATGAGTTTCAACTTAAGCATGCTATTCTCACAGATGATAAGAAGATCTATCCTGCTTATCAAGAAAGACAAGAATCTAATATCTGATATAAAGATAACTTATATCAATTAATTAAAAAAATGGGGTGGATGAAAATCCACCCTTATTTTTTGTCTTGAACATCATTATAATATAACGGAAGGAGTGTTATATATGGCTTTTAATAAAATGAATATTCTTCTTAATAAGATTGAGCGTAGATTGGGAACAAAACCTCTAATGCTTCCCGAAGATATTGCGAAAGATAAATGGGTTGATGAGACAATTATTCCTGATACACTTCTTACATTTTCTAGATATATTCCTCATATGGTAAGAATCAAGATTGATACAAGAGATCCAAAAAATAAGAAAGGTGATTACTATGTAATCAATACAGACTTACTTGGTGGTGCTGAAATTCTTGGTGTTAGAGATATTGCTTGGGATGTATATGGGCAAAACGATGGTGGTATGGCTCAGCAATCTGGTATCGGATATTATGACTATTTATCTGCTTATAATAGTTATTCTATGGATGATGTAATGCTATTACAAGCAAGAGCTGACCTTACATCAGTATTTAACAATAGTATCTTTATTGACTTTAAATTTCCAAATATGGTAAGACTACAAAGTGCAACTCATGGTGATATTACTGGTGGTCTTGGAGAAATTCCATTGGATGTATTTGTAACTCATCCATCAAATTTATCTACGATACCGCCTACCCAAATGGAACTTTTTGAGAATCTTGCAACTGCTGATGTAGCTAATTTTCTAGTAGCTTATCTTCAGCATTATGATGGGTTGGAAACAGTGTTTGCCGGAGTAGATTTGAAACTAAGTTATATAGAAAACTGGGCAAGTAGAAGAGATGATTTTATTAGTACACTTCGTGACGGATATGTAAACCCTGCAAATGAAAACCAACCAATCATGTACTGTGTATAAGAATACAAGGATACTTAATTGTATCCTTGTTATTTTTTATTTCATCAGATACTTTTATATAAATATATTATCGAAAGGGTGTAGAATTATGCACGTAAATGAAAAAATGAAGGAAATTGCTGAATTGTTTGAAAAAAGAAAGAAAGAAGGCAAAAAACGACACTAAGATTTTTTAAAGATTCCGGTTATCTCGATGCAATTGAAGAGACTGGCGTTGATTTAATAGATCCTCACAATCGAGAAATGGGATACGCTGAAAATTTTTGTTTGTGTTTAAGTTTAGACCTTTCTAATGGTTATGAGCCATATTTAGATTGTGAAATACTTTGCATTGATGATTGGGGAACAAGCATATTTATTTTTACTGAATCTTTAGAACCGGAACTTTCAATAGGTGATTTTCGATATAAATATTGTAATAAGAGACGAACGAAAGAAGAAGTAGACTTAATAGAACGTCAGCATTTACGGGATTTAGAAGATTATGGTGATACACCTCATTCGGAATTAGGTAAACCCAAGAAACAAAAGAAAGAAGCCGAAATTGATCTTTAATTATATACTATTTAGGTAATAAGACAGAGATGTCTTAAATATTTATCTTATGGAGGAAACTAAAATGAACAACGACAAAAAGAAGTTGGTAACACTGAAGGACTATATTGATAGTGGTGTTATCGAAAAAATGACAAACGGGTTTTCCCTTTATGATGCTGACTTAAAAAATTATGAAGATGAATCACTTGATCTTACTTCTAATTTTGATAAGTTTCATGATTGTGAAGTTATATCTATAATTGTTAGTCCAAATCCAATTGGATTTGCTGAATTAATTATAAACATTTCAACCGTAAATTTTCGTGTAACGAATAATCTTAATGAGGATGATTTTCGGAATATGGTAGTGAGTAACGGTGATTACTATACTAGGACAATGGATAATTCTATCTCGTTGTCGTTTAATAACAATGAGACTGCTAGAGGAATGATAAAATACCTTCTTGATGGTGGGGTAAAATCTAAAAATATTAACTTAACCTTATTTGTTGATAATCCAATACCTCATTATGTTAATTTATACTCCTATCTATTTAATAGTCTTCATTGTACTGATACCAAGATTTATTCTGATGAAGTAGTGATTGATGAAACAACTAAACTTGTTAATATTTTGGGAGTTGATAAATTATATAGAACTCCTGAAAATGATTACCTTATTTGTGTAGATCTAAATAAAAATAAAGATGCTTTCAATAAAGCACTTTTATATTTATCCGCATACGTAAACAAAACCTATAAAACAAAATGAAAATGGAGGAAACTAAAATGAACAACAACAAGAAAATGGTAACACTGAAGGACGTTATCAACAGTGGAATGATCGAAAGTACAGATATTATTGTATCTGAACAATACAAGAATGGAGCTACAGCAGTAACTACCAATATCATTTCTGATTATTTGAATCATGAAGTGATTGGTATTAGTCCTTTCTCTCCAGATACACTGTGTGTAAAGGTAAAGAGTAAGAAGGATAATGACTTTGTTCCAGACCTTACGGAATCGAAAAACATGACAATCGGTGATTTGAAAGAAGCTATTAAGTATCTTCCAAATAATATGAAGGTATTCATTCCTTTATATAATGGAACTGAAGATAACATTGTTCCAAGAGATCATTGTTATGCTAACATCGCAGGAATAATCAATGATAAGCTCTATGGAAAAGGCTTTACATTTGGAACACTTTCCGATGTATCGAACGTTACAATGGAACGTATTTATCAAGCCTCTAAGGAAACAATTTGTGTTGAACAATTGTTCCCTGAATTGGATAAGTCTGAGACGAATAAACAAAAGCCAGAGAAGACAAATAAACCTCAAACTATAAACGCAGAATCTGACGTACCTGAAATAATTGCAGGAACACCTATAATTACAAATATAATCGGTAAATCAGTTGAAGAGGCGATAGAACGTATTCATTTAACCAATGAAAAACAAAAAATTGAGTCTTTTGAAATAAAATTAATTTTAAAGCGTAAATATAACGAAGTTGATTTGGTTTCTTATATCCTTGCTTATTCTAAAATAAATATTGAAAATAAGGTGATCAGTGAAAGGCTTAAAGACTTAGTTGTTGATAATGTATCGATTACTCAAAAATTTTTAGGAACATCTTATGAGCATACGATTTACAGAATCTATATAAATATAGATGAAAGTAAGAATACAGATGTTGTTAATAAGAATATAGATGTTATTGACCAGATAATTAGATCTTTGACACCTACACAACAATATCCTTTTTATCCTAAACAACAACATCATTTTTATGAGGATTGTCCTAATGGAGCTGCTCCAAATAAAAATAATCTTATCTGTAGTCGTTGCGATGACAAGGATAAATGCGACAAATAAAGTATCTCAAAAGATAGTATAAGATAGTTTAAGAATATTCACCAACGTACGTTATATGTACGTTGGTGTTTATTTTTTGCTTATTTTTTATTGACTTAGATGATAACTTATATGTAAAATTATTAAAGGAGGTCCATAGTATGGATAAGATTAAAGTAGTAAAACGGAATGGAAGCATTGTGGATTTTGATAAAACCAAAATCTTCAATGCAATTAAGAAAGCAGTCGAAGCTTCTCATGCAGATAGTGAGAAATTCGATGCATCAATTTGTAATAAACTTACTAACGCAATTACCATTATGTCAAAGCAGAAGTGTGTATCTGATACTACAGATTTAATAAATGTGGAAGATATTCAAGATATTGTTGAACGAACTCTTATTAAGTGTGAATATGCAGACACTGCAAAAGAATATATCTTATATAGACATAAGAGAAATGAGATTCGAAATACAAGAGATTCTATCTCTAAATCTATTTCAGAATTGTTGAACCATGAAGCAAATAGCAGTGACCTTAAACGTGATAATGGTAATATTGATGGCGATTCTCCAATGGGTACAATGTTACAGATTGGTTCTAATGTATCTAAGAATTACTATCTGAATAATATGATTAGTAAAGATATTGCAAAAGCACATACTGATGGATTTATCTATATTCATGATTTAGACTTTTATGCTTTAACACTTACTTGTTGTCAGATTGACTGCCTAAAGCTATTTAAAGGTGGTTTTAATACTGGTCATGGACATTTAAGAGAACCAAATTCTATTGGTTCTTATGCTACCCTTGCAGCTATTGCTATTCAAAGTAATCAGAACGATCAGCATAGAAGATAACTGTGCCATTATATAGAAATATATAATTGCAAAGCAACGTGAACTCGTTTATCAGCGAGGTGTGAAAGAATCGTTTAGACTTATATAGGAAATGATATATTAATTCTTTTGCTAACAGGGAATGAGCCCGCAAGAATCCTGTGCCAAGCTTTATATTATAATAATACATTGAAGGTCTAGAGACTAGAAAAAGGGTAGGTCTTGCATAAGAAGACCGAGTAACCGAGTATCGTTAGGGCTGAGATTGATACAGCTCCGAAGTGCGTTGGGAACTGACCACTTGAAGGTGAAGTTCGTGATATAGTCCTGTTGATTGTAGTGATTGACAGGGTGGGCAGGCAATACCTAATTTTGATTACGCCATGGCTCCTGGCATTTATAAGACGTTTAGAAAAGCATTAAAAAATAACCTTTATAGATATATGGACTATGATAAGTCTCATCTTAATTATTTTTGGGATCATGGATATTATAGTGAGAGTCATAAAGAGATTATTGAAAAAATTAATGGCTATATTGAATCTGATAACTCTGTGTTAGATGAGTTACTTGGTGGTGTTCGACTTAGATCAATTTTTGACGATACTGATTTTGATATTATAGAAGATTCTGTTAAAGATACAGAAAGAGCTTGTTATCAAGCTATGGAAGGATTAGTTCATAATCTTAACACTTTACATTCACGTGCAGGTGCTCAAGTTCCCTTTAGTTCGATCAACCTGGGTACTGATACAAGTAATGCAGGTAGAATGGTTACTAAGAATTTGTTACTTGCTATGGAAGCTGGACTTGGTAATGGAGAAACAGCTATCTTTCCAATTGTAATCTTTAAAGTAAAGGATGGTGTAAATTATAAACTTCATGATCCTAATCATGACTTACTTCAATTATCATATAGAGTAACTGCAAAGCGACTTTTTCCAAATTATATTTTCGAAGATGCTACTTTCAATAAGCAATATTATAAACCAGGACATCCTGAAACTGAAGTAGCTTGTATGGGATGCCGGACTAGAGTAATGGGGAATGTATATGATCCTGAAAGAGAAGTTGCTTATGGAAGAGGCAATTTGTCTTTTACTACAATTAATCTTCCAATGCTTGCTCTTACAGCTGATGGCAATGAAGAAAAATTCTATAAATTATTAGACAAATATCTAGAACTCTCCAAGAAACAACTTCTTGAAAGATTTGAGATTCAAGCAAAACGTAAAGTTAAAAATATGAGTTTCTTAATGGGTCAAGGTGTATGGATTGATTCTGATAAACTTGGTCCAGAAGATGAAATTCGTGAAGTAATTAAACACGGTACGATGTCTATTGGATTTATTGGCCTTGCTGAAACATTGGTTGCTTTGTATGGTCATCATCACGGTGAAGGAAAAGAATATTGGGATAAAGGATATAAAATTATCAAACATATCAGAGAATATACTGATAAGATTTCTCAAGAATATAAGTTAAACTTTAGTACATTTGCTACACCCGCAGAAGGATATTCTGGTAAATCTCTTAAACAATGTAGAAATAAATTTGGTATTATTAAGGGTGTAACTGATAGAGAATACTTTACAAATAGTATGCATATTCCAGTTTACTTTGATATCTCAGCAGAAGAAAAGATTAAACTAGAAGCTCCTTTCCATGAACTTTGTAATGGTGGACATATTTGCTATATTGAACTTGATGGTGATACCACTAAGAATATTAGAGCAATTGAAGCTGTTGTAAAATGTATGCATGACAATAACATTGGGTATGGTGCAATTAATCATCCTGTAGATAGAGACCCAGTTTGTGGTTATACCGGTGTTATCAATGATGAATGCCCTTGCTGTCATAGAAAAGAAAGTGAAGATGGAATTAAAATAGAACGTATTAGACGTATTACTGGATATCTAGTAGGTTCTTTAGACAGATGGAATGATGCTAAACGTGCAGAAGAAAAAGATAGAGTAAAACATGGTATCTAACCTATATATGTATTAATTTTCTGAGGGATGAGAAATCATCCCTCTTCTTTTTTGATATTTATAGTCCCATTAACAATTTATTAAAATATCAATAAGAAAAGGAGCGTCAATATTATGCCTATTGATTTATATAGAAATAGCAGTATCTACAATATGATTGCTGAAGGAGAAATTGCAGATATCTTATCAAACTTTAATTCAGCTTATGTAATGGATGTAATCGATTCTAATCTTAGAAATCGATTTGCTTATAATCCAACTCTATCGAATCCAAACATTGTGAATTCTTATGAATTGAATTTTAAAGGAATGCTTGCGAACTTTCCTACCGATGCGGATAATATCATGTCTATTCGACAGGAGACGTATCTTGACATCATTAATAAAATTTGTAATGCATTCAATATGCAATATATTGGTGATGAACCAGATTGTTATACTTTAGCATATAATGTATATGATTTGTTTGTTTCTGGTTATGCTAGAAACATTATTAATTTTTTCTCAAGATATATCTATCGTTACTGTGCTGAGATATATAACAATATGGGTCTTGAAAAATATAAAAAGAATAAAGATAGTACAACTAGCTATATTAGAAAAGCATATGGTAATGTGAAATATGTAGATATTATCATTGCTAGAATTAGAGAAGTTGTATATTATATTTCTGGATTTGATATCGACTTTTACACATTCTTGACCTTTAATTATTCTAGAGAGATGTGTGATTTCCTATATACAAATATTGCACCGTTAGGAAATATCTTTAAGGATGAATTTTGTAAAGTAGTGGACAATCCAGCAATTCTAACTGAAATTAGAATCGCAATTCAGAGTCTATTAGAACAAGATTTGAAAAGTCAAGAACAACAGCAACAACCAAATTATAATGAAGAACAAGAAGATTCTGAAGAGGAAGACAACGAATTAAATGACGATACTGATTTCAACAATTTATACTAATTTATGTAGAAAGAGGGAACAATATGCAAAGTAGTTATTTAGATAATCTTTCTGATGAAGATTTAAATGCACTTGTAGATACTTTATGTTCAGCCAGAGATAATAATCCGGATGTTGTACTGTTGGATAATATTAAACAAGAGCAATCTCATATTGACCCGTTTATTCAAGAGAAGATGAATGAAGAATATGAGAAAGAAATCATTCAAAATGACATTATCAAAAGTATTTTTGAAAGCAGCACACCAATGACACAAGAAGAAATGAATGAGTTAAAAGCGAAGGGTATTTATAATAAATACATTCGTAATAATAGAAATTATAATCCATATGAGGAGGAAGATGCCATGCAATCTGTAGAAGAAGAAATCATGAGAACAATGAATGAAGAAGCTGTTGAAGAGGTTATTGATATTCCAGAAGAAGAGGTAATCAACGATGATAGTTCGTTTCAGGAACCAGAAGAAACCATCATTGATGAAACAAGTGATGACATTAGTGAAAGTCAGAATTCTTCTAACACTAAAGAAGATCTTAGAGAAGTTTTAAAGAATGAATCAGAATCACTTCATGAGGTGACTGAAGAATTTAATAAGACTCTGAAAGACATTACTTCTGGTAAAGCAATTGAAGAGATGATCAAAACAACAGAAGATAATTCTGATGATGAAGAATATAAACCGATGTCTATTGAAGAAATGAATGATGTACCTGCTACAAAGCTTAATGTAGATGAATCATTGTTGACTTCAGCAATCACCAAAGAATATTCTGATGTATCTACAGAAGATGCCATGGAATTGATTAAAGTTATGAATCGGTATAAAGCCGGTGAAAAGTTTAAGGTATTCGATGCTCTTCCAGAATCATTAAGAAATATCATTTCAAAAGAAGCAATGGAATCTGGTGCTGGTAGCAAGTCTATTATGGAATTCTTTGCTAAGAACTTTATCAATGGTCTCGTAAGTGATACTTATATTGATAAGGAAATCAAAGATTTTAATGAAGAAATGAAGCAAGTTACAGAGCCAATGAAGAATATCGCTGGGTCTGTAATGGATGAATATTCTGATGAAATCTATAATAAGTATACAGTAGAGATGGAAAAGAAAGCAGAAGAACTGAAAGAAACAAATCCTGAAAAAGCAAAACAGCTTCTTACTATTGCCGATAACTATAGAGAAGCTTTTAACTTTAATAGGGTTAAAGCATTGATTGAAAAACAATCCAATATCAATTGGGCTTATAAAGAAGCGAGAGACCATTGGACAAAGTTGTGTAATAAACATAGAGATGTCGTTTTTAAAATAAAACCGACTCCTAGAGATATCAGTCAATGCTTAATGACCTTATCAACACTTGGTTATCCAGAACAGTATACAAAGACATTTATTGTCCTATTAGCAAAGACGATTACAGATGCTATTGAAGTAGGAACTGTTGAAGAACATATTTATGCATACTATGCTTCTAATGCTATTTATACAATTGCTTTTACTGCAAATAGTAGTAAGGTAAATAAAATTGTAGATGAAAGTATTACAAACATTATGAATAAAATTAATGACTATATGGTTCCATTAACTTCTAGAAATACAAAGAAGAATAAGAAAAGAAACAAAAATACTAGATCTATTGCTGAGGTATATACTTCTGGATTAAAGGATCCATCTTATCCAATTAAAGAATATCATGGTATTATTGAAAATAACGAGTAAGCTCAAACATTTCAATAAATAATTAAAGGGGGTATTCCAATGATTAATTTTTTGAAATGTGACGCCAAAGCTATTATAAAACTTGTCCTTGATTTATCATATCAAGAAAGAAATAGAATAGCTCATGAAGTAATTGAAGTTGATAATAATACAGTATATAGATTTACTGTTGCTGATAATATGTCTGGTATGAAAACACTTACTGGACGTATTACAGCTTTTACAATGTGTCCTGAAAGAGAAGTTATGTCTTTCGTAAATCAAAACGTAAAACCATCTGTTGTAGATACAATTACAGTAGATTGCTCCGGTGATGGTGTATCTGATATCAAACGTATTAATGTGAGTGATATTAGAAATATTGAAGAATTGAAAGATTCTGGTTTTGAAGAAATCAAACGAGATACGAAGGATATTGATACATTCAAATAAGAAAGAGGTGAATAATAATGAAACAAACGAAACTCATGTATGAATTAATGAAACAGGCTGTATTTAAATATGTAAAATCTCATCTTGATGTCACTGATAAAGATGTGAATTTTACTGAATCTGACGTATATATCGTTTGGGCTTGTAAAACTCTACAGAACTGGAAAGCATTAATCAGTACAACTTTACCAGATGGTATGTATTATGAATGTACATATAATGGTGATAAAAAAGAGATGTATTTAGATGCTTATAAGAAATTTGAAAATGTAGGAATTAAAATGGAGGATTGTGAATATGTGTAATTCTGATGCAATAAATAAGTATAGAGTAATTGTAGCTGGTTCGAGATTCGGTAAAGTTTTCGACCTGCTTTGTAAATTCGAAAAGAAAAAGAACCGTGAGTGTTATGGTATGAGACTTCCTGAATGGAAATCAGATGTTGTTATTAGGGTGCAATTTCCAGATGAGTGTAGTAAAATGAGTGCTCCATATCTGTATGTAGAAAGCCGATTTGGTAGAGTACCATGGAAGGAAACATATATTGAATTGTTTGCTGAAAACTGGCAATTAGTAAGGTTAAGACAGCCTGCTAAAACAGTAGAAGATATTAAGAATTCTATCATGAACATGAACGATATCAATAAAATTGAACTAAGATATGTTGATAATAAACAGGATGAGGCTGAATATCAAAATCAGATGAATAAAGAAACCATCGATTCAATCAAAAAGCAGCAAGCTGCAGCAACACCTTGCTGTGATTGTCAATGTAAGAAAGAAGATTCTTCTGATAATAAAATCGCTAATTTTTCTGACTTCATTGAGAAGTATATCGAAAGTATTAATTTTGGACAAATCAATACTTCGATTGATGATATTTTGAAGATGTTAGACTAATGAATAAAATATGGGTGGAGCTAGAAATAGCTCCACCTTTGTTTATTCTTCTGAATAGAAATTATTGATAACACCTAACATATCATATGAGCTATCATCTATACCCATTTGATCTTTATTTATATTATATTGTCTACTATATGCATCTCTACCAATTTGTGTTTTTAATATTTCATTCATCGCTTCATCATTCTCTGCTTTTTGTTCAGCAAGGAATTGTTGATATAATTTTGTTTTATCTAATTTTGATAACTGGTCTTTAATCATATCATCATTATCAAGATTTTCAATATCTCGTACAATTCCAATTGATTCTGTTGCAGTATAATCTTGGAAGATTTCTTGTGCTTCATCATCTGCCGTCCGTAAAGTAGGAATATCAATATGCCAGTTTTCTCTTACATTTTTACCATAATATAATGGATAAATTGAATATAGATATGAGAATAATCCATCATCGTGACTATTTGCAGAGTGGTCAATTCGACCAGTCTTTTTTAATTCCAAATTCTTTAATTCTTCTAATAGAATTGGAGAAATAAATTTGTCATAATGATCTCTGACTCTATCAGTAAGTAAATCCATTAATCGTTCTCTTACATCTTTAGAGTTATCAACACCATATACTTTTGTTATTTGTTTTCGTTTATTAGACTTTGTACCGAATCCTAATCGTTCTTCAATTGTTCTTTCTTTGATTTCATAATAAAGATTATTACGAATTCTAGATTTCATTAGCTGTGCTAATGTACCAGTACCAACACCGTTTCGTTCAATTGTCACAAGAGAATTAGGAAGATAATTTGTGACCAATGTATAGATAACATTACCTAAATCTACAGGATTAATATAGTTACAGTTGAAGTCAGCTACTAGTTTTGTAGTACTAGATTCTGTAACAGAAATTGCAGAAGAGTCTTTAGAATATCCTGCTGCAACATCGACACCAATTAATGTCTTCTCTCTTGGATTAATTTCAGAATAAATATTGAATAGAAAATTAGAAATATAAATTTGCTTAATTGGGTTTCTAACATATCTTTCTACATTTCTTAATTCATCTTGTGTAAAAGGACAATTCTCAGAACTTGTTGCCCATTCAAGTAGATATTCACGTCTGATATCTGTCCATTTCTGGTTCTGTTCTTTGATTCTTTCTTTTAACCAATCTTCACTTAATCCGAGTTGTTGATAAGTAGTTCTAATATATACGAATATAGATTTCTCATTTGCATTTAACGTTTCAGTTAGCTTCTGTAAAGAGAAGTCATACCATAATTCTGAGAATGGTGTCATCTTATTTTTCAAGTCAAACATATATTGTCCTTCTTCTGTGGTTAAGAAACCAGGAGTGGAAGTTAAACATAATCCATGGGGAGCACCATTTTGTTTACAGTTTCTAAATGCAGTCGTTAATGCAGGCATACCATTCTGTAAAGACTCTTCTAGGTATTGGAAGAATGCAGATTCGTCAATCCAGCAGTTTGTAACAGTACGACCACGAAGTAACGATATTGCAGAGGTACGGTTTCTAGCCATAGGTAATGCTTCTATCTTATTAAAGTTAATCTTATGTTGTAGATATTGCACTGTATTTGTAGCTTTTAGTTTCTTACCATCAATACCAAATGCTTGGTCGAATCTTAGATAAGATGGTAAAGCTTTAATTATATTCTTCAAATCGTTTAAGTTACGTTTAGCATCGTCATGTTTTTTGTTTAAGAATATCATATTTGCATTTCTAGAACCAAAATTATACACCCATGAGAACCATACGTTTGTACCAACTGTTTTACCGGTCTGACGAGGTTGTTCTTCATATATATTTAGATTTAAAGTAAAACAGAAATTTAATGCAAGGTTTCCTCTATCCAATCGATATCTTACATATGGACCACCTTGACTTTGTACTCTAACAACTTCTCTTACATAATACCAAAAGTTTCTTTGACATTCAACAAAAATCTTTTGTTTCATATAAGTAGGTAAAGATAAGTCATATGGATCTACATTTGCTAAATCTCTATCATATAATAATAAATGAAATTTATTATTCTTAATTCCTCTAGCCTTTAGATAATAATGCATCTCTAGAAATGACTTATTAAGAGTATTCATTTGATAATATACTGTTACATAATTACCAGTAGCATCACATCTAGTATCCGATTGGACAGTTTCATTATTTTTTTGCTTACTAAACAAAGCACCAACCAACGGAATATATCTCTTTCTACTAGTGTTATTATCTGGAATTGGATTCATATTGTTTAAATTTTCTCTAATACTGTAACTAACATCAGAATTATCAGAATCATCATTAACAATTGTAACACCAGTATCTATAATTTTGACAGCCATAATTATACTCCTTTCTAAAGATTTTTATTAATAAGTTAATGTAATCAGAGGCAATGAGGAATGTTACAAATTAATGGAATAGAAACAATCTAATAAAAATAAATTGGCAAAAAGCCAGGAGGTATTATTATGAATAATAACAATCAAACATTTCAGGGTAATGGTGGAAGCAATGATGTCTTTACCCCTTCCACTCGTTCGTCTTATAAATTCTTTAACTCAACTTCCTCTTTGGATAAAACAATGCTAACTTTCACTTATTGGAATTCTCTTCTCAGAATTACAATGAATCCGATTGTTGTTCAGGATGGTTCTGCTAATAAGATTGATACAAACAACCGTATCGATATGTATTTCTCTCCATCTAAAGCACAAATGTTTTTACACTGTATTCAGACATTTAGAAAGAACCCAGATGCTTATAAGAACATCGGTGTTAACACAAATAAAGGTATTATCTTTATTGCAAATGGTGAAAAGATGTATGGTGTAAAGGGTACGTTTATTGTAATCAATCTCATTAATAATGAGAATGGTAAAAAAGAAGGAGAAGCTGCATATCAGATTAATTCTGATGTATATTCTATCGTAGATTATGCTGGTGGTACAGACTTTACAAAGAATTTTGATTATTCTGAAGAAATCGAATTGGATATGATTGAGATTCTTCTGAAGAACTTTATCTCTGCGTATACAAATGCAGTTGCATCTAGTATCTTGGAAGTAAATAAGTATAACGACCATCGGATGTTTAACTTTGTTAAGGATGTAAGAGAAAAGCTTGGTATCAGTAACAAGGAATCCAAGAGTAGTAAATATAATAACTCTAGTTGGTTTAATAACAATGGTAACAATACCACTGTCGTGTCTGATAGTAGTCCAAAAGTTAATACAGCTGATTATGAAGAGGTCATGAATGATATTGCTTCTTTGATGGATTAAACTCATGGGAGAAGGATACGTCCTTCTCCTTTTCAATGAAAAAGAAAGGTGAGGAAAATAATGCCATTGCTTATTATATTCTTTGTAATAATATTACTATCGTTTATTGCACTTGTATTTCAATTTATATATCTCGGTGAGATTAATCCAGAAACAAATAAATTAGCAAAGATTACTCATAAAATTATCAATTCAAATAGAATCATTAGAATTCTTTTAACTGGGGTTAATCCTTTGGTATATGCTATATACATTCAGTTTTGTATCTTAGCTATAATCATTGTAATTGCATTGTTTTAAAGGAGGATTTGTAAGATGATTACAGATAAAGTTGATTTGGAATATGGTATTGTAGTTGTTAATAAGGATGATAAGTTTAAAGGATTTTTAGCAAAGAACTATTGTGACACTTATTGTCTAAATGAACTTAGCACGTCTTTGAAATTTTTAACAGAAGAAGCTGTTATGAATTTTATTCACTATAACTATAGTTTCTTTGGTAATCTAATGGAAGAAGGAGATCGATTAATCGTTATTCCTATGGCTAAATCTAATAAGACGATTAGGAGGAGTATGAGGTTTGCATGATTAAAGACATTAATATTGAAGAAGTACAACCAGATGGTACAAAAAAGAAAATTGCAAGTTCTGATTCGAAAGATGCAGCAAACGGGTATCATAATTATCTTATTATGTTCAATGCTGTAGTGGATTTGGATTTTTCTATCTTAAGAATGATTCAGGCTGAATATAACAACCCCAAGTTCATTGATGAAGAAGTAATGCATATGACAACAAAAGAAGTTAAATATCGACTTATCAATAGAACTGACCCAAATCCAGTATCAATTTGTATAAAGGATAAAGAACTTGCCGATAATATCTATAAAGAGATTATGTTATCAAGATATTCTGATTTATTGAAAGAAGAGAAATATCTTGCAATTACAGGTATCTTCTTCCTTGTATCTGTGTTCAGCAATATAGAAAATACACATGTTAATATCTTATGTACAAGTGAAGAAGAAAAAGAAGTAATTCGTAAATATCATTCTAAAGTAAATGTGATTGTAATGAAAGACCCATCAGACATTAGTCTAGACGAGTATACAGAATTTATATTTAAGAATAAGAATGATGTTTACAAGTTTAAGAATGTCTTTAATGAAAAACGCATCCTACTGTTAAACTATGCTTTTAATTTAACAATAGATAATAAACCATATCCGGATGTTGAATTAGCACATTACTTATGGAATACAGGATATTCTAAAACAGCAATCGTCGATACTTATCAAAAAAGCGATCCAGACTATGCGACCTTTAAATTTAAGGTAAAAAAGAAACATAAAAACAAATAAGTAAATATAAAACTAAGGAGGAAAACAAATATGCTTTTTTCAAATATTGTTGACAAGAAAACTCTTAGAAAGACCCAGATTGAAACAATGAATTTTTTAAAGAAAGCTTTAAGTAAATCATTCGGTCCTTATGGTTCTAACTCTATTATTTATAAGGAAGGCTCTCTTCCTAGATATACAAAGGATGGTCATACAATCCTAAATAGTATTCAATTCTCTGGTGAAATTGAACGGTCTGTACTTGCAGATATTCAAGAAGAAACTAGAACACAGGCTATTAAGATTGGTGACTCCACCACTTCTATCACAATTCTTTCTGCTATGATTTTCAATGCTCTAGCAAAGTATGAAGAAGAAAGTGATAAAAATATCACACCAGTATCTATCGTAGAAACATTTAAGGAAATCTCTGAAGAAATCTGTAAAGAGATTAAGAAGAACGGTAGAGAAGCAACAATTGATGATATGTATAATATTGCATATACTGCTACAAATGGCAATAAAGCACTTGCAGATATGTTAAAGAATGTTTATACAGAATATGGTCTTGATGTATATATTGATGTCAAGGCATCTATGAATGGTACTACTTATCTTAAAGAAATTAATGGTTTGACTATGGATTGTGGTTTCCTTGACCCTACATTGGTAAATGATGTAGAAAAGAATGCTTGTGTAATTCATAATCCAAAGATTTATTCTTTCAAAGATCCAATTGATACAATGGAAATGGGATTGTTCTTGGATGCAATTCTTTATAATAATATTGTAAAGCCTTTGAACGAAAAGAAGACTGAAAATATGATTCCAACTGTTATTATGGCTCCAAGAATTTCTAGAGATTATTCTTCTTATATTGATTCTTTGATGCAGTTGATGGCAGGTGCTCCAGCAGCAAATCGTGGATGGTTGAATATTATTACAGACATTCAGGGATGTGACATGGAACAGTATGAAGACATCTGCGACCTTTGTGGTTGTAAGGCAATTAAGAAGTATCTTGATCCAGAAATTCAGAAGGAAGATATTAAACAAGGCCTTGCACCAACACCTGATACAGTTGTTACATTTGCTGGTGAAGCAGAAATGGTATCTTCAGATGCAAATAAGACTACATTTGTAAATCCTATGAAGATGTATGAATCTGATGGTTCTTATTCTGGTTTGTTTAATCAGAGAATTGATTATTTAGAAAAGCAGATTCATAAACTTGAAGTAGAAGGGAATAACACTACAGATGTTTATACTCTTAAAAAGAGATTAAATTCTTTGAAGGGTAAGATGGTGGAAATCTTTATCGGTGGTGTAACTGTAGCAGATAGAGATGCTGAACGTGATTTACTTGAAGATGCTGTATTGAACTGTCGTTCTGCTGCTCTGAATGGTGTAGGATATGCAGCAAACTATGAAGGGCTAAGAGCATCGAATAAGGTATTTGAAGAATTGTATTATGATCAGGAATTTAACAACCCACTTAAAACTTCTATTGCTAAGATTATTTCTGAAGCATACTTTGATATTTCTTCTTTACTTTATTCTAGCATTGACTCAAATCCAGATAAAGTAATTACAGATTCTTTGTATACATATGACTGTCCAATGAATGTTGTAACAAAGTCTTTTGATAAATCTGTATTATCTAGTATTGATACCGATATCTGTATTATTAATACAATTTCTAAGATTGTTACAATTATGGCAACTGCAAATCAGTTTGTACTTCCAACCCTTAATATCAATAAGTATTAATTATTAAAAGACAAGTAGGTTCTTAATTGAACCTACTTGTTTTGATTTGAAAAACATTATATTAAATATACTATGAAAGGAGGATAAACGATGTCTTCTGCTAGAAAGTATAAATGTATGTTTTGTAATAAGACATTTGAAAGAAATAAATTAGCGAGTCATATTGATAAGTATCATGATGATATGTTATGTCCTGAAAAAGGATTTACTGCAAATAGAATTGTATTTGATACTTGTAATAGAAAAGAACCTGTAGGAGCTTCTTACGGTGTTTGTCGTATTTGTAAGAAACCAACAGAGTGGGATGAGAAGTCTGTTCGTTATAAAGCATATTGTTCTGAGAAATGTAAAGAACAAGCTAGAAAAAACTATGAAAAGAATATGCTTAAAGTATATGGAAAGACAACCTTGTTAGATGATATGGAATGGCAAGAAACTAAAATGCTTGCTAACCGTGGAATATCCGGCAAATATAAATGGTCTGATGGTACTTATAAACAATACGTTGGTAGCTATGAGAAGAAATTCTTAGAATTCTGTGATAATGTATTAAATATCGATTCAGGGGATTTATTAACTCCTGGTCCTACAATCTATTATGAATTCGAAGGAAAAGAACATACTTGGATTACTGATGCAATCTATCTTCCATATAAACTTGTGTTTGATATTAAAGACGGTGGAGATAACAAGAATAATCGAGAAATGCCAGAATATCGAGCAAAACAAATTGTGAAAGAAAAGTTCATCACTGACCAAGGTGAGTATAACTATATCAGACTTACAAATAATGAATTCGTTCAATTGTTGACAATGTTCGCTGAATTAAAAGAATCCTATTCTAATGAAGATGAACCAAAAACAATTTCTAGAATTCATGAACATACAGCTCCAGGTGCAATTGGTGGAATGGTTGGAACAATGCCAGATACAATGATGCCTAGTGTATTTGTAACAAAGTATACAAATAAAGATACAATGGAATCTGGTTTTGCTTTGTCGAATGATATTACTTCTGAGTATATGATTGCTCGTGATAAAGAGTCCGGTAAATTAAAAAAGAAGAAATCTAAAGAACTCCTATATAATACAGAATGTAAAACATACAAATATGTTGGAGATGATATCTCCAATATTCTAAGAACCGTATATGAAGATTACAAAAATGAAACTTATGTAGATTATCAATATATTCCGTGTATTGTAACTGAATTCGATAATATCTTATCAGATGACCAATTAGAGTTCAGTGAAGTATTAGAATATGTAGATAAAGAATTGATTCAAGAAAACTTCAATAGTAGCCTTGCTACTATACAATTTCAATCGGATGCAATTATAAATCATTATAAACCGATTGTATTTAATGTACTAGAACCAGTTAAGTATGAATATAAGAAAAACTTATTAAAAGAATACGAAGATTTAACCATTCTTCAAAGCATGAATGGTACTTACTTTGCATATAATAAGCTTAATTGTAAACGTACAAAAAGCGTATCTAGTATCTATGAAATAACAGAAAGTATGCTGAAGTCAATATCAGCACCTAATTAAAGGAGGAACTTAAAATGAAGTTTAACGAAAGAGTATTTAGTTGTATTCTAGAATCAAGCGGTTGCCATTCTAAGAAAGTTACAAAAGATGAATGTGTTGAAGCTTGTGAAAGTTTCGAAGATACAATTGGTAATGGACATAATTTTTCTAAGGTTACAGTACCAAGTGGTTTAAAGTTTTCCGAAGAAACTGTTCCAGTTTGTAGTACTACCAAAGGTGAATGTGGTGAAACTGAATGCGGAAATATGAATGAAGCTGCATACTTTATTGATGGTAGATTGCTTGACATTTATATGTCTGACAATGGAATTACAGATGATGCTGTAGCAGTTAAGAATATTTGTGAGCATTATGGTATTTATCCAGAAGACGTTTATGTTGTTGTAGAATGTGATGAGATTAATCAGGGATTGGTTGATGATTGTAAGAAAACTTATGCATCTTGTGGACTGTTAAAGAGATGTGACAATCAAATCAAGAACTGTATTAATGCGGGTATTAAGGTAGTAAAGCGTTCATAATTAAATGACTCAGTAGGTTAGTTCCTACTGAGTCAATAACTTCCCTATAAATTAAAGGAGGTAAATACCATGAGTAGTAGAAAAAGAAAGAAACAACCACCACAGCAACAAAAACCAGCAGTTACAGTTAAACCTATAGCTCAACAACCAGCACAACCTAAAAAAGAACCGGTTTTAAGCCATCGTCTTTCAATAGAACTGACGAAAGACCGTTCTCCTATATTAAGGAAAAATAAAAATGGTGATATTACTTATAGTATGCAATATGTAGGTGATGAGAAATACGAATATTGGATTGTCTATGATGATTCTAGAAGACCGGTTAAGTATATTGATAGTAGAGGGTATGCTTGGTCATGTACATATAACTCAAAAGGAAATATATCAACTTACTGGGACAATTCAGGGTATTCAGAAGTTTATCGATATTATGCGAATGGTTTGGTAATTTGTACAAATTCATATGGTGTTAAAACAAAAAAGAAAATAACCAGAGATGAAAGACTAAAATTTATCTCAAGAAACTCATTCATAATTGCAAATGATTATATATTATCAAAGTGAAAGAAGGTGATAATGTATAATCTAAAACTATGAAAGGAGGTATATCACCAATGAAGAAAGATAAAAATATTAGAGATGTTATATTTGAAATAATTGCATACATTGTGATATTTATCACAATGATTTTATTTCCAGCACTAATCACTTTTGGTGTGATTAAAATAATAAAAATGATATTTCCATTTGTTATTATTACAATGGCTACAATTACAGAAACATTCGTTGTAAGTATGATAATCTTTATTACCATACTTATAATGGTTTCATTCAAAAAGAAGTAAATCTTAGGAGGAAAATATTATGGCAAACTGGTGTGAAACTTATTTAACTTTTCAGAGCAATGGTACTGAAGCAGGAAATCAGGCTTTGGTGGATTTTTACAGTAAATTGATAAGTGCTGGTATAAACGCTTGTTGTATTGATTCGGAAGGTCATTGGCGAAAAGTACTATGGGAACAAGATGTCGAAGATTATGTCATGACAAAGATAGACTCTTTGAAAGACAAGAGCATAAATGCTGACAAAAGAGGTTATATCGAATATATGTCTTGTGTAGACAATCACACGTTTCAGGTATTGTGTTATGATGCATGGGTACCTAATGTAGATTTTTGGTATATCTTGACTACTGCATTATACCCAGAAGGACTCATCGAAATTCTATATCAAGCCACTGAACCAGGAAGTGAAATATTCCTTACAAATGATAGAGGCTTATTGCCTAAATATCATATGAATGTGTCTATCAACGGGATAACTAATTTATTGAATTTTCCCGATATGTTTAATCAGCAACTTTCCTATGGTCCTTTTATGTATCTGGCTGGTCAAGATGATATTCAAATTTATCATGATTATAAGTGTGACTACGCTAACAAAAAGGTACTTCATAAATTCGACAATATTGAATATTGTAAAGATTTTGAAGGAAATGAAGATGAGATCCTAGCTCAATTTCAAGATTCTGGATTAGGATGGCACAGTTCTTTAGACACAGCAATCGACTCTCTCCAGTCAAATGGTGCAGAAATTTGGAAAAATATATTTGAATTTGAAGAAATTCAACCAAACCAAGCGTTCTTTATCGACAAGAAATCGGAGGAGGATTAAATATGGTGCAATTAAAGGTAGCGGGCTTTGCTAAGAATAGCATTGTTGATGGGCCTGGTATAAGATATGTAATCTTTACCCAAGGTTGTTATCATAAATGTGAAGGTTGTCAAAACCCGCAAACTCATAATCCTAATGAAGGAAAGCTCATTGATATTAATGAGATTCTGGATGAGATATTAGGAAGTACAATGATTGAAGGGGTGACGTTCTCCGGTGGAGAACCATTCCTTCAGGCTGATGCATTAGCTGAACTTGCTGTTCGAATTAAACGAGCAGATAAAAGTCTTAGTATTATTTGTTATACAGGATACACTTATGAGGAACTCACAAAGATTATTGATTCTGGTGTATTATCGTATTTCAAACTTTTATCTAATGTCGATTATTTGATTGATGGTAGATTCGAACAAGATAAAGCTTCTCTTAACTGTAATTGGAGAGGCAGTACCAATCAACGGATAATTGATGTAAAACAATCATTAGCACAGAAAACTATCGTAGAAGTAGAATTGTAAAGAACGGGGATAGTGTGGTTTCATTACTACACTATCCCTTAACTTTATAATAAAGATTATTTTTTAAGGAGGACTTTAAAATGTTAGTTCGTTATGAAGAAGGATTAAAGGATTTTGTTAGAAACACCACTACTACGAAGTATGAAAAATTTAATGGTAGTGATAAGAAAAATGTTACTAGCGTAACAAAGGATATTACTCACGTAATCTTTAAGGATGAAGAGGGAACTTATCCAACTGGTAAAATTGTTACGAGCGATAAATTTGTCGATTCATATAAGTATGAATTTGACAAAGATGAAATTGGTAATGTCAATAACTGCCGAGTATTCAAAACAAGTAAAAAGAATGGAAAGTCTTTAGATATCGAAAAGGTAGAGGTTGTTAAGTATTATGATTCACTTGGTAGATTGATTAGAGAAGAAGATAAAACTAGAGATGGTGTTACCTTCCGAACAACTTTATATGACTATACTGTAGACAATAAAGTTTCTAAGAAAACAGTCAAAGGAACTCATACAATTACATACACAAAATTCTACAAAGATGAAGTATCTTCTATTGTAGATAAGACAATTGAAAGTAAGATGCAGCATGTAAAGTATCGTGCAGATTTTGATGCTTTCGGAAATATTATTAAAATCTATGATGGCGATAGACACATTGAAAAGGATTATGAAAGAGATTTAGATACTGATGGAAAAACTTTATCTGAAACAATTCGATTCTTTGATGTGTCTTTACCTGATAAGAAACTTATCTCTTATATTACAACATCCTATAATCCAGCTGCAGATTATAAGATTTCTGAAGTAATTAAGAATGGTATTCTTACGGAAAGATATACATATGATTTAAATGGAGATGAAATTTCTATGATGTTAGATAATGGAAAGATTGAAACATTTAGAAGAACAGAACGAACTGTTGATTCTGATACAGGTGATATTACTGAAATCAGTAAACTTATCATAATTGATAAGAAGACACAGAATGTAATTAAGGATAAGGTTGTTCAGAACGTATTTGATAAGGACAAAAAGAAGATTTTATCTTATTCTGATTCTGAAAATAATATCGTTACGACATATGAATATGATGATAACGATAGACGTTTATCTGCGATTACAAAACAGTCTTTCGATGGTGAATTAAAGACTATCAGTGAAATCAAATATGAGTATACAGATGATGAAGATAACAATACTCATACTAGAAAGAGAACTGATATTCGTTATGATGCCTCAGGCAATATAACTTCTAAAACAGTTCATTATGAAGAAAACACAGATAGTACAGAAGTTCTTCAGTTTGATGAATACACATACGAAAAAACAAAATAAAGAATATATTTAAGCAAAATATATAAAGGGGTGATACAATGTATCACCCCATCTTTATTTTTTAAAACATATGTCCAAATTCTCTTTGACATAATTTCACATTATAATAGGTATATACAAGTCCCATGAATGCTCGATAACAGTTTTCAATAAACTCGTAATCATATGGATTCGTAAAGTCTAGATTGAACTCTCTGAACTTTGGTTCTTTTTTATCAAATTGTAATATAATACAACCATTGATATTAATATTCTTTAAAGTATATAATAGATAGCGATATGCAGCTAATTGCATAAAGTATTTATACCCAACATGATTAGATGTTTTAAAATCAATCAAATAAGGTTTATCGTCAATTGAGATGAGCAAATCGTATGTTCCTGCAAAGTATTCCCCAATCAATGCTTGTTCTTGTCCTAATACTTTTACTCTATGACAATTATTAACTCCATCCCACCATTCTTTAAATGATTGTAAACATACATTATCATTTTCAATTGGTTTTCGTTTTAAATACATTTCAATTGATTCATGCACCATTGTACCAAAATCTGCAGCTTTACTAGCAACTTCTTTATTATCTTGTCCTTGTCTACCGATTCTATTTGCCCAAGCAATTAATCCTTCTGAATCGATAAACGATAATAATTCTGTTACACTCGGAATACCTCTTCCATTAATATGGTAGCGTGCTTTCTTACCTTTGTCAAATTTTGTGATATCGTTTAATAGTAATTCTGGTTTTATCATTTTGTAAATAATCACCTCACAATCTACAATTTAATAATAAGTTGAACCATATATTATTTATGTGATAGCAAAGATTGGTTTAATCTTAATTATGTTATTGGAAGGAGAATCTCAATGTTATCAGAAGAAAGACGAGCTAAATTACTGCAAGCATCTCAAGCTGTAAGAGTTCAAGATGCTCAGATTCAGTCTCATCTGGATACTATGTCTGACGAAGAGATTAATAACTTTGTAGAACAGAATCCAGAAATTGAAGAAATGTTATCGGTAGGTGCAGACCAAGATAATCCTAGAATTGTAGTTGACTATGATAATCAACCAAACAATCAACAAGAAATTTCTATTGCACCACCATGGGAAGGAATTCTTTCCACTACAGCTCAGGCTGCACAACAAGGAAAGGTGAATCTTTTCCAACTTGGAAATCCATCTAATTGTATCTCTTTTGGAAATAATAACTATGGAGGCTATGTTGGAAATCAACAACAAGACGAAAGAATCAAAAGATATACACCAGGGATGAGATTATACGGAATCAATCCATATAACTTTTATAACGCTGAAGCAATGGAGAATTACTATCAGTCTTTAGAAGAAGATAGAGAGTATCAATGTAATCAGCAATATGGATGGGCATTATTTATTGCTCAACATAACCCTTCAAAGGAAATGATGGATTGGGCTGAAAGCTTCAAATTCAAATCTGCTGAACAAATTCACAAAGAACAAGAAGAAGCAAGAATTGAAGCTGAAAGAGAAAGAATGGAAGCTCTAAAAGAAATGGAAGGAGACGGAAGTGACATCATTTATAATGTTTATGACATTAATGGTATCCGTTATCAAAGAGCAATTTCATTCAAAATTATCGATTGTGAAACTGGAAATGTCATCAGAGAAAAGAATTATAAGACAAAAGACAACAGAGGACAGTCTTATACAATTCACACTAGAATGGAAGATAGACAAAGACAGTATGAAATGGAACAATTCCGAAACGAAGTTGCTCTCTTCGAAAAGAGAATGCAAATCACAGATGCATTAATGAAGAAAGCATATTTCGATAATATCAATCGTTGGAATGCTTGGAAAGCAGAGGGGCTTTCTTTAGCAGAACAGTACGCAAGACGTGAAGATGAAAGAATTGATTGGAAGAAACAAGAACAACTCATCGAAAGAGCTTTGAGAACAGCAGCATTCTCAAAGGATTCGTTTAATAAGATTCTTTCTGCATGCTGCAACACTGATCTAACTTACGATCATCGTTCAAACTTCTTTAGTCTGTCCTATGACTTTGAACGAGATCTTCATTATAGAGCTTTAACCTCAACTCCTGAAGAAATGAGCACTGACCCACTTGTTCATCAAAAGCTTCAAGAAGAATATGAGATAAAGCGAAAGTTATTCTTGGATAAGGTATACTCTGGTAATCTTGGTTGTCAAATGGCAAATGATGCACATTATCATCCTACATTTGGTAAAACACCAATCGACCAATTAACCTTGGACGATTATAAGAAACCTGAGAATCAGTTCATGTATACAAAGCAAGTAACCCCTCAACTTGCTACCGAGAATCTATTTATTCCCAAAGACTTATCAAAAACAAAAGAAGATTTATCGCCGGAAGAGTTAAGAGAAATGGGAGTAAATGTAGACGACAACGGCAATATAGTTCCTCTTAAACGAACGATAGGATATGTTTCTGTCGATGATGATACAGGAGAGATATTATCACAAGAGGAATTTGATGTGGGTCCTGGGTCTGGTGCACATGATGTATCTGAGAAAATGTCAGATGATCAACTTTCAAACTTTTTCTAAGAAGGTGAGATAATGAAAATGAATAAGAAGCTATCTGATATTTACAGAAAAGATATCATCAAAGACTCTGAATTTTTAAGACAGTTAATCTATGAGTATGATTCTTATCAGGTTAATCCGTTACTATCTTATTTCACTACAGAAGATATTACTGAAATCTATCGATTAGCAATATCTCCTGCTTATAATGGTGAAATTCATGAGAAGTATCGGTTACTTGGTGAAATCATGAATAGAAGAGGGTTTAAGTTAATTGGTGGAGGTACAAATAGACGTGCTTATGAATGTATCTATGACGACCGTGTTGTAGCGAAAGTTGCAACTGATAGGGTAGGTCTTACAAGCAATCTAAAAGAATTTGTAAACCAGAATGTCTTAAAGCCGTTTTGTAATAAAATCTTTTCCGTTTCTCCTGATGGAGCTTTATCCATCATGGAAAAGGTAGTTCCGATTAAAGATGTATCGGAATTTCAAAAGTATGCTCCTGAGATTCATGAAATCTTGTTCTTTCGATTTCGTAATCATGACCTTGCGATGGATGATATTGGAACAAGATCTATGAAGAATTGGGGGTACCGCCAAGGGTTTGGTCCAGTACTATTAGACTATCCGTCTATGTATGTAGCAAATCCAAAGAAACGATTGTGTCCAAATATTGTTGATGGTAAAATGTGTTGTGGGACATTAGACTATGATGATGGATATAATCGTATTGTGTGTACAGAATGTGGTAGAACATTCGAAGCATCAACGTTATCTATGCCTAAGGGAGATGAATTATCAAATCTTCTTAGTGCTGTAGGGTATAAAAAAGATAAAGAAAAAGGAGTAAAGAAAATGAAAATTCAAATTACTGACATCGAAACAGGAAGAACCGAAGTTAGAAACTGTGATGCTCGTAGCAAGCATATTGATTATACAGTTTCCAACATGAACAACAATGTTGAGTATCGTCAGAAGCCATCTACACTGATGAGAAAGAAGAAGAGAAGAGTTATCATCACTTCTCTGAATCCAGAAGAAGAAGTTGTTACAACTCCGACTCAGACAACAGCGGTGGTAGAAGAACCAAAGCCAGAAAAGAAGGAAGAACCAAAAGCGAAAGAGGTTGTAACTTCTAAGTTGGTAGAGATGTTTAATATGTTAAACTCTGGTATCAACTTTACGGTTTTGAATGAAAAGAAAGATGCTATGACACTTATGAAGTTAGCAAAGGAAATCAATGAAATGACAACTGAGAATCATTTTGTTGAAGTTAAGGAAGCAGCTCGTATCTATAAAGATATGTGCACTGCTACAATGTTAACTGATAAGAATGGTGAGGTTTCATTCAATAATATTATTGAATGTGATTGTGTCCTGAATCAATTGTTGTCTGAAATCTCAGATGATAATCCGAACAGATTTATCGTGTTCTATAAGTTGATTAACAACGTAAAGAACACGAAGTCGTTCTGCAATAGCATCATCAACTTCTGGAAGACGGTTATTACTAAACTGTCGTTTGATATTATGGATGAAGAAGAAGACCATACAGACATTCATATCTATAAGACGATATATGACAAGTATCTGGAAATTGTGTCGAATGCATTGCATGATTACAAGTTCAATATTGTAATCTCTGGTGGTTCTAAGTATAGTGTTTCGAATGTTCTTTCCTTTATCACTAGAGGATTAAACGAACTCGAAGAACTGTCTTTGAACGAAGATGCTATTGATATGACTAAGGATTTGACAATCTCTTTCCTTGATAGTAGTATCACTTTCACTAATCACTGTGTTAATGAAGTAAAAGAAGAACCTAAAGAACCTGTTGTGGTTTCTTCTGAGCCAGTTAGTACAGTAGTTCCTGAGAATCTTGGTGACAATGGTAAGAGAATGTCTAGATCCCAAGAACAGAGATACGGTGGCAAGAAGAAAAAGAATCGCAATCGTAATCATAGAAGATAATCAATCATAATGGGTAAGTTGAGGTAGCATATTAAAGCAACCTCAACTTACTTATAAATAATTTATAGGAGGAAAATACCATGATTGGAAATATTTCTATTGCGTTAACCTATCAAGAATTGATGAGTCTAATTGATATTAGAAATCAATACAGATCTCAGCTTGCACAAACTGGTAAAACTGATTTCAACAAAACAAAGATTGTTGTAATCAATGATACTGATAGCTACGGAGATAGCTATATTGTTGGTTCAATTTTATTACCAGACTCAAAAGCAATGTTCTCTTTAATCGAAGGAGATTACGAAGGATTCCAAACTCAGTATTACAGAAAGCTTGAATCTGACCCACAGATTCATGAGTATCTTGTTGTATTACTTGCAGGGTTGATTGAAAGAGGATTTGACTATATCTTCTATTTTGATAGCGAAGATCCTCAATTCACGAATATCATTGCATCTGCATTAGCGACATATCTTCATTCAAGATATGGAATTAGTATATTACCTTATAATGCATATGTAGTGTCAAATTCAAATATCATTATGGTTTCATCTGTGAACAAGTACTATCTTCCAAGAATAAATGATGAGATTCGACAGTACAAACTCTCAAATAAACCTGAGTCTTTGTTTATAGAGTTTTAAGGAGGGATTCATATGATTATCTTTGGAGTTGGAAATTTATACAAATATGTATCAGCTTATAGAGTAATTGATAAAATGTATAATCTCAATGAATTAATTGAGTCTGTTCCAAAATTAGTTTATTTGAATCCGTATTCTCTTGCTCATTTCTCATTTACTTCTGAAGAAGAATTTGATAAATGGTATGTTCAGTATTTAACGACAACTCCGGAAGCATTCAAAGAATTAATGGATATTCTTAGACATGCATATAATGGAGAAACTGTATATATCATGTGTAGTTGGGGGTGGGACAATGACATTAATGGTATTGCTGAGAATATCATCGAAGCTTTGATTAAATTCATTGTAGATAATTATGGATATGTCTGCAATGTCGTTAGAAAAATTGATGATATTCAGGATTTAAAAGAAGGTACGTTTTCAATAGAAGGTATTCAACAGTTCGATCGTAATATGGAAACTTATATTAAATATTTCGGAACAAGAGAACTTCCTTCTACGGAAATGTAAGCAAGTAAAGGACGTGTAATATGGATACGCAGTTATACAAAAGAACTTTATATACAAAGAAGGTTAGATTTATCATAAATGAAATATATGAATATGATATTGCTAAAGCAAACATATCCATATTACTTCAATCTGGTATCATTAAACAAAGAGAATATGATATGTTTAGTCAAATGACTAAATATCAAAGAGAAGTAACCCTTGGATATATGCAGAAAACTCCTCTTATTGGAGAGGCTTTAAAAGAAGGATTTAAAATTGCCAGAAAAAAATTGATCGATGCAAATCATTTGACAGAAGATGATATTGTATCAATCAAGAAAGATGCCTTTTATACTTTGAGAAGGCTTGATAAAACAACATTCGGTCATATTGATTTCACCCTTAGAAATCAATATGATATTTATATATATTGTCGTGGTATAGAAATATACTATGGATTAAATGAATTCGATGAAGGTGTTATGGATATTAAGGGTATTAGTGATGGGAAGTTGCAGTATCATGAAGCTTATGTTTCTTTCATAGCTTATATATTAAAACTTGTCATTAAGAATAACGTCGACATGGCAATTCAAGAATTAATGAGTTTTATTCAGAAGTATGATAATCGTGAATTGGAATTAGATTATTATAGAGAGTTTAATGCTGAATCAATGTTTCGAATTGGAAACTTTGGAATGAGCTTCTTAGATGAAGCTTATAAAGGCGTTGTATCTATTGAGAACAATCAGATGTTTAACAGAGAACTATTCTCAATACTGATGGATATTCAATATAAAAAATAAGAACTGGCGTACTCTCTTTGAGGGTACGCTTTTCTTTTTTGTCTTAATAGAAGAACTTTATTATAAAATCAAGAAAAGGAGGATTTGTGATGCCTACAGATTTCTTAAATAGACGTATGGATTTACATCATAATGTAGATGAAGGTAAAAATACCCTTACTATGGATACGAGTTATCCTGTGCGACTTGCTGGCAAAGTATTAAAAATCTTCACTGCAAGTGCTGTATGGTCTTCGTCAGATTGGGTAATTCTTAATACAGATGGTGAAAGTATTCTCACTGTTACAAGTGATAATATCTTTGACTTTGCTGGTAGAGTTATCAAGAATAGCATCGGAGAAGAGAAGTCTTATGCTTCTGAACAAGATGTTTATAAGCAAGGTGACTATGTAGTCGCTATTATTGATTTTGATGAATATAAAATCTATCTCTGTAGTCAAACAAACTTTGAAAAGTTTATCACTGGCAATGAAGATGTCGGTGAGAAATGCCAATTCAAATTGTTTGATGTTGCAGGAGAATCATCTGTTCAATTCAATAACAATAAAACAAAGAATATCAATGAAGATATCTATAATGAAGCAATTACATTTGATTCTCAAGACGGTTATTATTCCTTTATTAGAAATAGTGATGACAATGTTGTATATCAGATTCCTACTAAAGATGACGATGGTGGTTATTACGCAGTACCGGTATCAAATGTAGATGTAACTAATATCAACGCATTTAATGCTTCTTGTTATCCATTGATGTTTCCTTTTATTACATCAACTTACCAAAACGACTTTGAAATTGTAAGAAGTTGTAGAAACTTTGTACAATTCTCTGGTACCGTCAATGAGAAATTTATTAAGGATTGTTGTTATACCGCTAGTGAATTAAAAGCATTACCATTCATTACTTATAATAGTAGTACTGGTGAAATTAAAAGTGATGTATTGGCTTATTCCACTAGTTTTATTTCAAATATCTTTAACCAAAAGAAAGAAAACGAATACATTTATTTTTTCAGAGATTTAATTGGTTCTAGAGAAATTGAAAACGATGGATATTCTACGAACTTACCAAAAACTTCAATCACAATCATTCCAATTCCATTAGATACTTACCGTTTCTCTGAACTAGAAATCATTGATGGAAATAAAAATAAATGTAACGGATTTGACATGGAATTAAACATGTTAACTGCTGGTGGGCTTGGACTTTCTTCCACTATCATTGGTAACTGGTGGACGGGAAATTTTGTAGATGGTGATACTGCTTGGACATTTAGTTTCAATGTAAAGTCACAACCATCGGCTTTAAGATTTTTAATAACACCAAATGAAAATTGCTTTAATTATCAAGATTCATATGACATGTTTTCATATAAATTAGCACATAGTGACTTATGGAGTGCATTTGAAATAATGCGAGTAAGTCCGTATAGTAGTGATAAATATTATATGACAATGCCATCTGGAGCAGATTTAGCACAAGATATTATTAATTTTAGTCCAGAAGGCAAGAAAGTTAAAAAAATAATAAACTTTTTTTCAAATAAAGATGATCGGTATGAAAATTATATATGCAGAACATTAACTAGTACAATTAATGAAACCGATGAAATGGTTTATTTTACTAAAACAAATGAACAATTCTTATATGATCCTGCATCTTCTCCTGTTGCTACATCAATGATGTGTGATGAACAATTAATGATGTATATTGATAATACTAATAGCAAATCGTCATTAGTTGATTATTGTAAAGATCTTCTTGATAATTTTGTTGATTTAAAAAGTTATACTTATAAAACAAATACTTGTGGAAGTGATACTGATTATTCAGATATTGATACAGAGGAATTATATGCATTATCATATAAACTAACAAATTATTCTGTAAGTGATATAAACAGTCCTGATAATAATCTAGATTATGATGTTATTCAAATCAATAATCAAACAAGATTCGTTTATTCTAATTATGATTTAATTTCAAAAACTCCTAAAAACTTTAAATTTAAAGTGTCAAAAGACTTTCTTCCGAATAGTAACAACTCTAATAGTTCATTTTTATCTGTTAGAAATTCAAAATCAAAAACTTACGATTTATTTATTTGCCATTTTCTTTCAAGAGGTTTAGTAAGGGCGATTGATACATCATATAATTCTGATAAAGTATTACATTCAGATGTATCCACTACTAAAATATTAATGAAAGCAAAAATGTTTCATGCTAGAAAACATCTTATGAACACTATGCCAAAATATTTATATTTTGACAATGATGTACTAAATATATATGAAATAAAAGATAATGAGTATGTTAATAGCGGTAGTTTTAATAACTATAAAACGTGGGTATTTAGTAAGGAAGATAATTCCTTAGTCCCTACAACAGTAACTGCATTAAAGAACGCTCTAGCTTTTAATAAAACTACATATCTATATTATGAAAAAACTCCTGGAATATGGTATAGATTTAAATTGCTTATTAACAGTGTTTCATATGATTATAATTGGAATACAATTACTGATATCAATAATCATTTTGGAACTTATGATTATTTCTTAGATCCAATTATGATTATTAATACCCCTGGTGGTTTATCTAAATTAAGTTCATATGATAAAGCATATTGTGCGGCTAAAGGAGATACATATAATAACTTAATTTTAAGTCAAAACTTTGATGAAGATCCTAAAGTAAGAATAGCAACAGTTATTGAAACTTATTTCTTATACGGTTCTGGTATTATGAATAATAAGGTTAAACTGCCTCAAGCTCAAGGCCTTTTAGTTCCTTGTTTCGTTGATAAGAAATATATGAAAAATGAGAATGAATATGAGCATGTAACCACATTATCATTAACAACAACATTAGATTATAGATTTCATAGATATCTTAAAAACTCAACATCTGGTGTAGATAGTAATAATAATCCAATCAGCTTTAAATTATCAGATTTTATCCCAGAGAATACATTTACATATACAGACGGTCCTGCACCAAGGTTATCTAAAACTAAAAATTCTAATAATCAATACGTATATAATATAGATACTTATAAAGATTTCATTTCTAATGTATATATAACAAAGTATACTTATGATACAGATAGTAATATTTCTAACACAGTAAAGCCTTTATTGAATGATATTCAGCTAAAATATATCAATGGTAAAGGTATTAGAGAAGAATATTATAAAAATAAAACAATCTATGATTTCTTTAGATATATGAGTCTTTATGATTTAGCTGTTCCGATGGCTGATCAAAAGATTGATAGTGTGAGTGATACAAATATTGCAATATATGATAAAAGCACGTTCAATTCTGTAACCGATGTTAAGTTCTTTGATGATGGTGAAAGATACATGGTGGATTCCAGCGGAAATAAAGTAACTGCAAAAGCAAGCAATATTATTATTTGTAAGATTGATAATAACAATCGATTTGGTTTTAACCAAGTATATATTCAAGGAACTGGACAAAAAGATGTCACTAATGATTATATCTCTGTAGATAAAATTTACGCTTCAAAAGAACAAGCTGGTAATAAATCTGTTTTGAACATTTCTTTGAATGACCAAGATAATGTATTGCTAAATATTAATGGTATCCTTGGTACAATTGAATGTAATACATTGAATTGGAATAATCTGTTATTAGCATTGTCTAATAATAAGACTATAGATATTCTAAGTGATGCTTTGATTAATATGAAGAAATCGATTAATCAGTCGTTCATTAAATCTGGACAAAATGTTAATGATACAATTACAATTACTAAGAATGCTAATCCAACCACCGATATTGCTACATTCAATTCAGATACTAATGTATATGATTATAACTATGTAAAAGGATTTGATGATAATGACTACCGTCAAATTGATAATAGGGGTGTTATTGTTTTTACATTATCCAACGGTTATTCTAGATTGAATAAAAATGGTAGTCTTGATGAATCGATATGGACAGAAGATGTAAATGCTTCTGTAATTCAAGCAAAGAGAATGTTTGTATCGAAAGATGGTTTGGTTTGTACAAAAGAATATTTTGACAGAGAAAATGCTACTGATACTGATGAGAAATCTACAATTAAAGCATTACAACAAAAAATTAAAGACTTAGAAACTAGACTAACTGCTCTAGAATCTAAGTAATTAAAGGAGGTATTTATTATGCTTAAAGGTATTGATGTATCTGTATGGCAAGGTTCAATTGATTGGTCTAAAACAAAAGATGAAATTGATTTCGCTATTTTAAGAGCAGGTTATGGACGTCATGTATCTCAGAAGGATGATAGATTTGAAGAATATTATGCTGCTTGTGAAAAGTATAATATTCCAAAGGGTGCTTATTGGTTCTCTTATGCAACCACAAAAGATGAAGCAATTCAAGAAGCAAAAGCTTGTATTGAATGTTTGAAAGGTAAGAAGTTTGAATACCCAATTCTATTTGATATTGAACACTCTACTCAAACAAATACTGCTGTAGCCTCTGCCATCATCCCTGCGTTCTGTGATACAATTAGAGCAGCTGGATATTATCCAGGTATTTATTCCTACTATTCTTTCCTAAAAAGCTATGTTCCATCAAGTGTATATAGCAAGTATGATATTGCAGTAGCACATTATGCTAGCTCTACACCATGGACACAAAAAACAATGTGGCAATATTCTTCCACTGGTAGAGTAGCTGGTATTTCTGGTAATGTAGATCTTGATTACTGCTATGTAGATAATTATCCAGAAAAGATTAAAGCCCTTGGATTGAATAATCTTACCGGTTCTGTTAATGAATCTAAACCGGTAACTCCAACAGGTTATCTTGTTACTACAGATAAAGCACCAGAGAATAAGGTTACTTCATTTAATGTAAGTGATAGAACACAAATCTCCAAACATTTCAATGTTCAAGAATTTAAGTGTAAGTGTGGTAAATCACATGAAATTAAGATTAACCTATACCTTGTATATATTCTTGAAAAGCTATTTGAAACTTTCGAATGCTCTATGATTATTGTAAATAGTGGATATCGTTGTCCAGATTACGATAAGAAGATCGGTGGATTCGTTGGTCAGCATGGTATTGGTAATGCAGCAGATGTTGTATTATATGATAAACATAAAAAGGCAATTTCTACAAAGCTTGTTTCTTGTGCTGCACAGGATTTGGGTGTTGGTGGTATTGCTAATATCACATCTTCATATACATCTATTCATCTAGATTGCAGAACAAGTAATATCTGGAAGGGTGATGAATGTGTAAGCAATAACACAGTTACATCTAACTTCTATCAATATTATGGACTAACAAAAGATGATGTATATAAAAATAAAGCTGTCCCAACAACTCCAGCTAAGCCGACAACCCCATCTACTCCTGTAACAATTAAAGCTGGTGCAAAAGTAACTCTATCTGGTGCTACACTATATGCTTCTGCTTCTGCAAAGTCTGGTATAAGAAAATCTGGTACATTCTATGTATATAGTACAGAAGTAGTTAGCAATCGTATCCGTATTACAAATTCTATTAGTAATGTAGGTAGAACACCAATCGGTAATTATGTTACTGGGTGGATTGATGTTTCTTTGGTAAAGGGTACAACAACTGTGTCCTCTTCTTCCGGAACTCCAAAAGCTGGTGATAGAATTACATTGAGAAGCGTGGCATTATATGCTTCTGCTTCTACATCTAATTATTCTTCCAAGAAATCTGGTACTTATTATATCTATAGTAATGAAGTATTAAATGGTAAAATTCGTATTACAAACTCTGCTAGTAATGTAGGTAGAACACCAATTGGTAATTATGTTACTGGATGGGTAAAAGTTTCTGATATTAAGTAAATAAACAAAAAAAGAAGAACGGATGTAAAGTCCGTTCTTCTCATTTTACCAAATTTACATTTCCCATATTCTTTAATACCAGCAACTATTTAGTAAAAGTTAAATAAGGAGGGTTATATATGGATATTGAATTAAATGGGAAAGACTTTCCTAATATATTTAGTTACTTAAATAACGGAAATCCTACGCTTAGAAGCCCAAGTTCTGTTTATGAGATTAGTCTTATGCAGACAAAAGAAACCTTAGCAGATATTGATAGTTATGCCAGATTTATCAATAATGCAATTTCTCAATTTAGACATAGTAGATTCTATAAAGCTTATAAAGCAAACCTAATGTCACTAGGATTAGACCATTGTGCTTATCTACATAATATAAATTCCGAAATGGCTGAACTTGAAATGAATCATGTCATTCTTACAATATTTGATATTGCTTTAATGATTAGTGAACACTATTTGAATACATATGGGTATGTTTCTACTTTCCATATTGTAGGTGCTTTAAGAGAAGAACATAAACAGAATCGAGTGCCGATTATTATGATGAGTAAAACGGTTCATCAGCTGTATCATAATGATGATTTATTCTATGTACATCCAAATCAAGTATTTGGTAAATGGACAGAATTAATTAAGACATATTATAATGGTATTACACCAGAAATATGTTCAAAACTATTATATTATATTAGACTTGCTCAAAGAGAGAAAGAATCTAATGATGATGAATTATTAACTTTAGGAAACGAAATACAGAATTGGAGTGAAAGAAACTATGGAAGTACTATCCACCCTATTGAATCCAAGAACCCTTATTATTTTTGGAATACTTCTAATTCTAATACTGGGGATTGTGAGTAATGCAGTAATTACTTCAACGATTAATAAATGGCTGAAGTACAAATATAAAGAACTTGAATTAAAGAAGTATAATATTGATATTCATTTGAATGTCACAAAAGATATTGAAACAAGATTGGATGCAATTATTGAAAGTTGTTTCCAGGAATATTCTTTAATGAATCTTATCTATAAAGCAGATTGGTATATTAAAGAAGAGGAAGAAATTCAAATCAGTAAAGATATTTGCACTTTAGTAAGTGATAGAATTTCTCCAGTAATGTTACAACAACTTTCTTTATATTATAATGAAGATGCAATTTATGATATAATTGGTAAGAGAGTCTATTTCAAAGTAACAAACTTTGTCATTGAACATAATAAGACCTCTTTGTAAAATATATTAATCATAGAAAGGAGGTAAGATAATTGGGTAATAGATATGATTATACTTTTAAAATGAAGTATACAGATAATCCTTACATTGATCTTATTGTAAATTGTGTTAAGATACTTGGTATGAATGCAATTACAAAAAATGAGAATCAAGCTTTACATTATGAAGACCTTCGTTCTTCTATGGCTGCTGGTAAATTCATTAAGTTCAAAGAAGGGAACTGGAATCAAATAAAAGATGGTCCATATGCAGAATATAACTATATGGAATGGAATAGTTATTATAGAATGCTGAATGGTTTACCACCTGCATATACATTAAATGATGAAAAAGCTTATCTTCAAGCAACAGGATATGAACCTGAAGATATATATGAAGATATTGGTCCAGCATTTATAATTCCAGAATTATATAAAAGATACTTCATTGACATGGGACAGTATAAAGATGACTTGCAAGGAAAATACTTACATGAATTAGATGAAGAACAATTAGCAGTTATCATTGCAGATGGTACACTTGACCAAATCAAAGCAGATTATGCTGAAGATACACATTATCAATATATTTACCATTTAGGTGATAAGCGAATTGATTACTATACAGCAAGAAAAGCTGTTAATTTTTCTCTTCTATATGTCCCAAAACTAAATACATTTGATATCATTGAAAATAAATTCAAAAGAATGTATGACAGAAATAGAAGATATACAATGGCTACTGTATACTCAGAAGCTTATCGATTCATGTCTTATCATTATGACGCATTTATTCAGATTCTAATTATCATACAAACAATGGTAGATATGATTTCTGAAGTACAAGAATACATCATCAATAAAGATGTATTTGATTCTAGAACAATTCGTTATCTATTTGAATCTTATGGGATTGCTTACTATAAAGAGATTCCAGTAAAGTATCAAATAAGAATCATCAAGAATGTAAATAAACTTCTTAAATATAAATCTTCTAATCGAAACATTACTGATATTCTAGAATTGTTTGATAATGATGATATTGTAGTATATACATATTATCTAATGAAAACAAAACGAATCAATCGAGAAGATTTCTTCTATTACACAAAAGATGATATCAATCCAAAGTATCATACAAATAGAGAATATTATTTAGGAAGAATGAAAGACATTACAAATAATAAAATCCCATTGATGAATGTACCATATATGATAGATGATACTACAGTTGAAAAGGATGAGAATGGTGAAATTATCAAAGATAACTTTATTAGAACATATGTGTATGGTTATTCTTTAAAGGATGAGAAGCATGCTGATACATCTATCAATCGAGTAATTTTGCCATCTGATTATCAACCAATTGCAGGAAAGATTGCTGATTCTATTAATGTTCTACATGGTGCAACAACTTCTAATAGTTTTATTTGTGACTTCCTAGATAATATTGCTTATAAAAATGATCTTCCTTGGTTTGGTACAAGTCGATATAATAAAGATACAGTAAATAGTACAAGATATTTAGAAGAACGTAGCACTCTCTTGAGTAATATTAAAGAAGCTATTTCAAATGTAATCAAACTTGTATTCGATGAAGAGACATCAAATGATCCTACATTCGGTCTTAATGCGTTTCATTATAGACGAATTAAATATAGAATCTATTCTATCCTAGGTTTATTCAAATATGATAAGTCAATTGATTTTGATAATATTACAGATGAAGAATTGAATTCTTCTACATATTTCTATAATGCTGATACAGAAATTGATGAAGCATATTGTGCACTTCATGGATTAGATTATGATGCAGAAATAGAAACTGAAAATAAATATATGTTAAATCATACAATTCCATTTATGGTTTGGTTACCATATAAAGCTGGAATCAATATGTTAGCAGATGATGATGAAGATACTCCGAAAACAATTAGTGATTATTTTGGTGATCAATCTAATTACATATTTAATACAAATTCTACATTTGGTGCTACTCCTAGTACATTGGGTGATTTATATGAACGATATACTAGAATCTTTAGAGAAAACTATTGTGTTTCTGTTAGAGTATATGTAGAAGCTGTGTTTGATAGCCTTGCTTATGACGCTCTTAATAATCCTACACCTAGATATGTAGGATGGATGGATATCGGAAATGTTATTGAAATAACTGGAATGTCACTAGATGAATTACAATTAGGTGATATTGTATCTACAATTGATAACGATTTAGTTCCTGTATATAAAACGCCATATGTGTATGAAGTTATTACAGAAGACATGATTGGTAAAGAATACTTTAGAAAGAACTATAATCTATGTTTTCTAAAAGTTCCACTTCTTGACCCGAATGCATCTAAAGTTCTTGAACGAAAAGATATGAGAAGAAGCTATGATAGTATTACTCTAGCCGACCCATTTTGGGATGGTGTATCTACATTTGATATTTTAACAGATGAAGAACGTGATAAACTTCATCAGTCTAAGAAACAGCAAATTCTTAATAAAGAATTTACAATTGAACGAACAAAATATATTGCTGTTGAAGCTTCGATTGATTTGGTTAAGATGTCATATCAATTAAGTTACTTTATGAATATGCTATATGATAAGCATATTGATGAAGAAGATTTATATGTAGAAGTTGACCCTGAATTATCCAGTGCAAAAGTAAGATTAAATGATTTACTTACATTTGCAATTGCATTGAATTTTATATACAATGGTGTTGAACCAGATAACATTGCATCTGATATGGAAAAGAATATGTATATTAATGGGTTCAATTTCGATACCGATTGGAATGATATTTATAACTATCTACAAAACAAACACTTTATCAATAATAACTATGAGAATGAAATTCATGACTATTCTTATATTAATGAATTTGGTGAAACAATCTCAAATACAGGTTACGGAATGTCACCAATGGATAAAGGATGGTTATCAGAAAGATTTGATGACTGGTTTGTTTATGATGCTGATAATGATATAAAGGTGTATTACGGAATGCCTACTGGAACTGTAGATTCTCCGATACTTCCTTCTAGTAAGATTAATGATATTCCAAATGCAAAACCATATTACTCAGATGAAGATCATCATATTCCAAATCCGAGTATCGGTGCGTTTTTAAGTGGTAGATATAATACTTGCCCAGAGAATTGTTCCACAACTGCTAAATTAAACTTAGACTTTGGACATTCTGATATTTGGTGTTATAATCTAGAGAAGCACCCAATTGTGAATGAATATGGAGAAATTCGAACAATCGATATTTCTTGGAAACCAACTCAATATACAAATGATGATAATAATTCTCATGGTTTATGGTTAGATACAGATATTTTAACTAGATTAGATAGTAGTATGTCTGATTTGGAAAAAATAAATATGCTAAAGAAAATCTATTATAGTAATACAAACTTATATGATCATCTTACTTATATGATGCGACATGCTGAATCGAAACGTATGTATGATATTTATAAAGTCTTATTTGATTCGTTTATGGAAACAAAGATGAATCATGATTATTATGGATTGATTGATGAATCTGGTAGTCCTGTATATAGTGATTCTGAAAATCCAGATGATTTATTCTATCTTACTTCTGCTATAGATGTATTATATGATAAAGATGGATATCCGTATTTTAGAGGGTTTAAATTAGAACCAGATAGAGATATTGATGAGGGTTTATTTACTTATTCTCATAACGATGATTTCAGTGAATGCCGTTATACGAATACAAATGGATTGTCAGTTGATTGTTTATACTATGATGAAGTATATAAACAAACTGGTAAGAAAGACTATGTAATTCATGATAACTATCTAAATCAATTTCCTAGAAAATATTACATGGTACCAAACTTAGACGGTTATTTCTTTAGAATGGAAGAAATACTAAAACATTACTTAGTAAGTAAACAAGACCCTACTATAAAGATAGAAGTAACTGTTGATGATGAAAACAATATAGTTGATGATGAAGGACATAAGATAACTGATTCAAATTATAAGTGGAAATACATTATCAAAGACGGAAAAGTTATCAGAGTTAATAAAGGAGCTCAAACTTCTCCAGATGATAAAGTTATTACAATTACCCGTAAGATTGCTGATAGTTATTATGACTTCTTACAATATAGAAATCCAAGTCTGTATAGTCATCTGATTGATTTAAAATATAATTATACAAATACAGCAGTTACCGACCCTACAACTAAGACAACTTACTATGTGCCTTCAGACGAAAAACGAAGAAGAATAGAAGTCTTGTGTGAATTAATTGCTTCTGCTCTAGAAAAGTACTTTGATAAAAATGAATGGAAATATATATTCAATTTGATTCCTACCGCTAATATTGAGAATGTCCAGAGATATATCATGAAAATGGTTATTTTCTTTAAATCATGGAAAACACAGATTCTTGATACTAATATTAGTTATATTATTGATGACCCATTTAACAATCATGTACATATTCTTGATGATATGTATTATACTACAAAGTTTGATAACCTATTAGAAAAGGTTCGTCCAAAAGACTATAAGTATTTTCATAATCATACTGAATACAAAGATCCTATTAAAATAGGAGAGAAATACAATTTAAAATCTACATATTTTGAACCATATGAAATCAAATTTGGTTTTGGAGAAAAGATGTATGGTCATAACTTCGACTTTCCAAGTTTAACTTCTAAACTTACATTAACGGATAAAGTAAGTCCATCAGAAAAAGTTGAAATGCATTATGTGGAATATAAAGGTGATGTACAAAAGGATGCGAATGGTAATGTGTTATTACCATAAAGAAAGAGAGGTATACTTATGAATAAAAAACTTACTATCTTTGATAATAACGGTGGTACAAATATTATTAAAGGTGATAAAGCTAATGTTAAAGGAACTGATATTATTTTAAAGTCCTTGGCTAATGGTAAGGTAATATTCCGTGGTTCCAATAAAGTAATTGTATCTGGTTCTGAATTTAATGCAATCAAAGATTTTGATTATGATAAGTTTGTATTAGATGATGAATATGATTTCTTAAATTCTATTCCAAGTTATGATATGGCATTTAAGAATGCAAATAGACCTTTTAAATCTAGTAGTGCTGTAGAAATTCCAACAACACTCGATGGTTTTGCAACAGCTGGATTTAATTTCTATACTGGTGAAGCCGGTACAAATAGTACTTTAAGTATATTCAATAACTTATCTATTAGTAGTGAACCTGCACATAAGTTATATAGACATTTTGCTCGTAGAGCTTGTCTATGGTGTGTTGGTATTGATGGTTGCGGTATTGAAGCTTCTAGAGTATTTAAAGTACATAATACAAAGTGGATTGCACCGTATGGATATTGGGATTTTAATGATGGTACAGGTGGTAATAATACTTATCCAACAACTGATACAAGTGGACTAACTTGTTTGATTCCGTTTAAATATAGAACATCTGATGCTGACTTGAGTACATCCTATAGAAAGCAGTACTTTGGTCGTATGGATGCAAATGGTGTTATCGGATATTTCTTTAAAACATTTGATGAAGAACCTAAGTTAATTAGACGCTACGCTGATGATAGTGCAGATTTAATTAATATTACGGGTTCTGGATTAGATGTGTGGAAAGATAAACGTGATTCTGAAGCAGAGGTTGTTGTACAATTAAAGATGAGTGTATCTGCATCTGACTGTAGAGAATACTTTAACAGAAACGTTGGTACAAATGATTCTAAGATTAATACAATTTCTTTATGTACTGCAATTCCATATCTTAATCCAGAAGGAAATCTTGAGTATGCTGATATCAGACCATTCACAAGATTTAACTTCCCAAATGAAGCATTGATTGATTATTCTAAAGGTATCGAGATTATTTACTATCTATACTATTAAAAAATAAAAGGTAGGTGACAATTACGTCACCTACCCCATTTTTGTTTTCTGATTCTATATCTTAGTTTCCATAACGAGTGTTTACAGCAATCTTAAGTTGTGATAAGATTGTTCCAGCTGTTACAACACTATTCTCTAACTGAATGATATGTTTTCTATCATGTTTATATAATGATAAGAGCTTCAGATAAAGCAGACTTTCCAATCCTCTGATTTCTTCAGATGATTGTTTCACACCCTTGTTCTTAACGTATTGTAAAACAATCCCATTGATGCTAGTGCATTCCTTTGCTCTTTCCTCGAATGATTCCTTTGTTATTTGGTCAATTGAATAACGTCCCATGATTATCTCCTTTATTCTTGATATGATTGACAAACTTCAATAAGTCGTAATTCTTCTTCTGTGATAGAATTGATTCCAAGTTGTGCAAATGAATTAATACAAATCATTGTGTCAGTTTGTAATGACATCTTACTATTAAACATACCATCATTATAAGATACCTGCATACTAAGTCTAGGATTAAATAGTTTTGCAGCGTTCAATAAGAATTCATCATTAATGATAAGTGTGATATTTAAAGTATCACCATCAAAGTCTGCACCCATCGACTTAAGAATTTCATGTGGTAAATGACAACTATATGTGTCATTCTTTGTTACACCAGTTACATGAAGTTGAATAATAGACGATGGAGAAATACTAGGATTTCGATTTAAGATAATTCCGACATACTGATTATCAATGATATTCTGAATCAAATCAGCAATCATCGGATTATACTCAATACGGGCTTCATCCCAAATGCGATAAGCCTCTGCAGGACTATAGGTTTTTGTAAGAACATTAATGATTGTCAAACTCATTAATTCAATCAAAGTTGGATATGGAAGAATGACTTCATCAATTCTCAAATCTGGGTCTGGAATAATTACATTTCTTGCGGTAAAGTTATAACGTCCACCGTTTAAAGAACGGGTATAACCTTTCTTCTGTGCAATTACTTTTTCCAAATCTGCATAAATTTCCATATACTTCATTTGAATATCATACAGAATCTGATTTGTTGGCTTTGAACGGTTTCTAGAATAGATATCATGCTTGTTTAATTTTGCTACTAATCCAGCAATCAAATTATACAAAGCATTATTTCCTTCAAAGTTAAACTTATTCTGTTTAATAGAGAATGGTCTTAACTGAGATGTATATACAGGTAAACAATGTGTAAACACAATATTCTTATTCTGCATAATATCCTCATAATAAGCCATCTTATTTGTATTGGACTTATATTTGTTTCGATAGAACTCCATTACTTCATCAAATCTATCTCTTAATTCCATAAACCCAATACCAGAAAATGGATTTGATTTGGACGGTGTTTTTGGAATTGCAAAACCATCCTCATCAATCTTCGGTTCTACATTAATAATATCATCGAAGATTTTCTTTCCGATAAATGCTACTAACTTTTTAAACATATTTGGATGAATTACAGTGAAATCATTCATCTTTATCCATCCTGTAATAGAAAAGTCATTTGCAACATATCTTACTTTCGTATGACAAAACGGACAAAATAAACCATTGTTTACCTTCATCATTGTTTTACCACACTTACATTTATAAACGTCCCCAAATGGTGTTACATCATCAATCTGCATTCCAAATCTTGAAGAAAAGATACTGTCAATAGAACGAATATCTTTCTTAATGTTTTGCTTCTTTACGATATAAAACCCTGTACCTTTTACAATATCATCTTCACATTCCTTATCAAAATCGATCGGAACGATTCTAGATTCAAATCTGTATAAAGGTTGTCCATTTTCATTCAATGGAATATTGAATGGGTAGTTACCTGTAACAGAAACATTATAGAATTCTTCCAATTTCTCATACAAGTAATCATAATTTTCCGATGTTGAATATACGTCTGACATATTGTACCTCCTATAATTTTTTATTATAAAGTTGACGATAGTGTTTTATACTACAATATCACCAGCTATCATAATGCCCTCTCTGAATTCATTAAAATACTTGTACTTCTTCTGAATACTAAGAGTATATTGATTAATTACAATGTCAGGGTCATTCGTAAAGTATTCCTTATACTCATCCAGAATACCGCAACGACGAATGATACTTTCCAGTTTCGCTAAAGTCAAATCATCATCAAATGTGATTTCTTCTTTCGCAGTAATATCCAATTTCGGGATTGTCTTATTATCAGACAATACTCCAGGTTTCGTATCGATTTTGAAATCGATATCTTCATCAAAATCTTGTACAATCGTAACACTTAATTCATTAATCACAAGTGTCTTAGATGGTACAATGTTCTTCTTTGTTGGTATACTAACGTCTTTAATAGACACATACCGACGTGGTTGTTGTTCATGTGGATTATTGTTCAAATCTCTAATTAGAATTGACATATAATCTCCTCCTTTAAATAGTATTAAAGAGTAGTTGACCTTCCTCTTCAATATTATAATATGTAATTATAACCCATTTCAACAATCATATAAATTCGGAAAGGAGAATACAATATGTTTAAGCCAATGTCAACAATTGAACAAAAGAAAACAAAGATTCTTGAAGGCAGGAAATTAGAAGAACAAGAAAGAAGCAAAATATTCAAATGTATTGTTGATGAAGGTGAGTATTATCATTATACTGACCTAAATGGTATTACCCATAAAGAATATAAAGCATTGCCTTCTATTGAAAGAAAGCGAGTAAGGAGGAATCAATATGGCTATTAAAAAGAGAAAATCTAGATATATTACAGATAGTGAAAGAGATTATATTCTATCATTATCTAGCAAAGATTGTTTGAAAACAAGCGTATTCATGGAATGTTTCGGGGAATTTAATGGAAAGAAAAAGTTTAACACTTATGATGTTATAAAAGTGCCACCAAAGACCTATCATAATAATAAGAATGAATTTGTTACTACAGTTGGTTCTTGGTTCTTTAATAAAGCTTGCATCGATTATCCAGGACTCTTTGATGAAATTGGTTATATTAATAAACCAATTAGTAAAGGTGTATACGGTGATATTAATGATAAACTATCTCTAGCCATTCTGGAAGATAGAGTAACAACACAGCAATTTAAAGACTGGATTCTCTGTTGTCAAAAATTCATGAATTATTCTACTGTAATTTGCACTACTTCTTCAGAGGATATGTTATTAATCTCCAAAGTCATTGAACCAAAGAAGAAAGAATTGTTTAAGAAATATGAAAAGGAATTGGCTGCTGGTGATGCATTTACTATGCAGAAGATAGAGAATGAACTATTAGCCTATTGTGAAGATAAATTAAAAGATGACCCTGCATGGGATAATATTAAAGCTGGTGCAGGTGCAGACTTAGGTAACAACTTTAAAAATATGTATGTCGTAAAAGGTGCACAAAAAGACCCTGACCCTACCAAGGGATACAACATTATTAAGTCTTGTTATTCTGAAGGTGTATCAAAAGATGATTATGCTGCAATGGCAAACTCTCTAGCAGCTGGTCCATATTCCCGTTCTAGAAAAACTTCTATATGGGGTTATGAGGAAAAGAAATTCTTATTGGCATTTCAGCATATTAAGTTAGGACCAAAGGGTAGCGACTGTGGTACAAAACATACAATTACAGTAACTTTAGATAAAAACTATCTAAAACTTCTAATGTATTCTTATATAGTAGAAGGAAGTAGACTAGTGCGTCTAGACAGTACAAATATGGATAAATACAAGGGGAAGACTGTAAAGATGCGTTTTAGTAGTTTATGTAAAAACGAATGCATCTGCAACAAGTGTGCTGGCGACTTGTATTACCTACTAAATACTCCTAATATTGGTACTGCTACTCCTCAATTAGCTAGTTCTGTAAAGAATATTATGATGAAGGCTTTCCACGATAGTACAGAGAAGTTTACACAAATGAACGCTATGGAAGCATTCGGAGATTAATGAATTTAATGACAAGTTATCTCATCACAGCCTTTTCATAATTATTTTTTAAAACATACTAACATAAATATAAATAATTTTGCTTAATAAATAGCTATTTATTTATATTTATGAAAGGTGGTTTTAATTATGTCTAGAAAGTTCAAAGAAATTAAACCAGGAGATGTTATTAATGACATGGAGGTTATCTCTTCAAAAAGAGATGTTGTTAACAATAGAAGAATGTTAACCTGCAGATGCTTAAAATGTGGAAGAGAAAAAGATATTTACGAAGGCAATCTTAGGGATAGACAAAATTGTTCACTACATGAGGTTGCTTGTGGATTTGGATTAAAACAACAAGATCCTAAATTTTATGATGTATGGGTACATATGAAAAATCGTATTTATAATCCTAATAGTGAATACTATTATAATTATGGAGGCAGAGGATTGACCACAGATTACGATGCATTTGTAGATTTCTATGATGATGAGTATGGAAAATACTTATATGCTAAAAATCATTATGCTGGAGAAAGAGTATCTTTGGATAGAATCAATAATAATGTCGGATATGTTAGAGGAAATCTTAGATGGACCACTCCAACAAGACAGACTAGAAATTCGAGAATGGTTAAAGAATTTTACGCAGTGTCGCCTACTGGTGAAATTTACCTTACAAATAATCAAACTATGTTTGCGGCTAACCATGGATTAGAATCTAGACATATTTCAGATTGTCTTAGAGGCGTACAAGCAACAACTGGCGGCGGCTGGAGATTCTGGTTCAAAAATCAGATGTTTGTATTTCAAGAAGATAAATATGTAATTAAAGAATTATATTATTAAGAGAGTCCTAGAGAATTTCAAAACACAATCTCTAGGACTTTTTATAAAAAGAAAAGGTCAGGTGTTGAATATGAACTTTAAATATATACCTTATAGTGATGAACTTGCTAATATGATATTAAATCATAAATCTGATTTTCCTTCTCCACCAGTTATCGTAGCAACAGAGCGTTATACTATAAAAGATTATGAACCTATAGGAGTTGAATTTGATGTTATATTAAGATTTTTAAAGAAAGGATATATTTGTACTAGAAAAGCTTGGAATAGAGATAAGTTTTTAAAATTTATAAAAAATAAAAATACTTTTGAAGTAATTCGTAGATATGGTGTTACTGTTGATTATCTTATGACAGATCAAGATATTTTAGCAAACGATTGGATAATTGCGTTTTCAAAAGAAGACAATGAGAGGTTTGATATTTGTGGTGAACTTTAATGATTGTTATTATATAACGAATAAAAGGAGAATATTTATAAATGGACAATGATAATCTGTTAGAAATTTTAAAAAGTAATGGAGACTTAAATAATGTTAATCCTCAGATTCAAAGTTTAATGAATCAAAAACAGAATAGTAAAAATATTTTACAGGAGGATACATTTATAGACAATACTAAAGTATCGTTATTTGACAAGTTCAAGCGGAAGAAGGACAAAGACCATCTATTTCTAGTCGAAGATGCTTATATCGTTTCTAGGTTAATTGATATGGGTGATAAAACAAAACCTTATTATGAAATCAAGTATCTAGAAGTTGGTAAGGATGAGTATGATATTGGATTTGGGTCTACTGATCGAAAGAATCTAATAGAATGGCTTGAAACAGATTTTGAATTTGTTAATCCTAATAAAGCTATAATTAATATACTTGACCATTTCTCTGAAACAATTGAGCAATTCTATCAAAAAGAAGAAGAAACCAAACCTAAGAAGAATGTTCTAGTTGGTGAACCAATGACAGCATTGGAAGCTATAAAGTTACTAAAGCAAGGTAAATTAATTTCAACGAAAAATCCAAGAAGATTATTCAAATTTATCTTTCTTGCAAAGGATGAAACACAATACTTTAAAATGTATTTTGGTGGTAATGCTATCATTTCTTCTACGCCTTATGCATTTACTACTAGTGATTTACTATCTGATGAGAAGATATGGTATGAATATGATGATGGTGAAACTTATAACATAGATATGCTGTAAAGGAGTTATGAATTATGTGTTACAATTTTAAAAAGCTAGTAGAGAAGTTTTTAGATCCAGCTCCAGCCGGAAACAATAAAAAATTGCATTCAGATTTTCTGGATAAGATTATTTCGTGTGAATATATAGTTGGATGCTTTAGAGAAGATTTACCGAAATATAGTATTCCGTTCTCTTCTAAACGTCCAAATTATACAAAAGCTAAATCAAATCGTAATAAAGAATTCTTCATTGTTATTGCATTGGGTAATAATAAATTTCAAATTATGAATGATGATATATTTGATGTGCTAACAAAAAATTACTATGTATATTGTGATCATAATTTTTCTGAATTCCGTTATCATGTTGTAGATTTAGAATTCAATGGTGAATGGAATCTTTCTAGAAAGCCTATTATTTGGCATATAATTTCCGAAGATGACAAGCCAATTGATATTATCATCGATGAGTCTTTAAGTTTAAACCTTACACTGATGTATTTCCATGAAGGAAAAACTATTTTCAGAAAGAAATGGAAAGAAGAAGGTAACGATAAAGAACTTAAAGAAGGTCCTGTAAACGATTTCTATTTACAACTTGAAGATATTGAAGCCAAAGATTGGTGTGTTAAAAAACAAGTAAAACAAAAAAGTAATGACTGTAAGTTATTAGTAGATTTTATTCAAGCTTCTAAATATCTTAAAGACGGAAAGAAAATCTATAGTAGTGCGTTGGAAGAATATGGGATTAAATATTTAAAGATAATTGAATTAGTATCATCTAATAAAGCAGATAATGATGTTGGCCATACAGAACAATTTAGATTTATTGGTGCATATTCGCACGGTGAAATATATAAATGGAATGAACGAGAATTCTTTGAAAAACACTCTTTAACAGATGAAATTTGGTATACAGAAAACTGATAATTTACTATGTTCTTAAAATAACTTTGGTTCTCTTATAGCATATGCTATAAGAGAGCCTTTTTATTTTTTTGTCAAAACTTTATAATAAAAGATGATAGCTGTTATTTAAGGAGGGTAAAGTCTTAATGAAGCAAGTATATTTAATCCCTATGTCTAGATATGAAGACGAAAATGAAAAAGTAATCAATGATGCTATTTATAGAATTGGTAAGGATTCTTCAGTTACTTGGTTAGCTGATCTTATCAAAGCTTTAGATGATAGTAAGTATATGCTTGTAGCCGATAAAGAAGAAACTGCTGGTAGCGAAACGCCGGAAATTGGTGTAAGAGTTATTAGAGGTTCTCAAAATATGCTTAAGACAGAAGAGATTATTAATGAAGAATTAAAGGCGATGGATGAAGATAGTAAGTCCTTTATTTCTATTTGTCATCCTTCTGAATTTATGTATATTATTCTTTTCGAATACAAAGCTGGTACTAATCCAAGAGTTAAGATTGTTCCAAATCCAGCGGATGCATATATTGGTTCTAGAAAATTAACTGACTTCTTTGAAAGATTAGATAAAGATGATTCTTGGGATTTAGAACCGTATGATAGTTTCATGCTAGATGATAAGAACTTAATTATTTTATTTAAATAATGGAGGTAATATATATGAAAAGTCTTGTTATTAATATTGGTCGTGCTGATGTCACAGAAATTGAAAAGCAGGTTAATGAAAAACTTAAGACAGTAGAAAAGTTTTCTTCTATTAAGATGACTGCTACTAGTTCTAATACTGTTGCAGTAGTTCTATATGATGATTCTACATCTACAGTAACAAAGCCACAGGTTAAAATTGTACCGTTCTCTATTAACGATACAAAAGAAGCTGCTAAAGTAATCGATAAAGCTCTAGAAGGATTGAAAGTTGTAAGTGTAGAACCAACTACAATTATTGATGATAATCGTCTTATTGTTGTATATGATGATAAAACAACTAGTACTAAAGATGATCCTTCGTCTTCTGATACAGACCAGGGAAAGAAAGAATAAACAATTGACTCCATACCGTGAATGGTATGGAGTCTATTCTATTGGAAAACTATGGAGGTATACCTTATTTATTAGTTGTATTATAAATACCAGAATATTCAAGAATAGGAGATAATGTAGGTGCTTTTTCAATAAGCTTAGATTCAACATTTATCAAGAACTCCTTATCATGTACATCTGTAAACTCTGCCATGATGATCCCTAGAACATTATTATCATGGTCATATACTGCAATTGCACTAGCTGACCGAATATTATTACCCCGCAACATACCAATTAACACCGGAGAATCATGTACCAATTCATCTGTTTCATCATTAGAATCAAGGACACTCATTTTACCATTTTTATAAATATAGGATATGCTATTATCAAACATCTGTAATGGTAAACCTGTATGTGGTTTAATATTCTTTACAACACCGGAATTCTTTTTTACAACTTCACATATACACGACGTTTTAAAAAAGGGTAATCCATGAGAACTATAAACACCATTATGAAACACATAAATTGCAACTCTACTAGCATCAATTGTATCAGACAAATCTCTCAATACTTCTTTCAAACTAGAATTGATGCTTAGAAATACCTGAACTAAATCAGGTTCTTTCCTCGTAATTTGTTTTGGTACATCTTTTTTCACCTCCTCTTCTTTAGAATTTTTCAAAAGCATATCAACAAGCTCTTGTTGCTGTTCAATAATATGATTATTAGTCTTCTGATTGTTCTTTAAGATATAAGCAACCACCATTAATAAGATTATTAGAAAAACAGCAATGATAACAGCTGAAGCACCATAAGTATGAATCAAATCAGTATATTCTTTGATTTGTTCTGTATAGCTAGATGTCTCAGTAACCATTGTAGTAGTCATATTTACTCCTTTCCGAGTATATCAATACTCATAGGTATTATTAAATTGTTGGTAATAAATGAACGAGGGGATAGTCGAACTATCCCCTCAATTTTATTCTGTATCTGTTTCAATAACTTCTTTATCTGTAGATTCTGTAGAAAATAGTGCTGCTTTATCATCAATATAAGATGTACCGTTTGTTGTATAGTATTTATCTACAATACTCGTGATTACAGAATTTCTATTAATAAAATCTGGCTCATTAATACTGGCTTTTCGATACATAGTCATTGGACCTTTCGCTGTGTCATAATTATAGAATAATTTATTGAGATTCTCATCAGATAAATCATTTAATATTTTATCTAACAAAGTACGTTCAGCATATGACTCTAACTTTGTTAAATCTATTGATCTTACTAATCTTGTATTTCTAAAGATATTCTGATTGGTTGTACTAGTAAATTGATTTTTTGCTGATTCATTATTATCAGGATGTAAACCATCATTAATATACACTTGTTCAATGATATCTTGTGTATCTAGATGGTTTAATACTTCTAGTATTCCTGCATTGATTTCTGGATTATATACAGAGTAATCTGTTTTAATGCTCATAATCGTATCAGATATATCTTCTAATTCATCTAATCTAATCTTCTTACCGTTTAAGAATACAAAGACTGAATGCTTACTAGAAATACCATATAAAGGAGAATGCATTTTAATATAGTTTGTTCGTGTATTACTATTTTCATAAAGTTCATTACCCATTACTCTATATTCATCTTCATTCTTACTCAATTCTATATCACCATTTGTGATATAACGCTCTTTTGTTTTCTCATCATAATACTCTGTATCTATATGGAATAAGTCGTTAGTAACATAGAAGATATCAATAATATCTCCTGTTTTAATTGATACGTTAAATACAACACCAACGTCTGTAATAGGAGTATTGATAATAGAATGGAGATAATAATATGATTTTGGTAAGAGGAGACCATTCTTAAAGATTAGCAAATGAGAATTCTTTAAACAGAATTTAAAATCATCATCATCGGTTTTATATACATATGTCTTTTCATTCGGTACTTCATATTCTTTCTTATTTAGTAAATAGATTGTACCAGCATCCATATCTTCTGCAGCGACAAAATGTTTATATCTGAACTGACGTTTAGAAGATAGGTATAAAACATATGGAGTTTTAATATCTCTATCTGTATCATAATTACCATCATTAAAATCTTCTGTCTTTTGGTCAGAACCTGTGTTAATACCAGTACCTATTTTAAATACATCAATCGTAGTACCGTAAAAGGCATAGTCGCCAATTGTTGTTATATTATCTCCAATAATACAAGTATGACCCATAGAACCACAATTATAAAAAGCATTGTTATTAATTTTAGTAATTGATTTTGGAAATTCTATTGTATCATGAACAGTTCTTGTTCCGTTTTTATATTCGATACCAACTGTGTTAAGTCCACCACCAGAACAGAACAATTCTGGAATATAAGTGATCTTAGTATCTTCTTTAAAATAAATATTATTAAGAGAATTGCATCCATAAAAAGCACCTTCACCAATTTCAGTTACAGAAGCAGGAATTACAATATCGTTCATCGCTGTACAATTCTGAAAAGCATACTTGCCAATTGTTATTAATGTATCAGGAAGAATCAATTTAAACTTGCTTACTTGAAGATTGGATAATGCATAATCTTCAATAACAGTTATTTCTTTTAATTCAATTATTGATAATGAGTTTAAACATTTAGCAAGATTTTCTATGAAGTTTTTTCTTATAGTAGAATTGGATTCATCGCCATATATCGTAATCTGAGGGTCATTTCTTACAACTGTACTAAAATCAGTAAGACCACAATATAACATTTGCATTTAACATCCCTCCTTTCTTAAACACTGCCATTCTGTGTTTCTTCTTTTTTAACTTTTATATTTCCGTCTTTGCATTTGATACCACCACCATTATTTAAGTTCGTAGCATCTCTAATCCATGGTAAAGTCTTTGAAATTTTATTCCATTCTTCCATTGTTCCAGAAAAATCAATTTCTCGAACATTCTGTGTTGCAAGAGCCATAAGTCCGATGCCAGATATTCCACTAGTACCTCCACCGCCACCTGGCTTAACATGTACACCACCACCAGTAGTACCATCGTTCTTTGGGACTTTACCATCAAATGTTAGGAAATATTCTCCACCACCTTGTTTTGTAACTCTATATAAACCATTTAATTTAGTATCTGTTGTTAAACGAACATAGAACTTTTTATTTGTGTCCATAGTAACAGATTGTTTATATGATAATACATTAAATGACAATTCATAAGTTGTATTGTCTGTTTTATCAACAGTCCATTTATCATCCTTATTACTTGGCATAATATTAACGAGTAATTGAACATTCTCAGCATCAAATAAACTCGTATTACAAGCGATTGCTGGGCTAAAATCTTTATTTTCTGTTATAGATTCATATAGACCTTTATCCATAGGATTACCATACTTATCAGTACGAATCCTATTAGGAGAATTAGAAGCATATAAAGTAGGAACATTTATAGATAAGTCATCATCTGTTTCACAAATCTTCTTCATTATTGAGTTATTTGCATTTAGAAAGAATACAAATTCAAATACATCACTGTTTAATATATAATCAGAATTGAAATCAACTGAAAAAGCAATATCTGTATACTGAATACTACTATATCTATCATATAACTCTCTATTCTTAAATATCATGACATAGTTATATTGTTTACCAATATTCCATCTAGACATTTCTAATTTAGAATTATCAATCACTTCATCAACTTGTGTTGTAATAACAATATCATCATTGTTATAGAACATAAGTAAATCGGTATCTCTATTATATTTCATATCAGTGTACAATTGTCTAAAGTTCTTATCTACATCTGTAATAGAATTCGATGCAGCATTCTTTGTTATAGTAGGATTAGTCTGGTCTTTAAACATCATTTCAAGATATGTATCTTGTGTAATTTGGATTCTTCTTCCATTCCTAATATAATACAATTCTGAAACTGTTGCTAAGTTACCATAAGATTTGTTTAAAACAACTTGTAATTTCACGTTATCAAACAGTACTTTTTGGTTACTGTTCTTTAAAAATGTCATAATCTTATATCCATCTAAAGTACAATATTTTTTATAAGGATGCTGTGATTGCAGTTTCTTTAGTTCAGCACCAGTTTTACTGAAAGAAACAATACTACGTTTGATAGATTGCTCTAGTTTATCGGCATCATACCCTACAATATAATTTAAACCATTCTTAAGATTTTCTTCATATGTTTGATTGAAGTCATAGGTAAAGTTAAATACTTCATCCAATAAATGCATACTATCTAATGTATATTCTTTTTCATCCAAACTCCAATAGAACATTTCTGGAAGATTACGTCTTAATCCCCATTCAGACTGAAGTCTATGAGGTTTATTATCTTTATCATAATATCCATAATTATAATAGAATCTAGGATCATAGATATAATCATATCCTGATGTAGGTGGTTCTTCATTAGAAGTTGTGATGATATCTTCTCTTGTTTTATCTATTTCTTTTGGAATAATAAAGTCAGCAGAATAGTTCATCTTTATAATAGAATCCAGAACCATGTTAGGATCGTATTTGAATATATTCTTAGCAATTGCGTTTAAAATATTAGCTGTCTTTCGATAACGATAATTCAATACTACTGGATATTTGTTAAGATTTATCAAGTAATCATTATCAAGGTAATAGATAAATTCATCAATTGGCGTAGCACCTTCTTCAACGTTATTAAGATAAGCTAATTCAAATCGTAGTTTTAAACTGTCATATGTCAAATCAGTATATTCTTGTTCTAAACCAAATTCTTTCATAATTGGTGTATATGGTAATAACTTTCCCTTTGTATCACCTTCATAATTAATGAAAGCATCATTTGGTTGTGTCTGGTCATCTCTGATTTCATTATCAATTGGAATAAGAATATCAGGAATTGTAGCATTGGTTGAATTCAGAATATTTAATAGATAGTCTTTGTATTTTGGATTTACAGTTCCATCCTTTTGATAGAAATCTTTTTCATCAAGCTTCTCCATAAACATACTATCTTCATTAACAGGAACAGCGATAAAGCCACCATTCATATAATTCAACACACTGTGTTGATCAGATTCATTAATATTAATAACCAATCTATATCTATCGCTATCAATATTACCTGTATTATGAAATGTAATTACAATAGATGTAAATCCATCTTTCGTATCAGAATATATATCTGTCAAAACGACTTGATTGGTTACTGTGTCATATACAGCAGTTGCTGTTACATTTCCTTTTACAACTTCTCTCCAAATACAAGTACCATCTTCTTCAGTAATTGCTGGGCAACCTTTAATAATATCAGCATAATACAATGTTACTTTATAAAGGCTCTCTTGAATATTCTGGCTATCTTTATTCATTGTAATAATAATATTATTCTTAGCTTCATCGTAGTTGACATCAGCTAACACTTGTTCACCAGTAGCAATTTCAACAATCTTTACAGCTGGACATTGTTTCTGCTCATCATCTACTGAAATAACCCATACACAATCACCATCTTTATTTGCAATCAATTTGGGATTTATCTGAGTCTTATATTTATTAGAATCAGATTTAATACCAGATACATTAATCTTTCTAAATTCATCGAATGATATCTTTGTATCAGATTTCAATTCTCTTAACGTATTGTAAAGTATAAAGCATTCATATGGTGTTACATAGTTATACTTATATCCGTACATTGTTCCATTTGTAGCAATATATGTACCAATATCTTTCTTTGCTAAAATATAGATTTCATTTAGGTAAGTCTCTATATTTGCAGTAACATCCTTTCGATACTTTTCATATTCATCTGCTAACTTATCATGATTCTTAATACGTAGGATGTTGTCTTGATCGTACAATACTTTTGTATTATAGAATACTTTAAAGATTCTAGGATTATTGAATAATCTCTTAAATCGAATGTCCATAATATTAAATGGATGCCAAGTTATTGTAAAGTCATCATTCTTTAATGTACCTCTACCTGTCTGGTCATTTGGGTCATATCGATTCAGTTCAAATCCTAAAAAATTAAATTGCTTTAGCTTGCATCTATAATCATTATCACAGAACTGTCTAAAAGACTTTGTATAATTAATACCAGCATCTTTTAAATTCGATTCATCACCATCATATAAAGTAAATTCCATAAATCGAATATTATCATCAAGACAAATAATCTTATCAAAGTTATATCCAGTAGAATTGGAATACAAATCCATAAGATGTGTAAATTTCGTTGTAAGAGTTGGTTTATCAATTGTAAAAATAATCTGTTTATTTATCTTTCCATTAGTAATATACTTATCATACTCAATCGTATTAGCGTCTAGAGAGCCGATCAAATATGCTACTTTAAACGGAATATGAATATAGTCTAAATATATTTCTTTGTCATCATCTAAAAAAGATGCACCTGTTTTAGATAGATTTGATACAATGATAAATGTATCAATACTATCTACAGAGATTAATACTTTATTCCAACTAATAGACAATCCGTTTAGAAAAATCAATGCGGCATTAACCCAACCAAGATTATATAAATTATACAAACTACTAGGAATCAAAGTATCGATATCTTGACCACTGAGAAGTTTGCAATCAAAATCATCAATTGTTTCTACTTTCTTTTCATTACCAGCTTTATCGATTACAGTACAACTTTCTCCAGAAGATTTAATATCTTCTACAATCGCTCTAGCAATTTGTTCATAAGTATATGTATTAGAATCTAAATCTCTTACCTTAGAATAATATTTTCCATTATAATAATCAAAGAAAGTTCTCAGAATAACTTGCTTAAAAGAAACATCATTATCTTCATCTTCTTTAAGACTCATAAGATGAATTGTTCTATCATAGATTAATCTTCTATGACGATCATCAATAAATTTAACCTTATTTGTTCTGAAAACAAATTCTCTAACTGCACCACCAGTTAAAGGAGATTTATATCCGATTGGTGACAAATGGTCTTGAAAAAAATAAGTAAATGACTTTACTTTCTTTTGGATGATTTCTCCTTCATCAGATTCTTCAGTGTCATATTCAAATGGTTGAAATGACATACCTGGAATCTCAACTGGAACTAAGCAAGATTCTAATGCTTCATAAGTACTTTCCGTTTTCTTACGAAGCTCTTCTACTTTATTTCTATAATCATCGTAATAAGCAGTATCGAAATCACTTACAGGTTCATTGTTATTATACATATATTGAGTGTCAATAGCATAGTAATCAGAATTTCGAACACCATCGACTTTCTCAATATATCCATATTTAGTATTTGTTTCATTAATTGGATTCGATACAACTTTTCCTCGTATATCTTCCATATATTTACTCATACTAACGTCCCACCTTTAGCAATAACATTCTTTGTATAACTTACTAAAGTATTACCTACCACCTTTTCAATTGTTTTTTGGTTGTTGATATATGCACCACAGTATGCATCTGTCAACATAGCAGACAATGCCGGATAATATTCAATTGCAAATACAGTATTAGAACCGTATAAGTACATCCATTTATCAATCACATTATCTACTTTCAATGCAGGAACTTTAATTAAGTCAGCAAGTTTTTCTACAAAAGATTTAATCGATTCAAAATCCTTTTCATCACACTGAGCCATAATCATTTCCTGTTCTCTTTCAGAAAGATTTGTAATTCTACCGGCAATATGCTGATAGTTATTATTAAATTCCTTCTGAATGATGTTCTCTGTAAAGTACATACAAGATAAGAATTGACACTTGGATTTAGAAGAAGGAATTACAGAAATCTTTGCAAGATAGTCAATTATATGCGTAAATAGATTACAGAAAGCTTCCATTGTATCACTGACCAATTGTGTAGAAAGGATTTGATTCTCAGCTTTATGGTAAATCATTGTAGTCATAGCATTCACAATATGAGAAACAAGAATATCAATACTTCTACATTTATAACTACCGTCCTTATCCATTATAATAAGTCCGGTACAATCAATGAAAATCTTATAATCTGTATTAGATTTAAACTTAGGGTCTCTTGCACAAATAACCCTGAACTGTGTATTCAACGGTGTAGTATCAGATACACACAGAATTACGTTCTTAGACATCAAAACCTTAAGAAGACAACTGTCAATCTGTCTCTTCTTAAACTCATACTTAATATCCTCAAACTTATCAGTATCTTTATCAATACGATTTGCATTTACTAAGAATCTAAAAATATTCTCTTCATACGGAAATTTCGTATAGATAAAAGTATTGTTATAATTTTTAGCCATAACGATTCCTCCTTTATAGTCATTTATAATAAAGTTCGAGCTATACGACAAAAAAGAAACTGCCCATCTAACGACGGACAGTATTCTTTTATCGGTTTTAAAGGAAAACTATTAATATTCAGTTTCCTTAAGGCAACCCTTGATTGCCTGTTCGAAAGTTACGAAATCAGTTTCAGGTCTCTTTTCGAATTCATCACAAATAACGTTGACATAGAGTTCGACACCATTTACGATAATTTCGCCAGTGTATCTAGTCATAAATACATTGGCAAAAATGAAATCAACACTGAATCCTTCCTTGATATTATACATAGTTGGATAAGTTCCGGTATGGCAGTTGTTGTTCCAAATGGTAATATACTTACCCTTTAATTCCTCCTTTCCAAACATATTTTCGAGTTTGATTCTCGAGATTTTAACATCATCGAGATCAATGTTGTTGATGAGCACGACTGTGCTCTTGTCATTAATAATCATAATGACTCCTCCTTAATGATGATTCTGTAATCCTCGACAGTACAAAATAGTATTCAACTACTATTCACTATTATATTATATAATTCAAATATTCAGAAAAAACAAAATGGGTTGGAACTAAATCCAACCCATCTTAATTATGCACTCCAATCATGTTTCTTAAAGTTTGCAATTTTTCCAAGCATCTTACAAACACACCTATCTCGCAAAGTAATATATTGTTGTTTTGTTAAACCATATTTTGCTCTAAATAGATCTGTTCCCATAGATAGCCATTTTTGGTAAATTTCGTATGCTTGTTCTTTTGTTTCAGGATTCATTAATACTGGCTTAGCTGCATTCTCAGCCATTAGTTCTTCATATGTAACTTGTTTAACCTCTGAGAACAAATCGACTGAAGGATCATACATATTATTCACAAATATTGTTTGACCATTTGCATAGCTATTTGTAGTGATTGTATTTAACTGATTAAAAATAGGAGCATTCGGAAATTTCTCTTTAAAAATTTTGACAATCGTATTAATAGATGTAGCATTAGCAACGTTTTGTAGTGTATGTAATGCTACTGCTGCATCTACAATTTCTTGAGAAGCATGTCCTAACTTATATTTCAATTGATATACATTAATCGTAAATATCTGAGATACATCGATGTAATTAGAGTTTGTGTCACTTTTAATGCCAGGGACTTTAATTACTCTCCCAGAAGTAATAGACTCTTGATCAAGTGAACCAGCTTTTGTAGAGAACGGTAACACTTTCACAATATCAGCATTATGTATGTCATCAGAAATAATTAAAACCGGTCTATTCGGTTTTGCTATTATATGGTCATTTTCCTCGATATCAGACATAGGTTTGAATAATCCTTCGCAGATAAATATATCACCTCGATGAGCAAACACTCTGTTATAATCTATACCTGACTCAAATAGTAAGTAGTTATCCATATAATACACCTCCTTTATAAAAAAGTTAATCTGAGGTTAAATATAAAAAAATAACAGAGTGGGAAAATCCACTCTGTTATTCGTTACATCACAACTGCATCACAGGACATTAGAAATTTATTTGATATATTCAGATTCAGATGCCAATTCATTATAAATTTCACAATTAATTTTTCTTGTTACGCCACCATTGGCACGACTTTCTTTATTAGTGGCTATCTTATAACCAGATTTACGAACTCTGGTTCCTAAGATCTTGTCAAATTTCATTTTTCTGAGAAGATCATTTATTCTTACGATTCTTCCGCTGGAGTTAAACCCCATCGCATCGGCAATTTCTTTAAGGGTCATGCCGTCAGATTTCTTCACGAGTCTTTCAAGAATTTCTTTATTTGGTAACGATGAACGATCACAAATTTCTCTAACGTGTTTTGCAAAGAAATTCCAAGAGTCATCATTATTAGAAGGAACAACTCTAACCTTCATATTGATATCACCTTTCAGTGAATCAGATTCTTCATCAGATTTTTTAGTTTCTTCAACACCAAGCTGTGCTTTCAGATACTGAATCATATCATCTGAAGCTCCAGAGAGAAATTCTCTTACAGAGTTAATTTCTTCCTGCTTCTTCTTTGCTTTTTCCTCAGCAGCTTTACGAGCTTCTTCTGCTCTTCTCTTTTCAGCTATTTCTTTCCGCTTCTGAATTTCCAAAACAAACTCTGAAGATTTGGAAGAGATATCTTCGGAAATTTCCTGAATCTGTTCTTTAAGATCGTTCATCTCTTCTCTCTTATTCTGAATATACCGAGTAACATAGTCAACATACTCAGTAACTTCAGCTTCTGTCAAACCTGTCTGACTAATAGCCATACCCATCAAATTGTCAAACAATTCCTTATCAATTGGTGCTACAGTCTGATTCGTCTGTGGTTTCTCTTCCTGTTCTTTTACTTGATTGGCTGCATTTAACGCTTTGAAATGCTTGCACAAACCGTCATAAATCCTGTCAGCATCTTCGAAATGAAGACGAAAATTGTACATTTTAAACAGTCTTGATGTGCGGCCATCAATAAGCATTACTTCATTTAAGAACAAGCTATAAGTTTGCCCATAATACTTAAAGATAATCTTGTTGCTTCCAGCCTTCACTTTTCTTTTGGGATTAACTTTTCTGATTGCTCCGAAAATGTTTCCATTGGAATGTTCCAGCTTCAAGAAAATTCCCTGCTTGCCGTTTACACTTTCGGCTAAGTAGAGAATGCAAGGCTCTACCTTATCAAAGCTAATAGCTTTGTCGAAGATAGTAGTGATTTCCCGTGTGGTTGCTGTGTTTCTGTTTGCTGTTGTATTCATGATAGAATACCTCCTGTATTTTAAAATTCTCCGTAATTCCGTACGGGTCGGAAATAACATTTCTGCTATTCACTATAATGATATATAACTATGTTTTTTTTAATTTACTAAAAAACTTTCCTATAAAATTATTATAAATCGGAGGGTGAATTGAATGCAATACTATAATAGGACGTTAGTTGAGATTCATACAGCAGATATTCATTTTGGAGCAATGGATCCAAAACTACAATATGATATATTAATGGAACAAATGATAAATGAAGTTAGAAAGATTCATTTCGATGCATTCTTTATTAATGGAGATTTGTTCCATCATAAGTTTATGTCAAACTCAGATGTTATTATGTATGCCTTACTATTTGTAGATGAAATTGTAAAGCTTTGTATTCAAAATAATGCTACACTTGTATTATTACATGGTACTTTTTCACATGATGCAGACCAATTGAAACTATTCTATCGATATATAAACTCTGGAGTAGATATAAGAATTGTAGAGAATATGCAGTTTCAAGACATCAAAGGAACAAAGGTTTTATGCATTCCAGAAGAATATAACAAAGGTAGAGAGTATTATGAACAATTGCTATATTATACTCAGGACTATGATATGGCTGTTCTTCATGGTAATATCAAAGGTGCAATCTATGGATTAGATAGAGAAGATTTAGATACAGTTAAAAGCCCAGTATTCGATATTAACAGTTTTGCTCGTTGTAATGGTCCTATCTTATGTGGACATGTTCATGTACAAGGATGTTACCAAAACCATATTTATTATTCTGGTAGTCCATTAAGATGGAGATTTGGAGAAGAACAAGAAAAAGGTTTTCTTATCTGTTTATACGATGTACCGACTCATCAATATTCTGTACAGTTTCAACCAATCAAATCTTTTCGATACGATACAATAAACTTAGATAATATGGTAGATTGTGATGTAAAGGAAATCATAAACTATATCATTCAACTAAAGAATTCTGGTATTGATTATTTGAAGATAAGATTTCGAAATGCTACAACTTCAACAGATGCAGTTAAACAATACTTCAGTACAAAAGGACAGAATATAATTATTGACGTACAGGATTCTGGTTTCATTGAATCGATGAAAGAGAATCAGAAGACAAATGATAAGTTTGCTCAGTATGATTATATCTTCGACAATAACTTATCTGAATATGAAATCTTTGCTAAGTATGTAAACCAGAATAAAGGAGAAGAGTTTATAACATCAGACGAACTGATAAAAATATTATCAGAAACTTTATAATATTTATATATTATAATAGTGATAATAGGATACAGAAATCTGTTATAAAGAACTCGTCCTATAATCGGAGGTATATTATGAAAAATGTAAAAACAGAGAAAGCTTTATGTGATGGAATTCTTGATTACGTTATCGAACCAACACCAGAAGAATTTGATGAAGGATACAGATTTGTCAAATTTGAGGTTATCGACATCACAAAAGATGATGAAGAATTTATCCAGAAGCTCGCTATAATTCGTGGAGAAGTATATGAAGTTTGTAAGGGTATTGTTGACAATTGCATAGTTGTTTTTGACTGGGATAATAATGATATTGTAGGGAGTGTTAAAAGTCTTGAACAATATGTGAAAGATGAGAATATGGATGATGTCCCAATATTCTTCATATTCGACACTGGGTTGCTTAACTTGTCATTTGAATGGGATATTTTGTTACTCATGAATGGGTATCTTGAAGCGAACACCTTGGTTCAGCTAGAAAATAATAAAGTTCTGCTTAAGGCTAAAAATGAGATATATAAATCCATGTTAAAAACTAAATACGAAGTATGGGAATCTTTTTGGCAGAGTACGGGAATCTTTTTGGCAGAAGCAAGAAACTGAAAAGAACTCAAAGTAATCGGAGGTATATTATGAAAGATGTATTTAACAGTATTTTTAATGGAACTCTCATTGAAGTAAAGTTTGTTAATGAAGGAATTTTGAATTGCAAATTCTTCTTGTCCGAACAAGATAAGAAAGATAGAAAATTCATGTTTGAGCTTGATCTTATTGATACTACAATAAATAGCAAAGAATTCATTCGTAGTCTTTCTATAACCCATGGAGATATTGTTTGGGCTTGTAAAGGAACGGTTAAAACTTGCATTATTGTTCGTAATTTTGATGTTTGTAATATTCAAAAATGCGTTAAAATAATCGAAAAACTACTGGAGTATAATGAATTGACAACAAGCGATGTTCCTATATTCTTTGTCTTAGAAAAAAGTCAACATGACATTTTCTATACTCAGATCACTAGATTGCTGAAAGAAGGATATGTTGACGCAAGAGCATTGGTTGATTTTGAGAGTTATTCTGTTATGGATAAAACTACCAAACGTTTTGTTATGGTTAAAACTACCAAGCGTGTTCTTGAATCCATGTATAGACATGTATATATTCAAAAAGTCTTTAAGTGATAATTTTCCAGCAAAGAGAAAGAAAGGGGGTGAGTAATTCACCTCCTTTATTTTTTGTTATTAAACGCATTATGTACGTTAACGTATCAAAAATAGTATTAAACTACTATACACTAAACAATCATGTAAAGATATAAACTCAATATAGGAGGTTATTATAATGGCAGTAAAAATTTCTCAAAGATATGAAAACTCAAGAAGAAGTAAATCTTCAGAACCAGTAAGAGAACTTACACAAAAATTAAGTTATGTAATTCTAGATTTGATTTGTTCTTATCTAGTATCAGAAAACAAAAATATCAAGACTAAGGGATATAAAACAATCAAAGAACTTTTCAGTATCATTAACCCAAATGACTATAAAAGTGATGCTGATATTGAAAGAATTGATTTTATTCGATTTGCACTAGATGCAAGATTAAAATATGGTTTGTATGACGCCAAGAAAGTCATGGATTATATTGTTTCTAGAGATGTAACACATGCAGGACATTATAATATCAATCTTCAAGAAATGTCGAACCAAGATGTAGAATATGTAAATACAATGGTAACAAGTTTACTTGATAGTGCAACATTCTCTTCTTATATCCATAGATTTGCAGAAATCAGCAGAGATTTTGATAGTGCGTCTGCATATGAAAAAACAGCAATCGTTAATAATTGGAAAGGTATGATTGCTGATTGTAATAATCATATCAGAAATAATAAAGTTATAAATCCAGAACAGGAATTTGTATCTCTTAGACCTGGTATTTTTGAAGATTATGCGAAAGACACATACACATATGTTTCGAACACTTCTAGTAAGTTATCTACAGGTATGGTAGGTTTAAACTATCTACTTGGTGGTGGATTTGAAAATGCAAGAGTATATGGCTTCTTTGGATTACAGGGTGAAGGTAAATCATTAACTCTTTTGAATTTAGCGTTGCAGTTAAAGAAGTATAATAAAAACTATAAAACCAAAGACCCTACTAAGAAACCAGCGATTGTATATCTTACACTTGAAAATACAAAGAGAGAAACTTTTACTCGTCTTTGTTCTATGGTAACTGGTCAGAGAATGTCTGAAATTGGAAATAGTGATAAAGTAGTTGAATTGATGAGACAGAATGGATTGGTTGTAAACGATAAAGACCCTATCGATGTTATTATCAAATATGAACCGAGTAATACGATTGATACAGGTTACTTATATGATTTCGCTGATACATTAGCAGAAAGTAATTATGAAGTAATCTGTTATATTGTAGACTATATCAATGTAATCAAGTCAATCGACCGTTTTAGTGCTTCTGAAGAAAGATTAAGACTTGGTGCTATCATTAATGAGATGAAGACGATTTCTGCAGAAATGGATATTCCAGTAATTACAGCAGGACAATTGAATCGTGAAGCTAATAAGAAAGTTGATGAAGCAAGAGAAAAAGGTGCCCTTAATCTAGCAAACTGTATTGACAGAAGTAATCTTGGTGAGTCTATGTTGATTCTGAATAACTTGGATGGTGCATTTATTATTACGCCTTCTTATATCAAGAGATTGAAAGAAAAGTATCTGTCTATTAAGTTGGTAAAGCATAGATTTGAACCGTATACAAAACCATTGGATTATTGTACCGGAATTTATCATCCTTATGAGAATATCGATAGTATTAGTTTAATGTGTGACGTCGGATTGAAGAAACCGTTATATGAACTAGACTTGAGTTGTAAGAATGTAGAAGGATGTGAAGTTGATGAATCTGTAGAAATTCCAAACAATGATAATCGTAAGCCGACAATTTTGGAAGAAAACACTGAGGTTCCGAAAGTTCAGAACCCCATTGTTTTAAATAGCGATGGTACAAAACCGTTCTATAATGTATATTGGAGAGATGGATCAAAACTCAAGAATGGAATTCCAAATCTTGATGGTTCATGTCCAGAAGACGTATTAAGAGTAGTTAAAAAAGAGGAGATGGGTAATATTATGAGTCCGTCAATCAATTCGTTAAATGGTATTTCTAGATATTCAGACGAATATACTAGAATCTATAACCCAACAGGAAGTAAAGAAGAACGATTAGCACATGATTATAATATCAAATATGGTAGAAGTGAGATGGATAAGTTTACAGAAGCTGATTTTGGAATGTTGTATTCTCATTTTATGATGATGAAGAATGGAGAAATTCCAGATACAGATAAGTTTGTAAAACCGACTAAAACCTATGTGCCCGAAGATGATTGTTCTTCAAACGGATTGTTTATTAGAGTTCCAGATGTTGATAGAGATGCATATCTGAAGTATCTTAAGAAAGTTATCTCTCAATCAAAAGTTGGCTAATGCAGCTTCATTATAAGCTTTAATAAAGGACTTTTCTGAGGCGTTTATTTTACTCAATGCTTCAGAAAGTTCTGTATTCTTAATCAGTTTTATCGTTCGAAGATTAAAATCTTTTACTGACCACATATCATTTATCCATAAGATGATAAAGTATAGCTCTGTATTACCATATAGATATTTTGCGAGAAGTTTTGGCTTAAATCGATAAGTATAATATTCCGTTTCTGATAATGTTACAGGATGGGACATCTGTTTGAGTTCATTCATATAATCAGATATAACATTAAATACGTCATATTCAATATTTGTACTTGGGTCTTTCTCTAATAGACTCATAGAATAATACGATATATCATTTGATGATTTACTATCAGCAAATTGATCTAGTGTGAATGAAGTATTTGTTTTCGTACTCATTCATAACACCTCCCTATAATTTGACAATTGTTAATATTTCCACCGATAAAAGCTACAAGAAACTTAGTACCCTTTTGGATATACTTATTAGGAAAATCTAACATAAGATATTTTGGTAAGTATAAGTCAATTGTTCTCTCACTTGTCATTGAATAAGTAGATAACCAAGACAAATCCTTATTATAAATATTAGACTTATCAATATTGATTGTTTGTCCTGATTCTGTTTCCAAAGGAACAAGTGCTTTAATAAAAAACGGATGTTTAATTCCTTGTTCTTCATACTTATCTACTGTTTCATATAGAACAGCTTCATGTATAAAATTGTAGTTAGAATAGTCTTTCATACACAAACCCCTTTCGATTTATATATTATAAAAGTGTTAAGAGCACAACTCTTAAAGTAAATTTATATTAAGGAGACATTTAATTATGGAAATCGGTTACAATGTATCAGACGTGAAAAAGGCAATGGATGAAATCGAGTACAACTTACTATTGGTATTGGAAATCAATATCAATAATGGCATCTTTGTAGAGAATGGAATGCCTGTGCATATTGATGGTAAGTCCATCAATTATCCTAAGATTCTGTTCGAATTCCCTGATAAGTATTCTATTAACTATGAGCCTTTCAGCAATAGAAAGATTGCTTACTATTTGTTCAATAGATATGCTATTATCAGAATGAAAGAAGATAGTAACTTTAGTATCTCTGCGTTCTTCATTTCCAAGTATCTTAACAATCCGAATATGTTATATGCTACTTGTAGAACAAACAGAGGAGATATTACCTCTCACCCTTTTACAAACGAAACAGTTTGTTGGATTGATTTAATCAATATTATGGAGAATAACAGTATCAGTGATTATAATACACTGGCTTTAATTGACAATCAAGTTAATATTGATCGATTAACTCAGCAAACTTTAAAAGGAGATAAAAAGAAATGATTCCTGTTGAATTAAATCAATCACAGACAAAAGTATTCAATGACGCCATCAGATGGTGGCGTCAGGGTACTGAACAAACTTTTGAAATTTCTGGACCACCAGGTTCCGGAAAAACATTCCTTATCAATAAGATATTGGAAGCATTGCATATTGATATTGAGCGTGTTGCACCTATGGCTTATACAGGGTCAGCAACAATCAATATGCGTACAAAAGGAATGCAAAATGCAGGTACTATTTTTTCTTGGTTATATGACTTTATAGAAATGCCTGTATTAAATGACAAAGGTGAACAAGAACTAGATCCTGTCTTTAATAAACCGAAATTTAAGATGGTATTCATTCCTAAAACACATCTTGATAATATTGACTTAATCATTGTAGATGAAGCAGGTATGGTTCCAGCTGATATGCGGTTAATTATTGATAGTATGAATATACCTGTAATTGCTGCTGGTGATATTGACCAGTTACCACCTGTAGTTGGTAAACCTGGGTATTTAAATAATCCAGAAAGAGTTCATAAACTAACTGAAATTATGAGACAAGCTAGTGATAATACAATTATCAAATTCTCACAGTTACTCATTAATGGACGACCATTACCTCATGGCAAATTTAGAAATGTTACAGTTATTTATGACGATGAGGTAACAGACAATATGATTGCTCAATCAGATATTGTAATCTGTGGAAAGAACGCTACTAGAGATAATATAAATAATCATGTTCGTCATAATATGTTCGGATTCATTAATTCTATTCCAAATCTTGGTGAAAGAGTTGTTTGTAGAAAGAATAATTGGCAAGAAGAATGTGGTGGAATTAGTTTAACAAATGGACTCGTAGGAAACTGTGTATCTATGATTAGTCCAGCAAGTTATAACCATGAAGACAACACATTCAAAATGTCATTCAAACCGGATATTGTAGATTCTTATTTCAAGGATATTGATGTTGATTATAGATATCTTACAGCAGATAGAAAAGAGAGAAAAGCATTACTAGAAACTCACTTTTCTAAAGGAAATAAGTTTGAATTTGGGTATGCTATTACAACACATATGAGTCAAGGTTCTGAATTCAATAATGGTATCTACTTTGAAGAGTTTCTCAATAGAAATATAAACAACAATCTTCATTACGTTGGTATCACAAGATTCCGTAATCATTGTATCTATGTAAAAAGACGACCTAAAAAATTTTGGTAAGTATATATTATTAAGGTAGATATAGAGATATATCAAACAAAATTTTTAAAATGGAGGAATTTTAAAATGGGAAGTTTATTCACAGAATTGAATGGTCATGTTACACAAGAACAGATCAAACAAATCAACAAGACGGGTGTAGTTCCACCCGACGCAAAATCACCGGAGGAGAAGAAATATTTTATTATCTTCAAATCCTATTTGATTGATCTCAGAAGTCAGCTTGCTGATAATGAGATGACAATTAGTGGCGAAGCATTTATCGTTTATGGTAGATATCATGCTTTCGTATCAATTAAATCGTATCTCGATGAAGATGCAGAACGTGCAGTCGATGTAAGAGAATCGATTGTAATGGTAGAGGGAGTAGATGCTGGAAAGGGTATTTCTCTTTACAGATTTTTAAAACTCTGCAACAAAGCTTATCCGAATGAAGCTTTCGATGATGATACGCTTGAACAGTATCTCGAAGGATTCAATAATGAAGAGGAATTCAGAGCCGAGAATTCTGATGCAGTTGGTAATGGAAATTTCGGTGGAACATTCTTAAAGGAGGACTAATAAAATGGCACAACAGTTCAAAGAAAGAAAATCGTGGATGACAAATCAGAGACAATCTCTTGGTCCAGATTGGACATCCAGAATTCATCCAGACACTCTTAATCGTTATATTGAGAATGTCATCAAAGACCTGTATTTCGGAAATATGGGTGAAACGAATGTAAACACAAATCCAGACTTTAAAGATTTGTGTTCGTATTCAATTGTGTCAGCTTTGTACAATTACTATAGTACTAAGGTGACGAATATGGCTCCACTGTATCAGATTGTTACAGAGTGGAAACAATCTAGAGTAAATACTGTTAACAGTATTGCTGAGGAATTTCGACAAGCAGAACTGGATAAGATTCAGATGGAAATCAATAATATTCCAGTTATTCATTTTGTCGATGAAGCGTATGCTTATTATTATAATGCATGCAGTTTATTGACGGGCTTTATCAATTCTGGTTTATCAGACTTTACCTTTATGGATAATTTCTGTAGACTGGTTTATAAGACAAACAACAAATGGGGTAACCCAGCTGTACGATTTATCTAATCTCAAACATATCAACTTTCATATAAATCAAGGAGGTTGATACTAATGGATAAAAATACAGTAATTAAAATCCGTAAAGAACTTCACAATCTGCCAGGTAAAGAACGAGGTATGGCTTTACCAATTAGAATTGTTGGTTCCGACGGTAACTATAGTTTCTCAGAAGCAGATTGTTGTATGTTATGGGACGATACGAATGAAGTAGTATATATCATTTGTCCGAATACAGTTCCAACACAAACCACTGATTCAAGACTCTACCCAATGAGTGTAAGAGTAATGGATTATGCTTCAATTGAAATGATTGGTACAGTTCTAGATAGACTTTGTCTTGACAACTTGTTAAAGGCTAAAGTTGGTGAAGGACTTACTAATGAAGAAACTAGAAAGAGATATTATCAACAGATGACTGACCTATGGGATGAAAGAACTTATTTCATGGGTCATGAATCTCCAACTACTGAGAAACGGGGATTGCGTCCAGATGACGAGATTGTCGATAAGGACGCAACACGTTTCCTATGATAATCATTTACAAGGTCTAGAACAAAAAAGTAAATGGTTATATAATATTAAGGTGATTAGAGAGGAATCTCAATCAAATAAAATTATTTTAAAAGGAGGAAAATGTTATGTTTAACAACATTTTCGCAAATCAGCAAGCACAGGGAAATAATGGAAACTTATTCCAGCAACAGCAGATGGCTATGCCAAATAACTTTGCACAAAACAATGGCTTAAACTTTAACAATGTTCAAAAGCCAAAGCAGTGCAACGTTAACGAAGAAGAAATGGCTATGATCCGTTCGACCACTAAGAATTCTATGTCTGTATCTGATGAAGAACTTGCAGAATTCAAGTGGAACTTGAGAGATTCCAACGGTAATCTCGCATTGGAAATCGTAGATCCGAAGACAGAAAGAATGAGAGTAAAGTGGACTGGTCAGGAATTCAATCTGATTATGCAACCAGTTCAGGTTCTCATCGAATACTTGGAAGGTTTGAGAAATTTCGTAATGACTGTAAAGGTTACGAATACTTCTGATGACCAGGGTATTATGGATGAAATCTTTAAGGCATTTGGTATTGTTAATAAGCTTTTACCGATTGCTTACGAAAACGGTCAGAAGAACTATGAAACTCTGAACAAGCAGATTGGTAACATGATGTCTGCCCAGGGCTATCAAGGTTCTTGGGGCAACGGAATGTATAATGGTTCTATCGGAGCTGTTCCAAATTATTATATTCCGTCTAATCCTGGATTCGGTTATCAGCAACCTCAGCAGCAAATGCAGATGACTCCACAGCAGTTGCAGCAGATGATGCAGCAGGCAGCAAACATGGGAATGCAAACAGCACAGCAGCAGATTATGCAGACTGCTCAGCAGTTTAATAATCCAATGCAACAGATGGGTGCACCAATGCAGTCTGGTGGAACAATGTTAAATAATAATGCATTTGTTCAGAATGGCCAGCCTCAGGTACAACCTCAAATGATGCAGCAGCAAACTCAGACAGTTCCAAATATGAATTCTGTTCCAATGCCAGGTGTTCCAGTAACTCCGTCTGGCACTCAGAATCCAAGTATGGGAACAACAACTACAGCAAACAGTAAGGTATAAGCTGTAAGCACATATTAAAGTAATAATCTAAATATTATGTACACTCTGCCATTAGGTGGAGTGTACATAAATTTAGAAAAGGGTGATTGTAAAAGATCATCCTTTTTTGTTTATAGGAGGTTTAAAATGAAGAAATCAAACACAACTTCATTAGAAGATAGAGCTAAGAACTACGGAAATGAGATTAGACAAATCTCAGATTTTGTAGAACAAGTAAGACAAACTCCAGATGTGTTTATTGGTAAGGTAAAAGAGAATGCAGCATTCATTACAATGGTAAGAGAAATCTTCCAAAACTCTGTAGATGAAATTTTAAAAGGAAATGCATTCTCACCAAATATCTTTGTAGAGTATGATGAAAGAAATCATAAAGTTACTGTTAGTGATAACGGTAGAGGGATTCCACATGGGAAGATTGGTATCATTTTCGGTACAAGTCATACTTCATCAAACTATGTAAAAGAGCCATATAAGTATTCAGCAGGTAAGAATGGCTGTGGCGGTTCTACAACAAATGCTCTTTCAAGTAAATTTACTGTAGACAGTTATGTATTAGGAAAAGCAAAGCATGCAGAATTTATTGAAGGGCATCTTTGGAAAAAAGGTGAAGTTGATATTGAGTGTGGTGACAAACAAGGAACTACAATTTCATTCATTCCAAATGAAACTGTAATTGGTGAAGTTACTACAACTTGGAAAGAGATTTATGATTTGTTAGCACTTATCATTCCATCTACTCCAATTGGAACTCATGTTGAATATCTTGGTATTGATATTACTGGTAAGAAACATGTTGAGTCGATTGAAAACAGAGATGGTATTATCACACACCTTATTAATATGACTCAGAACCCATTTATTGAACCGATTATCATTCGAAATGATGATGGTACAAGAAAAATGGAAGTTGCATTCACTTATGATACTGGAAGTGAAGAAGAAATTATATCTCTAAATAATACTTGTCCAACAGATGGTGGTACTCATGTTGATGGTGCAATTGATGGTATTACAAAGTATTTTAAGAGTTACATGAATAAGATTTTTCTAAGTAATTCTAAAGCTAAAAATAAGTTAACTTGTTCAGCAGCTGATATTAGACAAGGACTTAAGTTAGCAATTAGTACGTTCCATCTTAAAGCATTATACAATGGACAAGCAAAAGAATTACTTGATAATGATGATATGAAACCTTTCGTTTCTCAGACAATTATTGCAGGTTTAAATGAATGGTCTAAATCTCATTCCACAGAACTTCAAAAACTTTGTAAGTACTTTAAAGAAGTTATTGAAATGCGGAATAAACAAGATAAAGACAAAATTAAACTTTCTTCGATGTTCGAAGCGTCGCCGTTCTCTGGTCTTCCAGCAAAATACTTGAAACCAAATAGTCGGCACGGAAATGAACTCATAATTGTTGAGGGTGATTCTGCATTCGGGTCAGCTCGAAATGTAAGAGATCATGCACATCAAGGTATCCTACCATCAAGAGGTAAGATTCCGAATGTGTTCGAAAAGTCAAAAGCAGAAGTATTAAAGAATGATGAATTATCAGGTGTTCTTTCTATTATGGATGCTGGTTATGGTAAGAACTTTAATCTTAAAAAGTGTAAGATAGAAAGGGTTATTATCATGGCTGATGCAGACCCTGATGGTGCTCACATTAGAACATTATGGTTAAGATTCCTTATGTTATATTGTGCTCCATTGGTAGAAGCAGGTAGAGTATTCGCAGCACTTCCACCACTATATGCAATTCCAGAAAAGAATGACTATCGATACTTTTCAGATAAGCTTGATTTTATCAAGTATATTCAAAAGGAATTTAGTAAATCATATAACATCCAGACAACTAAGAAGATTGCTCTTAAGCCAGCAGAAATAACAAGATTGTTATATAACAATTCTGATTATATCAGTGAACTTAAGAAAGTATCTTTCAATCATGCAATTGATCCTCAGTTGCTAGAAGATATCTTAGTCAATAGAAAGTTACCATTTGCTAAATTCAAATCAACTTTATCTAAGAAATATAGATTCTTGAATATAGAGAGAACAAACGATACAATTATATTCGATGGAATCGCAAATGAAAAATATCATAAGGTATTCTTTAATAATTTTCTTATAAATGAGTGTAATAAAGTAGTTCCATATATCGATGGATCTGATGCAGAGTATATTGTTAATGGTGAAACAATATCGTTATTCAATCTTATGAATCTATTTGAGAAATTCAAGCCAGCAAGATTGAAGCGATTTAAAGGTCTTGGTGAAATGGATCCAAGTATGTTAGCATCATCAACCTTGAATCCAAATGGTGATAGAACACTGGTTCGATATACAGTAGAAGATATTGAAAAGGAACTAGAAGAAATGAGATATATCAATTCTAATAAAGATCTTTTGTTAAAAGATTGAGTTGGAATCGATATCTAATATAGGCAGCGGGTTGAAATATACCCGTTGTTTTTTACTACCACAGCAACTAATATGTAAAGATTTAGTAAAAATAAATCTACATATTACAAATTTTTTATAAAGGAGAAATTTAAAATGGCTAATTTCAGAAGCAACAAAGGTGATAAAACTAAGAAGACTAAACCGAGATTTACAAAGATTAAGGTAGAAATCGCAGATTCTGATTTCTATAATAATAATCTTGATTCGTTGTATAATCTGTTGTGTTCTATTTCTTTCGACAAGGTAGCTATTCCAGTTAGTATGAGTAAGGCAGAATTGTTTGACAATGACCAGCTCAAGGGCTTTACTCAGTTTGGTACAATTATCAAGTTTAATACTGATAATACATTCACCGTATCTGTACAGGAATCTTATGCAGGTAAATTCAACTCTGATAAACATGTTATGAGCATTCGTTGCCATAAGGATTTTGAAACCGGTGAAATTACTTATGTAAATTCTTTCTCTATTGTTAAGGGAAAGTCTGTACAGAATGGATATGCAGATCTTGAAAAGGCTATGATGGCTTCTGAATCTGAAGAAGACTATCCGAAGGCAGAAGTTACTGAATAATTATCTCTTATCATCCCTCTCCTCTCTACGGGTTAAGTCCTGTAGAGAGGAAATTTTGATATATCTATATATTATAATATTGATTAAGCACACAACAGCTTAATAAATAAAATTATAGGAGGTAATAGCATGCCTGAGAAGATTATTGATGTGAAGGCAAATACGCAGTTTATGAAAGACTATAAGGAATATGCCTTATATGTTGAAAGACATCGAACCACACCTGAACTAAGAGATGGTTTAAAACCTGTACAGAGAAGAATTGTCTATACAGCAAAGTTTGTAAACAATGCGTTGGTCAACAGAAAATGTGCAAATATTGTTGGTTCAACAATGGGTGAGTTTCACCCACATGGTGACTCCAGTATCTACGGTGCATTGTGTACGTTAACAAACTGGTTTCAAACAAAGATTCCATTGTTTGATGGTCAGGGTAACTTTGGTAACACTTATGAAAACAATCCTGCATCTTATCGTTATACGGAAGTAAAACTTAGTAAGTTTGCACAGGAATGTATTCTTGATGAACTGACATCTTTTAAAGAAGTCGTAGATTGGGAACCAAACTATGATGATTCTAAATTAGAACCGAGTTTTCTTCCTTGTAAAGTACCATTATTATTGATTAATGGTTGTACTGGTATTAGTGTAGGTGATAAAGTAGACGTACCTACTCACAATATCAATGAAGTAATCGATGCTACAATTGCTTTGATTAAGAATCCAAAAGCAAAGATTGTATTAATTCCAGACCACTGTCAGTCTTGTGAAATTGTAGATACTGATTGGGCTGATATCAATGCAAAAGGATATGGTAATTACAAAGTAAGAGGTATCATTGATATCGAACCATATTCTGGTGTTGAAAAGAAATACAAGGACTGTCAGACACTTGTTATCAAATCTTGTCCGAATCTAACATTTCTAGAGACAGCGATTAATCGTTTGATAGAAATGATTAAGAAGAATAAGATTATTGGTATCATTGATATGGAGGAACAATCAACTAAAACTCAAATGAGATTTGTTATTGTTCTAAAACCAGGAACTGATCCAAACTATGTCAGAAATGAGATTTATAAGAACACAAATCTTATGCAGACAGCAAGAGTAAATCTTAAAGTTCTTGATATTAATGATAAAGAACACTTAACAAAAAGACTTTCTTATAAAGGATATCTACAAGCATGGATTGACTTTAGAAAGTTGACAAAGTTAAGATATTATGAAAACAAACTTCAAAAGGATATGACACGGTTACACGTAATTGGTAATTATGTAATGGCAATGGAGAAGGGAATTTCAGATGATATCATTAATATTATCAAAAGTAATAAGACAACTGATGATAATGTTCTTATCGAACTTCTAATTAAGAAATGTAAAATCACTGATATTCAAGCGAAGTTCTTTATCAATTGTGAGCTTAAGAAATTATCTAAAGGATATTACAATGTATTCAAGAAAGAAGAAAAGTCGCTCAATGATGAGATTTCTATGTATACTAACATTATTATGACAGATGGAGCAATTGAACAAGTTATTATTGATGAATTGCTAGAGATTAGAGCAAAGTATGGACAACCTAGAGTATGCAAGTTGATTTCAGAATCTGAAGTGAATGGTATAACTGCTGGTACGTTCAAGATTGTTCTTACTGAAGGAAACTTTATTAAGAAGATTGGTGTAAATGATCCGATTACTAAGCCGAAAAATGATAATGTAAAATTTGTCGTTGTTGGTGATAATAGTCGAGGAATCTTATTATTTGATGAATTCGGTAAGGTATACAACATTCCGATTAGTAAGGTTCCATTTGCTGATAAAAATTCAAACGGTGTTGATATCAGATTGATTAATAAATATATCAATTCTAAGATAACAGCAGTTGTTTACGATGTTATTATGGAGCATTATAATAAGGGCTTCATTGTAACTCTAACAAAAGATGGTTTCATTAAGAGAATGACAACAACTGATTTCCTTAGTGTACCTACAAGCGGTCTTGTATATTGTAAATTGGATGGCGACGATAGAATTATCGATATGCTATTGTTTAACAATACTATGGATGTTATTGTATATGGAAACAAGAAAGCTTTAAGAATTGACATTAATGAAATTCCAATTTTGAAAAGAAACTCTAGAGGATGCATTTCTATGTCCAGTAAGACAACCAAGGTTGAAGGAATGTGCGGAGTTTGCAAGGACTTTAAGAATATTGTAGTAATTACAAAGAATGGTTATATTAACAAGGTAATTCCGGATTGTGTTCAGAAGGGACGTGGAAAAGCTGGAAGTAATGTAATCAAACTTGGTAAGACTGACAACATCGTATCGATTTATGGTGTTAAGCAGAATAATGTTCTTAGCATCGTAACTGCTCCAACCGGTGAAACATTTAATATTCCAGTTAATACAATTCCTGATGGAACAAGTATTAGCACAGGTGTTAAGATGATTAAGGGTGGAGAAGTAGTTGAAGTAATGTTGAATCAGAACTAAAATGTTGTCATCACCAATTCATTTGGTGATGACTTCATACTTATTTAAGGAGGATATTACAAATGAAAGAAACAAAAGCAATTGTTAAGTTCTTTATGACCAAGAGCAATATGGAATATCTCTTGAAAGGTATTTCTATCTCTAACTTTGATGAGGTTCGGACAAACTTATTCAAAGACATTTCAAACAAATTATTGTTATATATCTATGAGCCTAGAAGTGTTGACCCAAATCATCCAGATAATAAGGTGAACTATGAAGGGTCTTATCATTTATCAGAATATCCTGATGATGGTGATAGAATTGTAGCAAAAGTTCTTAGATACATGAGAGATAATAAAGGGGATGATTTTTTGGAAATTGAAGTTATCGATTCTTTATACTTCTCTAAACTTAATCAGCCTGTGATTAAGATGAATGGTTATTATGAATTAAGTGATGGAGCAATTAAGATAAAAGAAATTTCTAGACTCACATTAGCAGATAGAAACTGCTAATCTCTTTACATATCAAATTGGAAGAAAATGGCAGGCGGAATAAATCCGCCTGTTTATTTTTTATAACAACACTAACTTATAAGTAAAATAAATGATGGGATATAGCCAAGCGGTAAGGCAACGGACTTTGACTCCGTCATTCCACTGGTTCAAATCCAGTTATCCCAACCAGGGGTTCTCCTCCCTAAGGTAATTACATGTTATAGTATTTAATCGTATGAAGCAATATCCTCATAGGTTGATTCCTATGAGGATATCTGCTGTCTTATATATTCTGTGGATGAAGTATTGGGGAATTAGAAAAATCTTGATTTGGAGTTTGTGGTTCTCCTCTAAGTTCTCCTAATCTCTGTTTCAGCGTTTCTTGTAAATCATGTAATTGATTAATTTGGTCATTTCCTTCCATATCAATTGTGATGTACTTCTTTTCAAGTATTTCTTTATAAGAATCATTATATGTACCAGCAATTGTAAGTTTTTCTAATTCATCAAGTTTGTCTAGCAATTCTGGATCGATAAAATCTCGATAAGTTTGTACAAAGTTCTTATAATATCCATATACTTTATCTACTGGAATGAATATATATTGTGTATGTACTAATTGATGTACAGTTTCAGATAATGGAATTAAACCAACCATTAACGAATAATGAATATACATAACTTCATATGCTATAGATTCTGTTGTTAAAGGCTCACCAGTCTTCATTCTCTTATTGATAACTGTAACACAGATATCTCTTAATGTAAATGGAGAATGATGTATCTCAATTCTAATTCTTCTAGTAGTATCATTAGAAATATTTGGCATAAAGGCACAAGAATTCATATTCATATATTCTCTTAAATATTGAATCATTGCTCGATATTCATAAGATGAGCGTACTTCTCTTTCTAAGTCTTTAATATACTTTTCTCTATCTTTATCATCTAATAAATCATAATCTTCAATATCCATAGGTGGGATTTCTTTTGGTATCTTCACTACATCAATTTCATTTGGTTGAATTCCCATGATAGAACTTTCATTAATCATACTATCAACCTCCTTTTATAATAATGTTTAAAAGAACGCAATGGGTATGATTTTACCACTTCTTAAACATATCTATAAAATAATTAGGAGGTTAGATATGGAATCTAAAGAAAAATTCATTGACAAGTTAATGTCAATGACAGAAGATGATATTCAAGAGTATATTAAGAAGAATGGAAAAAACAATTCAAATGACCAATTATTCGTTTTCCAATGGGATAATATAAATCCTAGAAAGAAAACGACTAATAATAAATAATCCAGGAGGAACTAACAATGGAAAACAATGTAAATGTACAGGAACTGATTAGTGATATCAAAGAAAATCTGAAACAGAAATCAGCATCAAGACGTGATGAAGAAACTGTTATGAGAGCAATGCTCAATGACAGAAACTTTGTTGTTAAAGATTGGTCATCACAAGAAACACACTGTCCAGCAACAGAATATAGAGAAATGGTTGCTGGTATTATTGCATCTACAACTAAGATGCCTAAAGTAGAGGCTTGTTCAATTGTAGATAGTTATGAAGTAAAGAAAAACGATGCAAGTACAATGGTAACCTTGTCTAAAGACTTTATGAATTGTGCTCTCAGAACAGGAAGAAAGATTAATCTTGGTGCAACTGAAAAGTCTGACATCTCTATTCAATTAAAAGAAATTCCGGAAGCTCAGAAGAAATTCCCAATGAAGGTTGGTGTAAATGATGATGGTTCTCCGAGATATGAAAAGAATGAAACTACAATTCCTGCTCATGAAGGATTAAAGGTAAGCAATCCATGCCCGAAGTGGACTACACTTGATTAAAAATAAAAATATTATCCCAGAGGATTCATGTCCTCTGGGACTTGTCTTTCTTAAAACAAACGATTAAAATTATATCCTTCTGTTGTAGCAACTTTATTTTCATCTTCGAAACAAGAAGATGATTTACCACAAAGAACTCTCTTAATTGTACATCTAGATTCTTTCTCAAGATTTCCGATAATTAAATTACAACTATCAGTAATATCTTTTCTGTCAGACATTCCAGATAAACATTTGAGATATTGTAACAATTCACCAATATTTGTATCAATCATTTTCAAAGCATCAAAATAATCATATTGTTTTTCATCAGCAATTGTCATACCCTCACAATGTTCTTTTGCACGAATCGGATTGTCAATATCAATTGACATAGATTCGGAAGCATATGAATATAATGTAGAAGAGAAGCCTTCAATAGAATAGTACCAATCAGTACACTTACGTCTGATTTCTTCCAATCTTTCACCAACAGCATTAATACCAATATACTTAAGATTCATCATAAATATTGTAGTGGCATATGCACATTTTAAAGCTTTTTCATATACAGGGTCTTCTCCACCGCAACAGCTATCGGAACTATCACTATCTCCTACAACAAGAAGAGCATTAAAGTCCGAATCATTATCAGTAATATCATCAGTTGTAGACGAGTCGTCACCACCAAGTCCTAAATCATTCATTTCTGAGTCTGTATCATCAACATCAGATTCAATATCGTCATCATTACCCATTAGATTCAGGTCATTAAAGTCATCACTACTGTCGTCATCATCTTTATCTTTTTTCTTTTCAGATTTCTCTTCTTCCTTCTTATCTTCTTTTTCTTCTTCATCCTTTTTTTCATCATTCTTCTTCTTTTCTTCGTCATCATCAGATTCATTTAGAAAAAATAAATCATTCCACATGTTATTAACCCTCCTTAAACAATTTCAGTATTTGAAATAAAGTTGTACCCTTCTTTCAATTCTTGATTGTTATTATAGTTGGATGATCTGAAACCACCTTTCATCATATATGGTAATTCAGACATCTTAAGTTTAGCACTACCGCCTAATTTATTGTAAATCAATTCCTGCATTACAGCCGGAATAGCTGAAGGTTTATAAAACTTCTTTGTTTCTTTAAAATATTCTGACATAGCAGCTTCATAATCGTCAATTTCTTTTTCTAGTTGTTTCTTAAGTGCAGGTGGTGTAGATGGGTCATTCAAGTCATATCTTAAGTCTTTTATAATACTCTTGCATCTATCTTCAGTAGATGGATGACAGTCAATAATAGACCAAAGCATTAATCCAGGCATACAAGCTAATACATAAAGATGACCAATAATTGGAGTACGCATAATATCATCAGACATAATTTGAGATCTTGCATAATTCATTCCATCAAACTTTTTTAGACCAGATGCTAATGCTTCTCCAAATCCATAAGAAGCTGCAAAACCATCGGCAAATCTTTCACCATAATAACTTTTAAGATGACTACCTGTTATTAATTCCAATAAAAATGGAAGTAAATTATATAAAGCACCAATAATTAATGCAACCGGTCTACCTGTAATTTGTATAATATCAAGTACAATATTTTTAATAGATGTGCCCACATATAGTAACATACTGGTTACTGTATAAATACATTGCATTGCTTTATTATCTAATAAGTCATTCAATACATTATTTATTACTTTCTTAGTATTATCTGAGGAAACTAAAAGATTTGCAATTGGTTCTATAGGACCGTATCTCATTAAATCAATTAATACATAAAACAATCCAGTAGCAGCAGTTAAAGAAAATACTGTCTTGTTTACTGCTGTTTGAAAATTATGTCCTATTTCGTGAAGAAATATTGCAAAGTTTTCTTCATTCGTATAATAAGGATTAAATACTAAATCTGAATACACTGCGACAATAGCATTAACATTAGAACCATCTTTAAACTTATATCCATTTTTAGTGATTTCTAATTTATTTTTATTTCTTGTTGGAATGAATTCAGTAATTGTAAATGAATTTATTGTTGCAGATTGGACAACAGTATAAGAGAAAGTTTCAAATCCAAATTGTTCACATACACATTTTCTAAAGTATTTCATATCTTCATTATATACATTCTTAATAGTAGCAGTGAAATACTTACTCTTAGAAATGAGTGGTTCTCTCCAATCACAATAAGCATTATATACTTTTGTAATGCCAGCATTACGTCCGAAATAAGCTTCATTAATTGCTTGCTGAAGTTGTCTGTCTTGATAAGATTCTATACTATGTTCATTACAAAATATCGACATTTAACTATCCTCCCTTTACTTATTTGCTTGATTAATTAGTAATACAAAATATGTAAGTATTGCACGATTATAGCTGTTTTTCGTAGCTTCACGACTCTTACGTCGATTATAAGCAATACTATTCTCACATAAGAACTTATCTACAATTTCGTTTTGTCTTAATACATCTTTATCTTTTGTATTTGGTTTAGCCTTAACAGAAAAAGAAATAAACTCAATATCTCTTACATCTTTTGTTTTACTAGCCTTAAAATAATTGGTAACAATCAATGATACCAACTCTCTAACTGTATCGATGTTATCTGTATTCTTTACAATAGATTCTATGATAGCTTTGATTTCTTCTGTCTTTACATTAGAATCAGAGCACATCTTGCATAAACGATAATCAATATCATGTGTTGTAATCCATGTCATTGTTCGTCCTGTAACTGCTTCAATTTTAGTACTATCGTTTTCTGTAATTCTAAAACTATCCTGAGATAAATCATCACTATCATAAGTAAGATATTCACGATTTTGATAACACTTATAATATATTTCAGCAGTATTCTGAATAAATGATTTAATACGCATATGCAACTGTTGGATTACATATACATACTCTTCATCATCAGTTTTACCTTTTAATCTATCCTTATATGCATCTGCCCAAGTATTACCAATAGATTGAATTGTTCCAACAACTGAACCAGTTTTCTTCAAATCAAACTTATTAGACAATTCGTTGTTTACAACATAATCACATACCCATCTATAATCAGCTGGTACAGCAGCAGGATAAGAGCCATAATGAATAGAAGGATAAAATCCTCCAGAAAAAGACATATAGATAATCGCTAAGTCAAGATTCTTTTTATCATTCTTAGTTAGGAAATACTTAATGATACAAATAGACAATACTGTTACTGGACTCTTTGCAGTTCTAGGATTGAAATTAGGAATCTGAGCATAATAAGTTTTATTAATAATCTCTTGTAGTTCCTTTTCTGACTTTCCAAAAACAGCATACAATTCATCTGCATCTTGTTGCCCATAAGTACAACGAGTTGCAGGGAAGGTATCATAGAAAGATGTAGAACGATTGTTCATAAACTTACTCATCATAGATTTATATTTCGTAAGCGATTTCGATAAAGTATTAGTAACAATCGGTAAAATCTCTTTATCAATAACAGATGTAATATTCATATTATTATTTCCACTAGCCATTCATATCATCTCCTCTCATTATATTAAAGTTGAACAGGTAAGACAAAAAAGAAACGCATCATTAAGATACGTTTCTATTTCTTTAGAACATTGCAACTGCTGCACAGAATCTAGTTAGTAAATTATTTTTTGTAAACATGACAAGTTTTGCATCACCATTGCTTGTCTTATGACGTTCAATAAAGAGTGGGATTTTTTCTGTGTTTAAAATTGTAATATTTTTGTTGGTCGGTTTGGACATTAAACCACCATAACAACAACAAATATTAATTTTTTCACCGTCTTTTATCAGACCTTTTCTGATAGCCTTTTCATAGACTTCATCTGGTGTATAATAACTGTAGTTGTTATAGAGCATTTTCATATCTTTGTCTCCATGACAAACCAAATATTTTTTTCCTTTCTTGTCTGTAATAACATGAAAGATATTTGGTTGGTCTTTCTTTGATGCTGTGTCGTATGCGTCGAATTCTGCCTTTGTAATGTAAGTGGTAAACAACATAACTACCTCCGATGATAGGACGATTTCTTTATAACAGTTTTCTGTATCCTATCTATCACTATTATAATATATATGTGAAATTCGGAACTTAGACAAAATACAAACGGAGAGTAGCATTACACTACTCTCCAATTCATTATTCATATATTCTTTTGAACTTTCCGTCTAGGTCATTAAATAAACAAAAATCAACAATTGTAAAGTTTATAAAATGTACGATATCGACAATCTTAATATCTACATTTTCAAAATGATTTAGACAAAGATATCCTGATGCTAAAATAGAAAAATAAATAGGAGATTGTTGTTCAAGCTTTTTATACATTTCATCATTCATCGGAGAAATTATAGCATGAATATCGTTACCATCTATCCAAAGTTTATGAATTTTTATAGAGACATTGGAATCTATAATTGAAAGTTCGAATAAAGTATTAATATCCCAAGCATCACGTATACTTTCAGTTTTTTCTTTACAACAAAGATTCCCAGTTTTTAAAAGGTCATTAATTCTTTCACTTTGAAGAATTTCAACTAATTGTTTCTTTTGATAAACCCAACCATTCCTAGATGGTGTGTCAAGCTTAAAGATTACACCTTCATACTTAAAGTCTTTAAAACTCATATTATACAACTCCTAACTTATAATTTTATAAGTTAGTTTGTATAACAATAATTCATGATTTCATCTTGGATATATTGTTCCAAGTTTACTAAGATTCTATTACCATCCCGTAGATTCAATTGAACATTCTTTCCACCATTACAAATAATAGCAGATTCATATAATGTATCGAATGTATTAATGATATCCTTTACATTAGCAGATTCTTCTTTAATATAACTTACAACTTCTTTATTCATTACTGGAATTAAAATACCAATAACTGCAGCAGATTCTGTAATCAATGCTTGTTCATGTACTCGTTCATTTTTCGGTGCTACGAATCCAGTTGTATATGCACGTTTATGAGAAGGGAAAATTACTCTGTCCCAAGTAATGATTCTAATGTTTCTTACATAACATTTACCATTACGTTCTCTATCTACAGAACCTAATGCTCTAAGAGAAAAAGATGGTTTACAACCCTCTAATAAATCTTCCGTAAAAGCTTTGCCATATTGATTGTTTGTACCTCTGAAATTTGCATGTACCTCTGATCCTTCGAGCCAAATCTTTGTATATAATACAGAACAAATCTTAGGGTCAATAACAGATTGTACAGACAATTCATTAGAAGATGGGTGACCATCATGTCCTCTCATATTACCAGTAGGAATCAGTTCTTTCTGAATTCTATCAGAATAGATTTCTGGTTTCATATCCTTTTCTTCGTAAATACGTCCATTTCTATTCTCATCCCCTAAAGTCTGGATAATACCAGTAGCTTCTGGTTTTCCATTATGTTCCGAGATGATATTAACTTCAGCAGATTCATGTGCTGCTTCAAGAATGATATTACCAATGACTTGATTATTCATTATATTACCTCCTTACGGCTTTTATATTAAAGTTAATTTCATCACAGACACAAAAAAGAAACGTGTATTTGTTAACACGTTTCTATTATTAATATTACATTGGAATCACCCTCTGCCGAAAGTATAGATTTGATAAATTTTCATTTATCCACCTTCTGGGTTTTAAAAGTAGATCCCTAAACTACTCCAGTCTAGAACTGGCATAAAATAACATCCGGTACCTAGAATCTTCCGGACTGATATGGTATTTAAACCATCACGCTTTCCTTTTTGTATGGGTTGTTAAGCTTGAACCCGTACTCCCATTAAAGAGCATAAATTTGAACTAGAGACTTACATGTTTCTCTTGAAGAACAATGTTTCTGCCATCTAGTTCTACGCCCTTTACCAACAAGGGCTTTTAATTTTTTACACGCTTTATTATAAGGCGTGTGAAAAGATACCTGATGTCTTTTTCCATCAAGCTTTATATCAAAATAGACTATAATTGAATCATAGCCATTTTGATCTGCAGCCTTTTCAACCCAATAGTTAAAGGCACATCTCTTAGAACAATTGATTTTGTCAATTGCTCTAAGGATGTGAAATTCCTTTATACTATATCCTTTGGTTGAACTTTTATCAGCTGCATTTTCATTCTGGTTATGCATTTCAATTTCGTAAATGCCTTTACCAGAATCAGAAGCGATTTGTGCAAGTACAATCGATCTTGCGATATCGCTTTCATGAACTGATGAGTTCATCGTCTCACCTCCTTTCTGTTTTGGAATTGGATGATTTTAGTCATCGATGCACTCAAGGTACTCGTCAAACCAATCATCGTCATCATCGGGCTTATGTCGGAGATTGGCGAGATCACACAGCTCTTGCTGCGTGTTGTTCATACGAGTATATTTATACTCATACTCGTATGAGTAATCCAAATTGCGAAAAGCTTTAAAAAGCTTTTCACAATAATGGATTTCGTTGTCCTTCTTGGACAGGTAAAAGAAACCCGTCCAGTCAAACTCGGAATCATCCGAGTTTTTATGAATCAGGAAAATCTTCTTTCCTGATGCTAATTGATGGAATTGAATTTCATCAAGCATCGGGAATTTACCTCCCGATACATTTGAACTTGTTTTTACAAAAAGTTCAAATGCTTCATCTGTCCCATAGTGGGTCAGAATGAATTTCAAAGCTTGTTTTAAAAGCTTTGCTGTAGTTGTGGTGGTAGCGGATGTGTTGTTTGTGGTAGCGTTCATGGCCATAAGCCCTTTTCCCTTCACCCTGGGAACGTAGAGTTTCTACGTCTGATGCTTGAGGTTTC